AATAGAGAGCTGAAAAAAGTTTATGAATGGCTAAAAGAAGTAGATAAATTTGCTTTAACAAATGCAATTTATAATATGGATAATGCTTATCAAAAGTTTTTCAAAGAACATACAGGCTATCCGAAGTTTAAGAGTAAGCACAGTAACCATAAATCATATACAACCGATTTTACAAATGGAAATATAACTGTAGATTTTGATAGCGGAAGAATAAAGCTACCAAAATTAAAAAGGGTAAAAATAAAATTACATAGAAAATTTTCAGGTCGGATAAAAAGAGCAACTATATCTAAGTTACCAAGTGGCAAGTACTATGTGTCTGTTCTTGTAGAAACTGAACATAGTCCACTTGTAAAGACAAACGGACAAATAGGATTGGATTTAGGGCTAAAAGATTTATGCATCACATCAGATGGGAAAAAATATGAAAATCCAAAAACAATTAAAAAATATGAGAAAAAGCTTACAAAATTGCAAAGACAATTAGCAAATAAAATAAAAGGGAGTGAGAACTATCATAAAAAAAGAAGACAAATAGCATTATGCTATGAGAAAATAACTAATACAAGTAAACGAAAACCAAGTGATAGTTTCGGAAAACTTACAGATAAAAAATATGGTAAAAAATCATAATTTAGCAAAATCTATCAGCGATGCATCATGGTATGAGCTGACAAGGCAATTGGAATATAAGTCAAAATGGAACGGTAGAACTTATATTAAGATAGATACATTTTATGCAAGTAGCCAGCTATGTTTTGGTTGTGGATATAAAAATACAAAAGTAAAAGATCTAAAAGTAAGAGATTGGATATGTCCTTTCTGCAATACAAAACATGATAGAGACATCAATGCAGCAAAAAACATATTGGCAGAAGGATTAAGACAAGTAATGTAAAAAACAATAGGGCAGGAACTGCCCGAATTAACGCCTGTGGAGATAGTAGGTTGCGAGGTCAATGAAGCAGGAAGCCCATAGAAATTAGTCTAGGGCAGTTCACAGGTCAAACTAACTTTAGACGAGTTAGTTAGGTTTAAGCAGTTTATAAGATTAAACATCTATGGTGAAGATAAGGAAAGTGCGAATAACGGTAATAAAACTGAGTATCCTTTAATTTTAGATGATAAAGTAATAAAATATAAGGGGGATAGGTCTCATTTAGCCTGTATGCTTTTTAGGTTTATAGGTAGTGAACTTGATTTAGTAATAGATTTAACGAGAAAAGCATTTGGGTTAGGTATAGTGTTTGATAACTTATATTATTTAGATAGATTTAGTTTTTTGACTACGAATTATAGTAATTCAGAGAGTTATAGGTGTTTTAATGTTAGTATTAAAGAGTTAGACACTAGTAGAACATTTGAAGCCAAACAGGGTTTCTATAAGTTATTTAATGGTATTAACTTAGTGTTTATGAGTGATAAATTAGCTAAAGTTGTTGTATTAGAAAGTGATACAGATAACATTAGTATAAATAGGATTTCTTTTCCACACTCAAATTATGGAGTTAAAATTGTAATTCCGCCTAGTGTAAAAAGCATAGAATTGGATGGGTATACTTGTAAAGATGGATTAAATTTGTATGTCAAGAGGGATAGATTAAGAGATTTATTTATAGATTATTATTTCTTTGTAAAAAGTAGGGATACATATAGGTTTAATAAACAAGAGTTTAGCGATAAAAGTGATGAAGAGATAGTAGAAGAGTTAAACAAAGTATTTAATATAAGTTTAGTTCTATATTGAGATAGTTTATGTGGGAATAATAAAAGAGACTTTGGATTACAATACAGTTTCAACTTATTTATTAGACTTAAGTGTTAATGCATAGATACTGATGGAGGTTTTAAGAGATGCATTTAGTACTATTAGGATTGCATGTTAGGGATGGGTATAACTCAAGTAGTTTATTTGTAGCAGATTTTTATAGCAATGGCATACAAAAGGCTGAGGGTTACTTGACTGATTATCATGTATTTTACAAGTGTACAGGTATTAGGGTATTAGATTTAGATTTTTTAAGTATAGTAGACATAAAAATAGAAGATGCTTTAAATTGTAATGTATATGGCTTACTTTTTAATGAATATGATTTAGAAAAAGATGATTTAGGGTTTTATGCTTATATCAATCATTGGGGATTAGGTTTAAGTGAGTCAGTTAAAGCTATAGATTTAAGTAATAGCAATAGTGGAGAGCCTACTTTTAGTATTCCTAGGGAGTTTACTATTCTTAATCCTATAATTAAGGATGGCTCTGTTTTAACTAATAATTACAGATTGCTTATGGATAAGGATAACTTAATTATAAGATGCGATTTGAGTTTTGTTTATATAGTTGTTAATATAAGTGAACTAACATGCAATCTATTTCTTGCTGGGGAGAATATGAACAATACTCAAGTAACAGTATCTAATTACAGATGCACTAATAGAGTATTGGAAAACTGTTATTTCTTAAACATTATAAGTTTATTAGGAAATAATATGTATGCATATGGAAAAAGGGTATTTTTAGATGTAGAGGGAATTAAAAAGTATAGTGTTATAGCCATACCTAATGAGTATAGCCTTGTAGATATTTGTATAGCATTTGGTATGGTGCATAAAAATAATGATAACTCAACTGAAATAATTATACCTCCTAGTGTGGATGATGTTAGATTTTATTCGCCTTATGGTGTTACGGGTAGATTTGAATATTCTAAGTTAAAAATGTATATGCCAAACAAACAAAAATACCATAAAATAGCTAAAAGATTGCATAATAGTGCTGGAAATGAAAATAGTCTGTCTGGATTGGAGAGTGATTACAGTAAAGTTATGGAAATGAATAGCTCTAAATTAAGGATTGAATTTTACTAATCACTTTTATAGGAGGCAATATGCTAATAAAATTAGGTTACATATTAGATGATGTAGAGACAGATGTAGCAAAGTACTATTTAACAGTTAGAAATGGTAATGAGCAATGCGATGACTTTAAGAATGGGGTTTTATGGATGATTATATAATAGTGGGATTAGAGACAGATAGTGAAGATAGCTTTAAAAGTTATAAAAGACAAGTTAAATACATTAAAGATAAGTTATTAAATAGGTGTAGCTTAGACTTTAGTTCTAAAATAGATGATTTTATAACAATAAATAAAGTTTATTTGTTAGACTTAAAAGCTTTTAGTATTATTAAAATAGACATAGAAGAGTATGTAGGCATAAGCAATAGTTTAAGGGATACATCTTTATTTAAAAGAAATGAGTTAGGGTCTTATTCTTTAACTATTGAAGGTTGTCAGTTGCCATTTGTATACAATGGTGAAGTAGTTAAATCCGACAGTTTGACTGAGAAACTTGGTTATGAAAGTCTAAAATATTTTGATTACTTAGTTTGTTTAGATTGCGAACTAGGCAAGAATGACTATTTAGACTGTATAGATATTTGGGTAAGCATTTTAGATAATAGAATAGCTTTAACTAGGCGTTCATATGTAATACAAAATATGACAGGTGAGATAGATAATGATACTTTAGTGAATAATAGAGGAACACATACTATAAATTGTTCTAGCTTAAATTTATCAGATTACATAGACTTAGTTGATTGTGGCAGTCATTATGAGATACATAACACAGCAATAATTGGTAACGACTTTCATTATGATACTATTATTTTAAAAAACAGTTTAGAGACTTTACTACTGTACTTCTTTGTGTTGACAAGTGGAGACTATGGGAAAAATACAAATATAGTTATACCGCCTAGTATCAAAAAGATTTACATATCATATAAATCAGTGAAAACGTTTATAAATACTACTTTTTTAATAAATAAAGATAAGCTAAAAGACATAGAGTTTTGGTTTTTAGAGTATAGGGATTTTGTTTATACTCACGATATAATAAAGACAGACAATGTAACTGTTTTAAGTTATAAATTAGAGGATAAAGGAATTGGGTTAGAGACCTATGGATAAGTATTGTTTATAGGTTATTTGATATATGGGATGAATTACTTAAAGTATCTAATGATAACTGTTGAGTAGAATTTGAAATATATAAATAAATAGGAGGTTAAAATGGATTTTCTAGTAGGAATACATTCAAGTGGTATAGAAAAGTACAGTTTATCCGGAGATACTTCAAAGAATACAGATAGCTACAGATTATACATAGATGGTTTTAAAGTATTGCGTTTACCTGAATTTGAGTTTCACGATATTTGGTTTGACTTTAAAGATATGGATTTCACTAATAGACTTGCATACTTGTACGATTTACAATATATAAGAGGATTTAATTTTGTTAGTGATTTACGGTTTGATGGTAGGTATTACTTAGAGGATATTTGCGGAGGATGTATTAAACTTGAAGAAGGTAGAGTGGAGATAATACCTAATCGTAATTCACTTTCAAATAAGTTTAATTCTTATTTTCCTATATTTTCTAATGATAAACTTGCAATTGACACTAGTGAGTCTGTAGCTAGCAAGTTAATGCATATATTTCTATTAAATGTTGGGGATTCTAAGGTTGATAGTTCCGTAATAACATACGGTATAAAAAATTGCATAAATTCACACTCATTATACAGTATGGGGATAGTTATAGACTTAGAGAGTTTAAATTGTGGTATAACAATAGATAATGAGTTTGTTTATGGGGATAAAAATACAGTAGACTTGTTAGGTGGGTCAGACGGGCACTGGGATAGTGTGAAATTTAGCCATTACTCATTTTTAGTTGGAAATCCAAATAAAGTTTGTGATGTCAAGTTAGAGGATTTATTACCTGTAGAGTACAGCAATGGAAAGTTATTAGTAGTTGGGGATAAAGCAGTTATGACTTTGGAGGCAGATGATTCAACTAATGACTTTATTCTTCAGAGCAATATAACTGATGTAATTATAAGGTTTGATGGAGATAATATTAAATATAATCCTATAACTATAGTAATTCCACCTAGTGTAAGTAATCTAACATTTATACAATCTCCTAATATACATAAGACAAATGACTTTGTGACTTTTATGTTACCAAGAACAGATAATTTACCTAATATATTAAAAGAGATATACGAAAATGAGATAACTAAGACTATTTACGGTGATAAGTGCAATAAACACTCTGTATTAAATTCTATACTCAGTACTTTTGGTGCAGATTATGGTGGGTCTTTGAATTTATTATATAATGGATTAGATGATGACTTGGATAACTTCATAGAGATAATGAAGGCATTAAGAATAAAAGTAGAATTTTACGGATAGTTTTAGGTGTTTATATGGAAAAATATTTACTGGTTGGTTTAGTCCTAAAAGATGAGAGTGACATAGATAAGATAGCTAAACTAGAGGAAGTTTATTTTAGTAGTGACAAAAGTTTAAGGTATGATAGCCTAGTGTTTAGAGTATCACATTTTAGAGTATTAGAATTAAGCTCTTTAAGTTTATTAGACATAAGTGTAAGTGAGTATTGCACTGGAAATTCTAATGTATGTGGCATTGGAAAGTGTATTAGAGAATACTATAACAGATTATCTGAGGATTGGGAGACAATAAAGAGTATTAAGTTAAATGTAAATTGCCTTACTGAAGATTATTTAGATATTAGGTACTCAAGCTGGAGAACAGACACGAACATTGATACAGAATTAGCATATAATAATGTGCCTGTAATATATGATAATAAGCCTGTATATGGGAGTGGATTAGTAAAGTTAACTGATTGTGAATATGGTGGGTACAATGAAGAAGTGAAGCTTTATGTAGACTGCATAACTGGTAAGACTTCAATATACCTAGAGGAAATATTGGTTTATGGGAAAGATGTAGATGATAACAGCAGAATTTATAGAATAGACTCTGAATGGAAATTTGTAGAAAGACATTTACCTAATGTAATTGAGCATATGAATTTATTATTAGATTTTGGTTATACTTTAGGAAATGGATATATAAGTAACAATGAGATAGCTGTAGTATTTAGTTTAAGTGATGGTGATACAATGATACTACCTAGTGAAGTAAAGACTGTTTATACACTTGTAGATGGATTCACCTATTATGATATAACATTCAGAATGGTATTACCACCTAAAGCAAAGTTAAAGACAGCAGGTCAGTTTATGTTTAGCCCTAGTGACAACAATGATGTGAGAATTATGGTAAGCAATAGGGTAAGCTTTGATGATTTAAAAGAAATGGTTAAGGCTTTAGGTAGTCATACATATGGCTTAGAGAACAAAGATGATATTGTAGAGAGACTTAGAGAGGGTTGTGGAATAAAATTGGAGTTTTATGGAGGCTTTTAAATGGAAAAGTATTTACTGGTTGGTTTAATTGCAAGAAATGAAGTTGGCGTAAATAAAGTTATAAAAGTTGAGAGTAAGTATTGCTTAGGCAATAATGAAGAAAATTTAATTTACAATAGGTCATTTTTTGATGTAACTCATTTTAGGGTTATAAATATGGAGTCATTTGAGTTGATAGATATCAGCGTAGATGAGTATTACACTGGCGATTTAGATATAAGAGGCGTTAGCAATACTATTAAGAGATACTGCAATAATTTGATAGAAGAAAGTGATAACATAAAATATATCAAGTTAAATGTGAATTGCCTTACTAAACCTGATATATTAAACTGCAAGTCAGATGATGAAATAGATGATTATTTAAAGCATAACAATGTACCTGTAATATATGATAATAAGCCTGTATACGGTAGTACTGTAGTAAAGTTAACTGATTGTATGAGCTTTACAATGGGGTATAATATAAGATTATATTTATATGTTGATTATATAAAAGGAGATGTGTCTGTTTATCTGGAAGAAATTTTGGTGCTAGGAAATGATATAGGCAAGTTAGACACTATATACAATGTGACTTCTAAATGGAGAGATGGTAAGGGTTTAATGGGCATTGACCATGTAAACGAGCTTTTAATATTTGGATTTAATGCATTTGATGGATATATCAGTAACGGAGATACTGCTATAATTTATAACTTTAAAGCTAGTCCAACTATAATAATTCCGAGTACTGTTACAAGTGTGATTATATGTAATAGATGGGTAGTACATTCAGATGTTGATTGTAGAATTGTATTGCCTCCTAAAGCAAGGTTAACAGCCTCTATGGGTTTTGAATTTTATAGCAAATACAATAATAATGTAGTGCTTATGGTGAGTAATGAGCTAAGCCTTAAAGATTTAGAAGATATGGCTATAGCATTAGGATTTTGTAATCTTGATTTTAAGAGTAAAGAAGAAATAGCAGATATAATCAGAAATAGGCTTAATATAAGCTTAGAGTTTTATTGATGATTACAGTAAATTATGTTGAAGCAGTTAGGAGAAATGCTTATGGGAGATTACTTACTTGTAGCTATGATACTTAAAGATGCAGATGACATATATAAAATTAAATATTTAGAGGAGGCTAGTTCAAAGCATCAGGGGTTTGCATATGCTTACTTTAGCATGACTCATTTTAGGGTGTTAGATACAAGTACATTTAGTTTATTAGATATAAGTATAAATGAGTATTGCACTGGAAATTTTAATATAGCTGGTGTTAGTAAAACTGTTAAAGAGTACTATAATAGCTTCTCAGAAGATTGGGATACTATAAAAAGTATTAAACTTAACTCATGTTGTGTTACTGAATATCATTCTACAGATAAGGATTATGATGAAACAGGAAGTAGTGAAATTTACGTATATGACAATAATGTGCCAATAATATACAACAATACTCCTGTATATTATGACAGTAGCATTGTAGAATTGAGTGACCATTATGATAGCGGCTATTATAGAGTTGTAAGACTTTATGTAAATTATATAACTGGAGAAATATCAGTTTATTTGGATAATTTACTTATATTAGGAGATGAAGTAGACAGAGAAAGTGCTTATAGTATACAATCAAAATGGGAATGGTTTAATAGAAAAGTTAATAATAATTTTGAACACTTAGGGGCATTGTTAAAGCTTGGATATACCCTTGAGGGTAACTATATCAATAAAGATGATACTGCTATATTATTTGATTTAGCTAGTGATATAGTAGTACCTAACAATATAAATAAAATGTTTATATGTTTAAGGGGATATAATTACAGCAATGTTAAGTGTAATATAGTGCTACCACCTAATATAGAGCTAAAATCAGACTATTATTTTGAATTTGATGATAGTGATAACAATGAGATAAAGCTTATGCTCAGTAGAAAGTTAAGTGTATATGATTTGATTAAGATAGCTACAGGATTAGGAGTTAAGAAATATGGTTTGGCTGATAGGGAAAGTATATCAGAGAGGGTTAAGGATAGTATAGGCGTTGATATTGAGTTTTATTAAGTGAGATTACTTTGAGATAATGTAAGTTTAACTTATGAAATTAGAGTGTGAATAGCTTATTAGATTTTTTAGTATACATCGAGAGTAAATTCAGCTTATATGACAAATAATATAATTTGTTAGTTAAGTATAATTATTCAAGCATATAAAATTGGCTTTTATAAAATAGGGTTTACTTTTGAGTAAAATCTGGTATGCTCTAAGTAAATTTAGCCTTGACTCTACAAGTCCATTTTTAGGGTGAATTTTTGTGATTAGATTTTGGTATATGGTGTAGTTGTTTATTAGATTTAAGTAGTTTTATGGAGGATTTTGTAGCATATATGAGTTTAAGTAAGTTCCTTTTAGTCGGTATGCATTTAATGAATAAGACTGATGCTGTAAGAGTTAAAGATAGCATAGTAAGTCATATTAAAAACAATGATAAGTTAAGGTATGATAATTTTGTAGTGTTAAATACTGTTTATGTGGATAGACTAAGAGTTTTAGATTTATATACTATGACAGTATATGATTTAGATGCCTATGATGCAATAAAAAACAACACAGACATATTAGGGTTTAAACACTTTAGCTTTGGGATTGATGATAAATATATAACAGTAAACTCTGGGGGTTTGAAATACCATAATGGAAATAGCTCAAGTTCAGTGGCACTATTTTATAACAATGAAGTTTTAATAGACTTTGAAAAATATAATAGTTCTAACATAGTCAGGTATGAATTTAATAAGTCATATCATTATGGAATGGGTTTAAATATTTATGTAGATGCAGAGACAGGAAAAGTAGCTGTATGCTTTAATTATAGTGAGGAGCATTTAATATATGGGGATAAGGCTTTAATAAATAGTTATAACAGTGCAAAATCAAATATAAAGTATACTGTTTATGTGAATTATTATAAACATACAATAAATGAGTTAATGCCAAAGATATGCAGTAAGATAAGTGATAATGCTTATATGTTATATAACGGGGCAGTACTTTTAGGGTGTTACAGTGAAGATATTGAATATAATAGCTTTGATGATATTGTAGTACCTAATGGAGTAACTGATGTATACTTTGGTTATTCTGATATAGAAGATAGGATAAATTATTTTGTGTTACCTAAGTCAATAAAGAATGTATACAGTTTAGATTTCTTTGCTCCTCCAAGTAAACTGGCTTTTACATTAGATAAATCAGTAAGCTTAGATATTATAAAGAGTTTGCATAAGATATGTTTATTTGGGATTGGTGATTTAGAGAGCAAGGAAGATGCTATAACTGCTTTAAAAAGTGGTGGTGTAGTAATAAATTTAGTGTAAAATGAGGTGTAACTTATGGATTCAAAGTTAGTTATAGGAGTACATTTATGTGATAAAAGTGACTTATGTAAAGTTAGGCAATTACAAAAATATGAGAGCAATAGAGATGAAGTGAGATTTGATGCTGTTAAGTTACTAGACTTAAGTGATTTTACTGTATGTGACTTAAGTATAGAAGAGTGTCACAAATTAGGATATGAGTTTTACTCATTTTCAGACGGTTGCAATGTTAAGTCTGATAAGTACATCTTTAGTAACGTTGAGGATATGGGAAACAACTCATTATTTGGGTCATCTAAGATAGGAAATTTGTATGAGTGTGACATGCCGATTTATTATAATAATGAGCTAGTTTATGAGAATAATGATAGGATACTTGAGTTAAGAGTGCATTGCTGTACTAATCTTGGACCTAATGTTATTTTCTGGATTACTATACTAGTTGATTTAATAGACTATAGGGTGCAGTGTAAAACTGCTAATGGCTTTAATATTTATGGAGACTTTGATTTAGCAAGTGAGCATGAGATAAATCATTATTACAGGTATGAGTCTGGAGTAGTCATAAATAGTTCTATGTTATTACCTAGTTTATATGCCGATGTAAATAAAGATATATGTACATTCAGCAATGAAATTGCTATAGTATCATTAAAAAATGAGTGTAGCTACATAATACCAAGTGGAGTAAATTATGCTTGGTTATTTGGATTTGGAGATAAATCAAATGTTGTTCTTCCAATTAGCTTAAATGAAGTGTATTTATCTTGGGAGTCTAGTAACAGTTACATTAAGTTTTTGGTAAGTAGTGGAGTTAGCAATGCCTTTTTAAAGAGATTATACAAGTCAACAGATGGTGAAGTTGATATAAATAAGCTATTTGACAGGGAGAGCATACTAAAAGCTTTAAAATCATATGGTATAGAGATAGAATTTTATTAAGGTGAATTGATATGAAGTATTTAAAGTTAATAGGTTTCCATTTGACTAGTGCAGAAGATTATGAGATGGTTTATGAGAAATTCAAATACTTAATAGATAACAATGCAGATGACATAGATGGAGTATCAAAACTTAATGCCTACATAATAGGCATATTATATAATACTTATGTAGATGTTGAAAAAGTCAGGGTATTTGATGGTGAGAGCTTCAGTATTTATGATATTGGCATAGATGAATATATGAGAGTTAGTAGCTCAATGACTCCTTTAAAGATACTTGATAACAATGGGAAATATAAGATTTCTTTATCTTCTGATGTTAATAACACATCTGTTATTTTACCTGTTTATTGGAATAATAAAGTATTATTTGACTTATCTAAATTTGGTGGAAGTAACATTATAAACTTATCAGGTTGGGGAATGGGTAGACTGGAATTTTATATAGATGCAATAAATAAAGACTTGTATATAGGCATAGATTATGGTGAAATAACTGGTGATTGCAGATTAGTTGACTCATATATGAACGGTAGGCTTATTAGAATGAGATATAGAGAATTATATGGAGAAGAGCCATTAAGTTTAATGTTCTCTGGAATAAGCAGACAATATGGTGATGGATTACTCATATTCTTTGAAAAGATAGCTTTATTGAGTTTAAGTAGTGTGGATAGTAATTCAATTATTATACCTAGCGGAGTAAAGAAACTAATACTTTTAGGGGAGTTAAAAAATCATATTACTTTAGTAATTCCACCATCAGTTGAGAAAGTTGTAGGTACATCATCCACGGTAGATGAGGGTTTTATTAGTTACATAATAAGTAAGAGTGCAGGCTTAGGGGTTATTAGAGGGATTACTGAATTTGGTGTCAATAGTATATGTTGGTACTTGAGTAGAGATATAGATGACACTAATGCTATATTAGACATCATAAGAGAAAAGTCAAAAGTGCAGATAGAAATGTATTAAGCATAGCTATTGAGTACTAACAGTAGAAAGGAGTAAGGTTTATGAGTTATAAGTTTTTAGTAGGTATGCATTTAGCCTTTGAAGGTGATATAAGCAGGGTTAAGAGAATTTACAGTGACTATTACAAATTAAAAAAAATGCACTTAAATGAACCTGATAGAGGATATGATGAGTTGTACGATTACTTTGTAAAAAATATGTTAGATGAAGCCATAATTATAGATAAAATCAGAGTGCTTAGTGTTCCTGAGATGACTGTAGAAGATATGACTATATGCGACTGGTGGGATTACTACTCTGATGAAGTTATTGGGTTTGCACCTTATGGAACAGGTTATAGGTATGGATTATCTGATACAGGAGAGCTTATAACTTATAGTGCAATAAATGGCATAGTGCTTGAGAGAAAGAAAAATAGGCATTTATATGCTAAAGCTACTCTTGGTGGGTACTCGACTGACCAGTTAAATGAGCATTATCCTGTGCCAGTATATTTTAACGATAAGTTAGTTTATAAGCCAAAGACTAAAGCATCTCATATAATGGCAATATATAATATGTTTGATGATTGGGAAGACAGTCCAAAAGATTGGGCAGAAAACATTGTATTCTATGTAGATTTATTAAGTAATAAAGCTTGTGGATTGATGAAGAGCAAGCTTGTTTGTGGAGATAAGTTTGACTTACGCGGGCTTAATGGAATTGATAAATTAGAAGATTTTTATAACTTACCGGTTTATGAGAATATACCTAATAGCGATTTAGTTGACTTATCAAAAATTAAGAGTTATGACTCTGATAGCTCTAAGAATAAGCCTGTAGAAAAGGCTTCAATAGAAAAGGCTTCGATAAGTAAAGCATCTAAAGGAGGAAGTAAGATGAGTTATAAATTTTTAGTGGGTATGCATTTAGCAGGTTCAAGTAGTGTAATAGAAAAAATGTTTAATAGGTTAAATAGCGCTATAGATAGTGCAAATGACCCTATGGAAGTTTATGAGTATATGTTGGATAATGTTGCAAATACTGATATTTACATATCCAAAGTTAGGGTTTTAACTGTTCCTGAAATGAAGTTAGAAGATATTAGCATTGCGGATTATGAGAAGTCTAAACTTGAAATTATAGGGTTTGAGCCTGTAGATATAGTATCAATACTTCCAGAAGGTAATGCACTTGCTATATTTTCATCTGCTGAACAGCAGAGAGAGCAAGCTAAGCATAGGAGAGAAAAAGAAGCTGAAAATAAAAAGAATGGTATCAGATACGCAAGAGTGAATTTCTGTGGGTATATATCAAGTGACATAGAAGAGTTAGATATAATACCTATGTACTATAAGGATAAGTTAGTATTTCCTGTAAATAAGAGTGGCGGAAATACAATGACATTGTTTAATATGTATGGCGAATGGGAAGAAAATGTTAATATTTACTTAGACATTGAGAGTGGAGAGTTTGCTACAGTTAGAGATACAGAGTTACTAAGTGGAAATTTAGATAAAAGTTTATATGGGCAAGATTTATTTGGAGATGTCTACGGATTTTATAGACTGGTGTACTGTAAAAAGATAGACAACAGTCAGCTAGTAGCAAGTGGCACTATAGAAAAGAAAAGTGACTCTACTTCAGTTTATAATAGTGGATATTGCGTTGTTGATTTAGCTGAAAATAAGGAGAAAGAAATATTACTGCCATTTAATGCTATAAAAATCAAGTTTAGGTTTGATGACTTTGACATAAAGGATAATGTAACTGTTGTATTTCCTCCTAGCTTTGTAGATTTAGATATATCCAGTATAATGACTGATATAAATAAGTTTAAGTTTATTTTTAGTAAGATAGTTGACATTAAGGTTTTAGCTAAGGCTTTTAATATAGAGTATAAGGATGATAGTAACACTTTAAACTCTATTAAGAAAAAAGGAGTTAGCATAGAATTTTATTAAGATTAGGAGCAGGATAATTTATGAGTAGTGTTACAGCTAGAATTAAAGAGATAAACCAGCCATATGGTGGGTATTTGCCAAGTAAAATGTTTATATGTAAACAATACAGCGATAATAAAGAGGTTAAGCCTTTAAATGATAAGTACTATAGCATGGTTCAAGGAACAATGACTGATGATTTAGTTAGGTTAGGGTGTGGCTTTGATAAAAATAATGTATTCAGGCTTGCAATATTAGGGGCAAATTTATTAGATGCAGCTATGCTTGGTTTTATATCTGGCTACGATGGTGTGATGGCAATAAATAAGACTCGTGAGTTATTAAGTAGAGTAAATGGGTTAGATGATAACTCCTTGCATAGTGTATATAGGCTTGTAGAGTTAGAAGGCTGCTATAGAAATATAAATAATGTAATTAAAACAGATGTTTATAGTCTATTAAATGATTGCAAATACTCTGAATTTGATATAATGGCTAATAATATAAGGGCTATGGTTGAGAGAACTGTTAAGTTTATAAGGGGAATAAATAAAGGCAAGATATATAGTGGCTTAACATTTGAAGGTGGATACACATTAAATGTTAACTCTGGAGATTGTGACTATATAGTAGGAGATACACTTATAGATTTAAAATGTTCTGTCAGTAAGTATATGAGGTCAGATTGGTCATTACAGTTGTTAATGTATTATATAATGGGTTTACATTCAGAAAATAGTAATATATTTGAGAGTGTAAAGTATCTATGTATATTTAATGCAGTATACAATAAAAGTTATACTTTAGACATTAGTAAAATAGATGATAAGACAATGTATATTGTATCTAAGGATATAATAGGATATTCAATGATTTATAATAACATCCATAAATGGAGAGATGTTAGAAGATTAAGGAAATAATTCGGAGATAGCTTATGAGTGTTTATTTTTTAGCTGGGATGCATTTGGTGAAGTCAATAGACGAGGCAGTAGCTGTTCAACTGTTTAATGAAATTGCAGACTTTTCATCTAAGGTTAGAAATACATCTGATAATTGGGCAATAGATGAGTATGACTACATAAGTAGCAACATAAATAATGAGAAAGTTTATGTGGATAAAATAAATGTATTGCTAGTGCCTGAAATGATTGTTGGAACTATGACAATGCACGAGTATGAGGTAAGTAAGCATAAAGTTATTGGGTTTGACCCTGATTATATTGTTCCTGTATTAGGTTCCAATGATATATGTGTGAAGAACTTGTTAAGTGAGATGAATCCACTTGAAGTGGATGAAAATACAAAGGTAGCATCAGTTTGTTTCTGTGGGCATACTCCAAGTACCGTAGAAGAGGCTAGTATTGTTCCATTGTATTATAAAGGCAAATTAGTGTATAAACCTAATTGTAAGGGCGGAAACACTATGACTTTCTTTAATATGGATGGTGAATGGGTAGAAAATGTAATAGTTTATTATGACATAGAAACTGGAGAGTTTGCTGTTGTAAAAGATGAGGAGACTTTAGGTGGAAATTTAAGTGAGGAGTTATATGGCGTAGGGGCTTTCGAACATAACATTTATGGTTTTTACAGAATAGTTTATGATGAAAGGATAGGAAACAATGAACTGGCTGGAGATAACTTAGTAAATAAAGTTGGAGATTATATTTACCTATATAGTGATGGGAAATGTACTGTAGACTTGACTAATGTTAAAAAAGACAGTGTAATTATACTTCCTAATGGAGTAATTGATACAAGCATTAGGTTTGATGAGATTAAATTAACTAGCAATGTAAGTGTTATATTGCCTACTAGCTCAAAGATTTTAAGAGGTTACATAGATGATACTGATAGATTTAAAGTGATAGCTAGTAAAAAATCAGATTTAAAATGTATGGTATATGGTAAAGAAATTGAATTACATACAGATGATTTAGATGAAATTAAATCAGAGTATTTGAAGCATGGTTTAAATATAGAGTTTTATTAAGTTTATAGGAAAATAAGACTAAGTAATGTAGCAGGAGGCATAGGAGTTTATGAGTTATGACCTATATGATGTAGATATTGATATAAAGATTAGAGAAGTATTAAATAGCCTTGATACTGTGGATATGAGAAGAGATGACTTAGTTATAATAGGCTATAACTTGTTAGGCAAAGAGGATTTAGCTAAGGCTTTAGAGAAGTACAATGCTATGAATAATGAAAAGGTTGCTGACTTTAGGAAATTGAGATATGCTCAATTTTATTTAGATAAGTTTAAATGTAGTTTATCTGGGTTTAAAGTGCTTAACTTAAATGATTTAAGTATAATTGATATGAGCATAGATGAGTTTGGCAAGTTAGATGGTAGAAATATTAAAAAGCTTGATGACGGTTCATATGAATTAGGTATAGCATTACCACTTTATTATGATGATAAGTACTTAGGTCATGTTGATTGGGCACATGATTATGTTTGTGTGAAATCTAGCTTCCTTAATTATTATATAGATTGTGAAACGCTTGAGTTTGGAATTAAGGTTGTCAGAGTAGATATACTAGGTAACATTGGTAAGAAATTAAATCACCATGAAGGAACCTATCAAACTAGTCTAATGAGTGAGAATGAGCATAGGAAGATAGAGGTTTATGGGCGTAAGGTATCAAAACTTTTTAAAGTAGCTAGAGACCCAATGGAGTGGGATTTAAAAATTTTAAATATGTTTAGGTTACCTAATAGCAATAATTATATGCTTTTTGAAAAGTCCGCTATAATAAATGTTTGGAATATACTTGGAGGAAGTATATTGATACCTAACGGTGTGAATGAAGTTTACTTTTGTGATAAGGATTTAGGATTTAAGGACTCTGATGGAACTATAGATGATGACACAGAAATTGTGTTGCCTCCTAGTGTAAATTATATTGGCTATGATGGTGATATGTTAAAGGGTATAGACTTAAAGGATTGTGTAAAGCTAATGATAAGTGAAAATTCTAGCTCTGAGTTGATATCCAATATATGTTGGCTATGTGACATAGATGAGAAGCATAAATTAGATGATATGTCTAGAGATGATAGAATAAAGCTTATTAAAGATGAGTATAGTGACACAATAGAATTTTATTAAGATATTTTAAGTTTATTAGGAGTAATTATGGATAATAAAGGTATAGTACTTATAGGTGTAATACTAGCTAAGAATAGTGGTAATTCAACTGCTTTAAAAGAGTTTAGAAAACTTGAGAATGAGTTTAGAATGAGTGTAGGAACCGGGGATGGTAATATAAATGAGTTTCAAAAAGGAGTTTACAAGCCAGAGAATGGTTTATATGTAAAAGGTTTTAAGGTATTAAGCATAAAGGATTTGAAGGTTGCTGATATAAGTGTAAATAAATATAAAAGTATCTTTGGAGATAAGTATATCCTAGAGGATTTAGGAAAATTAAGTAACCTATGGGGTTTATGTAGATTTGACTATGGAAGAACTCCTGATTTAGTATTGCCAGCGTATGATAGTGATGGTTACTCATACCTAGAGATAGGCTTGTACAAGGATAGAGATTACATTAGAGTAAATTGCAAGTCAACTAATGGAGATGTGGATATATTTGTTAACATTCAAAATTTTAGTGTAAATTGTTTATATAATGGGCTTATAATACATAATGGCTCTAATGACTCTGGGTTAAAGCTTAATTTCTATGAGTTTTATATAGAAACTAGCAATAGTATGTATGGTGACTCTATATTGAATAAGTATAAAGACCATAAGAAAAAGAGTGGCTTGGATGTTTATGGGGTAGGAATGAGTGTAGAGTTAAATGCTTTAAGTGATTTAGATTACTCAGTTAAGATACCGAATAATATTGAGGGTTTGTCTATATCCTATTATCATAACCCTAGAAATGGATTGACAAAGCATGAGATTGTAATACCTAGTAGTGTAGGTGGAATTGTATTGGGTAACAATATAGATGAAGGTGGCTTATGTGAGTTAAGAGATAAGACTACATTTATTATAAGTAAGGGTTGCGAATGTGATGTGACAAGGGATTTAACAGATTTACTTGGTTTTAAGAAGTATAGAAATTATTATCTCGATTACTTCTTTCATGGTTTAGAGTCTGTAGACTTTGATAAATTAAGTAAACAGATATTAGAATTAGAGAAATTAAAAGTAGTTTATAAGGATTAAAGCATGGAGGTTTATGTGTGGAGTATAAATTCTTGTTAGCTTTCCATATAGGTAAAGATTACAGGTATGAAGATAGGGAATGTGAAAGTTCAATTTCAATGCTGTCTTACAGTAATATATTGGCATTGTCAACACTTATAGCTGAGGTTATAGGGTTTAGGATATTAAATTTACCTAGTGGAAGGATAGAAGATATTAGTATACAATATTTTATAGAGCATAAATATCATATAAATGGTATAGATACATATAGTAAATTATCAGATGCTATGAGATTAGGAGATAAGCTTATCATTGAGGCAATTTATGGTGGAAGATGTAATTTATATCTTAACAGGGCATTTAATAATACAAAACATAAGATAGCTCACTATGCTAATAGAGTTCCTTACTTGTTAGATAATAAAATTTTTATTGATAAGTACAGTTGGAACACTACAAGGTCACATATTGTAAAATTAGATAATTTAGGGGATGATACAATAAGTATAGTTTGCGACTTTATGTCTGGTGGTATAAAGTTTGAGTATGCTGGTGTGAGTTTATTAGGTAATAAATCAAAGTGTGGGTATCATATAAAAAGTAAATGGGAATGTACAGATATAGTAAAGTTATTGCCTGTTAGCTTATATGATTTATCTTATAGGTTAATCAATATATGCAATAAATCTTGTATTATAGAGAGTAGAAGAGATAATAACAGTGCTTTGATGATATTATGTGGGATAGATACATTGTTTATAGGGGAAAAATATGAGTTTGACTGGGGAAATATAAGGAGTTTAGTGCTTCCACCTACAGTAAAAAGAGTAGTATTAGTATCAAGTGAGTTTAGTAAGGCGGATGGAGATGTAAGAATATCAGTTAGCTCTAATGCTCCATTATTAGCTTTAAAGAATTTGGTAAAATCATTTAGTACTCAATATAAAAAGATAGTTGGCGTATATAATTGTAGGAGTATAGGTGAATTAAATGAGGTTTTAAATAAGCAGGGGATTTATATAGATACCTATTAAAATTATAAGCACTTGATAATAAGTGCTTATTTTTATGAAATTGCTCACTTATTATGTTAATAGTATGTAAGGCTTAATAAATAGAAATTAGCTTACATGTAGTAATAGTATATTTTATAAAATTTTGGAGGAAGTAATTATGAGAAAGTCAGTTATGACTATGGGAATTGTATTACTAGCTTGTGCTAGTCTATGGGGATGTAAAGGTGGAAATTCAAATAATAGTAGAGTTGCAACGGCTAGTAATATTGAGGATAAATCATTAGAGAGTGTAAGGCATATTATTAGTAGAGCTTATGCTAACTCCTTATATGGTAGGTTAGACCTTGATGAGTCTTTAAACCTTGCAATATTGTTTGATACAAATGGAAAAGCCTATGTAGAGGGTGACTATGTAAATGGGTTTTATATCAGTAAAGATAAGAGTTTAGTTGCAAGTTATGATAGTAGCAGTAAACCTTATTGGGAGATTTTGAATGAGTATACACCTTTATATTGTGTTGAAAAGGCTTTAGATTTAGTTTATGAGGATAAGGGAAGTATTAGTACCTATGATGGTGAAGAGGGAGATACAGTCTACCAGATTGATATAAAAGGTTCAAATATAAAGGAATTTTTTGATGACCTAGGTAAGCAGGTATCAGATGAGTATTGTAAGTTTTTATTTGGTAAAGATAGCCTTAACCTCACTGATTTAGATATGGTTAACATCTATGTTATGAATAATAAGGATAATTTGCCTATATTTAAGATGGATGTTCAGACTTCCTTAGATGGTATTAAAACAGTTTGGAATTTGACAGGCTTATTTGAGGCTGGGGCTGTTACATTTGATGATAGTGTATCAAATATAAAAAATGGAGATGATTTTGAAGCTGTAAGTAAGATACTTGACAATGAAAAGGAAAAAATAGGCAAGGTATTGGCTGTTTATGTGGAAAATCATCCTGAAATCAAAGAGAAGTTAGATTTAAAGAGTATTGATACATCTGAAATAGGTGGAGCTTCAAGTAGTAGTGAGACGACTGTTAGTGAAGAAACAACTGTTAGTGATGAGACAGCTTCATTAAAAAATTAGAGAGATAAAAAGTATGGATTTAGCATTAGCTTTAAAGATATTTGATGTTAATGCCTATAATATAAATTCTGTAAAAGAGGGTGACTTAAGAAAAAAGTATAGAGAACTTGTTAAATTAAATCATCCTGATAATCACTCCAGAAATGATTATCTCAGGATGGATGAAATTCAAGATGCAAGGGATTTAATTATAGATTTTATTAAGTCACCTGATATAAAAAGTATTAAAGAAAAAGATATTTTAGATATAAGCATTGAAGATTTGATAAAGGTATATGAGAAAAGAATTTATAATGGCATAGATTTGGATAGGATAATTAGAAGTAACTCATTTATTAGTTTTAATTACAGTATAAAAAGTGAAGATAGAGAGTATAAGTTTATAAGTAAAGCTAGGTTTAATAGAGAGGATATTTACATCATAAATAAAGAGTCTGATTTGACTTTTAGATTTGGAGAAAAAATAAATATAAGCCTAGCTGGTAATGATAAAAGTTTGGTGGTTAATGGTAGTTGTATAAGAATAACTTTTATATTAGATAAAAATATAAAGGTTGACCTATCATTGTATGTAAAGTTAGAGGATTGACAGATGGGAGTTAAATAAAAGTTTATTAGATAAGAGGGTGGTTAAGTGACCAGAGATGAGGTAAAAGAGTTTATTGTGTATCATCGTGATGTTAATAAAATGACATATGGAGATATAGGTAAGCTTTTGAATTTTATGGAAAATTCTGATAAGTACAGTAGGCAGTATGTACATCAGATATATAAAAGAAAGAAAAAATGTGATAGTGTAAATGACCTAAGAGATGAAGTTAAAGAAGAGGCTATCAAAATATATTCAGGTAATTTGAATATAGCTGAAACTGCCAAAAAGTTAAAAGAAATATATGGAAATGATGTGACCTACAGTAAGGTTTATAAGTTTATTAGAAATAGCAGAAAAGATGTAAATTCATCATATGGAGATTTAGTAGATAGGCTTAGTAAAATTATCATTTCTGGAGAAAATATAAATATAGAGAGGGTAAAAGAACTATTAAGTTATAGTGAAGTTAGTAATATAACTGATTATGGAATTAAAGAATTGTTGCATGACTCTATAAGAAGTTTATTATTAGAGTATATAGAGAATCTAAGAGATAAAAACAGTGAGTTATTTGTAGGTAGCCTTGATGTTGTAGTGAGAGGCTTTGAAAAAATAATAGAAAAAATATGATATAATAGAGGCTGGTGTGTAGCCTCTATTTTTATTGGGTATAAATAGGGTAGTTGTTAGAGGTGTCATATTGATTTAATTGATAGTATTAGGTTGACTGTGGGTGTTGAGATATTTTAGAGTTGACAGCGAATATTAGGGTGATATTAGGTTTAGCTTTAGGTATTTGGGGAATTTAAAGTTGGCGTTCAGTATTAAGGTAGTATAGTGTTTTGCTTTGTAAGTGTTTATGAGTAAAAATATAGAATATAATAAGAGCCTATAGGTTATTGTATAGATAGCTTATAGGTTTTTTGTATTTATAACTTTGTATAAAAAAGTGTAAACAGTATGTATATTTTAATCAATAAAATTTTTTATTAAGTTGTATGTGTTAGGTATTATTTAAAAATGGTATTTTTAAATCTTTTATAAAAATAAGGATTTTTAGGTTATGCTTTTGAAATTTTGTGAATGGCTTTTGATAAAAATGAGGTTGACTCTACAAGTCTATTTTTGAGGGTAAAAATTTGAGATAAATTTTGTTGGAGATGGGAGGATGGTGTAAGAGAGGGTGCAGGTAGAGGTATAAATAAAAATTATATATTTTAAGGTTTTGATATAATTTAAAGCTATATTATATATTGGAATGTGGCGGTATAATCAAAATATATAGGATAGTATGTTTTAGTATAATCCTAGGCTATATAGTGTAGGATTAAGGTTTAAAAGTTTATTTGATATCATTTAGGTTTATTTGGTATATCATATAAGTTTAGGCAATTGTTAAAGTAAAGTTTAGGAATAACATTATAGATTTAAAGTAAAGTTTAATAAATTTATATATTATATAAAAGTAAGTTTAAGAATGGCATCTGATAATAGAAGTTAAGTTTAGTAGTTGATAATGACATATAAAGTTTATGAGTTATATAATTTAGTATAGCCTGCATAAAATATTGTATCAAAAGTAAGTTTAATGGTATCCTATGAGATATAAAAGTAAGTTTAACATAGCTTGTGAAATGTGATAGTTTATTTGTTATATACTAAATTAGTATGGATGCTTTTAAAAGTAAGTTTAAGTATGACATATAAGATATAAAAGTAAGTTTAGTATTATTTTATAGTATATAAAAGTAAGTTTAATATCTTAGCTATTTTGATTTGTGGCTTGCCGTATTTATGTAAATTTGTTGATGTATCCTATAAAGGTAAGTTTAAATATATCATTATAAGTTAGAAAGTAAGTTTAATATAGTTTTTAGATATTTAAAAGTAAGTTTAATATCAGTATAGTTAATTTATGATGACCTTTAATATTGATTTATTTTTAGTATTATAACCTATAAAGGTAAGTTTAGATATATCATTTAGAGTTGGAAGGTAAGTTTAGTATAGTTCTCAGGTATTTCAAAGTAAGTTATGCTACAGTATGATATTTTGAATATATCATATAAATTTAATTGAGATTTTTATAGTATGCCTTAAAGGTAAGTTTAGATATGTCTCTATGTATAAGAAAGTAAGTTTGATATAGTTTTATAGTATTTAAAAGTAAGTTTAGTGACAATAGGTTAAAATGTGTGTATCGTGTAGATTTAGTATATACTTTTTATATGGTGCCTTTAAAGGTAAGTTTAGATATATCATTGGATGTATGAAGGTAAGTTTAGTATAGTTTTTAGATATATAAAGGTAAGTTTATGTACAGTAGTGTAATTTAGTAATATCCTATAAATTTATTGTATATTTTATGTAGTATGCTTTAAAGGTAAGTTTAGATATATCTTATAGGTTTAGAAAGTAAGTTTAATATAGTTTTTAGATATATAAAAGTAAGTTATATTACCTACTAATAAAATGCGTATTTCGTGTAAATTTAGTGTATGTTTTAATTGAATACCTATGAAAGTAAGTTTAAGTATATCCTATATGTTATAAAAGTAAGTTTAGTATGATTTTTAGGTATATAAAAGTAAGTTACATATCCTATTAGAATTTAATAATATTTGTTGTAATATAGTTGAAAATTGAATTTAATGCATATAAAGTAAGTTTAGGTATATCAATGATATAAAGAAAGTAAGTTTAAATATATCTTTTGCATAAAGAAAGTAAGTTTAAAATATGACAATTAGGGTATTTAATGTTCCACCTATAAATTTTTAGTGTTTATTATTTTAAAATTAGTTTAAGTATAAATTTAGATGACTTGTTAAATTAGTTGTATTTTTTAGATATTTTGTAAATAATAAGATATATTATATATTTATAAAGCCAGTATTTTTGTGCTGGCTTTTAGTTTGAGATTGTAGTTTATTAGATTTATTAAAGAAATTATAAATTTAGCAGACTGCTATTATTTTTAGTTTAATTTTAGAGTTAAAATTTAATGTATATTTTGATTACAAGTTATATTTTATAGACTAGACCTTTAGGTTTATTAGGATAGATATAATCGAATTAAGTTAATTTAGTATATAACTTTAGTTTAAGTTAAATAAAATTAAATTGGTATTATGTTACAGTTTAATTTTTATAGAATATAAGTGCGACTTCGTAATGTTTAAGTTAAATAAAATTAAATTGATATGGCTTGTAAATTATAGAGTTTATGAGGATATATTTAGTTAGTTTATGTGCGGAGCCTTGGGTTTTAATTTGATATTTGGGGAATAAAATAATATATTTTTTATACGACTTGTCTAATAAAATTTAGATAATTTTAGATTTTTTGAGTGGAGCCTATAAGATAAGGATTAAAAATAATTAGATTACCCGAAGATTAAGTATAGAGCCTATTGTTTTATATGTCATCAGTTGTGAAATGATTTGAGGTCAATTAAAGTAAATAAGTGATTACCTATGGGTATAGGAGTATAGTAAACAAGGTAAAATGTTTTGATTTTGGGATATAGTAGAAGTGAATTTTGATGTATGGCTTGCAAGTTAAATTTATAAGAGATAAATTAGGTTGTAGCCTTCAAATTAGGTTGTAGCCTTCAAATTAGGTTGTAGTTTATAAGATAAATTAGGTAATTGCCTTAAATTATGTAATTGCCTTAAATTATGTAATTGCCTTAAATTAGAATATTGCCTGTAAGTTAGATTTATAAAATAAGTTTAGTGGGTTACCTATAAGTTAGGTTATAATATAAATTAGATTGCATACTATAAAATAAGTTTATATTGTATAAGTTAAAAATTATATAGTTATTAAGAAATTAAATCCACACTAATAAATTTAGGGTTATAATAATTTAAGATTGCACCTATAATTAAGTTTATTTAAGATATTTAGGGGTATGCTCTATGATTTAAGATAATTTAAGATATTTAGGGTTTACTCCTATAATTAAGTTTATTTAAGATATTTAGGGGTATGCTCTATGATTTAAGATATGACTTATGATTTAAGGTATTTTAGGATAATTCAAGATGTGACCTATGAATTTAAGATATTTTAAGTTTATAAGGAGTAATTTATGTATACCACTTATGATTTAAGATATTTATAGATATATGGAGTAATTTAGGATTTATTCCTTGTGGTTTAGTATAATTAAATAAATTTAAGTGATTACTCAATAGATTAAGTATATGTATTAGTTTGTAAATAGCCTATAGATTTTAAAATTATATAGGTTATTTTTTATTTTGTTAATTTTAAGTATAAATTATATTACAAGTTAAATTTATATTAGATTGCCTAAGATTTTATATAAAAGTATTAGGTTTTATGTATAGATGATTGCCTTGGTTTAAACGTGTAGTTTGGTTATATAAGTTTGTGAAGTATAAGTGTGGGCTACTTGTGGGTTGTGTTTATAAGTAATAAATATAAGGTGCCACCTGTTAGTTTAATGGGATTTAAAAGTAATTGATAAATAGATATATTTTGTTGACCGGCTTAATAATTTAGGTATTTGATAGTTATAGTGTTGGTTTCGTTAATAAAGAGGGTAATAAAGAGGGTAATAAATTTATGTTGATTGACTTTGTGTAGAGTAGGTTGTGTATTTATATTTATGATAGTGTTGCTCTAGTATTTTTGAAAGTTTATTTGAGAAATGAAAATTTTAGGTGGTATTACATATGTATTTAGTTGGTATTAAGTGTGTTTTTAAACAATTAAGTTGTTGCATATGGGTTTTAGAATTTGTGTAATAGATATAATATTTGATGTATTAAAAATTTGTGTTAAAGTTATAATTTATGTGACAAGTAGTTTAAGTAGTTGAATAATTAGGTTTGTATAAGTTGCCTTTCAGTTGGTTTATTGGGGTTAAGTGTAAATTATTTATATATCTCCTTAGGATTAGTTGATAATATTATAGATAAAGATAATTTATAAGTAGCCTTCGAATAAGTTTATGGGATTATAAATAAAATAAGTTTAAGTTGCTTTTGAGTTTATAGGATATTAAAGATATATTGAAATAGATATATTTTAATATCCTATTAAATTATATAAGGGTTTAATTTATTGTATGCCTATTATTTAAGATGGTAAGTTTAATTTATTAGTGCGACCTTATATGTTGGTTATGTTTATAGATTTATTGATATAGATATATTTTAGATTACAAATATAATAAATTAAAGTTTAAGTAAATTTAGTTTATATTTTAATGTGTGACCTAAGTGATGATATTAGTTATAAGTATTAGTGTAATGCTTATATAATGAGTTTATTGGGATATATAAAATAAATATTAGTGTCGACCTGTAGTAAGTAGAGTTTATAAGTAAATTTAATAAAATAATAGTATTGCCTTAAAAAGTAAGTAAAATTGAATGATTTAAAAAGTAGATTTTGAGTGTAATAAAATAAATATAGTGTATGCCTTATGAATAAAAGTAAGTTTATGAGAATGTAAATAAAATAAAGAGTGACTTTAGAGTTTTAGATAATAATTTGTAATAAAGATATAAAATTAGTTTCGACTTTAGGGTTTTAGATAATATAAGGTTTTAGATAAAATTAGTTTCGACTTTAGGGTTTTAGATAATATAAGGTTTTAGGTAAAATTAGTTTCACCTTATAAATATATTTGGGGTAAATTATATATTAAGGAATGATTGACTCTATATAGAGTTTATTGTATAAAATTTAATTTAAAAGTGGTTGACTTTATAAAAGTAGGGTTTATTTAATTTTTGATAATAATAGTATAAATTTATATTTCTCCTGTAATTTGAATTTTTATTGTTCGACTTTGATATTGTTTTTTATTGATTTTATTTATTATTAAAGTATATATTTTTATGTTATAAATTTTTATGAATTTTTAAATTTGATAGTTAATAAAGTAATTTTTCGGATAAAAGTGGGGAATTTATTAGGGTATTTGGGGATTTAAAAATTTAGGTATAGGAAAAAGGGTAAGTAAATGGAGGTTGACTTTCGGGTTATGATATAAATAATGTAAAAATATTAAAAAATGTATTATAGACATATCAGGTGTAAATATAGATATTTATTGATAATTTTATAGAGTGACTTTTAAATTATAGTAATAAAAAATATTTAAAAGTAATTTAAAGTTATATGACAAGTATAATTATATTTATAAGGGTATATAAGTATTTGATTGTTGGATGTTATAAAAATATTTAGGTTTGACTTTAGAAATAAAATTTAGATTTAGAATTTAATTTTTTAGTGAGGTTGACTTTAGAAATAAATTTTATATTTTGGTGTTATAAAAATATTTAGGTTGACCTTAGATATGTAAGGTTTATGGGGGAGTAAATTTTAGATTTAGATATGACTTGGGGTTTTAAAGGGTTTAAAGGGGAGTTTGATTTTTAGATATGCCTTAGGAATTTAAAAGGAGTTAAATTTTAGATATGCCTTAGGAATTTAGGAGGGGTTAAAAGGAGTTAAATTTTAGATATGCCTTAGGAATTTAGGAGGGGTTAAAAGGAGTTAAATTTTAAATTTATTTATTGTTACATTTTGAAATTTGTTTGTTATATATTGCAGTGATTTTAGGTAATAATATAATAATATATTATTTTGAAGCTATAATTTTATAATATTTAATGTTTTTAGGAGAATATAAAATTATATTTTGTGTTTTTGACTTTTAGTATTTGTTTAATATAGTAGATTGATATTATATTATAGTTTTTGTTGGTTTTGTAATTATTGTAATTATTGTAATTATAGATTTGTTTATATGATTTTGATGTATTGCCTATGGTTTATATAATTTTATTGTTGAATTGAGTATTTGTTATTTTGACCTTTAGATTGTTAATGGTATTAAAGTTTTATTTTGACCTATAGGGGTGTTAATGGTATTATGTTTTATTAAAATAGTATAAATTTTAATATCATATATAATTTATAATATTTATTGGTGTTTTTGTTAAATTTGTTTAATGGCTCTTGATTTAGATGATAGAAAATATTTTAAAGATTATAGGTTAAAATTGTGAGTATGACCTTAGTAGTTTATTTTAAAGATTATTAGATTGATAAATAGTATAAATTTATGCCACATATAGTAATTTAAGATTATTATTTTAGGGTTGTAAAAATTTAGGTATGCTCATATAATTATTGTTTTAAATATGAAATAATAAAATTTGTATGTCCTATAAATTATGTGTAGTTATTTTTTGTTAGTTTTATTAAATTGCCTTTGTATTTTTTAAATCGTGACCATTTTGATTTTATAAGTATTGGTATGCCACTTTTGTATGAGTTTATGTGAATAATGTTATAATTGTATTTGTTAAATTTGTATACCACTTGTTTAATTTTATTTGGTATATTAGTGTTTTATTAAATTGATTTACAGTGTATAAGTAAATTTTATGGATTATTGTTTATATAGTTTAATAATGTTATTTTTTGTTTGAAAATGGGGATTTTTAGGGGTTTTTCCGGACTTTTAAAATTTAGAGGTATGGGAAAGATTGAAAATATAGGGGTGACTTTTCGGATATTTTAGGATATAATATAAAATTATATTATAAGTATGTTTATTAGTGACCTGTTATAAATTATATAGTTTCAATGGGTTTTATACTATTTTATATGTTTTTGTATTTTTAAATATATTATATATTTATATGTCCAGCAATAATTATTTAGGTTTGGGGTTTTAATTTAATTTTAGTTGTATCCTTATAGTTTTAAATTTTAATTGGTTTAAAATTTAGATTTATAGGGTTTCAATTTTAATTTAGGAGGGTTTCAATTTTAATTTTAGATTTTAAGATGTTTAAAATTAGGGGTTTCAAATTTAGATTTGTATTTGTATCCTTATGATTAGTTAGTGGTTTAAAATTTAGATTTATAGGGTTTCAATTTAGGGATTTCAAGTTTATATTTGTGTCTTTGTAATTAGTTAGGAGTTTAGGGTTTAAATTTAATTTTAGAGTGGTTTCAATTTAGATTTAAGGGTTTAAATTTAAGATTTTATGGTTTCCACCTATATTATTTGGGTTTAGGGTGTCAACTTTATATTTATTAAGGGTTTGTAGGTCTATATGTATTTTAATTTTAAGGGTTTCAATTTTAGATTTTAAGGGGTTTCAATTTTAGGTTTAGGAGGGTTTACCCTTTATTTATATTTGTTTAAATTTAGGTTTATTTAGATTATGCCTTAGGATTTAAGGGGGGGGGTTAAATTTAGATTTGTATTTGTATCCTTATAATTAGTTAGGGGTTTAGATTTTAAATTTAAGTTTGCCTACGGTTTATTTGATTTTAGAGTGCCAACTTAAGATTATTTAGAGTTTAAGATTTCTAGGTGTATTTTAATTTTATAGATATCCTTATAATTTTTAAGGTTTTAAATTTTAATTTTATAATTGACCTTATATTTGTTTAAATTTATAGTTATAGCTTTAAGATTAAGGTTTAATATTTTTAGGTGTATTTTTAATTTGATGGGTTTAATTTTGTATTGAGTTTCACCTTTAGGTTTGAGGGTTTAAATTTAATATTTTAATAGTTTAAGATATGATTTTTATGTCTAGTTATAATTATAAGTATTTTAGTTGTATGCCTTTGTTTATTGTTTTATTTTGTTGATTTAAGTTTTTTATTTTATTAGTTGCTCTAATATAATTTTTGTATTTGTTGGTTTAATTATATATTTAGTTTATATCATAGTATTAAAATTTAGTTATATCCTTATATTTGATTAGGTATTTATATTTGGAGAGGTTTCAATTTTAAATTTAAGAGGTTTCAATTTTAGATTTTGGGGTTCAATTTTAGATCATGCTTTAGGATTTTAGGGGGTTTAAAATGGGTTTTCAATTTTGTTTGTATTAGTATATTTGTAATTATTTATAGGTTTCAATTTAATTTTAGGAGGGGTTTCAATTTATTTATATCTTTGTAATTGTTGGTGGAGTTAAATTTTAGATTTTAAGGTTATACTTAGGTTTATTTGGATTTAGAGTATCAACTTAATATATTAGGAGTTTATGTGTATTTAAGGTTATTAGGTTTCAATTTTAGATTATGATTTATGATTTTAGGAGTTTTAAGGGGTTTAAATTTTAAGTTAGATTTTTGCATATAGGTTATTTTAGTTTATATTGTCGGCTTAATATTATTTGGGTTTAAAATTTTAGGTGTGTTTTTAATTTGTGGGTTCACCTTATATTTGTTTTAATTTAATTTTATTGATTTAAAATTATGATTGTTGTATCTAGTTTTAATTGTAGGTATTTTAGTGATATGCCTATTATTTATTATTTGATTTTGTAATTTAGGTTATAATGATAGACATTATAATTGTTTAATATTGATATTGACACTCTTATTTATTGGAGTTTATTTGTTGCCCTGTATAATTTGTATTTGTTAGTTTATTTGTATTATTTATATTTTAGTGACTTTATAGCTGTTTAAAATTTAGTTATATCCTAGTGTTAAAATTTAGTTATATCCTAGTATTAAAATTTAGTTATATCCTAGTATTAAAATTTAGTTATATTGTTTTTAATTTAAGTATGACTCGCTAATTGTTAAATTTTATTAGGTTTCATGTCATATTTAGTTTTGATATTAAAGTTGTTTAAAGTATATTTTAATGTGACCTGTTAATTTTATTTGTGAGATATTATATTGTATGCGCTACATTTAATTTTATTTATGTTTAAATTTTATTTGTTTAGATATGATATAGTTTTAGTTATATTTATATATTAAATATATGTCTTGTGTTATTTTTTATGAATTTGTTATTGACTTTTAGTTTATAAAATTGTTATATAGTAATATTTTTCAATTTATAGATTTATATTCAACCTATAAAGTGAGTAATAGGTTTAATTTAATATTATCATAGTAAGTTTTAATGCTTATATGTTTTAAGATATGATATATCTTTATGTAGTTTATGTATTAAAGGTAAGTTTAAGTATATCTTTTTGGTGTAGAAGTAAAGTTTAATTATATTTGTATAGGCTTTTGAGAAAATAAAGTTTATGAGATTTATTTATATTTTATAGGTATATCCTTATAAAGTAATTTTAGTATTGACAGTTGTATAATATTTTGTATTAAAGGTAAGTTTGGTATAAGCTTTCAATATAAGAAGGTAAGTTTTATAAGTTTAGATATCATTATGTATTTAGATAAGCTTGCTATTGTGAATAAGTGGATAAGTATGTGGATAAGTATATAGTTTTTAATAGATTGTGTAAAATCGTTTTTATATTTTTATTGAAATTTATGTGAATTTATGTTATAATATTTATACTTGTAGAATTATTTTAGTAGCCTCATAAAGTTTAGAGGGTTGTTATTTTATAGTATTTGCTTTTGAATAGTATAAAATAAAAATATTTTTGTTTTATAAAGATTTATAAGCCTATATAAATAATGGTGGTGACCTTTAGATTATACACTTTGGTATATAATTTATATATCTTTATAGTGTATAATTTTAATTAAATTAGGATTTATTTAATATATTAAAATAGTTTTTGACTTTTAATTGTATGTGGCTTTGGTTTGTAGGTTTATTTGGAGGTATTGTGTGAAAGTTGTTAACGGTTGGGAAATTTTAAATGATAGAGAAAGCCTTGATTTTAAAAGGGTTGTCAATATAAAGTGTGTAAATTGTGAATACGAAGATGAAATTATATTAGATAGCTTGGATGATTTAAAGGATATCAAGTGCAGTTGTATAGATAAAAAAGATAGACACTCAGAATATTTGGATAGTAATATGGGTTTAAATTTAAAATTGAGTAAAACCTATAAGAAGTTAGAAAAGAGTGGTTTACTGTCTGAAGATTTTGATAAATATTTTAAGTTTAAGAAGTATTGCTTAGATAATGGGTATAAGCCTTGGTATGTGATAGATAGAAAAGATAAAAATAAAAAGTATAGTTTAGATAATATTTTAATAACTTGTGGAAATGTTAAGGGCAATAGTTATAATGTTGAGTTTAGTAATATAAGAGAGGCATCAAAGTCATTGTGTTTATTAGAGAATATGACATCTAGGGTTTTAGATAGTGTAAATAGTTTAGTGGATACAGTGAGTAAGTTTGATGACAATGAGTATATGGATAATGATATTATAAAAGAGATGAAGGAATTAAGTTTTGAGGCTTTGAAGATATGCAGAGAGTTAAAAGATGATATAGACAAGTTGGATGTAAAGTTTAAATAGTAAGTTTGTATATGACTTTATATATTAGAAGTAAAGTTTAAATTTGGAGGTGTTATGGCAATTATAGGAGGTTTAAAGTCAGTTGTAAGGGAGTTTTATGACCCTGTAACTGGTGAGGTTATGAATGTTGGGAAATCCGGTAGGACACTTGAAGGAAAGAGATATCATATCATTAAGAATTTATTAGAGTTGATATTTAAGACAGATTTATGTAATGAGCCTACCAGATTGTGTATTTTAGATTATAGCCTTAGACCTAGTGATGTTTATAAGGAGATATATATTAAAACAGGTATTAAGATGGATAAAAGAACCTGTATAAATAAGATAGCTTATTGTGAAAAGAAGATGGAAAAATTGTTAGGTGAGAATATCATTGTAGATGTTGTTGACTTTACTACAAGAGATATAGATGCCTATTATGATAAGGTTAATATGTTGTTATCTAAGTATAAAAATGATACGGCTTTTGATATTTATGATTTAGATATAAATAATGTATTGCCTTCAAGTAAAGAGGTGTCTCTTGAGAGAATGGAGGCAGTTTGTAATAAATTAAAGCCTTATTTGAGAGTTGAGAAAAATAAGGTTTTAGATAATTTAGATATAGAAGCTTTAAGTTATATTAAATATCTTTATAGTTTAGATGAAACTGTAGATGATAGGAAGTTAATGGTTAAGGCAATTATAGGGTTAGACATATAGAAAGGTTGGTTTATATGGTAAAAATAGTAGTAAAAGATGAGTATAGCATTAGAGGAGTTGGGGTTGACTCTAAGATATATGACGCTTTATGTAAGAGAATTAAAGACTTTAAAGATGATGAAATAGTTATAGATTTTTGTGGTTTGAATATAACAACTCCTTGGTTAAATCCTATGTTTTGTGAGTTAATGATAGATGAGAGGGTGCATATCAGGGTGGATGCCAATGAGTCATTTGTAAGAAATGTAGAGGTGGCTTTAAAGTTGATAGGTTGTAAGAATATACATAGGGTTGAGAGTGTTTATAGGTCGGAAATTAAGGTTGATGCAGTCAAGGAAAAGAGGATAAATGACTTTAAAGAGAGGTTTAGTAAATCCTTTATATTAGATGGTAATAAGCTTTGTGTAAAAATTAAGTTATCTGAGTTGACCCAGATAACTAATGAGGATACCTTAAATATATTAGGTGAATGTGTTAAAGAGTATTGTGTAAATAATCCTAGTATAAATAAAGTTGAATTTGATTCGACTGGTGTTATTTTAGGAAAAAGTATAATAGCCTCTATGGCTAACCTGTTAAATAGCCAGTTGTTTATAGATAAGGGAATAGAGGCTGACATAGTAGATGATATCAATAAAGATTTGGTAGAAAAGGTTTATGCGCATAGGTTAATTAAGGCTGGTGAGGTATTGCCTATAGATAAGAAAATATCAATATTGAAGCAGTATGAGATAAAAGAAGGTACTGTGGTAATGTTGTCAATATTTAAGAAAACCCGTAGTGTTAATGAGTTCGGACAAATGAATGATGGTATGCCTGTTATAAGTAGGGTGGCTATATTTAAAGGGTTTAAAAAGGAGTATGGCAGTGAGGCTATTCTCAGCTTTAGGAGTTATAAGAAGGGTACTTTTAGGACAAGAGAAGATTATTGCCTAATGAATGATTTTAATGATGACATATATGAGATGGAGTATCAAGATTTTAACTTTAAGATTAGTGAGATAGGATTTGCCGACAAGTTTACAGGTAAGAGGGCTCACTTTAATTTGCCAATCCAGTTTGATGATAGTGGATATTTGTATTTACATAGTATAAATAATGGCAGTGTTAGTAGTAATAAGTATACATTGCCAGAGTATGCAAAGTATGTGTTTGACAGCTGGGGAATTGAATATAATAGAGATGCATTAGATTTTTGTATCAATGAAAGTGATAGGATACTTGGTAAAAAGTAAAGTTTATGGGTGAATATATTTTAGTAGCTTTTATTTTGAAAGATAAAAGTGATATACCTTATATAAGAAGTGGTATGACTTCAGATGGGAAAGAAATAAATATAAGAGGTAAGGAGTTATTTTTTGATGAAGCTTATTTTAAGATAACTCACTTTAGGGTTCTTGATTTAAGTACATTGAGTTTAAAGGATATAAGTGTAGATGATTATTGTAAAAGTGGGATAACTATTTTAGGTTTGAGTAACTCTGTAATGGATTTTTATGAAGATATTTTATCAAAGCAGAGAAACAAGGTTATTAAGGATATATCTTTGAGAATAAATAGTATTCACCCTATTGTTTGTAGAAGTAGGTTGTACCTTATGAGCGGGATTAAGGGTATAGATTTTCATTCTGTAATACCATTCATATTCGATAACAAACTAGTTTATGGGAGTAACTTAGTAATATTTGAGTTTTTTAATTTTACATCTCTGAGATTAAGACTCGTAGTAAATTATATAAATGGAGATATAAGTTTCTATGCTGGCGATGCTGAGGTATTATTTGGGGATGATTTAATAACTCCTGATATGGAGTATCATTTAGGGGATTATAGGGATTTGCAAGCTTTAGGGATAAGGAGTGACTCAAATTTTAGTTTCTTAAATGCCTTATCGTTTATAGGTTATAGAGTTGAAAATTGTTATGCATATAATGATGACTGTGTAATAATATTTGATTACCCATCAAATGAGTGTATTATAGTTCCTAGCTCTGTAAGTAAAATATTACTGTATAGATATAATTATGATTTTGAGTGTGGCTGTAGCATAGTAATTCCACCTGAAGCTAGTATAAAGTGTTTAATAGATAAATTTAGCCTTAGTAAACAATACGGAATAACATTCATTGTTAGCAGTAAATTAAGTAGTGATGAATTGAATAATTTATTGAGTAACATTATAGATTATGAATGTGGCGATGGTGAAGTGTTGATTGACAAGGTTAAAAATAGTCAAGGTATAGATATAGAATTTTATTGATTTTGGATACTGGAGGAAAAGTGAGAGAGGAAATCATAAAGAGAATAGAAAAAGTAAATAATATCAAGTTTTCAGATGAACAGTTGGATATTTTAAATAGCTCTGGAGGTTTAAGAATTATCAGTGGAGCTGGTGCAGGTAAGACTTCATTATTGGTTAGTTTATTAGTTGTAAGATTATATTGTAATGAGATAGCTCCTAATAAAGTGTTATGCTGTACATTTAGTAAGGCTGGCTCATCAGAGATGAAGAGTAAGTTTAAGAGTTTATGTGATAAATTAGGTTTAAGTTACAGTATAGATTTTAGGACTCTCCATAGTATGTATTATGATATATTAAGAGAGTTGGGATATAACTTAAATATAGTTAGTGACATAACAAAGTATGTTAGGAGAGCTTTAAAAGATAATGGTATCTGTAATAAGATAGATTTAGACTTAGAGGAATATGTTAAGAATTTAATATCATATCAGATAAATACTGCTACTCCTGATAAAGATTTGGAAAGCTGTAATGTGTTTGATAGAAGTATATTAAATATAAACCAGTTTAAAACTGTTAGAAATAGTGTAATAGCATATAAAAATGAAGATGGTGTAGTAGATTATGATGATATGCAAAAGCTAGTTTATATGTTGCTTTACTCTTATGAAGGAAAGTTTGAGAAATTAGTATTAGACTATTGCAGAAGTAAGTGGCAGTATTATTTTATAGATGAGTTTCAGGACACTGGAATGATACAGTATAAAATATTAAATAAGATAGTAAGCTCTTCAGATAAAGATAATTTGACTGTCATAGGAGATGATGACCAGAGTATTTATGTTTGGAGGGGTACTAATCCTAATTTAATATTAGAGGATATCATTATAGATTATGGTTTAGATACAAAGGTAATTCCTATAAATTATAGGTGTAAAAGTGCTATAGTTAATTTTGCTTCTAAAAGTATAGTAAATAACTTAAATCGTAAGGAAAAAGATTTAAAGGCTTTTAGAGATGGTGGGATAGTAGACATAGTAAGTTTAAAAGATTATAGCTGGTATAATTTGAGCCTAGATGCTTTTAATAAAATAAAAGAATTAAGCAAAGCTAATAATTTTTCAGATATAGCTGTATTGTGTAGAAATAATAATCAGTTACAGTTATTGAATTTAATGTTATACATAAGTGGTATCCAAACAAATCATACAAGTGGAATGAAATTTAGCAGTAGTGAAATGTATAAAGACTGTAAGAGCTTAATAGGTTTATTAGATAACACTAATGATTTTGAGTGGGTTAAGAGTAACCTATATAAGTTTACTAGGTATTGCAGTAAAGATATAAGTAATTGTATAGCTGACATAATGGGTAGAAATGCTTGCAGTATTAAAGAGGCTATATCTGTTGTTGTGAGTATGTATGGTGGTGTTGAAAGTGAAATTAAGATAACTCCTAACGATTTAGATAGGTTACAGTATAGAGTAAGGGGTTTTAATGGTAGTTTTCTAAGTGACTTGTATGATTTGTATTTAGCTATATCAAGTAATATTAGCGACTATGAGAAAGTTTTAGTATTAACTGATACTATGGCTGGTATATTATCCTTTAAATATAAAGGAGATGCTTATAGAAGATTTTTAGGATTTATAGATTACTTTAGAGATTTATTTAAAAGTCATAGTTTATGTGAATTAAAAGTGTTATTAAAAGATGTTGAGACACTTGAAAAATCTAGCGATGCTTTTGATACAGACAAGGTTAATTTTAGTACAGTACATGGCTCTAAGGGTTTAGAGTATAACAATGTAATATTGTTTGGTTGCGATAATTTTACATTTCCTAATTCTTTATATGTTAGTAGTATGATGGGAAGTTCTGGAAATAGTGAGCTTGACATCAGAGATTATATAGACTGTGAGAGGAGATTGTATTATGTAGGATGCACTAGGGCTAAGAATTACTTGTATGTGTCTGGAGATATGGATAACTCTTGCTATTTCTTGAGAGAGTCATTAGGAGAAGATATTGGAGATACATATATTATAAACGATATAAGGAGGAAGCATTAAGAATGAATAAATTTAAGAAGTTGGCAGATAATAAGTGGTTTATATTGGTTTGCATCATAGTTTTAGTAGGTTTATTGGCAGTATCTTTTAAAAGTGTTTTAGTTAAGGATAATGCATCAGTTAGTGAGGATACTGTAAAAAGTATGTTAAAAGATATTTACACTCCTAAGAGTACAAAGTATTACAATGATAAAAGAAATTATTATATAAAAAATAATATAATAACTTCTGGTGAAGGAGAGAGACTTTTTAAAAGTGTAGATAAGCTTAGTGAAGATGATTTAAGTAGAGAGATAAATATAGTTAAGGTTGAGCATTCATATGCAAAGAATAATAGTTATGGTGATGACTTATATAAAGTTGATTTCAATGTTAAATATAAAGGCAATACATCTAATTTAGAGGTATTATTCTTTGTAAATAAAGATGGCTGTATATATAATCATGAGGTATCTGAGGTAAATTGATGCTGTTTAATAGGAAAAATAAGAAAAGTGATAATAAAAACCCTATATTAAAAGCTATCTTTGGTTTATTTGCAGCCTATCAGTTAGTATCATTTATAAGTATATTTATGTCTTTAATATTATTAGTATCCACTGTTGGTGGGTACTATTACTTGTATCATAAAGATAAAGATGTTACAACTGAAGATAATAAGGCTAAAGTTAAAGGAGCCAATAATTGTACTTGCAGTTGTGGGTGTAAGGGAGACCCTAGTAAATGTACTTGTAGTTCTGGAGGAAATACAAATAACAATTCAAATAATTCATCTACTATAAATAATGGTGGAGGTAGCTTAGAATTTACTGGTAGCTTAGATAAAAATAATTTAGTAAATCAGATATTCTTTTTAAATAAAGATATAACAACTCAGTTAGGTGTTCCGATATGGGTTCCATATGCAATAACTTCAGTAGAAACTGGAGGAAGCATATATAAAGAAAGTGAAATGAAAATAAGACAGGGTAGTAAAGCTTTAGACAGTGTTACAATGAGTAACCACAATGGAAGAGGAAGTGGAGGAGCCGCCGGTTGGTTTCAAATTGTTTCAAATAGCATTGACAAAGAGATGGGGTTTATCAGCAAAGACCTTTCTAAATATCAATCAATGTTAGATGCTTCTGGAATAAATGTAAATAACTATCCTGGAATTAGTGGAACTCTTAAAGCTGAAGTTAGTAAAGGGTATACACAGTGGTATTGGGATTGTGAATACTATCCGTCATCAATTATAAATTTTTGTTTGATATCTAACATAAGAAAAGATGAGGCTGTAAGTAAGTGGTTAAGTAAACAAACTCAGTATGATGGATTTAATGAACAACAGAAAACTATAGCCGCTTACTTTGGTTCATTTGGTGCTCACTTTATAGGTGAGGCAGTATTTAAAGATTGTAATGATAATAAATTCTTTTTCAATTATGTTAATGCATTTGTAGATGTTTTAACTAATAAATATGATGAGTTTACTAGTCAAAAGTTTAGTAAGCATGCTGGTGGAATGGATAGTGACATAGTACCTTGGGTGACTAAGAATTGTAATGTATTGACTGATGATGAAAAGAATGAGATATTAGATAAGTTTAAGACATTTAGTTCAAAGTATAGTAGTGGTGGAGCTAACAGATTTAAAACTTTTACATCATATGGTACAAATGCAATATATAATGCTATATCAAAGAGTGCAGGTGATGAAAGTGCTTTGAATTATTTAGAGAAAGCTGGTATAACTATAAAGAGTGGTTGGTTTAATGGTAATGGAAATAGTGCATCTAATTTAATTGCAGATAACAGCCAATCAAATCAAAGTAGTCAACCTAGCCAAAATAGTGGTAATAATAGTAATCAAGCTAGCAGTAATAGTAATCAAGCTAGCAGTAATAGTCAACCTAGTAAAAGCGGTAATGACAGTGCAAACTCAAATAATGAGAGTTTATCTGCTAATAATTCAAGTAATAAAGCCACTAATAAAGATACCAGTGTAAATGTAGGAAGTACAGGTTCGACTGGTATAGAGAAATCAAGTTCAGGTCAATTAGGAAAGCTAGTGACTGATGAAAATGTTCCAATATATGATGGTTTCACTATGAATGGTGACAAGTACGGCTATTGGGATAGAGGTTATAAGCATTTATGGGATGGAACTACTCCTGAAAGTAGCCCTATATACTCTACTGGTGATTTTAATGTTAAAGTTAATCTAAATTCAAGTTCAATGACTCAGGAGGGTACTGGTAACTCCACTATGAAATCTAAATTTGACCTAGCTAGTGGTAATGCAAATACTATGAAATTAGTAGATGGTAGAATACCAGCCGCTTTGCCAGAGATGCTACTTATAAAAGATGATGCTGAACTGTCTAAATTTCAAGATAGTATTTCAAATCCTAAGAATTATGCGAGTAGACATGATTTACCTGCTTGGAATAAGTATTCAACTATAAAGTTTGAGTCTGACACTGGTAGATATATAGATGCTGTATTTGACGATGGGACTGTTATACCGTTTATATTGTCAGATGTTAAAGGAAATCACCTTGGTTCAAGTGGTGTAGGAGACCATAAAAATGAGTGGGCTTATGATATAGAGAGTAAGGGTTACTGTCAGTTAACATATAATAACACTGGTGTTGGAGCCAGTGGAGGTAAAGGAAATGAGATAGCAAGTAGAAAGATATTTGAGCCTTGGTGGGGAATAAATAAATTGATTAAGGCTGTCAGAGGAAAGAAGTTAGTTGGCTTTAGAGTTTATAATGTTACTATGGCAGATAATGGCTGGAAAGAGGTATTTAAGAGTGGCGGAGGTACAGACAGTTCTTTTGGTTTAACTGGAGGAAGTACCACTGGAACTGCTTCAATAGATGGAAATAGTATAGTAGCTTCTAATCCAGATATAAATAGCAGTGGTTCTGGTGTATGCAATTGTAAAGATGGTTGTGATTGTGGATGTGCTTGCAGTAAAGGCGGAGGCAATGGAGATATAGGAACAACTGTAGGAGATGTAAGAATAGGTTTAAGTGCAACTCCTGGGTTACCTCAAGGTTTATATTGTGATGCTTCTGGAAAGCAATTAACACCTGAAGAAGTAGTTGCTTTATATTCTTCATCAGCTCCTAATCTATATAATAACTTAAAAGATTATTTAGGTATTGCTCCTACAATATCAACTCCAGAACATTGGAATGGTGTACCTGATGGGTTTAAAGATAAGTTTGGTGACGGTATAGGTGTAATACATTACTGTCAGTTTGAGCCTGAACCATATTGGGATAAAAAGTATGTTTATAGGAGTACAAGTGATGAGACTATAGTGTCAGATGCTTACTTTAGAAGTTCAAGTTGTGGGTTTAGTGATTTGTCAATTATAACTTCAACTATGCTACATAAGTATATATCTCCTCCAGAGATAATTTTGACATCTTATATAGCTCCTAAAATAAATGTTTCACCTAGTAAAGATAAGAAAGTATTTTCTGGAAATGTGTTATACAGTCCAAATGCTGATACTATATTAGATTGCTTTAGGTTTAAAGGCAAACAATTATTTAATGTTCAGACAGGTGGAGGGTTAACTCAAGAAAAAGTAGATGCAACTCTAGCAGCTGGTGGAGTAGTTCAATTTGTTACTTCAAATAGCATATGGACAAGTGGAGGACATTATGTAGTTATAAGATATAAAGATAGTGATGGTAATTACTATACAGTTGATAGTGGTAACTGGGCGCATGGAACTCATGCAGGTAAGCCTGATAGAAAAACATCCTTTAATGAAATAATGTCAGGTTTAAAGAGTGGACAAGAAGTGTATGTAACTCCTGGTGAAGGATATAATGACTATATAAATTACTATAAAACTAGCAATACTGGTAATGGGTTATCTCAAGACACTGGTGAAAATGTTAGTGGAGATGCTGAAAATAAAAATACTGGTGGTAACAGTTTAGGTAATGGAAATCTTGTAAATATGTTAGATAGTGGTACTTCTCCGATAGGAAAGCCGGTACAAGATAGAGATATTCAAAATGTTAGAGACAGTGGAGGTTTAACTGAAGTAACTGCTGAAGCTGTTAAATATGTTGGTTGTCCTTATGTATGGGGAGGTAATAGTTTAGATGGTGGTATAGATTGCAGTGGGTTTGTTAGGGAGATTTATAAGAAATTTGGTGTAAACTTACCAAGAACTTCATCAGAACAGGCTAAAGCTGGCAGAGCCGTAAGTGAGAGTGAGTTACAGGCTGGTGACCTATTGTTTTATGGTGAGGGTAAGAGTGTCAGTCATGTTGTTATGTATATGGGAAATGGTAAGATAGTTCATGCAAGTAGCTCAAAGTCATATGCTAATGGTGGAGGAGTTAAAACTGGTTCTAACATCCATTATAGGCAGATACTTGCAATAAGGAGGGTTAAAGATTGAAATTAAGTAAGTTAAGTTTAATATTGATATCCAGTCTAATTATAGTAGGTGGCTGTTCTAAAAAAACAGCCACCTCTGAAAATAATTTAGATGGTGTAGATGTTTATAAGTATAATACAGACATAGCCAATGTAATTAGTCTTAGCAGTGGGTTAAAGGAGTCAGAGTTAATAAACAATACTGATATGACTAAGATAAAAAATATATATGATAGTAACAGTAACTCAGTTAATAGGACTTCAGTAGATATTACAGATGACTTAAGTAAATTTTTAAGTGATTTAAGAACAGATATATTATTGAAGTATAACTATAAGAATTATAGGTATGAGTTTGATGGTGAGGAATTTGTCTCTGATGGAACTGCCACAAATAATAATTTAACTGATAATGATAGAGAAGTTGCTATAAAGTTATATAAGGACATTGATAGTTTATGGGAAGAATATAATAATGAGAGTGATATAACTGCTGAAATGTTGCAGAAAATATATGATACTTGTGAGAGGTATAGAAAGTTAAGTACACCTCAAAAGGGTTTAATTAGTAACATTACAAAATTAGGTAATATGGTAGAGAACTATGAGGGTTCTGTAGATACCAATTTTAACCTTGAGTTTTGGAAGTGGAATATCAAAAAGCTAGCTGGAGAAAAGGTAGATGACTATGATGGACCTAGTGACAGTGATTTAGGAATAGTACAAGGTAGGTTAATGTATGGGGAAAACCCTGATGGAACTCCTTATGTTCCAATAACATCTGATAGTAGTGTAACTGCTCCAGCTATATCAAAGCCACAGTATGATAAGAATACAGCTAGTTATGATGATTATGCAACTGATTTAACTATTCCAGCAGATTATTATGATTGTGTAGATGACAATGGGTCAAGTGGTACAAATACAGTAAACGAAGAGAAACTTTTAAATAAAGTTGCGAGCATTGATAGTAGGATGTACTCTGAAAATAATAGAATTTACTTAAAAGTGAGTAAGGATACATCTCCAATCCAGTTGTTAAATTGGGGTCATATAGAGTATTATGTTCCTGACAATAGTTATAAAGATTATGAAATAAAAGACTATGTTTATTGGGATGATGGCAAATTTAAGTTAGGATTTAAGTCATTAGATGATAAAGATTATCAGATATTGACAGGGTATATAAAAGATACAATAGTATATTTTGATAATATAGAGAATGTCATTCCAAAATTTGCTGATTTACATATAGATGTAGTAAAAGATTTGGGTAATGCTCCAATAAGTGATGAAATGAAGGAGATATATAAAGAAAGAAATGATTCTGACTCTACTGAAGCTAGTACAGCTTCTGATAATGATGTAAATGAGAGTGAGACAAGGGCAGGTACTTTTGGAAGTCATTAGATTAGTTAAGCCACTGAATAAACTCAGTGGCTTTTAGTTTATTTGTTTTGGTTTATTTGAATAATAGTATAAATTTTTAAATCCAGTGTAATTTTTTTATAAAAAGCTATTTACAAGTAGTAAAAAATATGGTATAGTAGTTATAGTTAAGATTTATAGTTGAGAAAGGATAAAAGCATGGTTAAGAAGTTAAAAGGTTTAGTGATGGCGGTTGCTTTGGTGTCAACTGTTGGTTTGTCTGTAGGAGCAACTGGAATAGTAGCTAACGCTAAAGATGAGATTGTATCATCATTTGGTAAGTATGAGCATGCCAAGGTATATAGCCCTAGCGGTGTTGTTACCAAAGAGGGCAATATAACAAACTACAGATATGATAAGAGTGGTAACAATATAGAAGTTACTTTCAGTGATGGATACAGCTGTATGACTTCTGCTAGCAATGTTGTACTGTACAGTACAAAGTAGGAGGCTTTAGTATGAAAAAGATGATAATTGAGACTATTGCTCTTGTATCTGTAATGTCTATTGCTGGTTTATTAGCATTGACTGTTGGGTTGGTTGTCTTTGTTTAGGAGGTTTATATGGCAGTTAAAAATGATGTATCAAGTGTACTGGTTGGTAGAGTAAAGAAGAATGAAAGAGGGGATTACATAAGTGTTAGTAGGTCATCATATAAAGGAACTGAGGGAGTTGACATCAGAAACTTTTATACAAATGGTGAAGGTGAGCTGGCTCCTACACAAAAAGGGGTAAATATAAGTTCAGAGCTGTTAGGTGAAGTTATGGCTCTTGTATTACAGGCTATGAGTATAGAGGAATTTTTAGATTTTTCAGATACTTTTGAAGTAGAGAAGGCTCGTAGAGAAATGGCTGGAGAGGCTCTTGAAGAAGAAATCGAAGAATAAATAAAATAGGTTACTTAGTATAAAAAGCTAGGTAACCTATTTTCATATATAGATAAAGAATAAATTATGGGCAAGTTTAAAACTTGTCTTTTTTAATGTTAAGTTAATGACTTAGGAGATAAAATAGCGTTTATGAGAGAGCAGTTATTGCCAAGTAGGTTTGGAGAAATATTTGATATATTAGTAGATGACATTGAAGCAGATGAGCCTAGCCTATTAGAATTTAAGTATCAAGATAATGTAATAGAGTTATTAAATAGGCATATAAGAAATAGGAGTAATATATGTTTATTGGCTGATGTAGACTTAGATGGATTGGGTTCTGCATATGTAGTTTATGAGTTTTTAAATTCACTAGGTTTAAGTGGTTGTATTAAGCCTTTAATAAATAAAGAGAGGGTGCATGGATTAAGTGATAAGCATATAGATTATATAAATAATAAATCAAAGCCAGATTTATTTATTATAGTAGACAGCAGTTCCAGTGATTTAGATATAATAAGACAGTTTAATTGTGATGTAATTGTATTTGACCATCATAAAATAGACTTTGACAGAGTAGGGTTAGAAAATAAAGATAGTGACATATTAAATAATGGCAACACATCAAATGGAGTGTATTATATAATTAGTAACATATTAAGTGGTTTATCGCCTGATATGAGCGGATGCCAAGTCTGCTATGAATTTTTTAGAGTAATGGAGGACAGATTAAAAATAAGCAATAGCATATTAAAATCTAAGCTACTGTATCAAATAGTAGGTGTAACCTTATTTTCAGATGCAATAAAGTTATGTAACTTCAGAAATCAGTGGTATATACAGAATACTTTGTGTAATTTTAATATAAACTCTACATTAAAAGTGTTAATGTCTAAGATAAATAAGTATAATAAAGTGTTGACTAAGACATTTATTCAATTTAAGTTAGTGCCTTTGTTTAATAAAGCCATAAGAGCAGGATATTCTTCGTTAGCATTAAATATATTTTTAAATTTTCCTGATAAGATAGATGAGCTAATAAATTTAAACTTAGACAGTGTGCAAAAAGAGATATTAAATGCTAATGCCAATAATTGCAGTTTATATGGAAACATAACAGTATCAAATTTAGGCTTAACTAATACAAGTACAAATTACTCTGGTTTGATAGCTCAAAGATTAGTAGATACCTTTAAGAAAAGTAGTATAGCTTTTAAATTAAAAGGAGACCATTATAAAGGCAGTTTTAGGGGGTTATACAATTTAGATTATAATAAGGCTTTATGTGACGCAGGTATAAAATGTGCTGGTCATCATAGTGCCTTTGGTATTGAGTTTAGTGTTGATAGTTTCCCTATAATACAGTCAGTTGTAGATAAATTAGAGAGTAACTTAGGAGATGAGTATAAGACATCTTTTATATCAGTTGATTGCAGTGGAGGAGAGATAGAATTAAGTAAAGAAGAGTTTAATGACTTTAAGTCAAGTAGAGGATTGTGGGATATAGCTCATATAAATAAAAATTTAGCTTCTAGTGAGCAGTTGCTTATAAAAATTCATAGTAGTTTATTAGAGACAGTAGATAACACTTCTAATTCAAAGTTTAAAGAGTATAAGTTATTTGGCATAAGGAGTGTGTCATTTGACAGTGAACTGACTGATTATGTCAACATATATTGTGAGTATACAGATAGCATAAATGTGTTTATAAGAAATATTTAAGAGTAAAATTTTATAGTCAATTTATTTAAGTTTTTGATGACATATATTGTTATATAAGTGATAAAGATATCAAATATTAAATAGAAAGGCATTTTTATGAAATTATTTAATAATCCAAGAAATAGCAACGGTGGAGAAGGTGGAATGTATACCACGACAGTTAATAAAGGTAAGAATTTAGTACCCACTATTGCAGTTGGTGTAGCTACTTTAGCTGTTATAGTTTGGGTAGGTTTTACTGGTAGAAAAGCTGAAGAAACTGTTAGTGTTGTAATGATTAAAGAGCCAATGTATAAGAATGAGGTACTCACTGAAGATAACATGATGGAGTACAAGATGATTAGGGCTGAGTATGATAAGTATGCTATTACAAGAAGTGATGGAACAGTGTACCAGAGACTTATCCAATGGAAGGACAGAGATAGAGCTATAAATACATTTGCAGCTTATCCATTACAGAAGGAAAGTTTATTGGAGAACAGAAGCTTAATTGTTACCAGAGTAGATAACACTGATAGTGTTTTGTATGCTTTTCCAAGTAAGGAAATAGTAGAGTTGCAGGTAGGTGGAAGTGAGTTAAACTCATTTAAAACTTTTCTACAGCCTGGTGATAGGGTGAATGTTGACGCTATATTTACTGAGCGTATACAGAGAGAAAAGAGTGATGGTTATGGTGGAACAGTTACTGAAGATGTTGAAGTTAGCAAGACAGAGCCTGTGTTTACCGGAATTATGATAGCTGATATCATAAACGGTCAAGGACAGTCAGTTTTGGATATTTACCAGAAATATAACAATGCAACTGTTCAAGAGCAAGCAGCACTTGATAATTCAGAGGAGTTTAGACAGCAGACAGAGCCTAAGACACTGTTAGTAGCTTTAACTCCAGATGAAAAGGATAGATATTATCAGTTCCTTTCAAAGAGTAACAGTTCATTTAGAATTAGCTTACCTCAAAGAATTAAGTAACAGAGAGGAGATAAGTAGTTTATGGGTTTAAATGATGCAATAGAAGATATTGGCGAGGCTTTAGAAAACTCCGTAAAGAATAGTGATAGCTCTAAGAATGATATTAGAGAGACTGCTAAGAAAGTTACAAAAGATATAGTAACTGAGTTAAGTGGTAAGAGTAACTTTATAAAAAAGCAGTTAGTATCAAATATTGTTGGGTTTATGAGTGCTGGTGGAGGTGCTGGAGCTAGTACATTAGTTGCTAACATAGGTAAGTTAGCTAAAAAGAAAGGTTTATCTGTAGCTATAGTAGACTTAAACATAGTTTATCCTAGCCAACATTTGTATTTTAATATTCCACAAGAATTAGACAGAAATGATATCTATAGCCTTATGTCTGGTAAAGTTGAATTAGGAGCTAGCCTAGTATACTCTGGGGATATAGCCTTATTAGTAGCAAATAACAGAGGTATTGTAGATTACATAAATGGAGATGACAAGTACTTCTCCAGAAATTTAGACGGTGCATTAGACAATTTAAGTGAAAGGTTTGACCTAGTATTAGTTGATTGTCCACTTGATGTATCTAATAATTATGTAAACTCAGCTCTGTATAAATTTGATAATTTATATATAGTTATAGATGACGGTGTTCAATCCATAGTAAATATACCTAAGATTAGAAATGCTTTTGATAGATTTGGAATGTCTTGGAGCAAATGTAGATTTGTAATGAATAAAAGAACAAGTAACTTCTATAACGAGAGTAATTTAAGTAAAGCAGGCATTAAGCTAATAGAGATTATACCTTTTGATTTAGGAATACTAACATCTGGTTTAAGATGTGAATTATATGTAGACAAGGGTGTAGGAGTTAGCAAGACTAGCAAAGATGTTGAGAGAGCATTAAATAGTTTATGTGATAAGGTATTAGCTACAGGAGGTTATAAAAAGTAAATGAAACAGAGTGATTATTTGGAGTTATCATCTAAGAGAGATGTAAAAAAGAATTTCACATCTGATAGTAATGAGCAAGCAAAGAGTGTTGATTTTGTTGTCAGTGAGTGCAGAAAGTTCCTTAACCTTAATGCTCATGAATACTCTAATAAAGATGGAGATGAAAAGAAATCAACATTGCAAAACCTTATAAATAAGTTTATAGATGATATAAACTATAAGGTTGAAGGCTTTGTTACTAGTGATGGTAAGTTAAATGTAAATGACCTTTTAAATAAGCTATCTCAGGATATTACAGATTATGGTATTTTATCTTCTGCTATGTATGATGATGACATATCTGAAATCCAGATAAACGGTAAGGAAATCAAGGTAGAAAAGAAAGGTCATATTGAAGATTATAGAGACAAAGATGATAAGATTATATCATTTGACTCAGCAGAGCAACAGGAAGTAGTTTTTAGGCGTTTATTAGGAGATGTAAGATTATCACCTAAGGATACTTTAGCAAATGCAAGAACTGTTGAGGGTTACCGTATAGCGGCTGTTCATCATAGTGCAATAGCAATGGATACTTTGGTAGCTTCTAATAATGGTTATAATTATGCTGTTATCCGTAAGTTCAAAAAGAATAAGATGCCAATTCAACAGTTAGTAAAGTTTCAGACTTTGAGTGATAATATGGCTAAGTTTTTAGGAACTATGATTGAGGGTGGTTCTACATTCTTAACAGTTGGACCTACTGCTTCAGGTAAGACAACAACTAATCAAAGTATTTTGGATACTACTCCTAATGATTTAAGAACATTGTTAATTCAGAATCCTTCAGAGATTGACCTTGCAAGAAGGGATAGTACTGGTAGAGTTGTTAATAATGTTATACATCTTGAGGCAAGAAGTATTGAAAACCCTACTGAGTCAGACCCGACAATGGAAAACTTTATGAACCAAGCTTTGAGACTTTCACCAACATTTATATCGTTTGGTGAGTTGAGAAGTGATGGTGAGTTTACTAGGGCTATGACAGCAGCTTTGGCAGGTCACTCATTTAACTGTACTTTCCATGCTGAGGATAGTTATGGAGCAATAATGAGATATGCTACAGCTTATAGTGCTGGCTCAGGTAGTGATAGAGCAACTGTTATAATAAACCTTACAAGTGTAGTTAATTTTATCATAGTTCAAAAGATTATGAGAGATGGTACCCGTAAGATATTACAAATAACAGAGGTTTTAGGTACAAAGAAAGATGACAAGTCAGAGCCAGAGTTGAATGACTTATATATCTTTGATGTAGGTGATACTATATATGATGAAAATAAGAACATAGTTAAAATTACTGGTACTCATAGGAGAGTAGGTAAGCTATCAGATGAGAGTATAAAGAAGTTTAAGTTAAATGGTGTTGACCCTGATAAGTATTCATTTTTATTAGATGAGCCTAGTAAAGATGAGGTTGAAACATATACTGGTGACTTCAAGTTTAAGTTGTAGGAGGTAGGCTTATGAGTGCATTATATAAAGTGTTCAGCTCTACTTCGGGTGTTACCATATGTGCTATTATGATAATTTTAATTTTAGCACTATATTATGTAGTGACTATATTAAAGTTTAAACCTAGTGAGTGGCTTGTTAATCTAGCTAAGTTGAGTCTAAAGTTTACTGGTAGGAGGATAAACAAAGCAGAGAAAGATTATGCTAGAAACCTTGAGATTGGTAGGTACAAACAGAAATCAGCAACTGTTAAAGTTTATAAGTTTTTAAATGATTTGACTATAGACCTTGACTTAAAGCAAGCTGGGTATACACCATATACATTATTGTTTTTTATAATAGCTATAAGTGTTGTAATAGCATTTGTAATTAGTAATTTAGTTTTTAGAAATACTTGGTTGCTTATATTCGCTTTTCCTATTGTATTAGCTACTATATCTTGCTTCTTATATACCAAAGCTAATATAGCTCATGATAGCCGTATAGATGATGTTATAGCTTCTGAAAATATTATTAGTAACACTGTTAGTAAGGGTGTAGTTGTTTCAGTAAGATTAAATCTTGATAGTTTTCCTGTAAAGTTACAGCCAATATTTAGGGAGTTTATAGATAGCGTTGAAACAAGAAATACTCATGTTAAGACAGCTTTGTTAGAACTTGGAAGTAACCTAGGTTCAGTATCAGATGACTTTATACAGAAGTGTATAACCTTTGAGTTAGAAGAGGAGCATGGTTTAGTAGGTATATTCAATGATGTAGTTGAAGTAAACAGCATTAAGAGTGAGTTTAGAATTTTTATGAAGCGTAAGTTTGAGGAGGTTATGTTTGAGTTCCTTATAGGTTTAGGAATGATATTCTTCTTCCTTGGTGGTGTAATTGCTTTATATCCTATGCTCCAGAAGTTTTACTTTACAAATTTAATTGGACAGATATTGATATTATTAGATGCTCTTATAGTTGTTGCAGAGTTTGTGTATATAACATTTTTAAGAGCTCAGGAACTTTAAAGAGAGGAGAGAATAAATATGAATTTTAGGTTTAATGGTGTTCTAGCCTCTGCTGTTAATGATAGGGTATCAAGTTATGGTATAGGAAGTACAAATGACATTAGTGTAGGAGATGGTTTCAAGTATGAATATTTTAATCCTACAACTTTAAGGCTATTAAATAATTATGGCTTAATAAAGATTGGTGTAGCTATTCTTTTAATTATATTAGCTTTGCTGATAATAAAGAATATGATGGGTATACGAAGTATATTTACATCAAAGGCTGTCAGAACTGAGGTAGATAACTATAATAGCTTAAGGGATAGAGATAGCAGGATATTAAAAGCTAATAAGTTTATTAGAGGCATAACAAATTTAGTAACTAACAGTGGTTTGAGAGTAAATCCTAGTTATAAAGAGTATTTTCAATATAACCTTGACAGAGCAAATGTTAGAATACCTGGAGGAAGTAGAATATTTACTCCAGATGAATTTAATAGTTTAAAGGTATTGTGTATTTGCTTAGATATCATAGTAGGTTTATTAGTAGCTTACTTTATGTCACCTTTCTTTGGAATGATTATAGCTGTTATTGGAAGTATTGCCATAAATGCTCTTCCAATGATGATTATAAGAAGAATAGTAGCTAGCAAAGACAATGAGATAAGAGAAGATTTCCCTGATTTATATTTAATGATACACTATGAAATAATGAGTGGTGGTAAGACACCTTTAGCTAAAGCATTTAGCTCATATAGAAGAGTAGCCAATTCTGTTGAGATGCTAAAGTTTGTAGATACATCAATAAATATGTTTGAGACATATGGAGATGAGGAAGCTTCTACTAGAATAGCTAAAATTTATAGGGAAATACCTGAAGTTACTAGGTTAATGCGTCTTATAAATCAGTTGCATACTGGTGGTGATGTTAAGAAAGAGCTTAATGGATTTAGGGAACAGATAATAAAAGATAAAAAGTATCGTTTAGAGGTTAAGATGAATAAGTTAATTGCAAGAGCGAAGATGTCTTTTTATTTAACATATGCTATACTTGCTCAGGCAATAGTAAGTGCTATGGCATTGTTCTTCCCTAGAATGGATGTTATAAAATTTTAGTAGACTATAAAGATATTGAATAAAAGCTTGTTTATGTTTATTGATTGAGGATATATTATATATTCTTTAGATGTTATATTTGTTATATAGGAGGAAAACAAGTGAAAAAGATATTTATTGCTCTTATCACTGCCGCTGTAATGGTAACTATTGGATTTATTGCATTAAGAATCATCTTACCTAATACTTATGTAGCTATGGTTAATACTATAGAGAAGGGTATTAAGAGCGGTACAGGTATTGCATTTGACCTAAACGGAGATGGACAGGTTGGTACTGGTTCATCAACTAACACAAGTGCTTTAGACAACAAGGCTAAGCAGGGTGATACATCTGTTGAAGGTTTGGATGGTTTACACTAATTTGTAAATAATTGAACTAATTTAGGCTACAATTTAATAGGTTGTAGCCTATTTTAGTATATAGGAGGTAAAATAGTTTATGAGTGAATCATTAAGGTTTATATTTAAGACATTGATAAAAATACCATTTATTATAATGTTTACATATTTTATAGCCAATATATTTTTCTTTTCATTGTTTTATTTTAAGTTTACTGGTATAAGCTATAGTGTTATGAATACAGGTATGGAAAACAATTATATACCACCTGATGAATTAGCAACATTAAAAGCTACAGTAGAAAAGATAGATAATGACAGTGAGCTTATAAAAGATGCTAAAATAGTGGTAGATGGTTCAAATCAAAGAAAACAGTATGGAACACCTATAACAGTTGGTGTAGAATACAGATATAGATGGTTAACACCTTTAATGCCACAGGATGTAGGTCAAAGACCTGCTGATTTGAACTCCGGTAGCAGTATAGTTGATGATAGTACAGCTAGTGAGGGAGACATAAATATGTCACAGGCTGATGCAGAGGCAAGAATAAAGGCTTTATCAGACAGGTCATTAAATTCTCCTATACAGATAGTTTATAAAGTGCCTGGCTTACAGTATTATGCAGACTTGAATTAGTTTATGAGGATAATTTAATGAGCAGTGGTATAAAGAGTATATTTAAAATCCTCATAGGTGTTATATTATTTATGACTATTGGAATGTTTATAGTAGAGTTATATAACATAACAATAGCTAGTGAGCTACTAAAGTCAACTGCACATACAACATTATCTAGGTCTTGTGACTACTTTGCTCAAGAGAGCTACAAGAATGGTAGTGGAAATGCTTATCAGCTAGTAGGATATGGTAATAGTGTAGATACATCATTAAATGGGCAATTTTACTTTGGTTCAACTGAGCAAGTGTATGATAGATTATATACAAATAGTAGTAGCTTTGCAAATTATGTAAATAGCTTTAAAGACAAGTTTAGAAAGTTAAAGGTGCTTGGTAAAGGATTAGGAATTACTGGAGATGCATTATTAGATGGTGAAGATACTATAGCAAGTGATTATAGACAAGGTTTAGTTACTCCATTAAATATAGGTATAGCTTACTTAGATAGGGATACAGTTAATAAGATATTTAAGTGGGAGTTAGTAGCAGTGCTTTCAGCAGGTAATCCTGATATGGTAATTACAAATCCTGCTGATGGTAGCAATCCATATGTTGTTTATAAAGGATTTAGGATTTATTATAACTCAATATATGTGGATAACCCATCATATAGAGCTTATGATTTATTTAACGCAACTGATAAAAAAGATTTTGAGAAGTTGACTAACATTGATACAGATAGATACATATTAAATGCTAGAATAAATGAGAATGATGAGCGTAGATATGTAGTTGTAGCTTCAATGAAATATAAAGTTCGTGTTGGGTATGAGGGTATAACACCTATTAAGAGGCTCTTCCAGTGGGTTGTAAACACTGGGGATGATGAAAGATTTGATACTAACAGATGGCAAGGAGAAACAACTCTTAGTAGAGCAGGAGCAAGAAATGAAGATTTCTTTGGCAGTGGTTTGAATTATGATTCGTCAGTTGGTGTAGGAAATAAGATAATATATTACATTATAAGGTAGGAGGTTACTTTGGGTATATTTAGTTTATTTGGAAAGAAAAAGGTGCAGGAGCCTGTAGAAGAAATTCCAATAGTTGATAAAGCTTTAATTATTTTAACTGACAATCCAAAATCTGGAATGGTAGAGTATTTTAAAGAGTTAGGCATAGAGATAAAGGGGTTATATAAAAATCTAAATGATTTAAGAACTGATTTAATTTTATATAGCTCTGATATACCTACTAGATTACTTATTATGGATAGTGGAGTTGATAGGTTTACATCAGATGGTAATGGAGATAACTTATTATATGATATATTAGAGTTATCAAGTAATAATGAGTTTGATATAACTGTTTTAACATCCAATAAGGGTTTAATTAAGAGTATAAAGAGTACTTTAAAAAAGTTAAGCAAAACTGCTAGTGATAAAGCTGATTACTCAGAGTATGAAAGTATTAGTTTATTAGCTGAAAAATTAAATTCATATCACGAAAGATTTGTAGTTGGAGGTGCTGAAGATATAGTATTAGAAAACCCTTTAAGTTATAAAGGGGAGCCTATAGATGTGGCATATCAAGAGGGCATAAGATATAATGACCTAGATGATTTATCAGGAATAAACGATGATACATCTGGAGATGGTATAATAGGGTTTGAAGTTAAGATTTAACTTAGGTTAAAGTTGATTTGACATTTAAGAGATAACTTAGGTTAAACTTGTAAAAACAAGTTTTTAGCATTTAAGAGATAACTTAGGTTATCTCTTTTTTGTTGGTATAGCTTATTTGTAATTATAAGTATAATTATTAAATGTTAATCAAAAGCATAAGATTGTTATATAAATGTAAGGTAAGTTTATGAGTAGCTTATTACAATCAAAGTAAGTTTATTGTTTTTGATAATAGCATTAAAAATTAGATATAAGTAAACTTTTTTAATTTTAAGGAGGAACATATTAAATGTTATATGTATGTACAGACCAAGGGGCGTCTTCAACTAGATTTTCTGTTAATAACAGCAAGGTTTATAAGAACCCTAATAATTTTATTGATGTAGGCATTGATGATGATATTAGACATTCTCCATACTCAGGCGAATTTGTGGATAATATGGATTTAACAATCAGCAAAGATGGAGAAAGTGACTTTTTCCCTAAGAGAATTTTAGGCGGAACACTTGCAGAAAGATACTCCAGTTCTTCAGCCAAGCCTAGTATGCTATCAAACAAGAGTAGGCAGCCTGTTAATTATTACAGCATTATATCTTCAGTTGTTAATAGCATCTTAATCAGTGAGGATGCTGAGGATATAAAGGAGTCAATAGATGTATCTTGCTTTGTTTGTCTTCCACCAGTAGAGATAACTGGCAACAATGAGAATGAGGATTATGTTAAGGAGCAGTTACTTGGTTCATACAGGGTTAAGCTCAATAAGATGGATAGAGAAATTGAGTTTAACATAAAAGATGTTAGTGTCTATGCGGAGAGTGTGTTGGCTGTAGTTGCTTTCTTATTTAATCAAGATGCTACTCAGCGTACAGAGATGGCTAAGTACAATAAAGGTTATATACTTGGCTTTGACCTTGGAGCTAGCACAGCAGATTTGGTTCTTATAAAAGACAGAAGATTCATTGAGCGTTCTGGATATACCTGTAAGTTAGGTGGAAATATCATAGACGATTTGATGCGTTCAGAAATTCGTAGAAAGTTCGGAACTGAGGTATCAAATGATGACATAAGAGAGGCAGTTAGAACTGGTAGACTCCCTTATGGAAGCTCATATAAAGATGTGAGTGAGGAGCTTAAGAAGTGCAAGAAGCAATATGCAGGTATGCTGTTTGAAAAGATTGAGACTTATTTCGCTACTAATAACTTAGGTTTACAGTCAATTAAAGCTGTATTTATCAGTGGTGGAGGCTCGATGCCTTCTAGTTATATGGATGAGAACGGAAAAGAGATTATAACATCTCCATCAGTAGGAGAGTACATAGATGAAAAAATCAAGATGTCTTGTGACAGCATTGATATGGTTCTTTCACCTTCAGTAAATCCAAGAGAATGTAATATTGTTGGGTTGATACTTAGTATGAACGCTCAGAGAAAAAAGAATAAGGCTAAAGCCTAATAAAAAGAAAGGAGAGGGCTTGTAAATGTTTATAAGCCCTTAAAACTATATGCTAAATGTAGCGATATTAGTATGTAAGCAGTCTAAGATAAGGTTAAAGCATACAAAATCTTATAGGGCTATTACAGAAAAAGAGTTTTTGGGGTTTATGGAATATGACAATAACATAACCCTAGGAATTATAGAGGTAGGAGCTGATGCTTCAGAAGATGATTTAAAAAACATCATAAAAATTATAGAATATTGTGAGGCTAACCTAAATAAAAAAATCATATTGATGTCATATAAAGATGACTTAAATATGGATTTTGTAGCTTATAGTAATGATGAGTTACAAGATTTAGTAGAGTCAGAAACTGGTTATGATGTAAGTACTCATATAAAAGAAAGTTTATTTGAGGATGAAAATGTTGAGGTTAACATACCTCAGGTTGATAGTAACTTGGCTTCTAGTGCTGACTTTGAAATAGCTGATGAACAAGAAGAAAAAGAAGAAAACATCGAAGTTGTTAAGGTTATACATAGAGAAGATGAGTCTGAAATTGAGAGTGCTAAGATAAAAGAGTTAGAGTCCACAATAGATGATTTAAAAGAAAAGCTTAATAAATCTGTTATTGTAAACAATGACTTAGAGAATTTAAGAGATAGCCTTGTAAAATCTAAGAATGAAGTAGATAACGAAGTAATTAGATTGACATCTGAATTGGCTGGTACAAAGAATAGGATAGCTGAATTAGAGAGTAATGACTATGATGGTGAGATTGCAAGACTTTCTAAAGAGTTAGATACTTATAGAATAAAGGCATCTAGCTTAGATAAAATAGAAGCCAAACTCAAGGAGTTAACCAGTTTATGTGATGAAAAAGATAGTAAGATAGCTAGCCTAGAAGATGAAATCCATAACATTGAGAAAAATGCTATGGATAATGAATTGCTTAGGGATTTAAGTAAGAAAAGAGCTGATACTACTAGATTTTTAAATAAAGTTTATGTGGAGTTAAATAGTGCGTTTAGTTTATTAGAGTCTAGCAATAAAGAATTAGCAGAAACTCAAGATGAATTAAAAGAACTGCAAATTAGTTGTAACTCACTAAAAGAGAGTTTAAATAGCTCAAGTAATAGAGAAAAAGAGCTTGAACAAAAGATAGATAACCTTGAAGATACCTACAAAAGAGAGAAAAGCATATCAGATAAAAAGATTAAGCAGTTAGGTGATGATTATAGCTCAGCAAATAAGCAATTAGAAGTTTATAAGTCTAAGATAGCCTCAGCTGATGCTTCATTAGCTCAGAATAATGTTTTAAAGACAAAGTTAGATGCTACTGAAAAAGAGTTAAGTTCTAGAATAGCTGTTATTGCTGATAAAGACCTTGAGATTAAAAGGTTAAAACAGAGTGTAGGTAAAAAAGAAGTAGTGACTGTTGGAGTTGATAAGGTATTTAGTAGTTTTAAGTATGCAGGCAGTGCTAAGATAGTGACTGTATTTGGTGGAGGAAGCTTTGGAGTTACTAATACAGCTTATTCAATAGCTAGTAGACTAAAAGGAAAGATATTGTTTATAGATTTAGACATATCAAATCCTAAGTCTGACAGATATACAAAGAAAAATCCAATGGTAAATGTTACTGGTGTACCTAGTAATTTATATAAAACTGGCATTGGAGTGCTGTACAGCTGTGGCATAGAAAAGTTTATTGCTGAGTATGAAAAGCTTGGTATAAGAATTATAACTACTAGAAATACTGAGTTGACTTGGATAAGTGGTTTATACTCCAGTATAAAGTTAGAAAATATAGATTATACAAGTGATTTTTTAAATTATGTTGGTAACCTATATGATTATATAGTAATAGACTCTGGTAAAATAGGATATTCCAGTTTATCTGATAGTTTAATAAAGAGTTTATGTGATATCAGTCATAAGAGTTTAGTAGTATCTAGTAATGATAGTTATACTACTAGAGGAATTAGTTTAGCTCTTAATAGAGTTAAGATAACTAATGTAGGTTGGGTTATAAATTTAGCTAGTACATCTATAATAGGCGATAAATCAAAGAAAAATATGGGAACAAATGATTATTGCATTTTACCATTTAGTAACAGTATATATGGAACTGATAGACCTATAGTAGATGATAGCAATATAAATGGAAGGTTAGTTACATACCTTAACAAGTTTAATTTGGAGGTGAACAATGGATTATAAGGTTAAATTAGGAGCTACCCTGTCCTTCAATTTAGGACTTGAAAGGGATATGGTAGAGCAGATAGAAAGGTTAAAGGCTAAACATAAGTTAGGAGAGTTTATAAGTAACTCACTACGAATAGTATTTGAAAACCCTGAATTACTTGAAAAGTATAACTTAAGCTTAGAAAAATTTGGTTTGACTGATAATCGTAAGAAGTTAAATGATGCTATCAATATTGAAATAGGCAGGATACGAGATAGAGTAAATAAAACATACCAGATGGCTTATGAGTTATACAGTTTAGCTAAGTTTAATAAGCAGTTAAACATATATGACAGTTCAAAGAACATATTAGCTAGCCAGTTTATCTTAAATAAACAGATTGAAGATTTAAAGAGTTTATTAGGAGTAACTTGTATAGAACAGCCAGCTAACCTACATAAAGTAGATAGCAGTGTAGATGATGTGTTGGAATACATTTTGCTGTGCCACTCTGATATAGTGGATGAATTAAAATCTACTTTGACAGGTAGCAGTGATTACATATCAAAAATAGATGAATTAAATAATCTGGCTGATAAGCATATCAATGACAGTAAGCATACAGTTAAGGCAACTACATATGATGATAAGCCACAAGATAAAGAGGTGCTTGATAGAAAAGATGATACTGACTTAAATAGTTCAGAAAAAGTTAAAGAGACTAAGGAACCAATTAAAGAAACTAATGAGCCTGTAAAAGAGCCTGATAAACCAGACGAAGATAAAAAGCTTGAAGGTTTTGAAATGAGTGATGATGCTGATACAGATGATATATCTGACTTGTTAGGTTTGATGTAGACCTGTAGATTTGGAGAATAAGTATGGATAATAATAGTTTACCATTTATGCTGGAATTTAAAGGAGCTTACTTAACTAAAGATGACATTTTTGAGTTATATAAGAAGCTTAGTAATGATGGTGAAATAGGTATAGGAAACTTTAGAGTTTTAAATAATAGCTTATATAAAAAGAAGTATATGTTTAAGACTGATAAAGGTTCCAGATTGGCTACTAAGTTAGAAGTTGAAAAAGCTGTTTATGGGGTATTTTACAAAAAAGAGAGCATATTAGAATTTTATAAAACTAAGTATATATCTATATTATTAGATTATATAACCTCTGGTAAAACTTATGAAACATCTATAAATAAAAATAAGTTAATATCAACATATGAATATATGATGACTGATGAGTTTATAAGTGATTTGCATAAGATAAAAAATGCTCCTGAGTTTGATTTCTACAATAAAGATGTTGACATATCTAATTGTGAGTTAACTGTAGATGTTTTAAAAGAGATTAAAAAAGAGTTAGACCCAGATTATGGAACTGAATATAGCAAGATAGCTTTTAAAATAGCTAAGCAGGCTTTAAAGAATAAAGATTACATCCTATCAGAAAATCAGTTTTCTATTATAAGCATTGAGTATAGCAAGATAAAAAAGAGATTAAATAGTGTAGGCATTGAGGTAATTGATGTCGCTAGGCAAGTGAAATCAAACATATCAAGAGACAATAGTTACTGTAATATGATATATGATATAGCTAATCAGGCTTTAGAAAAAGGCAGTTTATCAGATAAACAAGAAAAGTTATTGATAGATTACTTTGAGAAAGAGATAAAGACTAAGAGTTTAGATAAGTCATCAGATAATACAGGTAATAATAGCATTGAAACTAATAAGAGCAGTCTAAAAAGATTTGATGACTTACCTGATTTTAATGATAATGATTTTGATTGGAACTAAGTAATGGAGGTTACATTGAAAAAATTTGCAATATACATTATAAATTCAGATGGTAAGAGCTGTATCATTGGAATTGAAAAAGATTATGACTCAGCTCTCAATAAATCTAAGTTATATAACAAGTTAGAAAAAGTACATTTATATGAGTATGAGAGTGATAGCTCTATAGATGATGATTTAGAGCATCTATTAGAAATTGAGAACATAATAGATAGCAGGGAGGAATAAGTAGGTTTATGAGTAAAATACATTTGATAATTGATTTTATGCCTTTGTATTATAGATATTTCTTTCAAATAAAGAGAGGAACACTACAAAATCTAAGTTATAATGGAATAGACACTACATATTTGTACTATATAACTAAAGAGATTGAGGAGTCGACTAAGCTAGTTACAAAGGATAGAGATAACATAGTAATTAGTATCTGCTTTGACTCTAAGAATAATAAGAGAAAAGAGTTTGACTCATCATATAAAAGTAACAGAGATAATGAACTTGGTAATTATGATTTTGATATGATAGATAATTTTATTTATCCTATATTTGATAAGATTTATGATAGTTACAAGATAGATGGGTATGAGGCTGATGATTTAATAGTTAAATTAGCTAAGCAGACAGATGGTTTTGATAGAGTTTATGTGATGTCTCCAGATAAAGACTTAGCTCATCTTGTAAATGATAAAGTATCCTGTATTAAAAGTTCTACAATGAACAGTAATAAATACATAGTAGACTTAGACAGTTATGTTGACATATTAAGTGGCAAGATGGGTGCCAAGGTACCTTATAATTCAATTTTATTGTATCTAAGTACAGTAGGAGATACACCAGATTGTATCAAAGGCATCAAAGGATTTGGTAAAGTAGCTTATAATAAATTGATAGCTAGCAATCCTAGTTTTGATTATTCTGAGCTAATCAGTAAGGATAAGATAGCAGACTTCTTAAAAAGTAATTTCGATGGAGATAAATTAGAGCAGGCTCTACATAGTTTAGAGTTAGTATATCCTTTAGATGTAAATATAGACTTTAAGAATACAAATGCTAGCAGAGAAGCCAGAATGGAAGTATTTAAGGAGTATGGATTTAATAGTTTATTAGGGGATAAGATATGCTGAATTATGATATGCTATCATTTCTAGGGTTTACTAGAGATGAAATTTATTTTGTGGAGTGTGCTTTAAATTATAACGGCAATAACTTGATAACACCATCTGCTATATTAAGAAAGTTTGTTAACGATAATAGAATACAGACTAACTTAAATTATAATAAGTTAAACTATTTAGCTAATATGGTGGTAGGTAATTCAAACAAAAGAGTTTTAAATAGCTTTAGTTTAATAGCTAACTTTAAAGGAACTTTATATAGTGACACTTATAGAAGTTCAGATGAATTTAAAGCATTAGAAATTTTAGCAAGACACTTTACATATATGAGAAATAACTTTAATCAAAGCAATGGAATTGAAGTTAGAAGTAATAGAGACTTGCCACAATCAATGATAACAGATGTTACTGAATTAGCTGAAATAGAAGGCATAGAGGATGAAGATTTTAGCATCTATAACAGCGATAGATATGAAGATAACAGTAGATACTTGAAGGTTAAAAGAAAAGGAAATGTAGTACAGTTAGAGCCAAAGAGGTTGCCGGTTCTAAAATATGGAAAGCAACCAAAAATAGATGGTGTCATTGAGTTAAGAAAAGATGAATACAGTAACTTTGGGGAAGATAGCTATACATTATTTGTTAATCACAAGTTTGTTAAGTTGCTTAACACATTTGTTATATGTATCAGTGTAAGGATGCCAGATAATCATTTAGGAATGATTGACATAGTTACAGAGAATGGTTCAAGGATATATGTTTATGCAACTGAATGGACAGCTAAGAACAGAAGATTAAAAGCATCATCGAATGAGTATAACTCAAATCAAGCTAGAATAGTTGACTATGGATATACAAATAAACAGTTAGAAGATAAGCTAGCAAGTGTAGCTACTAAGGTGTTTGATAAGTATAACAAAAAGTTAAGCCTATATGTATCCCCTGTTGTTGAGTATGACTCTGATAAGAGAATTTCACTAAATAATAATTCAAATATAAATAATAATGAGTTTAGAGAATTTAGAGATACTTATAGTGAAACTGAGCTAGACTTAGGATTAGATAATGATTATTAGGAGGAAATTGAGATGACTTTAGAAGAAGCAAAGGCTTACAAAGATAAAAATAGATGCTACTTAGATAGATACTTGGAGTTCATATATGATGGTATAAAAAGTTGCATAGACTGTAATAGAAATAGTTGTACAGTAAGGTTTAATCTTCCTGAAGACATAATGGATGGTTTATATGGTATAACTTTAGTTATAGATGATGACACAATGGTTGATGAATGGCTTACTAGAAGTGGAGTTGCAGACATAGCCAAAGATATTGAGTCACAAGGTTATGATATAGATGTAACAGTAGTCAGAACGGATGACAGCTATACTTTAGATTTAGATGAGTTTATAGAGTGTTTTGAGACTTTAGGTGTTGAGAATAAGTTTTTTGTAGACACTAGATATTATGAGTTAGAAGTAAGTGGCTGGTAAAAGAGATAGCAGGAGAGTTTATATGAATTTAAAAGAAGCAATGGATTTAAAGAGCAGGCACTTAAAGAAAATTATGGATATAGTCTACGACAGCATAAAGGAGAGTGTAGTAGACAATGACTCTAGTGTAGATTTAAACTTTACAGGTGATGTATCAAATCTCACTATGAGAGTTGGTGGATACGAGGTTGATAGCAAGATTGATAAACCAGCTTTAGTAAATATGATAGGTGAGCTTTTAGATGGAGGATACACTTTAAAAGCTAATATAGATGACAAAGAGTATTCTGGTGATAGTGTCAAAGGCTGTATATCTGGAATGGGTACTGGGTGTTATAGAAAAATTTATATTGTTATCAGTGGTTGGAAGGAGTGATAAAATATAAATATTGATAAGATTTATAGGCTAGCTTAATTATTATAATTGGTTAGCCTATAAGAATAATCTAATCAACTTATATATTTTTATAGCATATGACAGTATATAAAAATTGATTAGCTTTAAGCAGTTTTAAAGCTAGTATAAAAATTAAATTGTTTTGTGTGTTAGGTAATATTAAGTATTGAGTTTTTAAAGACTAATATAAAAATGAGATGCTTATATGAAAATTTTAGGTATGCTTTAAGAAAAATTTGGTTGACTCTGCAGTTTAATTTTTAAGAGGATTTTTGGGTGAATTTTTTAGTCGGGGGAGGTGGTAAGGTTGTTTGATGGTGATTTAGATAGTGGTAGTATTGATTTAGAAATGTTTAATATAAAAGTAGGCTTTACTGCTTCAGATATGGAGTTGCCGGTATCAGATATATTTAGCTTAGAGTTTATGAGGGATAACAATATAGATTCAAGTGAGACTGTCAGAAGAATAATAGGAGATGCTTATTTTAATTTACTAACATCAGATATTAGCAATAAAAGCATAACTGAATACAGACCATACTTATATTGGTGCAGTAATGGTAGGATATACTCATTAGATACTGAAATCTTAGGCAACATATTTGTGTATTGCAATGGAAAGAGATTAAATACTGTCAATTCAACTGGTATAGTAATAGGTTTACCAAATGACATAGAGCATAGTATATCAGACCCATACCTCTGGGCTATGAAAATGGGTAATGTAAACATAGTGTTTGATGGTGAAATATCAGTAATGTGTGATAATTATAACATTACATCTCAAGAGTTTCAGAGAGTTTACTGGGAATTGAAGTACAGCTTTATGACATTAAATGCAGATGCTATGAGTATTTTGCTAAAAAACTATGTAAACTGTGAGTTTAATGGAGATTATTTCATTTACAATAATAAGGTATGCTTATTTAATAATTGTATCAATAATCCATTTCGTCCACCATTAGTTATTGGTTCAGAACTTAAAGGTAGCTTAATACTTCCAAGTGGATGTTTGTATGCAGGTGCTATACTTGATAACTTTATTAGAGACGATATAGATTGCATAGTATTCCCAGAGAGCATTAGATATTGTAATAAAAACTTAGTATCTATTGGTAATAAGACTAAGGAATTGTATTTTAGCTCTAAGACTGACAAAGAAACTATAGCAGAAGTATTAGGAATAAATACTCTTGCTGTTATCGGAGATGATTTCTTATCAGATATAAATAAACTACTTGATGGGTCTAGGAAGGTTTATTTATACTAATAGAATAATTTTACATTACTTATATTTGTTAGATGAGTAAGTAATAAAGTTGTTTATTGGAGGACAAACATATGAAAGCAAGAAAGAAAAAGATAGTTTATAGGGCATACAAGTTTTGGGGAAAGCATCTTACTCCAGAGTTTATACAGTATGTAAGTAGGATGTCAAAGGAGCCTATCAGCTTTGATGCATATACTAAGACATTAACCATTCATAAAGAGATGCCTATGTATTTAACTGCTGGAAATTGGCTTATTGAAAATCCACTACCTAATGGAAAGTGCGAGTACTGGGTAGTTGAAATGAATATCTTTAGAAAGACATATAATCGTGTTGGAAACGGGCTGTATTGTAAAAAGCCTGTTACTGTTGACTACTTCAGGTTTGAGAGATTGGATGCTCAGAATATCAGAGATGCATATGCTTTTCTTGGGGTTAGAGCTAGCAATGATATGATAAATGCTTCTATGAGAGACAGAATAGTTCACCTCACATCATTAGAGGGTGCTGAGGTATGCAAGCTTGGGGATGTGATTATAAAGGGAGTAAGTGGAGAGTACTATTGTATGCCATTTGCTACATTTAATAATTTATATGAAAAGATAGGAAATTAGAATGATAACTAACATAATAAGAGAGCGGAAAGAGGTACATGTGCCTGTATGGGGAAATGAGGTTTACTCATACCCCATACCAGCTAAAACTAAAGCAGGGATAGTATACAGAGTATTCATTTACTCTGAAAATAAGGACAATGTTTTAGATGCAGGATTGCCATACAGTTTATTGGAGTTTAGTGCTAAGTCTTGTGATTTAGTATCTTATAATAAGCTGGATTATGACATAGATAAAGACAGGCTATTCTTGATATACAAGAATTTAGCTGAGGATTTAGTAGCAAACAGAGAAAAGTTGCTTAGTTTATTTGATAAATTAAGTGAGGTTCACCTATTTAGTGATAATATAAGTGACAGTGATGTGCTATTGCTTGAGGAGTATTCTAGTTTGTTATTATCTAGTGTACCTCCGAACCATGTTTATTACTATAAAAAATATGGAAAGGACTTCTTTGACTGGATAGAGAGGTTAACGAAGTAATGGTTTAATGTGGAACTTTATAGTGGTAAGTATTTTGGAGCAGACATAAAGATTGAGTATAAAGATGGCACTATAGAGATAAGTAGATTTTTAGATGACAAGACTTTTAAGTTTAATTACACTGAGTATGAGGCTGTAAACTATCATACTTTAATACTAAAAAGATTGTGTAATTGCATGGTAGAGACATTAAAAGAAATGAATAACAGTTTAGAGATAAACATAAACTGTGTAACAATAAGCCAAGACGGAGTATATGGTTTATTAGATGTGTATCCTAGTTATGCTATAGATGTCATAAGTGAGATTTTAAATAAGTACAGAGAGTATATAATAAAGCCTAGTTTATTGGTTGACTGTGGAATAACTCATGGTATGTACAGGGAGGCTCACATAAAAAAGTATGATGGCATATTATTAGGTAATAGAAAGTACATTATAGAAAGTATATATCTTGTGCCATATTCAAATAAAAGCATAGTAAAGTTATTCTTTTCAGATAGTATGTCTGCTTTTGATAATAATGAAATAGAAGAAATGCATGATAAGGCTTTAAAAGAAGGAGATGACAGAGAGATAAATAAGTGTGAAGCTAATTTATTTAGCATGGGCAAATTATAGAATATAAGCAGGAGATATAATGTATCATATAAAATCAGGTATTGACAAGCCAGATTTCATGTTCTTACTTGAGGAATTAGAGGGAATTGTAAAAGGTAAGGGTTTAAGGCTTAGCAATAAAATTTTTGAGATAAAGGATAAGTTATCAAAAGATGTTAGTAGTTTTAATGCTCTTATAGTTAGTCAGTATAACATAAATAACCCTAATTCATCTGCTCAGATACTTAAGTATATGGGGGAAAATTTGGATTATGACTTATTGGAAATATGCAGAGATGAAAAGACTGGGAAGCTTAGTTCAAGTAAAGAAAATTTAGCTGAGCTTTCAAAGTTAGGTTGTGCATTTGCTATAGACATATTGAACTATAGAAAATATAAGAAGCAGTTGGAGTATGTTGAAGGTTTATTAGGTAACTGCGACAGGTTTGGAAGAATATTTCCTAACATAGATTTAGGGGCTACCAATAGAGTCAATTATACTGACCCACCATTGATGAATATACCTAAGGAAATACTTTGGGATGTGTTAACACCTAGAGTAGATGGTAATTATCTAGTAAGCGTAGATATAAAAAATCAAGAGCCTACTGTTTTAATAAACTGGAAGAATATAGAATGTTTAAAAGCTAAACTAACATCTGAAAGAGGGCTGTACTTTGAGATATTTGTTGAAATATTTAATAAAGAGCCTAATGACTTGGAGTTAAAAGAGTTAAAGACTGCTTGGTTAGCTCTAAATTATGGAGCAACTAAGATAGGCATAAAAAATATATGCTCACTTATAGATGGTGAGGCAGTATATGATTATTTCAATAGCATAAAAGAAATAAAGAGATACACTGGAGAAGCCTATGGGTTGTCTAAGGCTAAGTGCAGAGTGGCTTATACTTATTTCGGAACAAAGTTGAACTTGTCAGCTAGAGATGTTAACTCTTTAAAGAGACAGCATTTAGACTTCCCAATTCAAGGAACTTGTAGTGATATATTATCAATGCTGGTGAAAAGGTTTAGGTGGTATATAAATACTTATAATTTAAAAGATGTACTCAGTATATATTATACAAGACACGATGAATTGATTATAGAAGTTGATAAGACATTTTATGAAAAAAGAAATGCTAGTAAAGATGAAAAAGACCACATAAATTGTTTATTAGGTGATATATTAAATCATAAAGTAGATGATTGGGTAGAATTTAAAACTAAGATAACATTAGTTAAAGGAGAATAAAATGAGCGATTTTAATATAGCAGAAGCAAGAAAAATTTATAGTAATAGACTGGCTGAGTATTCACCTGTATTTGATAGCCTATACAGTGAGTTTGAAAGTTACCTTAAAAGTATGATTGAGGGCATAGGGGCTTATGAAGTTTACTTTGGTGAAGCAGAGTACAGAAATATAGTAAACTCTTATGAGATAAAGATAGGCAGAAAAAGTTTATTACCTTTGAGTAGCCCGCAGTACATTAAAGAGTTTATGGGTAGAGCCAGAGACAGGCTGAATGAAAATGGTTTCTTTGTTAAATTTATAGATGGTAAGCGTAATTCTGATAGCTTCTTCTCTTCAAGTGAACTTGCTCTTGAGATATATGGCTGGGATACATATACATCACTTGATGACTTAAGTAGTTTGGATAATCTGATAAAACCAGATGATAACTCATCTAAAAGTGCATCAGATTGGTTTGATGATAAGCCTGAGGAAGATGCAGATATTGAGGATAGCCTTTATAAAAAGGATATAGTAGACTTTTTTGAAGATACAGATGCTAAGGAGAAGTCCAAAAAGTACAAAGGTAACTGGGATTTAGATGATGGATTTGAAAATTTAGATGATGACTATGTAGATGAAGACTCTATAGATGATGCCTTTATGAATGAAGACTCTGTAGATGATGGTGTAGATGGTGACTTGGATGATGACTTGGATGGAGATGGCTTTGACCATATAGATATTGAATAGTTTATAAGGAGGATATAAATATGCCTAAGAAATTTGCAGTAAAGACAAGTAAAGGTGTGTTTTACTTGACTAAAGTAGTTAGAGAAAAAGTTAAAATGTCAATTCCAATGCTTACAGCGGCTTTTATAGTAATGGGAGCTGGGTTTGCTTTGAGTGAGAGTGAGTTAGTTGCTTTAGCAGCTTCTCCATCAATAAATCTTACAGTAAATGCAGATAATGCTAATGATGGTAGGCTTTATTCTGATAATTGGAGATTAAACAGCTCTAATGATTGGGAGTATTATGACAATGGTAGAAAGGTAACAAATGCTTGGATACAAGACCATAGCCATTGGTACTTAGTAGATGAGAATGGTACAATGAGAGTTGGTTTGTATCAGTCTTATGGAAAGTATTATTTACTTGATGATGTAAGAGGAACTGGTACATATGGAAAGTTGCTTAAGAATGGCGGAGTTTATAAGGGAATTACAATTTCAGCTGATACATCGGCAGATTATGAGGGTGCTTTAAGTGAAGATACTTTAAATAGATTAGCTAGTGTAGGAATTAGTAGAGGAAACGCTACAAACGTTACAGGTACAGCTCATAATACAAGCAACGGAGATAGTAATACAGCTACAGCTCCTATAGTAAATGCCCCTGCTACTCCAGCTAAATCAGGTAATGTTTATGATGTAAGCCAATACTCAGGTGATGGTAAGTATCCTGTTAGATTGCTTACCAACAGAGAGGGTGGAAATATAGTTACTGACATCTATGAGGGTGGAAAGTACTATTGCATTGGTAATGATGGTAAGAAGTATAAGAAGTCTTTAAGTTCAGCTACAGCTAGATTTTTCTTATTTGCTGATGATATTTTAAATTCAGACTGGGCTAGCTATGTAGATAGCAAGAGAGTAGCTCCTGATGGTGGTTACTATGAGAGAGGAACTTATGATGGTGAGAATGTAATCTGGTGGAGTAGCTCTTATGAGAATATTGTTGGAACTTCAAGTTCAATACCTTACTTCTATAGAAGTTCAGGTTATACAGTGCCAGACCATTTAAAGAATTACTAAGATAGTTTATAGGCTAAGCTCTAATTTAAGGGTTTAGCCTATAAGTATATAAAGTATAGTTTATTTTATATAAGTAAATTATTACTAGATTGGGAAAGTAACCTATACATACGGAGTGAATTAAACTAGCCATTAAAAGTAACCTAGAAAAGATTAGTGAACTACTAAGCTAAGTAAGTAACCTGTTGTAATAAAGTGAGCAAGTTAGATAGCTTTTAAGTGAATTAACTAGTATTGCAAAGTAAACTACTTCAAAAGAGTGAATTAACTTTATATGGTAAGTAGACTAAAAACAAGTAGTGGATTGGCTATAGCTTAGCCGTTTTAAGATAGTATATAGTTTATGTGGGATATGTAGTAACTAATGATACAAAGTAAGCTATTAAAATGAAGTGAGATAAGCATATAAGATACCAGTAACCTTAAAAGATGGCTAGAGAATTAACTAGGGGCGTCTAGTAACTTAATGGGGCAGAGTGGATTAACTACAACTATTTAGTAAACTATAATGGCAGAGTGAATTAACTCATTATTTGATTATAATTATTTAGTAAACTAGAGAGATGGAGTGAGCTAACAGATATTAGTAAGCTAAGGAGGAATAGCGAATTATTGAAAAGCACTATTAAAATATTGATTTGCTATAATGAAGAAGTAAACTAAAAATTATTAGCGAATTACTATGGGTAAGTAGAAAACTACATAGTCTAAGTGAGTCTATTAGATAACTAGCCATATCAAGTAACCTGTAATGTATGAGTGTATTGCTAAACAGAAAAAGTAACCTATTAAGCGTTAGTGAACATATTATAGATTAAAAGTAACCTTATGAAAAGAGTGTATTACTATTACAAAGAAGAAAACTACTAAAAACTAGTGAATTAACTTGCCAAAGATGGAGTTTATGTGGGTTAGCTATAATCAGTTAGAAACCTAAATATAACAAGTGGATAAGCTGTAGATTAAAAGAAAACTTATTAAAAGAGTGAATTACTATAAAGATAAAGAAACCTACTTGGATTTAGTGAATTAACTACACATTTATAAAATCTAGAGGACACAAGTGAATTAACTGCCCATTTAAAGTAACCTAGCATACTTTAGTGGATTAACTAAGCATAGCTAGTAACCTAAAGTTGAGGAGTGAATCAATTAAAATATGTAGCAACCTAAAACAATCAAGTGGATTAACTAATAGCCTCTAGTAACCTAAAACAATTAAGTGGATTGGATATACATACATAATAGCCTAAGTTAATCAAGTGAATTAACAGTAGATTTAAGATTAAAATGGTTTATATGGCTATAATACTAATATATTAAATAAACCTGCTTATTCTAGTGGGGCAAAAACATTAGGATACTAAACAATTTAAGTAACCTAAAACAGAATAGTGGATTATTGATTGCATAATATTTTGAAAGTACAAAGGCTTATATATTAAATATAAGCCTTTTAATATTATATAATAAATAAAATAAGTTCAAAAGAACTATAGAAAAGGAGAGTTTATGAGCAAATATATCCTAAGGGATGTGTTAGATGCATTATATGATATGCAAAAACTTCGTATAGCAAGTGGTAACAGGCTGTATCAGATATTTAAAGATAAATCTGATGCTGACAGTACTATCAAAGATGAAATTGAGAAAGAGAAGCAAAAAGAGACAGACAGTGAAGAGGCTTTAGATGTAAAGGCTGATGAAATCTTAAAGACAGTAAATTCAGAGTATAAGGAGCTAACTGCCTATATGATGGATAACAATAAGACTATAGCTTCAGCTCTAAAGAAGATTGAGACAATTAAGATTTTAACTAAGACAGATTATAGTATGGTTAAAGCTTATAATTTGTTATTGGAGTCAGAAGAAAGCTATAAAAAGGTTTTGGAGGCAAATATAAAAGACCATCCAGTGTTTACTGGCTTTTTAAGTCAGGTCAAAGGCTGTGGACCAATGATGAGTGCCAACATAATAGCCTATTTAGACCCTTATAAAGCTAGACACGCTTCCAGTTTTAGAAAGTATGCTGGCTTAGATGTTGTTACTACTAAGGATAAAGATGGAAATCCTGTAGTAGATGAGGATGGAAATATAGTAACTCATGGTAGAAAAATGGGAGACACTGAGGATTATGAGTACATAGATAAGAATGGCAATAAAGCAATTAAGAAAGGATTGACATATAATCCAAAGTTAAAGTCTAAGCTAATAGGAGTTTTAGCTTCTGGAATTATAAAGGCTAAAGACCCTGTATATACAAAGATTTATTATGATTATAAGTTAAGGCTTGAAAATCACCCTAAGCACAGGGAAAAGTCAGCAGCTCATAGAAATAATATGGCATTACGCTATATGATACAGAAGTTCCTAAGTAACTTGTGGGTTTATTGGAGAACTTTAGAGGGGTTAGAGGTTACTGAGCCATATGAGGTTGCAAAGTTAGGAATGAGACCTCATGGCTTTAATGATGGAGATATAAAGCGTATGGAAAATCAAAGCAAACAGAATAGAAAGGAGGGTAAGTAATTATAGGCTTTTAATAAACTAGCTAGCTTTTAAGCTAGCTAGAATTAACCTGTATAGAATATGATTATTTTAATTAAGTTACTGGTTGTGGTAGTTGCATCAGTAATAGTATTTATAGCTTGTTATAATAATTCAGGCTTAATCTAAGGAGAGAATAAAAGATATGGAAAATAAGGAAACAGTCACTAATAAAGATGTGGCTCTTAGTAAAGGCAGTCTTAAGGTAGTAGCTGGTAGTTTATGTGTGGTGGCTGTTATAATACTTTTATTAACATCGTTTTATAATGTAGACACTGGTCAGGTTGGAATTGTAAAGAGGTTTGGTAAGGTTATAGCAATCAAGGAAGAGGGATTAAACTTTAAATTTCCTTTAATAGACAAGGTTTATAAGATGAATGTTAGGGAGCAGACTTTAAAGTTTAGCTATGAAGGTGATAACAATGATGCACCTGCAATATCAGCTTCCACAAAGGATATGCAAACAGTTTTAGTATCCGTAACTGTATCAGATGTAGTATCAGACCCAATGAAGCTATATAGAGCATTTACTGGTAATCATGTAAGAAGTATGATGGTGCCTAGGGTAAAGGATGCTGTACAGTCTCAAGTAGCTAGATACACTATAGAAGAATTTATAGCAAAGAGAGACCAGCTATCAAAAGATATCTATAATGATTTAGAGAATACATTTGCTGGATATGGAGTTACTTTAACAAATGTTAGTATAATAGACCACGATTTTTCAGATGACTATGAGAAGGCTGTAGAAGCTAAGAAGATAGCAGAGCAACAAGTAGAAGAAGAGCGTCAGAAACAGCAAAAGCTTATAGTAGAGCAAGAAAATAAAGTAAAGCTTGCTGAACTAGAGGTGGAAAAGAAAAAGCTTGAGGCTGAGGCAAATAAAATAGTAACTGACTCTCTATCAAAGGAGATTTTACAAAAGCAAATGATTGAAAAGTGGGATGGCAAGTTACCATATGTTACAGGTGGTAGTGATACAATATTATCACCAGAAATGTTTGCTAGATAAAGGAGATTAAAATGATTGACATTTTAATAATGGTGTGCATACTATATGCAATAGTAAAGTTGTTTTTGTTAAGAAAGTAGTGGGTATTAAGTATGAGTAAAACTTTGGTGATAATAGGCTTAGTGATTTATTTAATATCAATGATAATATATTGTTTATTAGCTTTGAGCTTATATATTCCAAGATTTTTATATAAGGTGGAACATATATTAAAGTCAAAGATTATTATGAGAGCTATAAATTTTGTGTGTGAACTTGGACTTATATTAGCTATCATAGCTAAGTTTGGAACAGTTGGTAATATTGTAAAAGAAGTTCTTACTTTACGGACTTTGTTTTGTGTTATAGCAACTAGTTCGATGGGGTTATTTATAAGCATTAGCTTAGAGAAAACTTTATTAAGTAACTCCGAGTTTAAGAGTGCAATAAATGAAATTGTTTTTATGGTTGCAACTATTGGATTGTACTTTAGCTTGTTTATGATGGTATAGTAGAGTTTAAGTAACTTATAAATGAGAGGTATTACAGTGGAAAACAAAGTTAGTGAGAAAAACAGAATTAGAGAGACAGTATTGCTTGATTGTTTTTTTTAATAGTGGTATTGGCAACATTGAGCTATTACTTATACCCTGTAATACCTAGATACATTACTGGAGTACCTTGTTTATGTTTGGTACTGCTCACTGTTGTTGGCGTTGCTAGGGCATTTTGTGATGTAGACGAGATACCAAGAATGATGCTTTAGTTGTGCAGTAGAAACAATAGCAAGAATTAGTAATCCTTAAGGAGTATATGATAAATGGGTGTATGTAGTAGTTTAATTGTAATTGCATTAACTACTAGACTACTTTGTGGTAGGTCTAGCATATGTAATTATAATTCTGGTTCCTTATCAGATGGAATTAGAGAGTTTATCAGTGATTTTAAAGAGATGACTATTAGAGATGTACTAGTGAAAATTACAGTAACTCTAATAAAAATTTTAATTGTACTTTTTGGCTTATTGCTGATAATATCATTCATGGTTGCTGTTGTAAATAACACTGTGGCAGATGTAATGACTGTACAGCTACTACCCTAGTAGTGTTGTTAAATACATAAGGAAATAAAGGAGGAATATAGAAATTATGAGTAGCAAAGATATAAAGTGCAGTACACTATTATTGTACGGCTGTTTTATTTAATAGATAAAGGAGGAAAGCATGAATAATTTATTATGGTTTTCACTTATGTGTTGGATATTTAGCAGAGATAAAAGCAGTTCTTCAGCTAGTAGCCTTAGTATAGCAGATAGATTAGCTAGGATGACACCTAAGGAGAGGTCAATAGCTATAGCTAAGATAATGATAGCAATTATACTAGCAGTTATAGGTGTAGCATTGCTGTTTAAGGGTATCAATACAATGGCTAAGGCTACAGAAGAAATGGTAACAAGACTTAGTGGAGTCAGATAGATTATAAGTAATAGCAGGGGTTTTATAGCTCTTGCTATTTTTATTTATTATAGATTAGTGTAATTGGAGAGATACTTATACAATTCAGAGAGGCATTAAGATATATAGAATGTAATAAATGTTTATAAGGAAAGGAGGTTTACATGGAGGGTGCAGTTTTTCTCACAGTAGCTTTAGGGCTACTGCTAATAGCTGTCAGTAGTTTAAGTACTACAGCTAGAGGATTTTTAGGATTTTGTTTATATCTATTGATATTTGCATTTGCTTTTGTATTTTTGCGTAGTGAAGCAGTAAAGCACTTTTTTGAGTCACAAAAAGAAATAATAATCTTAATGACTATAGTTTGTGCAGTAATACTAGCATGCGCATTGACTTATGGTTTAGTTGATTCTGCTGTAAAGAAGGGAAAGGCAGATAAAGATAATAGGGGTAATATATAATGCATATAAATTTTTGGTGTTCAGTTATGTTTATTGGGATAGGCATGGTATCTTTTATAGTGATTTCTCTGCTGATTTTTGCTTTTGTGCTTATAGGTAATGTCTTAAGGAGCTTAGTAATTCACAAAGTTGCAGTAGATTTTGCGTTTGCGACTATTGCTTTGTTCATAATGCAGATATGGTATATACTACCTACTGGCAAAAGCGTAGGAGAGGTTGAAATAGCAAAGATGATTGCAGTATCATTGATTGGGGCAGGTATAGATTCATACTCACTTGGGATTTTTAAAAGAATACTATCATGTAGTGAGGTGGAATAATGAGGATACTTTAAGTTTATTGGACATAAACATAATACTTGGAGCTGATAGTGAGTACAATTATAATAAAGTAGCAAATAACTTAAATAAGTAAAAATAAATAGGCTTGTGATAGATTTTAATTGATTTATCATAAGCCTATTTTTGTGCCTATAGCTTGATAATAGTCTAGTGTATAAATATAAATTTTAAAGGGAGATTTTAGATGCAATTAGATTTGAGCTGTATACAAAAGGCAAGACAGGAGTATTTAGATAACAATAGAGTTATAGGGGAGTTAGCTGTTATGTGTGTAGCATACATAACAGATAAAGTTAGGAAAGGAGACCAATATGTTAGCTTAAAGCATTCATCTGTTACTAGGCTTTACAATAAGATTATCAGAACTTCAAATAGTTCTGCTGATGCTGTAGAGTTGAGTGATGCTACATATGAGGCAGTCAAGGATATACTAATAGAGAACTTTGCTAACAATGGTTACAAAATTGCTTACCTCGGCGATGCTAAAACATTGGTGTTTAGTGGGTGGTGCTAATGAGTGCAAGAGATTATGTAGGTTTATATGATAGTTACTCCAGTATAGGGGCTGAATTTTGGATTGTGACTATAGTTTTGGTACTGGCTGTAGTAATTAACATAGGGCATATTGTTTATGTGGTGTACAGTAATTCAAGACATAGTAATGCATTTGACACAAAAGGAGTAGTAAGGATAACTGGTTCTCTGGTTATTGCAGTAGTAGCAATACTAGGTATAGTTTATATGCCTAGTATCAATAAGAGAAAGTCAGAGAGCAGTAAAAAGGCTATGACTGAATATAATGTGGGTGATATGGAGTCACTTGGAAAAAATATTAAGTACTTAAATAAAAAGATTGATGAACTTAAGAAAGAGTACTCAAACTTAGAGGGCATAATAGGTAAGAAGAGTGTATATCATCCGCCAGTTAGATACAAATTAGGTACTACATATCATACTCGTCCTGGCTACTATACTCATAGATTAGACAGTGAGAAGTTTATAAATTATACTTTAGAATTGTGGTATAATGGAGATGTAGCTGATTTAAGTCAGTATTTCAAAGGGTTAAACATTGATAAATTGGCAATTGACTTAAATAATAACTTGGTTCATTAAGGAGGAAGAATGGAAAGGTTTATTAGTTTTAATAATATATACAGTGAAATTAAGGAATTAAGTTCAGCATCTGCAGATTTAGCAAAGTCAGCTTCTAGTTTTAGAATTGCTAACTATGTGCTTTTTGCTTTGTTAGTTATAACTGCTGTTCTTATTATATCTTTAGTACTTGTGCATGTAAAGAAGTTAAAGATTGACTGTAATGATTTAGAGTTTGCTATAATTATTTCTGCATGCTCATGTATTGGTGCTTTAGTGTTTAGATGCTCACTTAAAGATGACTACTTATCTTACAAAGAAAAGTATACTGCAAAAAGTGATTATGTTACTGCACTTACTCAGAAAAATAATGTTGATGCAGATAGCTTAGTAGCAAATGTAGATTACTTACTTTCAGTATATGATGAGTACAGTTCTAAGTATGAGAATTTAGAGAGTAATGTAGATGGAAATTATATGGGTAAAACTCTTAATTTTGATACTTCTGATAAAGACTTTCAGACTGGCATTGGGCTTTTAAAATTAGGTAAATATTCATATATAGATATTGTGCTAAACAAGTTTTATAATGGAGTTAACATATTAGATTATCCGGAGCTATATGATGGAGCAAATATAAAGTTTAATAGCTATGATAACCATATAAGTTTTAGAAAAGATGAATACAGAGAGATTGGCAACTTAGAGGATGTATTAAATAGCAAAGAGTTTGGATATGATACAGTAGTAGGTAACCTTAAAAAGTAGGGGAGGGTAGCGTATGACAGGGTTTATAATCATAGTATTTACATTTATAATGGCTTTTGCATTATTGCCAATTTTGATAGCTGTATGCAGTAGCATAGATGATTACACAGCTTTTAAATATGATTTAGCTTTTTTAGTTATAAGTACAGCTTTGTATATATCACTATATACTTTTGAGGTAATTACAGTAAAGAGCATTACAGAAGCAAATATGGTAAGAATGGCTTGTATATCAGCCATAGGAGCATTAGTAACTATAGTATCCTTTGGTATCTTTGACAATATTGTAATGAAAGCAATTTAACCATAGGCATAAAGGAGTTTTAAAATGAATAATGTATTAGTATTTGGTCTTATATTATACGGGTTAACTGTTTTAATAGCCATTGTAACTAACATAATGGTGTTTATCGGTGCGGAGTTAAATGATAAAATGTTTAAATCAAAGACTATTATGAATATATGGCTAGCTTGTAGTATAGTAGGGTTTGCTATTTTGTTATATGGGTTATATGTAAGTCCTGTAGGATTAAGGTGTATGCCTAATTCTTATAAGTTAATGTGTGGAGCAATAGTTTTAATGTCTGCAATATTTATTAGGATTGCTTTGTGTAATATACTTAATGAATGGGCAAAGCAATATAAATATTTTATAAATGTGAGTAGTGCAGTATTATGTAGCCTAGCTGTTTTGGTATATTTAGTTATAGCTTAGGAGGTTAAAATAGAGTTTATATGGCAAATTTAGGAAAGTCAAATACATTAGAAGTTAGCAATAAGCTAAATTATTTGAGTCTATATGACAAGCTAGAGGATAGCAAACATAAGAAGATGCAGATAAAATCTGAGTACACTGTATGTATTCTTACTACAGCTAATATAGCTTTTTGGATATTAAATACTTTAATATTTAAGATGGGTTATGATGGTGGATTCTTGTTTGGAGCGCTGTTACTAGTATTCAGTGGGTTTCAGTGCTATATATTGTATAGGTGCTTCAATAATTCAAATAAAGTATATGATAAAGAATTGCTTATGTCATTTGAAATGTGCAATGTAAAAGACATAAAGTCATTTAAGGATAATATAGAGACTTTAAAAAGCAGATATAAAGCTATGAAGATTGTTTATAAGTCTTATAATGTTGATAAGGATAATTATATAGATACTATATTGACTAAGTATTACAATCCGGAAAGTCTTATACCTTCAAAGCAATTAAATGATGCGTTTGATGATGTAAAGGCTAGTTTAAAAGGGGAATAATTTATGAGAGCTTCAAGTATTGACTTAGTTAGCCTGTATTATACTTTAGCAAGTAACAACAAAGACAGAATAAGCAAAAGAAATAATATAATTGACATTGCTTTTTTATCTAGTTGCATAATATTAAGCTTGTTATCAATATTCTTTTTATATAGCTTAGTTTATTGGATAGTACCTATAGGGTTAGCAGTGGCTGTACTAGGATATGCTGAGTTAAGCAAAGTAAAGATAATAGATAACTTAGGTGAAATAGCTAAAGAAAGTACCTACATAGGAAATTCTGATGAACTAGTCAGTGAAATATTAAATGTAAGTATTGAGACTTTTATGAGAGACTTTTACTTAGAGCATAAAAGGTACTTACAGGTATTAAAGCATATACAGCTAGTAAATCCTAGTAATTGTATAGGAGTAAACTTAAATGAGTATGTAAGGCATAATTTGGTTTATAAGTATACTGGAGTATCTTATAAGTGATGGAGGTTGTTAGATGATAAGTTATAGTAGTTTAGCTTATATATTAGAGAATGATAGAAACTACGGAAGAGCCTATATAGCTCTATTTAGCCTAGTTATAATTACATTTATATTTGGAAAGCTTGAGAGTGACAGGGCTAAGAGATTTAGCTACATTAAGAGTTTAGCTGTAGTGTCTGTAATTTACATAAGTTTAAGCCTTACATTATCTAGCACTATAAGTAGTAGTGTAAGCTCTATTTTTAGAGATAGAGCTGTAAATAGATTAAGTTGTATGGGAATTGAAATAAATAGCTTTGAGTCTAACACTGAATATCTTAGGAGTTTGATTTATAAGGGATATGAAAGCTTTTATGGAAAAGAGCCTAACAAATATTACATAAATAGCTTTATAGACAAGGTGCTGTCTAATTACTATAACAATAAGAACTTAGATTTAAGAGAGTATTCTAATGTTATAGATTTAGATAGCATAAAGCTTAGGAGGTGATTGTGGAGAGCAAGGAGATTAAGGTGTTTAATTACACTGATGAAGTAAATAAGTTTAACTTTATAAAAGAGCATAAGCCTCCTACTTGGATTGAGCTAATTAAAGATAATCTGTTAAGATTGTTTGTAGGCATAATAGCTTGTTTAACAGTTTATGTGATAACTTTTGGATTTAAGGATAGAGGAAATAAGATAACTTATATATTACCAGTAGCCATATATTTAATAATTAGACTGTTACTTGATATAAAGAGGCTGTTATTTCTTAATTTATATGACTATGAGGGAGGCGTGAATAGTGAGTTAGCTACAAATGGTATAGATAAGACTATAAGAGAATTAGATAGCTTAGTCTTTATTATAAGAAAGGACATTATAAACAGAAAGAACAAAGATATTAAAGTATTTAACTCTCCAATAAGAGGGCTAGAGCCTGACATGAAAGTTGATTTCATTGTAAACATGGCTTTGAACAGGTATTTAGATAAGGATACTTCAATAAAAGATATGTATTCTTTGGAGTTTGATAATTGGTATAGGGTGTTAAAGATAGAGTTGGATAAGGTGGGTAAACTAAATGAATAACTTTGTGTCTTACAGTAAAATTTATAAAGACTATAAAGACTATAAAGATTTATACAGCACTGATAAGAAAAAGGTAAAAACATATTATAGCCTTTATCTTGGAACTATGTTTATATTAACTGTAGCTTCATTGATTTGGTTTATAAGGGGTTTGGAAACTGGATATAAATATAGTGATGCTTCATTCTTTACAGCTTCTTTTTTCTTAGTTGTTCTTATAGTATCTTGTGTATACTGCAAGGGGATGCTTGATAAGGTAGATGATTATAATTCAAGCTTATCTTATTTAGAGAAATTTAACTTTGAAAATTTTAAGGACAACTATATATTTCTTAATCATTTCATACTTAGCATAAGAAGTAGAGACAGATATAGACTGTACTTGACTGGTCCAACATTTAATTTCAGCAATGAACAGTATATAGATATAATATTAAATAGATTTTACTCTGGTATAGATAGCGACTATTACAGCATAGCAAGAATAGTAGGAACTAATATGATTAGTTTATATGGGAATGACTTAATATCTTTAGATAGCATAAATTCAATTTTAGGTGATTGCATTTACGGATATGCTAAAGTAGCAGGCAAATTAAAGAAGTGAATAACTTATAGGAGGTAATATGGATAACAAGAAAGGTGGCAGTATGAAAGACATAACTAAGTTAGATGTTTATGGAATAATAGTTCTTTTAGTAACTCTGATTTCTGTAATAGCTATTATGAATGAGAGGTTAGCTGTTTTAATAGTATTATCTTTGGGAGTAATGGCAATATCACTTACTATTTATTCCTTTGTAGTTTATTTAATGATTATTAAGAAATCAAAGAATAATACATCTGATAAACAAACAAATAACTTTTAGGAGGTAAATATGGTTAACTTGGATAAGAAATGTAATGATAAAAATAGAAGATTAAGTGACATAGAAGAATTAAAGGTTAACTCAGTGATTTTGGCGTTCTTGATACTTTTAGCTGAAATATCAGCATATGTATTTAATGTGCCTGGCATAGTAATGCTAATAGGAACAATTATTCTTGGTGGAATAGCACTTAGTATTTGTTTGAATTACTTTAAGCTTTGCTTTGGTAGTTCACTTGAAGATAAATCAAATAAATAATGTGGCAGGCTTGTGATAAATAATTAAAATTTATTGCAAGCCTATTTTAATATCTATAGCTTTATTATATATTAAGTATAATATAATTTAAAAGGAGATTGTTTATGACTTTGGATTTAAGTTGCATTAAGAAGGCTAGGGAAGAGTACTTGTTGACCTATAGGTATTTAGAGCCTCTATGTGTTATGTGTGTTGGATATGTAGCTGACGAGGTTAAGAATGGAAGTGAAACTGTAACATTAAGATATGCTTCTGTAGTAAGGCTTTATAACAAGCTCAGGAAGATGGTTAATGCATCTGCTGATTCAGTGGATTTGCCTAGTGGTTTATATGATGCTGTAGTTAAGAACTTGATTGAGGCATTTGTTAGTAACGGGTATCCAGCGCTTTATGACACAGCAGATAGAAGCATTGAGTTTAGCGGTTGGGCTGAAAGTTAGCAATTTATAGCATGGTAGCTGTCAATATAGGCTTTGATGGTTATATAGAGATAGCTAGCGTGCTATTGGAGGTATAAATGACTTTTTATAGATATTACTGGCTATATGAGAAGTTAAGCAATGTTAAGTTAGAGGATTTTATACTATATCTCGGTATAGTAAGTTTATTAGCTTTTGTAATATGTTTAGCTATATATCCAAGCATACTAAAAGCTCCTATAAAGTTGTTCCTAATATCTCTAGCAATAAGCTCTACTATATTTGGAGTGTCTAGCATATCACATATAACTAATAAACATAAGCTAGAGAGTAAAATCAGTGATTTTAAAATAACTAACATAGAGAGCCTAAGAAATAACATACAGACATTAAGTGTTAAGTATGATAGCTTAGACAAAGATATTAAGACTTCTTTATCTAAAGAGGAGTACATAGATATAGTTTTAAACATATTTTATAATGGGGCTGACTATAGAGATTTTGCAGAGAAACTTGGAGATGACTATGTTATTAAGTCAAATGATGAATTAAGGCTTAAAATAAATCCAAAAAATAAGTATTGCTATGATGTAAGTAAAGATACTTTAAACAAGATACTAGGAAATGATAAGATTTATAATGATTCTGTATCTGGGTTAGAGAAATAGCTTATATACAATATAATAACATTTATATAATTAAGATATAATTATAAGTTAAGGAGGAGCATTTATGGTATGATAAATTTTTACGAAAGCAGTAAATCACCTATAATTAGAGCAGTTATAGGAGTAGTTCTTTTGCTTGTTGACATAGTTAGCTTGAGAGTTTTAACACTAGCTATTAAATTCAAAGGGTTTGAGACATATGCTGTAAGTTTATTTGTAAGTTTATTAGTTTTAATACTTTTAATAAGGCTAGTAAGCAAGGGTTTTAGTAATAAGGCTAATATATTTGTTTTAAATCACAATGTTAAAGATTTAAGGACATTGAGAAAAAACATTAGATATCTTAGTTCATGGTACAGGTCATCTAGTAAGCTTATAGATGATAATGGAAAGCCTGTTAAAAAAGAGGAGTATGTAAACTATATCTTAAATAAACATTATATAGACTCTAATTTATATGACGATTTGATAGATAACAGTATATTAAGTTATGAGAGAGTCTCTAAAGGGCTTATATAGCAGTTAGTAATGGAGAAAGAGCATGGAAGTGGAAAAAGCAATTAAAAGAAGAGTACAGCATATAGGAATAAGCAGTAGAGTAGGAATGTGTAACTATATATCAGCTATATGTAATGAGCATATTACATTTCCTATGGCTGTATCTGTAATTACAAGCTTAGTAATGTGTCTGTTGATACATGGATTGCCAGAGGTAAAAGATGATTTTATAGTGCTAGCTACAGAGTTTATAGGGTGTTTAGTAACTGTATACTCTGCAACTATGATAGCGAGCTTTATAATTTTTTATTGCAGGGTAATGAGAGAGCTAGACACTATGATATGTGGAGAGAACTTATGGAATATAATAAAGCATAGTTCAATAACTATAACTGGAGTGCTGTTAGCTTTTAGTATTGTAGGAATAAGCAGTAAATATGTAATAGAGGCTGTTGGAATTATTTCAATAATACTTATGGTTTATGTAAAGCATATGATATTAAAGGCAAGCAGAAATATTTAGGGCAGATAAGCTTATAGTTGTTATAGTATGTATCAATTATAAATTGGAGGTTAGTTTATTTGATAAAAAGACTGATAGTAACTTTAATGTTTATGAGTTTATTATTAAACTTTAAGGCTTATGCAAGTCCTTTAGATGTAAGAGATAGTGCTATAAATGGAGGTGATATATCAAGCCATATTGGAAATAGCTTAGGTAATTTTAAAACAACTGGATATTGTAGTTGTCCAATATGCAACGGAGAGTGGTATGGGTATCCTACTAAGTTAGGAACTGGATATACAGAGGATTTAACTATAGCAGTTGACCCTAGCTACATTCCATTAGGTGCATATGTGTGGATAAATATACAAGGAATTGGTTGGAGACTATATCAAGCACAGGATATTGGCTCAGCTATAAGAGGAAACAGAATAGATATTTATGTTGGAGACAATCATGGTAAATGTACTCTTGGTAGATATAACAATATAACTGAGGTTAGGGCATATATACCTTAGATAGAGATGAACAGCTATAGTAGCTGTTCTTTTTTAATTAGTAAAGCTTTAATAATATATTTAACATAGTTTATATGATTTAATAAACTAGTTATTGTTTATAATGAGAATATTATTTATATAGGAGGATTGTTATGAATATTCTAAATAGCAAGAAGAAATTGGGAATAGCAGTAGGCTCTGGAGTAGCTATAGTTGCTATTATTATAGGAGCTGTTGGTTTTTCTATGAAAGGCAAGAAAGACTTAGGAGATAAGCCAACTTCTCACGTTGAAACTGTAACAAGCAGTGATATGGAGAAGAGGAGAGCTAATGGATTAGATAAGTCTGGCAGTAATGAGAGTGCTAGTGACTCATCAAATGAAAGTGAAAGCAAGGGTAGTTTATTAGATGGAGTTGAAGACGGATTGGGTTATGGCTCAACTGGAGGAGATACAGAGACAGTAGCTGACAATTCACCTGAAGAAAAAAAGGAAGAGACTGCTGATGTTAGTGAAATAAATGACCCTAACGCAGATGAAATCCAAGATGAAGAGGGTGATGGCTTCAGTTATGAAGTTGACCCTGAAATGGAAAAGCAAGATGCAGAGGCTGAAAGTGCTAATCAAGCTAACATAGGTAATGCTTCTGAGAGTTTGTCTGGTAAAGCAGCTGAAGAGTATATATCAAGAGAGTTAGAGGAGAGAGACAAGGCTCAGGCTGAGATGGCTGGTAGAAGTGGACTTGAAGGCTCTCCACAATAATTTAGCAATAATGAGATAGGAGGAAATAATGATATTAAAAAGGATATTAGCTTTAGGATTGGCAGTTGTAACTAGTTTATCAGTTTTAACTACTAATGTTTATGCTAATTATGTTAACTCTGGCTCTTCTGGTTCTGAGGTAGCAGGTAGCTGGGCTGAATATGCTCATAGATTTTTTGCTTATCCTCATAATCAAGGAATTAGAATGTACTTGGTAGGTCAAGATGGAAACTTAGTATCAGATGCTGTAGATATACTTGAGAGATACCCTTGGCAAATGAGCAGTTGGGGAAACTTTGGAGGAGACTCTAGGGCAGCTTATGATAGATTTAAGTACTCATATGGTTGGAGTACTCCACAAGTAGATGAAAGAAGAAAAGCTAGAGGGTTAGATAAAGAAAAGACATTTGCTTATCTAACAGGTGTAAAAACTCTAGGGTTTAATGGAGAAAGCATAAACAACATAGCATTTGGAGTTGATAGGCGACCATTAGTAAGTATGGATAATGTAAATGCTAATATAAGATACTTGCATTTTGGAGAGTTTAACAATGAGTTGATAGAGGCTACTAGAAATGTTACTACAGGTGCTTATAGCTTTACAGGAGGATTTGTAGACCCATCCTATTTAATGGGAGAGACCTTCTATAACGGTGGTAGTGTTATAGATAGCATATTAAAGAATAAGTATGGCAATAATATAGGTGCTTACTATATAGTTAATATGAAGCTTTCAAAAGGTAGCTTTAGTGCAGATAGTAGAAATAGGTTGATATACACTGCAGGGTCAGGTGGAAGATACTTATTCAATCTATTAGATGATGGAGATAGAAGTGCTGTAGACTCTGGTCAAAAGAAAGTATCAGATATAATGAGGGAGAAAAAGTATAAATTAGCATTAGAGCCTATTTACTACTTTGTACCAGAACTTATAAATACAAGACCATTTAATCAGATATCTGGAAAAACATATTCATACACTTTATCACCTCGTGTATTTTATGGTACAGTATCAAGTTTAATATTCTATGTTAAGGATACAATAAATGAGGTAATACAGAGTGATGGAGAAAATAGTGCACTTGGACAGTTTTTAAAGACATCTTCTGGCAAGATAGATTTATCTGCTATAACTGTTGGAGGAGACTGGAATACAGCTAATCTAGGTATATCTACATTCCAAACTGAGAAAGAGGAAAAGTTTGGAAATGTGACAATAAGTAAGTTTGATGCAACTCCAGATATACACACATCAAAGGATTATTTCTCGCTTAAAAAGTTAAGTGGAGACTTATATCAAAATACAGCTCCTTTCCAAGGATACGGAATTATGTTTTACAGTGTAGAGGATACTGGAGCATATACTTCAACATTTGACTCAGATAAGTATGGCAGTGATTATAACGAAGGACCTTCCCCAGAGAATACAAATAGTGATGGAACATTCCCAACTAAGTATCCATCTGAGGGAAATGAGTTTAAGACAGTTAATAAAGACCATAAATTTAGAATAGTAAAGTTTTACAGAGAGATTGACGGTGATGGCAATAAGAAATGCATTAAGAACTTTACTAGAGAGAATACAGTACATAATATAAACATAGCTGATGAGGGTGATTATAAAGTAGATGGTTGGTTTACTGGGGATTCAGATAGAGTTCCAACTAGCCAAAGTGATTGCTTTGATGCATTTAAGAATAGTATACCTAATATTCAAAGAGGTGGTAGCTCAGGTTCAGTGAGTATCCCTCCAACAAGTACTGAGAAAACATTATATATGGTTCTGACTAAGAGACTTCCAAGTACTCCAAAGACAGTAACTGGAACTCCTTCAAAGTTAACCCTAGAACAAGACGAGTTAGCATATACATATAAGTTTTCAGATATAAGAACATTGTTTAATGTAGGGCATAAGATACCAGCTAAGAGAACTATTACAAAGCGTAATGTCTCAATGGACAAGAGTAACTATGATTTTGAAGTAGTAAACTCTGAGAATTATGGAAATTCAACATATATAGGAGCCATTGGAAACTTTGCTCCAAGAGAAACTGGTGTAGTAAAAGTAAGTGGCGATATAAATTATAGTTTATCCGGAAGAACTTTAACTATCCCATCTCAGAGATTAGATAATTTATCACCTAATTTAATGTTCTCTATATATAGAGACAGAGCAAAGGATAAAGTTACATTATATCCTAAGTACAATGACGGTGTTAAAAATGAGTTAAGACAGATAGGAATAAACAGTGTAGGATATAGTCCAGCTCAGAACAGAGTAGGAACTAATACAGGTAGTGGAGCATATCAATCGCAGTTTAGAGCTACATATGGTTATAAAGCTAAAGATGATTTAATCAAATATAGTTATGATGTAAAGCGTAGACATGGTGATTATGAGACTGTAACAAGAACTTTTAGAATAACTGAAGGTGTAGGACTTATAAGCCAGCTAAGAAATTACTATAATACATCAATAACTACTAAGTATTTCTTAGGACAGCCTAATACTGGAAATGTATTGCCTAATAGAACAAGTAGAGAAAGATTTTCAATAAATGGTAAGACATTTAATGGTAATCTATACTATGATTATTCAAAAGGTAGCTTAGGATTTTATCCATTTACTAGAATGAGATATCATAGTGTAGCAGATACAAATAATAAGTTTGCATTTGTAACTTCTACTAACAAGAGTAGTATGTATGGAGTAACTGCTGTAGATAGTGGTGTTTATAGGTCAAATCCAACAAAGTATGGTATAGACATCCAATCAAATCAATGGAGTACACATACTAGAGCAGTTGAGGGATTAAGTAGACTTATAGGAAATTATGCACAACCTAATAAAAGTTTGATACCAGGTGGTGCCACAATGGATTTAAAATCTGCTAACACATCAAATGATGCTAGTCAGATATGGTTAGGATTTAGAACATATCAAGTTAGTTTACCAGATAGTTCATCTGAGGCTTATATAGAAAAGACTGGTATAGATAGTACAAGCAGTGCTATAGATAAAGGTAAAGCATTTGCAAATGAAGTTAAAGATGTTATAACTGGTTACCATGTAGAGAAGTTTGCTAAAGCTGGTATAGTAAATGAGAATGGCTTTACAGCTCCAACAAAGGTATTTGCTGGTGGCTCATTTGGTGGAAATAGACTTTCAAGTCCATCTGATAAAAAGTATTACTTAAGAGATGATGTTACTGGCTCACAATCCAGTGCAATAGATGTTATAGGTGAGGAACCAATAACTCAAGTAACTTATAGAGTTTATAAGAACTCTGCAAATAACTTATTAAATTCTCAGTTTGGAGTAATAACAGTTGAGAAAAATGGTTCTGTATTAGTATCAGGTAATAAATCCAGTGTACTTGCAAATCAAGAGGTTAAGGATTTAGATAGCAGAACAAAAGTTATTACAAACTTAGATAATGCATTAGATAATGGTGGAAACTCTTCAGATAGAAATAATCAAAATTGGTATTATGAGGGTAACGAGCCAATCGAGGTAGTAATGAGTACATTTGCATATCAAATAGGTTTTGGTGGTAATAATGCTGTAAGAAGTGAAGTTATAGACCCTAAGTTGGTAGGTAAGCTTGATAATAAGGGAGATTTGCTTAACTTTGATGATGACAAGCTTACAGAGAAAACAAGAACAATCCAGTATAAGTTAAGCTCTGGTAGTGATAAGGCAAAGACTAGTGGAGCAAACTATATGGGAACATTTAACGGTATAAAAGTTGTAATACCTGGTATGACAGATGTATTTAAGTCTAGATTACATTATATGGGTAATAATACTGTACAGGATTTGAACTAGCTTAGTTTAAATTAGAGTTTATGTGGGGGTGCTTAGTTTAAAAATGAACTTAGTACCCCATTTTAATTATAAAAGTGTGGAGGTAACTTATATGAAAATTGAGTATTTACAGAGAATTTTAATTGATAAGCTTGATGAGTTAAAATGTATATACTCTAGCGATTTTATAACTGAAATGAAAAATGATATTTTGAATGAAGAAGATATAGAGAAGCTAAAGGAATTAGATGGCTTTGCGACAGATGGTATATACCTTCAATATTTTAAGGACAACATTCAGAAAAAAATTAGTCCACTCTCCCTATCTATTTTTGAGTTAAAAAATTATATTAAAAATAGTGGAGGGGATGAAGAGAGTGTAAGGGATTTAGGGGATTATGAAAATAATTTTCATAAATCCGGAGATAGAGTGAATGAAATTTCAGATAGTTTATTGGGGGAGGGCAAGCCAAATGAGCCAGAGGAGTATGAGAATAACAGAGATAACGAAGATAGCATCAATATAGAACTTGAAGATGACGAGGATGATGGAATAGATTTAGAGGATGACGGAATAGATTTAGATATAGGCAGTGACTATTGGGATGATTTTGACTACAATGAAGAGGGTGACACCAGTGAAGAAGATGAGCCTAGCATAGAAGATTTAGTGGAGTATGACTTAGATGATGAAGAAGAAGAGCCTGATGAAGAGGATGATGAAGAGCCTAACGAAGAAGATTTAGTAGAATATAACTTAGATGATGAAGATGACTCCGATGAGGATGAGTCAGACGAGGACTCAGATGATTTAGTAGAGTATGACTTAGGTGATGATGAAGATGACTCAGAAGATGAAGACAATGACTCAGATGACTCAGGTGATGACTCAGTTGACTACAACTTAGATGATGAGGACAATGAGGACTTAGTTGAATATGACTTAGATAGCGATGATGAAGACTTAGACAATGAAGACTTAGATGGTGAAGACAATGAAGACTTAGATGATGAAGACAATGAGGATTTAGTAGAATATAACTTAGATGATGAAGATAATTCAGATGATGACTCTGAAAATGATGGCTTAGGCTTTGAAATGGATAGTTATTTGGATAGTTTATTAGGGAATAATTCAGATACTAATAAAAACTCATCTGATGACTCTGATACATCTAATAACTCTGCTAAAAGCAATAGCAATAGCTCAACATCTCAAAATACTTTAGACAAGCCTGCAAATAATACTAAAGAAAAAGTATTTAATAATGATTTTTCTAATAATGCTTGGGATATCCTTAATGGGGCTGTAGATGGCATATCTAAGATAATTAGAAAGTTCTAGGAGACTTAGATGTTGTTTTTAAGAGACTTGTTATGTTTAAGTAGTGGTAGGTTGTGTAGTTTATTAGATGCAAGTAACAGTTTAAAGGTAGTGGAGGAATTGCTTACATATTATGATAGGAGTGCAAAATTAGCGAATATACTTATAAAAAATAGCACTAATAACAGATTTATAGGTGGTTTGATAAAAGATGACAGTGAGATATTAAAAGACTATGGAGATGTTATTAGGTTTGCTATTATGAATAGCGGAATATGTATAGGTTTACTTGGAATAACTTATAGAGGTCATATGAAATATGAGGTAAGCTATTTTATATCCAAAGATTTCAGAGGTAAAAGCAATATTTCGAGTTTATTAGACTTAGTTAAAAATGTAGCTGATAGATATAACATAAGTTTAATAGCTAGAACTACTGATGACAATTTAAAATCTAGGCATTTAATAGAGGAGCATTTAAAGCTGACATTTTATTATAGGGATAAAGACAATAATAATTTATTTAGGAGGTTAGACTGTGGAAAAAGTTGTAAACGGGCAGTTGGTAGATGTAGGTGACATTAGGCTGTTTGAGTTAGGTTTAGAGGGTTTATCAATAAATAAGGTAGCTATAAATAATATAAGCATTGAGCTTAAGGATGATGAAAATATAAGCAAATGCATTGAAATTTATAGCAAAGCCTATAGGATGTTGCCTTTCCCATTATATTCTGTTGAGACTAACTTAAAATACAGTTGCATAGCTAACATTATGAAAGGCAAGTTAAAATTTGACTATAAGCTATGGGTAGATAAGAGTTTAAATGTTTACATAGTAGACTCAAAGCTGTTAGTAAAGTTCATAGGTAACACTTGGGGAGTTGATTACATTGAGGAGCCATATAAGGACAATACTGATTTAGACATATACAAGAGAGATGTAGGCTATAACGAATTTAGTTGGGTGCTGGACAATAAAGATAACTCTAATTTAACATTAGACTTTTATAGTGAGTTTATGGGGGATTTCTTAAGAGCTTGTGGAAACAATGCTAACATAATGGTTAAAGAGTTTTCTAAGATACTTGACTTTGAAAATGTACCTAAGCCAGTGAATATAATGGATAATCACATAGTAGACAGCACTGGGGAGTATGAATACTTTATAGATTTCTATTGTGCAGAATTAAGAAAAACTGGAGATAAGCAGTATTCAATAGATTTAACTGTAGATGATGATGAAGATACTGTAACTTGTGAAGATGATGTAGAGCCAATATTTTCATTAAATGCTTATAAGAAAGCCAGTTTAAATGATAAAGGCATATTTGGGGCAATGGAGTTTGACGCTGAATTAAGTGAGAGGCTTTGTAGAGTACTTGAGATAGATGAGGACACTTCAATAAAGGGAGTTAAAGTAGAGAATACGCTGTTCTTAGAAATCAATAACACTGTATATTATTTTAATACTATAAGTAATAAGTTTGTAGCTATTGGAAATGGTATAACAATATATAGTTTTAAGGATAACTACATATACTTCTTGAGAAAGCAGTTGATTAGGGAAAAGACGTATAAGAGCATAATATATAAATATAATATGTTTAATAGCAATATAAATATAGCTAAAATATCATTTAACTAGGAGAAGGTAATGTTTAACAGTATTATGGAAGTTGCTGAATATATAAACAAAGATGTTAATATAATATCTTGTGGAGTGACTTTAGATGACAATAGGTATAAAATAAATTTATATACAAACTGGTTTGGGTGTTCAGAGACTGTGCCTGATGATGACAAGTTAGAGGAGAGAGTAAGGGGTCTATTAAACAGAGTGGGTATGCTAGTTAAGTTAAATAATTACATAGCTACAAAGAATAGCTTACTTAATATAACATTTGTTTATAGTGATGTTGATTTTGTGACAATGGAAAACTATAATACAGTGTTTATACATATAAGTCCAGAGAATATAAATATGCTACCTTTAGATGACCTAGAGGCTGAATTGCTGGCTGATAAGTTAATGGATAGCTTGAATATAGTTGAGCTATTGCATTGTATAGATAAGCATAAGGTTTTGGGAAAGCATAGGGATGTTTATGAGGTATTAAATACAGGTATGAATAACCTAAATGATGTGATAGCATCTGTAAAGGGAAAAACTAAAGGCAAGTTAAGTACAGTTATACTTTTGATTATAAGGGATTTAGCAATAATAGCTCTATTAAGAGTAAATATCCTAATTGATATAAGAGAGATAGATGTAAACATATTTGATAATAAGGTGCTGTCTTTAGATACTGGAGCTGTATTAAATAACAATGATATAGGAATTGTTATTGCTGATAGGGTTAAGACTCATATAAGCAATAGCATTTAAAATATGGAGGATAAAGTGTATGGATGATTTTGATGACTTTTTAGATGGCTTAGATGACATTGGAGATGATAGTGATACAGATGATTACGGTAATTTAGATGATGACTTAGATAGCCTAGATGAAGACTTGCATAATGACTTTGATGACGATAACTCATCAAATAGTGGCAGTTCAAATGATAGTGAGTTATCTGGATTTTATGGAGATGAGCCTAGTAATGATAGACCACCTGTAGATAAAAAGAGGACATTTATAATAGGTGGCATAGGATTAGGAGTTATACTTATAGTATTTATTATAGCAGGGTTTGTTAAAGCTCATAAAGACAAATCAAATGTAGTTTATGAGAGTAATACTGAGGTATCAACTCAAGTTAGTGTAGCACCACAGGATAGCCAAGTTAAGACTGTAGAAACTCCAGTTCAACAGCCAGTACAACAGCAGGTAAGATATAGCGATGGCTGGTCAGTTATAGAGCCTGACAAGACAGTTAATTTAGACTCTGAGGTTAGTGGGGTATTTACAGTTACAAATATAAAGCATATGGCTAGGTCAAATGGGATTGAGACAGAAGTTAAGTCAGTGGCTTCTGGTAGTATATCGGGTTTGAGTGGAACATATGATATAGAGTTGCCGTATTCATTAGCTAGGTTTGTGACAGTTGGAAATACTTTAAAACTAAAATACAAAATAGGTCAGATAAATGGGAATAGTATAATCAGTGATTTAAAAGTGGAATAATAGCAATGTTTATTGGGAATAGGCTATAGTGTTCAATGTAAAGCTATAAGAAAAAGTTATTATTTTTTATAATAAAAAACTTGACATAGTTTATTTGATAATATATAATGAGATTATGATAAAGATTAGTTGTTAGGTTGAAACCTAGTAATTAGTTATAAATATTTTATTTTAAGGAGAAACAAGATGAATTTATTTGATGAGTTAGGAAGTTCAGTAGGTAACGAGAGTGAAGAGGTTAAGTTTGACAGCCTTAATGCCGTAGAGACAGCTGATGCAGTTACAGATGCAGGTGATGCTTCTGCTAAGAAGTCTTCTAAGAAAGACCCGTTAGCTGACCAAGTAGCAAAGGAGCTTGCAAAGGAGCTTGTTGCTAATGATGAGTTAAGAGCTTTGTTTAAGAGCAGAGTAAACGATTTGTTTGTTACAAATACTCTTGCTTTCTCAGATAAGGGTGGACAGATATCAGCTGGTTATGATGAGGCTAAGAAAAATGCAAAGAATAAGGCAACTCGTAAGCTTGAGATTGTACCTGAAATCGTAGGTTACAATGTAAAGAATCAGGGAGAACAGCCAATAGAATGTGACTCTCAGGTATGGCATCAGAACGAGGCAGGTAAGTTTGTAGCAGAGCCTACAAAGCTTGTTATTAACCCTGGTGAGGAAAAGAGCATTACTAAGCGTGATATGCTTATGATTACATCTCAGCCAGAGTTCTCTGGAGAGTTTGCAAATGGTGTTATGACCACTAAGCTTAAGACTTCAGAGATGGCTAAGTATGCTGGAAGCGAGGGAGGATTTGACTTTATTGCTTCTAAGTATTTCATCAGATTTACAGATGGTGGAGTAAGCGTACACGATGATGCAGTAAAGATAAACATTTCTCATCAGGAAGAGAAGAACGGAAACACTGTTTGGGTTGTAAATGACGAGTATAAAGCTCAGTTCGGTTTCCTTGAGAATGAACCTGAAGCTAAGGAGAAGGCTACTAAGAGTGCAGCTCCTAAGGAAAAGAAGGCTAACAAGATTAAACTTGAGACACGAAATGTCAATGCAGCTTTCCTTGCTAAAGCTCTTAAGAGTGCTCAGGAGAACTCAGTTCAGGCTCAGTAATTAAATTATTAACTACTTTGGCTACTGTTGATTGCTAGGCAGTAGCAGTAGCCAAAAAATCCATGCTTTTATTCAATAAGTATGAGGGGGATAGGGGTAAAAGCCTATCTCCCTTATATTTTTTGCATAAAAGATTAAGGGAGGATAAAAGATTGGATTTCATAAGTTTGTTAGGGGATAACAAGTATATTTTGATAATAGTGGCTATTGCTTTAGTTGCTTTATTCATAATATCACTTGTGAAGAAAATAATAAAGCTAGCTATAGTAATTGCAATAGCATTTTTATTAAATGCATATGCTATTGGGTTTATAAGTAAATTCAATGATGAGTTTGGCTTTAAGTATAAGGATGGAATAGTTTACATAGATAATAAGTATAACAGTGGAATAAGTTTCAGTGCTAATGAAATAAAATCTATTACAGTAGATAAAAGTAAGAGTAATGATAAAGAGCTTGCAGTTGTTGTTAATTTAAAGAATAATAGTACTGTTACATTTAATATAGGAAGCCAGTACGAACAGATGGCTAGGGACATAATAAATAAAGCTAAGTAGCTCATAGACATAAATATAACCTTTTAGTACTTAATATATAATTTTAAGTACTGGGAGGTTTTTTATTTTGTTGAAGTATAGATTATTATTAAGTGATAGATGTGTTATAGATGGAGTGACTTTGTATAGAATACAGGCTTTAAAGGATTTTGGAGATGTTAAAGCAGGTGACCTAGGGGGATATATAGCAGACTCTAGCCAATTAAGTCAAAATGGAAATTGCTGGATATATAGTAAGTCAAATAAGTTAGTGAGCGGAAGAGTAACAGAAAATGCTATTATAGATAGCTTAGGGAGTAGCAGGGATGGCATAATAAATGGAGATGTGTTTATTTGTGGAAATAGTAAGATACTGAATGATGTAGATATAATTGGCAGTGTAGATATAAGAGGTAACAGTATAATATCCAGTAAAGCTTCAAATATAAAGGGATTTGAAAACATAAAGGGGTTTGAAGATGAGGTAACTATAATAGATGGAAGCTACAGTTACATAGGCATATCAGACAGTATAATTTTAGGAAGTAGTTTAAAACCAAGAGTACCTATTGACTTTAGAGATGCATATATCATAAATGCAGTAGTAGGTAGACTAAGCAATGATTGTAAGATATTTGGAATAAACAGTAGAAAGACTATAGCAGTATACAATAGCTTTTATAATGCAAAGAAGATAACATATAGTGAGAATAATAAGCTTAAATTCTTTGGTGAGTTTAATAGTTTATCTGCTAATAAATTAGAGTTACTTTATACAAAGGCGGAGTGAGGTTAAACAATGAGAGGTGACAGAGAGGATAGCAGGAGCTGGGCAAGGAAATATAGACCTAGCAGTTTAAATGAGTATATGGGAGCTTCTATTAAACAAACTGCAGTTAATAGATTAAGAGATGAGAGTAGTTATCCAAGAGTTTGGCTTTTACAAGGAGATAGAGGTTCAGGTAAGACTTCTTTAGCTAGATTGATAGCTTTAGAAATGCTTTGTGAAAACAAAGTAGATGGGCATAGCTGTGGCAAATGTGAGATGTGTAGGGAGATAAAAGATAACCTATTGTTTAGTGACAATGGCTCTACTGCATCAAATGTTATAGAAGTGGATGTGGCTAATGATGGTGGTAAATCGGCTGTAGAAAAAATTATGGAAGAGATGGATACTGAGCCTCTTTTTGGTAAGTATAAGATATGTATACTTGATGAGTGTCACAGACTAACAGTTGGAGCTCAGAATAGCTTACTAAAAAGACTAGAGGAGCCAAGAGCATATGAAGTTTATATATTATGCACTACAGACCCAGATGACTTGCTAGAGCCAATAAGGAGTAGGTGTGAATTGACATTAACTGTTAAACCGGCTAACATAAATGAACTGGTGGACAGGCTATTGTTTATATGTCAACAAGAAGATGTGGAAGTTAGCAGAGAAGCTTTAGTAGCCATAGCTAATGCTAAGGAGTGTAACCCTAGAGAGAGTATTATGCTACTAGAGGGAATTGCTAAGTCACATGACTACAAAGTGACTTATGAGACTGTTTTAAAAGAGACTGGTACTATACAATCTGATACTTATGTTAAATATTTTAAAAGTGCAAATACAAGTATGAGTGAGATAATCAAGTTTAACTGGGAATTAAAGGCTAATGCAATACAACCAAAGGATTTTTTATTAGGGCTTAGTAAGTATATAATAACTTGTTTGCGTATAGTAGAGGGCTTAGGTATAGAGATGTATACTCCAGGTTATGTAAAGAAAGTAAAGGATTTCTTTAAGACATATACTCCACAGGATGTAGATGTACTCTTACAAATAATAGAGTATGCATTAGATAAATTAAATAAAGACAACAGCATGGGTGATTTAATACTAATGACCACTGCAATGAGGATAAGCAAGATAAAGCAGTTGAGCCTAGGAATTGACTTATCAGGTGAGAGAGATATTAGTTTAAAAGAAATAAATAAAGGAAGTCAGCTACACATCGAACAGTTAAACTCTGAAAAGAACAAAAAGTCAGCTTTAGAGTCTCAAGTAGATATAGATAGCTCATTACTATCAGCTTCATTTGGAAAGGAAATGTTGGAGGTTACATCTAAAAAGCCAATATTATTTGATGAAGTAGATGAGGATGACAGCTTAGCATCTGACGAGGATATACTAAACGATAAGCTATTTAAGCTTGGATAACATTATAATTATAGAGATAATTTTCATATAAAATAAAGAAACGGGTATGCAATCTATAAAAATTTAGATTGTATGCCTGTTTTTGTTTTATAAGTGAATAAATTTACTTATAAAGGAGGAAGTATGAGGAAATTATTCTTAGTTATAGCTATGTCTTCAGTGTTAGCTATGCCTGTTTATGGGTCTAGTTTATCAGATATAGCAGGGAGAAATAATACGCAGACTGTAGTCCCTAGTACTCAGGCACAGGTTCAAAGTGCTGTTCCTAATCAGGCTAGTGGAAATCAAACTCAAGGTCAGACAAGTTCGGGATCCAATAAGAACTCAATAAAAATAGACAAGAGTAGGAGTGACACTATAAATGACTTAGCTGGAGCAGCTGATTTTAGTGGAGACAGCCAGATTGCTAAAGATTTTCAAGCAAGTACAAAGCCTTATATGATGGCAGTTATGCAAATACTCTGCTGGACAATAATGGGTCTTTTAGGTTTATCAGTATTATTAGATATGCTTTATCTAGTATTTCCACCGACTAGAGGTTTACTTGGTGGAGGAGCTGGTGCAACATCTGCTACATCTGGAACTGCAACATCAGGTTCATTTGGTGGAGGCGGATTTGGAAGTAGCGGAGGCTTCGGAGGAGGCTTTGGTGGAGGAGGCTTTGGTGGCGGAGGCTTCGGAGGAGGCTTTGGTGGTGCACCTGCTAGTCCAACTCCAGTTAAGCCTGCTGGAGGAGCTGGACTTTGCTTAGTATCTCAAGAGGCAATAAACGCTGCTACAGCTGTTAATCCACAGACTGGTCAATTAAAGAGTTCAGTATCAGCATATGCTAAGACAGCTTGGCTTAAGTTGATATTAACTCCAATACTTTTAGCTTTGACTATTACAGGTTCTTTACAGCAGATAGGTCTTACTATTGCATCCATACTTATAAACTTGATAAAGAGCGTAATCTAGGGAGAATGTTATGTTTGACAGGCTTAAAAGGGTAATGAGAGAAAAAAATAAGACACAAAAAGAAAGAAAGAGGAGGCGTAACAAGGATATTATTGACATGAGAAATAATTCTATATTTAGTGCTAAGTTAAGTAGAGACCTTAATATAATAGGTACTCTGCTAATGGATTCTTCAATAACTAGTATAGAAATAGAAACAACTCAGGAAAATATACCTAGGCTTGACTCTGCTATGTATGGATATGAAATGGCGGAGTTTGATGTATCTAAAGATGATAATAGATACATTGTAAGCAATAAGGGAATATCCTTATGATTATCTTATGACAGTAAATGAAAGAATTGCAGATATAAAGTCACGAACAGGTTTATCAGAGCAAACAATAAGAACAGTATTAAATGCAGAAACAGAGTCAGTAATGCACTCACTAGAGAGAGGAGAGAAGGCTGTACTTATAGGCAGATGTGCTTTTACTCCTCAGATTACCTATAGAACAGGTATAGATGGTGAAAGGGTTCCTCATATAAGGGTATCTGCTAAAGCATCAGCTAAAATAACTAATTACTTGTTTACAAAGGAAGACTATTTAGAAAATGACTTTGAGAGTATTGAAAGTGCTATGGAAAAGTATGATAATAGCATAAGAGTTTTCCAGATAGATGAGTTAGCTTAGAAAGTGTGAGTGAATGACATATAGAACTCACAGGGAATTTTCTATTTGGTTTGCTTTACTGCTAAACATATTAGTTTATGAGTTAAAATTAAGTAACACTAACTATTATCTGAATTTAGTAGTGATGCTTTTGTTTAGTAAGCAAGGTGCTTTATTTCCAGATGTAGACCATAATTGGCAGAATGTAAAAGAAAAGACAATGGTAAATAGAGTTGTAAACTTTATAATCCATGCAACTGGAGGTAAGCATAGAAGCTGGCAGACGCATAGCTTTGATATATGGTTAGTCAGCTTGATAGGTTTATTAGCTATAATAAATAAATTAGGCTTTGAGGATAGAGCAGTAGCATTGTTAGTGATACTAGGGTTTTATGGTGGTTGGTTTAGTCATTTATTTAGCGATGCTCTGACATTAGAGGGAATAAGAGTATTTTGTTTTAGCAGTAAGCTAAAGATTAGGCTTGTACCAAAACAAGCTAATTTAACTGTAAATCTTATGATAGCATTTATATTAGCTGTAAGCAGTGTAATGTGGTATATAGTAAGCTTACCAAGTAGGGAATTGGTGTCCTCAATTGGTTTATTATTAGCGGTAGTGTTTGCGATATTTAGTTTAAAGATTGGTAATATGAGGTTCAGAACTGGGTTAAGTACATATGGTGAAAAGGATAGCTCAGGACATCAGCTCAAACCAACTTGGGAAGATATTGTATATGCATTGACTTTAAGGGTAAATCTAGTTATATTCATAGTAGCTTTGATATATCCTTACGCTAAAGTTTTGTTAAGATAAGGAGATTGCAAATGAAAGGAATGTTAAAAAAGATTTCTTCACTAGTGATTGTAAGTTTATTTGTATTATCATTAGCCTTTAATGCATTCGCTGCTACTAATAGTAGCGTATCAAATAAATATGCATCACTTAAAGATGAGGATAAGCAGAAAGTCACTGTATCAGCTGACTCTGTAAGTGTAAATGGTACTGATATACCATGCAGTTCATCTTCTGGAGATGGGTTAGCAGTAGTAAACATAGGTGGTGAGACAGTTTATATGAACCAAGAGCAGATAAATGCTTTGGATTCAGCTTTGTCATCCTTTGCTACAAGTGCTGAGAACGCTAGAAATGATAAGGGAGCTAAGGGAGCTAAGACTAAGATAGACTCATTAGAGAAAAGCTTTGATGTAGGAGCAGACATGGATAAAGCTGGAATGGCAATGAGTGGATTTAGGAGTACAATAGCTACAATAGTAGGATTGATACTATATGCTGTTGTTATCCTGTTCGGTTTAGTAACTGCTTTAGATATAGCTTACATAGTAATTCCATTTATTAGAATACTTTGTGATGAAAAGGGTCAGATGGTAGCTGGTTTATCTGGAAAGACATCAGATGGAACTGTAAAGTTTAAATTTGTAAGTGATGAGGCTGTATATGCTGTTAAGCAGAACACATTAGAGAATGGTAAGAACCCATTAGGAACCTACATAATGAAGAGGTTATTTGGCGTATTTATGTTAGGACTTGCCATTTATATGTTAGCTACTAATAACCTTGGCTTGTTAATGAAGATATCACTTAATATGGTATCGGGTATCATTGATTTGCTTGTTAGCATGGCTGGATAAAGTAAAGTTTATTAGGGCTAGTTTAGAAGGCTAGCCCTATTTTTAGGAGGATTGGCATGGATAATTATAGTGATGTGCCTTATGAAATAGATTTCGGAATGTTAGATGGCATTATAGATTTCTTAACAAGTGCAGGTAAGACATTATTTAGTATATTTGCTTTTTTTCTAGCTATCTATGTGGCATTTGTAACTGCATTTGACATATTTTATATAAATTTTCCGGCAGTACAAATGATAGCTAGCAAGTATAATTTAGATGGAAGCTTAGATGAAAGTAAATTAAAAATAAGAGTAATATCTAGAGATGCTTATAAAGCTGTTTTGGAAAAGGAGAGTGCTGGAACTTATAAGAATATAAACCTAGTTTATTTGAGAAAAAGAGGTTCAACTTATTTAAAGCTAGCAATTATAATGTCATTTTTAGTAGCAGGACCAAGGTTACTTATACCTTTGGGAGGTGCTTTACTAAAACCTATATTCCAAGCATTTGGTATTATGAAATAACTCCAACAACTAAGTTGGAGTTTTTTTAATACCAGTTTAAGTTTAGATAATAGGAGGATATTAAAAATGAGGAATTTGACTAAGAAAGTTGTAAGGCTATTGTCTATTGGCTTTACTTCTATTATACTTAGCTCTTGTACTGCTGGAAGCATAGATAATCTTGTTTCATCTTTCCAGTCTACTATAAACAGTAGAGTAGATTGGAACATTGAGCAGTTAAATAGGCTAAAGGGAGCAGGTTTAGTAACAGATAGTATGTTTAATGGTTTAGTAGAAAACATACAGAACAGAACATCTCAGATAACAAAAGCTGATGAGGATAGCCTACAGAAAGTAGTAACTAATATAATAAAGCCATCACTTTCATATGTTATAAATGACACTGGAGACCCTTTCTCTGGAATTACTGGTAGTGACCTATCAAATACACCAACATTTAAGAATTATGTTGATAACATTAGTGGAGTTAAAGATTTTTTGGGAACCAATAAAGGGAACCCGTCAGATGGAGTTAAGCCTTTAGAGATATTTGCTACTAAGGATACGACTAAGTCAAGTGGAGGGCAGAGCCTTAATGAGATTTTAAAGTCTAAGATTTATGTGTTAAATGCTGATATATCAGGTAGGGATTTAAGTGATATAGCAATAGCAATGAATACCATAAAAGAGCTTAAGGATAAAAAGGATTTAACTGCTGAAGAAAAGGATAAACTAGCAAAGGCTAGAACTTGGTTAGGGTACTTTAAAGAAACAGATATGAGTTTATTAGACGGAAACACCAGTTTAACTAGAGTAACATCTCCTAATGATAAAGCTTATGAGATAGCTACTGGTGACTCAATACCATCAGACTCTAATGAGGGATTAAATAAAGCTGAAGATGGTAAAGACTTAGTTATATTTTCAGATACAGTACCAGTTATGGGTATAAGGCTTCAAGAATTAGATAATAAAGTTATAGATAACATACTAAAACAGGTTAATGATGCTGGAGATAGCTATTTGATTGACTATATAAATGGAGATAAAAACCAAGGTGCCAGAATTTATAAGATGTTTTATCCTGTTAGCTATGTAGATAGCATAAGTTATAACTCTGCAACATCAAGTGCTAAAATACAGACTAAAGAGAGTGACTTAATAAATGTAAACATTATGACTGGAAAAGTCAATCTCATAAAAGAAAATAGTTTGTACAAAGCAGATGAGTTAAAAGACATGGAGCCATTATATAATGTTTTAGGTAACTCAGATAATGAAAGTAGTTTTACTATATGGAATAAGGGTCAGTTTAAAGAAACTCATAATGGAATAGAAACAGAGTATACAAGCAATTCAATACTTTTAAAAGACTATTTAGAATACACTTACTTGCCAGGGTTTATACCTAATGAACCTTTTGTAGCATTAGGAAGAAAGATAAGATTATATGGAATACAGCAAGATGGTAGCTTTAAAGACCCATCAGCTATAGGAAAGTTTATAGATAAGCTAGGAAGTCCAGTACAAGGAGCTTCAGAAATACAGTTAGGTGACCTATTAGATTCAAGCTCAGGATATGGTAGCAATGATAAAAAAGGTATAAAATTAAGTAGTGCTTCTGGTGGAGGAGCAACTACTAAGACTACTGCTGGTGGTACTCCAGTTTATGTGGGAGGTAGTTTCTCACAGCAAACTATAGGAGGAGCCCAGACAAGCTTTTGGCAATACACTAAGCCAGATGGTTCAAAGCTAGATAGTGGATGGGCTTATATAGATGATGACAGTGATGGTATGGCAGAGTGCTATTACTTCCAAGGTGGTAAAGCATCAGTATCAACCACTGTAGATGGATATGAATTAAATGATAAAGGACAGTGGGTATCAAATGGTGCTTTACAGCAATATGAGGTAAATTCAGCTAATACTTCTTCTGGTGTAGATAACAATAATAGTAGTACTGGTTTAGCTTCAGATGTAAATAAGGCTAAATTTAATTCATTTGAGTATGCTGATACTATTCATCCTACTTCTGTATTTCCTTCCAATACCAATGGTATAAATATAGCAAGTACAGATGCTAAGGATAATGGAACTTCTAAGTCTAAGCTAATACATTATGGTTTATTTGTAAATACAAATCTTTATAAGAGTCAGTTATATAGTGGTTGGTTAAATACTGTAGGAGAAGGTAGTGGAGGTTCCCTTAATTGGTGGAATGAATGGCTTAGAAAGGCTAAATTTACTTACAGTATAGATAAGAATAAGTTAGCTGAATACCTTAATGTAAATTTTACGGCTGATATGTCAGATAGTGACAAAGATTTAGTTGTGCTTGACAAAGATACATTAGTTGATATACAGAACAAAATGGATAAGGATAATAGGAATACATTTATAAATAAGATTAGAACATTGTTTGTAGCCTTAGGTTTCTTCTGTTTTGTATATAGCATAGCTTTATTAGGGGCTTGGGCAATAGATGTTAATACTATGTTAGCTGTTAAGATATTAGGCATACTCACATTTGGTAAGTTTGTAGCTATATCAGATAGCATAGATAAGCCTACAATATCGAATGGAAAAGTATATGTAACATTTGCTGGTATAATGTCTAGGTTGATAGCTTTAACTGGACTAGGTATCATACTAATAAATGTAGATTTCTTAGTTGTCGTAGGTAATATTTATAATGCTGTCAAAGGCTTAACTGATTTTATAAGCCAAGGCTTATTTGGAAAGTAAGCTAGGGATAATTTTGTTTATTAGGAGGTAAAACATTTGTTTTTAAAAAAGTTAAGGTTACCTAAAATTAAGAATATAGACAGAGCTAAAGCTAAAATAGCTAGTATATTTCTTATAGGTGCTAATATATTTAATTTAATTACTCCTATGAGGGTACAGGCAGTTGACTTTAGCTCTCAGTTAAGTAGTAATGAGGCTTTAGGTTCACCTCTTCTTAATGAGAGTACTTGGGAGGATGCTGATTGGAACCCTTGGGAGACAGTTGCTTTTGGAGTATTTTTAAGTAACTTTCCTATTCCATTTGTAGATGATTATCAGTCATCATTTCAAGATAATGGCAGTGGTTCTAAGGGAGCTGGCTTAAATGCTCTTAAATACGGTAGTGGAAATGATAGTCAAGCTAATAAAGTTTTAGGAAACTTATTGAGCCTAGCAATAACAGACCAATCTCAGCAGTTATCAAATATAAAAGTTAGATATCATAAAATAGATAACCATTTTAATGATAGTTTACAAGGGGAAATAGCTGATGATGGTACAGATGCTAAGCTAAAAGATATGTTTGTTAGCATAGGAAGTGGTGAAGATAATGCACCACATATAAACAGAACTACTGTAAATAAATCAAGTGGCTCTGTTAGGTCAATGGAGTATTATTCATTTGATGATATGGTATTGCCAGAGTTTTATGTAGTATCATCAAATAAGCCAGTACAAGTATTAGACTTTAGAGATAGCTACGATGCTCAGATGTTTTCACTTAATTTAGTTAGAGCGGCTAATTCAAAGTATGGTAGTGACATAATGTCTGGGTTAGAGTCAATGATGGACAGTCCGTTAGGAATGGATGTTTATGGGAATATATGTATTCAAAGCAATGGAAAGAATGTGATAGTATTACCGGCATCCGCCAATCAGCATTTGACTAAAGAAAAGCAGTATAACTTATTGACTTCAAGTATGATGATTGGTTCTTATGTATCAAAAACTGGAGATAACTTAATATTGAACGGTATAACTGATAGGAGAGAGCCATTTAAAGTAATATCAAGTAGTGGAGGCTCATTATATTATACATCCTCAGATGGAGATGACCTTGGAAAAGTTATAATGTATAGTGATACAGATACTCCTTTATATCAGCTTATAAAATCAAAAGTAACTGCTGATAAGAGTTTTACTGATGTTTTAAATGAGTATGTAAGTGACAGAAAGTCATTTGGATTTAACACTGGAGATGAAATATATAATTTAGTAAATGCCGATTCAATAGAGAATAAAATAGGAGTGCCATTCAAAATAGAGGTAATCGGAACTGAAGGAGATGTTAGTTGGCTAGATAAAACTTTGAATAAACTTAGTTCAGCTGGTTCAACTAATTCAAATGAGATAACAGACACTGTTAAAGCTACTAATTTAATAGCTAACTTATTTCCAACCAGTCCAACTACTAATATATTAAATAGTATGTTTACATTGTCTGGTCCAGCTACATTATTTGGTTCATCAGATAAGCAGTATACAGGTATAGGAGCTAGGTCAGATAACGGTGTGATGGTTTATGGGAGATATACAAACTACGCATTAAAGTATTTAAACACTAAAGTCGTAAAGAATATTTCTGGTACATCATCTACAAACTGGGGAGTACCTAGTCAGGCAGAGTTTATAAGCAGAGTAAGAGGAGCTTCAGCTCCGGATGAAGTAGCACAGGCTGTTTATTCGAACATAAGCCCTGTAACTGGAGATGCCTTGAATGATGATATGCCGATGAGTGGTTTGTTTAAGCATTGGATTGTAAATGAGAGTGGCTATTCTAAAGGCAGTAAGTACTCTGATAGTAAGATAACTAACCTTAAAGCATCAGATACATATAGTGGAAGCGGAGTATTTGACTTTGTAAATAATTTCCAAAATGCTACAGACATCCAAGGAATTGGAGAGATGCAAGATAATTTCTATAGAACAGCGGCTTTATATGGATTTAACAGTTCAGCTATAACAGCTTCAAATGTTTTAAATGCTGTAGAGGGAACAGAATTTGCTAGCTATACTCCTATGATTTATCTATCTTACCTTCAGTTTTATGGAGTAAAAGATAAATCAAGTCTATTTAATCCTGACATATTTAATGGAGATATAATGGCTAGAAAGGGAGCTGATATATCTAAGGGTGCTGTGTTAACTCCAGAAGCTAAGAAAGAGCTTATGGAGAATTATATGTTTAACCTGTTAGACCCTGATAGTGGTGCAGAGTACAGAACAAAGCTAGTAAATAACTTTATGACTGAGTTCTTGTATGACAATTATAAAAAGATAGTTTATGGGGATACAGATGATTATATTGCAAGTAGCATAAGTTCAAGTGGAGATGAGGGATTTTTAAGAGTTAACACCATAAATGAGAATATGTTTATTGGCGGTTTAGCCAAAGCTTATGTAAAGAACTTTTTAGTTATATTTGCTTTATTATTGCTAGTATCATTTGTAATGACTTTATTTAGTGGTCATGGAATACTAAGAATTATAGGCGTAACAATATCATTTGGAGTGCTAATGGCTTTAAGTCCAACTCTATTAGATATAACACCTGCTATATGTAATAGATTTGTGCAAGATTTATTTGCTGATAATATGACATACTGGGCGGTTGCTGAGAGTATAGACAGTGATAGAATAGATATGACTACTGATACAAAGAATGATAAAGAGGTTAATACATTTATAAGAATGTTAAATCTTTCTCAGTATGATAAGACTATAATGATAAAGAATGATATCTCTAAGAAAGTAGTTGAAACTATTCCAGGTGTTGATATGGCTAACATACAGAGAATGAGAACTACTAGATGGTTATTCCCAATGTTGATGAGACAGATTAGTGCTAATAATGGTTCTGCCGATTATGTATCTGTTCCTTTGGTAGACCAATATAGAAATATGCATAACTTATATTGGCTATATAGGAGCAATGATAAAATTAAGTTAGACTTAAGTAATAACACAACATATAGTGCTAAGCTAGCAAATGACTTGGGAGTTGGAATAGTAAGTGGCGTTAGTAATAGTGCTGACATATTGGATTTAGCTGGTAAGCAATCTGTATTTGGTGGATATACAAGTACAAAAGGAGAGAGTGGAAAGTTAGACTATCATGCAATAAACAGGTTTAACGGAGAGGAAACTGATAATTTACATACTTCATTTTATTTAATGAACTTTGGAACTAAGTTAACAGTTCCTAATCCTTCAGATTTTAGTGAGGTAGCTAGTGGAATACAGGAGACTGGCTTAAATAGAACTAACTGGAATAAATATGCTAGTTACATAGTAACAAATGGAGCATCAAGTTTAGGGTTTATGAGTAATTTAGCTTCTATAACTAATGATGATATACTTCCTAATTTAGGTAAATATAATAGTTACAATGAGCCAGTGTATAACTACTACGGGTTTTTATGGATGACTGAAAATCCAATGCCATATTTTTATATAAATGTTAAAGACACCTTTAATTCAGATATGAGCCTTGGAAAGTTGGTTTATGAGTTGCAAGGATATAATTCAGACATATTAAATGATGATGGAACTGTAAAGGTAAGTAAAGCAAGACATACATTTATGAGAGATGACACTAATGGTGAGATAAGAGACTTTATGGATATGGAAGAGTTCTTTACAAATGTGTTGCCATATATGCATAATGTTCAAATACTTGCTGGAGGTGATGGAAATAACAATGGTGCATTTGGTGATGCAGAAATAGGAAATGTTTATCCATATTATGCTAAGAATAAGAAATCTTGGTTGTTTAGAAGTAATTGGGTAACTAAAATAGAAGAAGGAGATGCCTATAATAAAAAAGATAGAATAGGCTACATTGGAAGTGATGGTAAGAAGGCATTTGCTGAAATAACTGGTTCACTTCATCCTAGCAATTATTCAAAGTATAGACCTATGATATTTTCTGAGTCTCAGATGGTAGAGGCAGGTTTAGATAAGGGTGACCTTTCATATACAGAGAACCAGATATTGAAGTTTAATAAAGATGTAGAAAAAGAGTGGACACTTCTTATAAACTATGCTAATAGCAAGGGAATGAAAGCTGATACAATATATAGGCAGATGGCTTTAAGTGCTACATTAAAGTTTAGTAAGTACTTCAGTACAAGTAGTGCAATAGCAAGCAGAACATTGTATCCAAATACATTAGACCTTAGAAATATGTCATTTGACGCTGTAATGAAGCTAGTTTATATGGCGGCTACTAAAAATGCAAGTGTAATTTATAAAGACACTATGCAGGTAGTAATAGAGAACGGAGATATTTTTGGTGGCATAATGCTTTTGCTAGATGCAATAATGTGTAGTAAGTTAATACCTATAGTAAGAGATTTTGGACTTGCATTTGTAACCTTATTACTTATATTTAAAGTGGTTTTAGATGTTATACTTCAGCAAAATAGTAAAAATAAGTATATGCTAGGAGCATTGCTGATTTACATAAAATGTGCTATATTTACTTTAATGTTCTACCTTGTATTTAAGTTTATAATGATAGCTTCGTCTCCTAATCAAGTATTATCATCATCTGGATTGACAAGTGAGGGGCATAATGCTTGGTGGTATAACTTAATAATATTCTTTGGTTGTTTAGGATATACTTTCCTATTAGCTAATAACATAATAAGGTTTACTTGGATAAACAGAAAAGACATGGGATTAGAGGCTAGCTTAAATAGTTTGGGAGTAATAGCTAGTGGTATATCAGGTGGCTTTAGTGGTATCTCAAATGCAATAGGAGATTACTTTGGTGGATTAGGTGCTAGTTTATCAGGTAGTAAGAGTACTACTGAAGAGAGTGTTAAAACTTCCAGTGTGACCAATATAGGCTGGAGTAGCAATGCTGATAATAAAGACAACAACAAAGATTTTAATAGAAAAGCTAGTGATGAAACTAGGGTTGATACATTCTTAGATGCTGTTAACACTGTAAGCTCTGATAAAGAAGTTAAGACATCTGGTTGGGGTTCAAAGGATATAGATAGTAGCATAGCCAGAGGTGAGAAAAAAGTTGAAAGCAAGGAGGATAAATCTTGAATAGTGAGAGATTAAAGCTTAATAGGCGTAAGGATAAAATGTTTATCCCTATGAATGTTGAGGGTGGCGGATATGATGAGAGGTTCTTTAACACTACTAAGATACTTACAGTAGTTGGTATGGCAGTAGGCTGGGTAGTGGTAGTAACTTGGCTTAATTCATTACAAAATGCTACTTTTATATTCAAACTAGGTACTATAGCTGTTATGTTGTTTATAAGTTCTTTGCTAGTAAGATTTGTAGTATTCGAGGAAAGTTACTTCTATAAGATGTATAAAAAGACTTTGACCTATTCAGACCCTACAAGTGATGTATTTTGGAATATATCTAGCATTAAAGATACTGCTAATGGCTCTATATTGTTGTTTTCAGATTTAAAAATAGGAGTATTAGTTAAATTAAAAAGGGGTTCTATCATAGGAAAAAATCAAGATTTTATGGAGCAGCATTACGATGCTGTCTCCGACTTCTTGAGTGAGATAGTAGGCAGAGGATATATGTTTGTACACCTTAATATGATGGAGAGAGCTGATAATGATGATAGATTAGATAAGTTAGCTTCTAAAGTAGCTTCAACATCAAATCAAAATATGAAAAAATTGCTTGAGTTACAGGTAGGACACCTAAGAAACACTACAAGGAATAGTTTATATGAAAGTGATTATTATTTGATATATACTGATAGGGCTGAAAGATTTGATAATATAACCAGAGATGTTGAGGATTGCTTAGAGTATGTTTTAAATGGCTCATACAATGGATACTATGAGTTAGATAAGAGAGAGACAATAGAAGTTCATAAAGAGCTTATAGGAGTTTCATATTTTGATTATAACAGTGCTACTGTTAATACATTTAGAGAGTTCCAGATAGATGACACTCCGGCTGTTACAATAAAGAGAATAAATTTAGCTAGTGGCTCTGTAGTTGACATAAGTAAATCTGATGATGCATTGTTAAGAAAGATAGCTAAAGAGATAGACTATGGTAATTCAACTGATATAAATGTAATGAAGATGTTAGCTCAGAGTAAGAATAATGATTACAGATTGAGGTCAGGTATAGACTTAGATAAAGTTAGTCAGACTAAGATAGATACTAATATAGTTAAAGATGCATTAAGAAATAAAAAGAGACCACGAAAAGGAGTAAATAAAGCTACTAATTTAGCAAGTAATGATGCAGATGATAGTTTATTAGAAAATCCTATAGAAGATGATACATTAGATACCGATAATAAATCATCTGATATAGACTATGATAAATTATTAGATAATTTAGATGACAATGATGATGAGGAGATAACATTATGAAAATACTAATTTGCGGTGGTAAAAAGGGAGAGGTTTTAGTAACAGCTATTAAAAAGAAGTTCTCTGATGGTTCAATTGATTTTGACACTGAGTATTACTTGAGTGACCTAGATGATTACTTAAATAGGGGAGGTTCATTTACAAGAATTATAGTAACAGCTCAGGGTATTGACAGAGATGATGAGCATAAAGGTGACCTTCAAGATAATATGACTAACATAAGTGAGTTAGTTAGGATACTTGAGGAAAGGCAACCTAAAGCAGATGTCTTGTTTATTTTAGGGGAAGGTCAAGAAGATTTAGTAGATATAGCTTATGATGGTTGTTATAAACTTGGAGATAGAGCTAGGGTACTTAAAATATCTGGAGATATAAAGTTAACTGTGAATTTTATGGTTAAAGCTTGTATACTCCCATTTGACAGAATGGAAAATGATGTAATTGGCAATCTAATTTATAGGGGTTCCGATGTATCTTCCATAGAAAATAATAGTCCAACTGAAATAGATAATAACTTTACTGAAATGACTAGGGTAGCCGATTTAGATGAGCCTGATGGATTTGAAACAGAAGATGATTTTGAGAATGACAGCGATGATGACTTTGATAATGACTTTGGTGATGACTTTAATGATTTTGGAGAAATAGAACAGCCTGAAGAATTAGAAGGTAAAGACACAAACTCTGAAGATAACAGCTTTGAAGATGGTAGTTTATCTGAGGATTACACTACAGACAGTGAGTCAGATGATTTAGATACATTGGATAGTAGTGATAGAGATGGTTTAGACACATTGGATAACAGTGGTGAAGATGCTATAGACTTCAGTGGGTTTAATGATTTAGGTGATGACTCAGATACAGAAAGTGAAACAGATAATAGTGAAGATGATAGTGACAGCCAAGATGATTTAGATGATATAGACTTTAGTGGGTTCAATGATGGCTTAAGTGAGGATAGCGGAATAACTGAGTTAGACAGCTTAGATAACAATGATAGCTCAGATAGTAATGATTTAGACTTGAGTGGAATTGATGATTTATTTGATGACAATGATGACACTGAAGATAACGAGTCAGAGAAGGAGCCAGAATTAGAGTTAGAAGATAGCAATAGCTCAGAAAATAATTCAGATAGCTTTGAAGATGATAGTTTATTAGATATTCCTGTAGATGATAATGAGTTTACTGGAGATAGCTTTGAGGATAACTTTGAAAGCGAGGAGCCTGAAAAAGAGCCTGAAAAGGAGGCTGAAAAGGAGGCTGAAAGTGAAGATGATAGCATAGAGGTTTCAGAAGATGATAACTATGAAGATGAAAACAGTATAGCTAATGACTTATTTGATATAGATGATACATCAAATGAAGAAGATAGTACAGATGAAATGTTTGAAGTTGACACTGAAGAAACTAATTCAGATAGCTTTGAAGATGCTGAAGAACAAGAAACAGAGAATGCAAGTACTGAAGATGTTAATAATATAAGTAGTAATAATTCAAATACTAGTGCTCCTAATAAAAGGAGAGGTTTATTTGGTAGAGTAAAAGAAAATAGACCTAAGCAAAATCAACAAGCTACTCAGTCACAAGCTGGATTTAATAAGCTAGATGAGCTAAGAAAGATGCTTGACACTTATAACAGAAGAGGACATTGTATGGTTGTGTCTGGGGCATCAAATAGTGGTTCAACTACTTTAGCAGGTAATATAGCAAATGTTGTAGCAAGTTTGGGATACACAGTTGCTATAGTTGACTTTGATTTAAGTAAGAGAGGACAGACTTATTTAAGTAGAGATGCTTTTCTAGCTGTAAACAGTGGAGATAATTACTCAGAGACATTAGTTAAGGTAATAAACAATAAGAACTCAAATATAAGTGCTAATAGTGCTATAGTAAAAGCTGGGTTAAATTTGTTTGGAACTAATGTAGAGGAGGATACACCTGATATATCAAAGGTTGTTAAGAGCCAAGACAAGTTAAGGGATTTTATATACAATTTAAAGTCTATATATAACTTTATAGTATTTGATTGTCCTTTAGACTATTTAGAGACACATTTGGCAGAATTAGAGATAGGAGCAGATAGCTTAGTGCTTAATGTTGAGCCAACAAATAAGAGTTTGTTGGAGTTTACTATGAAGCTGGTTAACATATCAGACTATAGAATAAGCAGGGATATTTTTAATAGAGCTAAAATAGTTGTTAATAAATCCAATAGTAGCTCTGGTAAGGTACTTGGAAAGAAGTACAGTAACTACTTAAATATGATGAGTTTATTAGACCAACATATATATGATGTAACTGGACATGAGACAGGTGGAATGTTTACTAGGTTAAGAGTGGTTAGCAGTTTACCAGTTATAGCTAATTTAGATGGCTACATATATAATAGAGGGTATTTTAGTGATACAAGAGAAGGAAAGGAGATGTACTTAAAGGTTTTAAGTGACATATTGATATAATGATAGTTTATCATGGTTCAAATTCAAACTTTAGTAAGCTAAGGATTTCTCCTAGGCTAACTAGAAGTAGCAGTGGTTATTTGAGTGAGGGGTATGGGATATACTTCTCACTCAATAGAGATATAGCTAAACAGTATGGAAAGTATTTATATACATTGAGTATAAACGATAAATTAGTGATTGACTTTAGGAAAATATCTAATTGCAGAAAGTTTTTATATAGTTTATTAAATTATATAAAGAGAGATTGCAATGTAGACTTGGTTAAGTATATTAAGGCACCTAATGTAGATGTTATAATAAATTTAATGCATAATGGAAAGCTTGGAATTAACTCACTAGGTAGAGAGTTAAATGACATATTAAATGCAAATTGTGATTTTTACTCTGATTTATCTGAGTCTTGTAAGGATAACATATTTAGAAAGATTAGAGTCAATTTAAAGAAAATGTTAGCTGTTTATTTGTTTAATAACGAAATACCTAATATTGGTATCATAAAAGATATTAGCAGTAATACAGTTAAAATCATAGGTAAGGAGATGGTAAGGCAGTGAATTATAGTATTAACATAGATATTGATGGATACAATAAAATAGAAATCAAAGATGCTTCTGGAATAGCTGATAGCAATGTTGTAATAGTACTAAATAACTCTACAAATAATAGGTTATTTGACTATTATAGCTCTGTTAAGGATATGATACTTAATAGAAATAGAGTTATACTTCTAATAGATAGTTTCACATCTAATATAGATAAGCAAATATCAATGCTTATGGTATCCTATGGTAAATATGATATATACAGGGTTGACAATATTGCGAATATAGACAGTGCTTATATAAATAAGTTATTAGATAGAGAGCCTACTAGGGAAGAGATAGAGCAGTTTATTGGTTGTGATGTATCAATGTATGATAAAATCAATGCATTATTGGCTGAAATGTGTAGCTTATGTAATAACACTAATGAGTTAGCAGAATTTATAGCTAAGAACTCTGAATTATTAGAGAATACTGTTAATATATTAGATTATTTAAAGTTATCTTTTGATAATAGTGCAGTAGCTGTAAGTAAAGTAAAAGAAAAGCTTGGTAAGGAACTTGATAGTATGACTACAAATTACCAGTTAACAGATAGTAAGTTAAAAGAGGCTAATTCAAATGTTAATAAGCTTACTTTACAGCTAGACTCTTTAAAGAATGAGGCTTCAGAATACAGAAAAGAATTAGAGAAGCATAACAATCTGGGTGGGGCACCTACAATATTAAGCTATAGCACATTAAATACTAATAGTTTAAGCTATAATACAAAGGCTGTTCTTTATTTTAAAGAGATAGGCAAGTTGAGATATGCAAATACTTTTATTACTTGCTTATATAACTTATTAAAAATAAAGTTTAAGGCTACTGTGAAGCTTTTAATTTATGATAGCATAGTAGGTTTAGGAAATTATAAGCCGATTACATATACAGATAAGCGCCAGTACAATGAGAGAAAAGGTAGCTTTACTGATGTAAATAAGAATGAAAAGCTGGTAATTACTGAGCCATCAAGTGACATATTAAGTGATATGTTAAATGCTGGTATAGATGTTATTATAGTATACGATAAAATGGGCGTAACTAAGGATTTAATAAATGGGGCTATTGTTTATAAGTATAACATAGTTGGAAGTATGAATGACTATAGGACATTAAAGAATATAGAAAATAATATATCTGATGACTATATAATTGGACCTCCTTACATAAGTAATGGAATTATAGGTATCCCAGAGTTAAATCCTGGCATTATGGATAAGGTTAGAAACAGTCCAACATATAAGAGTGGTAACAAGAACGATACAAACCCGACTTTGATTGCTAGTTATGCTCAGTTAAAAAATCCTTGTAGAAATGGAGAAGGAATAGTAGATAGCATATTTAGTAGGATAAATGCCTCTAGTATATTAGGAAATGACAGGAGGTAATATAGAGTGTTTATGGGAAAAAATAAAAAGAGTTCTTCCAGTCCAGCTAAAAAAGGCAGTAAGCTTGATATGTATGACATAATATTTGCTAATCTGTTTGCTGGTACTTCTATTATAGAGCCAGATAAGGAACTTGATAGAACTCATATAGATATAGGGTTTTCGAATATAGCTTCTGAAAAATACATTATCAAATATTTTTTAATAACTGGATTGCCTGATTGGTTGGATTTTCAGTTATTTGACAGTATAAGAAGAAATGTAATGGCTCCTGGTATAAGAATTAACTTTTATACCTATGGGGAGCCTTATAAAATAAATTGGGATTCTGCTGAAATGAAGAATAGGCTTAGGGTATGGGAGAGCTATACTAAAGAGAGTAAAGATACAGATTTAAGTGGCTTAAATTACCGTTCCAGAAGAAAGGATATACTTGCTAAAGAGAGAATTTTGGAGTCCACTATGTATCTAAATAAGGCAGAGTTAGATTACAGAAGAAGGTTAATTAAGACTAGTTTTTTAATTGAAGTAGCTTGTTTAAGAGATAGAGAGTCTTTAGATTATATGGATGAGTGCATTAAAGATTTAAAGAGGTATTGCTCAGAAAAAGAAATTAAGCTACTTGAGTTAAGAGTTAATATGATAGACTGGCTTCAGCAATTGTGGATATTCTCTTTAAGAAGTATAAAGGAAGTTTATAGGAGAGTATCAAAAAAGGTTTTAACAGATGATATAGTAGCTAACTTTAGTTCATATAAGCAAGGCAGGTTAGGAGAAGATGGTATACCATTGGGGTTAGATGTAAACAGTGGAGCATTAGTACTTAAGAAGTTTAAAGAAAATCCGGATGCAGCTGAAAACATTTTAATCTCTGGAGGTACTGGTTCTGGAAAAAGTTTAATGACTAAATGGCTTTTGACTTGGTTGAGTACAGACAATGTTATAACAGTTATAGACTATGATGATGAGTATAAAAATTTAGCTAACTTTATATATGATGGAAATTCCAAAGATGCTATCACAATAAGTATGGGAAAAGGCAGTACAAGTTACTTTGACCCTATGGAGATTGGAGAGTTAACTGGGGATGAAAAAATAGATGCTAGCTTAAAAGAGGATGCTATAAAATATACTATGTCTACATTTGCTTTAATGATAGCTGGTATTGATAGAGAGCTTGACAAGTGGGAAGAGTCAGTTATAAGTACAGCAATTAGAAATGTATATGATAACAATAAGGTGACTGAGGATAGAAACACTTGGGTGAACTCCAAAGGCTGTAAAATGGAAGATGTTTATGAGGAACTTAAGATATTAGTATTAAATCAAGAGTTTGTAGATGATAACATGGATAATGTTAAGCATAAAGCAGCTGTAAATGCTTTGGAGTCTTGTAAAAAGTTCTTTGAAGAGGGTGAGGCTTATTATGGAACTTTTAAAAGCCCTATAAACATAAAAGACATAAGAGATGCCAATTTTATAGTATTTAGTTTTAGCAGTAACAGCGTAACAAGCCAAGAAAATCCAGTTTTAGTAGGATTAAGACAGTTGAGTGTAGCTAACTTATCAACTTTAATATCGAATTACTGTAAATATGTAAGGCATAGCTTTAATGTTAAAGTATGGGAGGAGTTTAATCGTTTTGGTTTAGTTAAAGGCAGTGCTTCAATTATAGGAGATGCTATAACAGGTGGTCGTAAGCGTGGAGATATAAACTTGCTTATTACAAATGATTTAAGTAACATACTGGATGAAACAAATCCTTTAAGTGCTAAGTTAGAGCAGAACTTTACAGGTTATATCATAGGTAGTATCCCTAGTGACAATGTTAGAGAAAAGTTTTGTAATAAGTTTAACATACCGGAGATGATAGAGCCTTTAAAAAGAATTTATAAAGCTAATAGTGATAGGGGAAAAGCTGGTAGAGTTAAGGAAAGCCAGTTTAAACATGCATTTTGTGTTATAATGCCTGAAACTGGAGAGAAAGCTATTGTGAAAGCTACATTACCTAAAGAAATTTTGGATTCTAAGCTATTTAGAACTGGTGTTGAAATTAAATAAATTTTAGTATAGCTTATGAAAAAATTAAGGTAGACTTATGATTTTAAAGCTAGTGTAGCTTTAATAAAAATTTGGTATACATTTAGTATAATTTTAACATAAATTAAATTTAAAAAGTTGTATGTGTAATTTATTTCTAAGTGTAGATAATTTATAAACTATTATAAATTTAGCTAGCTTTGAAAAAAATTTTGATAAGCTTTCGATTAAAAATTGGATGCTCTACTAGAACAAATGTTTGGTAAAAATTGAGTTGATTTTTTTGAGTTAAGTTTTGGATTTGGTTTAGCTGGGTTGGTTTTAGAGTGATAGTTTATGGGAAATATTTTGATATTTAGGGATTTTGATTGAGGAGATTGTAGTTTGTGTATATAGTAATTTTTATTTTAATGGCTCTTATAGCTTACATAAGTGCATTTAAAGATGATTTTAAACCTGAGGATTTATCGGGAGCAGGGTTGATAACATTTACATTAGTTGTATTTCTGTTTGTATCAGCTCTTGTGGCTGTATAGGAGGATTGTTTATATGGAATTTGATGAGGTAGGCAGTGCAATAGAGGGGGCTAGGAACCAGCCTAACTTTGAAAGTGGCTTTGGAGATGACTCTGGGCTTGATGATTTTTCATTTGACAGCCTACCAGAGTTTGGAAGTGACGGAAGTAGTGGTGATAGTGGCTTAGGGGATGGGTTTAATTTTGGAGGAGAAAACTCAGGTGGATTTGATGGTTTATCTGGAGGGTTCAATGGCTCATCTGGTGGCTTTGATTTTAATAATGGTTCTGCATTGTCTGGATTTGGAGATGGCGGGTTTAACAATGGGGGTCAAGTAGCTCAGAAAAAGAGTTGGGAAGACCATTTAAGTGAGGCTTTTACATCCAGCTTAAAAAGTAGTTGGCATGTGATGAAATCCTTAGTATCTTCTGTAAGGAATAGGGTAGCAGATGATTGGGCTTTGTTTGCTAATAATCTTTTAATATACAGTGGTGTTATATCAGGTGTAAGCTTAGCTATTTGGATAATCAGTATACTCATTAGGATGCCTATAAAGTTTGGTGGGTTACCATTAAATTCTTTATTATCTTCTGGTTTAGGGGCTGGTAGCTCTATTATGGTTTTAAGTGGCATAGCTAGTTTAATAACTAGGACTAATGATAACAGAAGTAGAATAAGTCCTTCAACATTACAAGATAATGAAAACGATGTAGAAACTGATAGTTTATTTGGAGGATTTGATGAGTCATCTTATGAAAGTGATGAGGACTTTGATGATAGCATAGACTCTATATTAAGCAGTATATACTCTGATGAAGATGATACAAACAGTGATAGTGGAGATAGCTATGGAGATGACAGTGATAGTTATGGCAGTAACTCATCAAATGATGATATATTCTCAAGAATGATGAATAATTATGGTGGAAGCAGTAATAGTAATGATATATCAGATTCAGTTCCTTCAGATGTGCCTATTATAACTAGAGAGTTTTTAGTAAACTTATTTAAGGGTAGGCTACTATCTAAGACACCAACATTTTCAAAAGTTGAGGACATAGAGGCTGGTGAGGACAGATTTAAAGATGCTGAAACTCTTATAATATCAGCCTATGCAGCAGCGGCTGGTAAGGAAGTAGATGAGATAGCTAATAAAGTTTATTTGGACTCTATGAAAGAGAACTTATTCTCTTATGATTTTATGGTTAAGAGACCTAACTCAGTTAGAATAACTGAGGATAAGTTAAGAGAAGAGTTAGAAGCTTTCTTTAAATCTGATAAAATAGATGATAACAACCCAGATGCTGGTTTAGTAAATGCCACTGTAACAAAAGAGAGGGATAAGTATAGAATTATAGTAACTAAGCCTAATATGAAGGAGATAGTAGGATTAGGTGACTGTATACAAAAGAGTGATGTTGAGTCTTTCTTTAAGAATGAGAAAAATGCATTACCAGTTGTAGTGGGAATAACTGAAAGAGGAGTTCCAATACTTAGAGATTTTAAGGTATTTAACTCATATATGATAGCTGGTAAGCAGAGGTCAGGTAAGAGCTGGTATGTAGCAAGTACAGTGATGCAGTTACAAATGTTTAATACACCTGAGGATGTTCAGTTTTTATATATTGACCCTAAAGAGAGTTATATGTTTAAAAGCTTATCCTTAATGCCACATTGTTGTGGATTGCATAACCATTTACATATATTAGACATTATGGATGCTGTTATAAACAGTGAGGCTCCTAGAAGAAAGAAGCTATTAAGGGATAACCAATGTGAGACTATATGGGCACTTAGAGAAAAAGGAATTAAATTGCCAATACTTTATATAGTTATAGATGAGTACATGACCATTGATAGCTACTTGCAAAAGAATGTAAGTATGCTTAAAGACCAGATGAATACTATAATGTCTCAGTTCCCATCTATAGGTATAAGGCTAATGTTTATCCCACATAGAGCTCAGGGAGTTGTAGATAAAACTGCAAGAACATTGATAGATTTAGCGGCGGCTGTAAAAACTGAGCAGAGCATAGTAGAAGAAACCATAGATACTAAGAAATGGACAACTAAGCTTACTATGCCAGGTGATATAGCTTTAAGAATGGGTAGTGATATAATGTATGTCCGTGGACCTGTACTTGAAACATCAGATGAGGACACTATAAAGTTTGTAAAGCAGATAGCAAAGAGCTTTTATAAAATGGGTGTAGACTTGCCAGATATGAGTAGTTTAGGTATAGCTTACAATAGAAATGAGTCTAAGATAAGAGATGAATTGCAGTTAGATGGAGACAGCAGTTCTAGGATACAGTATGATGCTAATGCTTTAAATAATGAGTTAGATAACTTATAGGAGGATAAGGCGTGGATAGTATAAGTTTATGTGATATAGAAAGTGCATTAGAGATTATAGACAGAAATAAGATATTATATAATTATTTTAATAACTCATTAGAGCCTAGCTTGAGTATATTAGAAGAAGCGTTAGAACTATTGGATTGCACTAAGATTACTAGAGATTATCTTGGTGCAAATTGTTTATTGGATTTAAGTTTATTGGAGGGAGCATTGGATAGGATTGATTTTTTAGGTAGGAGCATAGAGGAAAATATAGAGCAATCTGGTGGGATTGATACAGAGCATAGGCTGAATGATTCAGATGATGACAGTGATATTGATATAGATTTAGATGATGACTCAGATGACGACTTGGATGAGCCTAGTGATGATGAAGAAATAGAGATTGACTTAGATGACTCTGAAGATGACTCAGATGATGAGTCTGAAAACGAAGATGATAGTGATGAGTCTGAAAACGAAGATGATAGTGATGAGTCTGAAGATGAGGATGACGACAGTGATAATGGTGATGGCATAGAAATTGACTTAGATGACTCAGATGATGAAGAGCCTGAAGATGGAGAGCCTGAAGATGAAGAGCCTGAAGATGAAGAGCCTGAAGATGATGGTGATGACATAGAAATTGACTTAGACGATGATAGTGACTCGGATGATGATAGTGACTCGGATGATGATAGTGACCCTGAAGATGATGATGGACTTGAGGAAGATGATGATAGCATAGAGATTGATTTAGATAGCGACAGCGACTCAGATGATGAAGAGCCTGAAGATGATGATGACATAGAAATTGATTTAGGCGATGACTCAGATGATGAAGATGACTCAGAAGACAATGAAGACAACATAGAAATTGATATAGATGATGAAGATGCTGATGATAGCGATGACGACAATGAAGATGACATAGAAATTGATATAGATATAGATGATGACTCAGATGATGGTGCTGATGACAATATAAATAGCAATACAACAAATACTAAGCCTAATGAAAAGCCTAATAATGTTGCTCAAAAGCCTAATAATGTTGCTCAAAAGCCTAATAATGTTGTTCAAAAGCCTAGTAAACCACCAGTTGCACCTAGTAGACCACAACCAGTTGCACCCAATAAGTTTATTGGCAATGATAATAGTATACATAACAATAGGATACCTAGCAATACTGTACCAATAAAAAATAGTAATAAAAAAGATAATGTTAGCGATACTAGAGTTGTTAATAAAGTGGTGGATAAAGTAAATAATGCTAATCAAGTATCTTCTAGCAGAAAAATAAATTATGACTCTTTAGATGCATCTAAGCTTTATAATTTTGTAGCCTTGTTTATGAAGAAAAATGGGGTTAAGAACTCTGGAATAAGTAAGGATTTACTTAATAAAGAGTTTGGAGCTAGTAATATCAAAAGGCTTGTTAGCAAGTCATACTTAATACAGCTATATGACGGTACTTTAACCTTTAATAGATAAATAATTAAGGAGATAACATATGAGAAAAATTAGGTGTATAGTAGTTACTACAGCCTTGAGTAGTTTATTAGTAACTGGATGTGGTTCCTATGACTACAGCAAGATACCATATGAGCCTTACCTTACTAGGCAAGAGGCTGTAGATTACTACTCAAACCAAATGAGCTATGACAGTATAGTTAAGAGAAGCGCAGTTAAGAACAATAAAATTGAATGGAATAAAGTTCCGGATAATATAGCTGATAAGCTTTGGGCTGAAACTTCTAAAGTTATAACAACTCACCAGTTAAACCAAGGATACGAAGGTGAGATGTCTAGATATGTGCATGATTATTTAAAGTTAACTTTAGATAGTCTTGTACTTGAGGAGCCAGATGGTGGCTTTACATATACAGAAGCAGAGAATAGAGGTTACTACTTTGTTACTGTAGACTTTAAAACTAAGCTAAATAGAACAGGTAGTTTAAAAGGGGAAGCTAATTACATTGGAGTAAATGGAGCTATCATAGATAAAACTGTAGATGGAACTAATGAAGTTCCTGTATTAAACACTGGGTATATGGCATCAGCTCTTGCTAAAATGAATGAGTACAGAGAAAAGAATAGATTAGAGCCGTATCCTGAATATGGAACTGCATTTACTAATAATAATGTAGATGAGCTTATTGATAAGAGTATGGACTCTTCAGATGCTGAGGGAAATAAGGTAATAGCTGAAGCTTCAACTGAGGCACCTGCTGAAGAGTCTACTGAGCAGGCATTAGATGAAAATGGAAATCCTGTAGAAACTCAGGCTACAGAGAATAGTGACCTAGATACAAGTAATAACTCAAATAATAGCTATGAGTATTCAGATAATAATGAAGAGGCTATAAATAATAGCTATGCCAACAATATAAGGCAGTTGTTATACAATGTAAAAGATTTCAATAACATAGTAGGAAGTAGTAATGAACAGATGGCGGCTGTGCCATACATTGATATGGTTTATGAGCCAGTAGAGCCAGTAGGTAGTTTATCAGGTTACGGTGTATTTGCTGAGGGTGCTTATGGATTAAGAGACTTTGGTTATAAGAGAGCAGATTATGGCACTGGAAGTATAAAGATAACATTTGTATTTAAGCAAAATGCTCAAAAAAGGGATAAGTTTGACTATAGCTACTGCTACATAAATGAGTATAAGACTAACATAAGTTTACCAGATAAAAACATAGTTCAGTCTAGTTACATTGATGGAATGTTAGATGTTGCTATAGAAAGAGCTGATAGAGCTATTATAGATAAAGATGCTCCTGCTTTAATGGGTAAGGATATATTTGAGCCTTCAGATTTAGGTTTAAAGGAACTTGAGTTAAGAAATGCCAGCAATGTATTGTCTTTTATGACAAAGAGAGTTAAAACACTTGATAGAAAAGATAAAGAGTACTTAGTAGAATTAGAGAGAACATCTGAAAGTTCTCCTAGAGGACTGGGTAACACTGCTAAATATAAAGATAAGTATTATGCAGTTATAAGACAAGATGGCGTTGATTTTAAGATAAATGATATAGTTTGGGTTAGTAGAACACTTGAGAGAATACCTGAACCAGATGGGGATGACAGTATAACAAGAAGATTAACTTCATTGAACTTGGCAGGAGAAGTTACAGACCAATCCAAGTCTGAAATTACTGAAATGATGAATAAGTTAACTGCTGGTATAAACAACAGAGTGGCTGATGACAAGACAACAGATGATGGTTCGCCTGTATATGGAATTTACAGTAGATTTGATGATGATAAGGCTTTATTGAGTACTGAAAAGGGAGAGTACCTAAAGTCAAAGCTGTTAACTAGAATGAATAAATTTGGCTCAAATAAAAAAGTAAATGTTGCATTGAAGTTTACAGAGTGGCTAGGCGGATACAATGACCAAGTAGAATTTGAGACTGAAGAGTTGTATACTTATGACGGTACAGATAAGGGCGTGTATGTTAAGAACTATTATCTTGTATCACATTATGGAAAAGATTGGGTAATAGATGACATTGTACCTATTGAGGAAAAGGATGTTACTGGAGAAGAGTTGGCTCAATATAAATCACTATTAGGTGCTAATTAAATAGGCATAAACATTAGAGGGCTACATATGTAGCTCTCTTTTATTGTTTTGACTGTTTAATAGTTAAAAGAAAAAAAGATTATTTTTGGAGGAATTAAGTTGAGCGTAAAGCATCCATTAGTTTACAATGATATGTATATAAGTGACTTATCAGCTCAAGAGATAACTAATATAGAAGTTATAAGGAAGGTTAATAAAATAGATAGCTTAACTCATATGATATTTAACTTTCCATTTGAGTTGATAGAGCGTAGCATAGCTGAAGATAAAAGTATAAGAGAAATCATTAAAGAAGATAAAATAGACTATAGGCAGTTTATAGGGGCTTTAAGAGACTATCAGACAGTTGGAACTGGTTTTTTATATTATTCAAAGCATAGTATACTTGGAGATGGCGTAGGATTAGGTAAGACAGCAGAGATAAGTGCTTTAATAAATTTATTATATCAAAGAAAAGAGTTAAAAAGATTTATTATGGCAGTAGAAAACTCTGCTATAGCTCAGACTGCTGTAGAGTTAATGAGGTTTACTGGTTTAAAGGTAGTATGGTTACAGACAGACTCTGCTAAGCTTAAGAGAATGATACAAAAGACAGATTGGGGTAAGGTAACTGGCATTATAATTAAGCATAGTGCATTGAGGTCAGATGTATTTCAAAGATGGTTAGCAGAATACGCAAGAGAAGATGGCACCAGTGGTTTATATGATACCTTTATCTTAGATGAGAGTTCAGTTATAAAAAACAATAAATCAAAGACATATACTTATACTAAAAATATAGCTAACATGGCTAAGAGAGTTCACTTTATGAACGCAACACCATTTGACAAGTATATAATGGACATATATCATCAGCTAGACTTAATGGACAGTAATTTATTGCCATTAGCTTGGAGAATAGAAAAGGAGTTCTGTACACATTCTAATTCACATTACTGGGTGAAGGAAAAAGATGAGTATGGTGTACCAAAGGCAGTAAGAAAAAGGCGTTTTGACATAGCAGGCTATAAAAATCAAGAGATATTTAAGAATAGACTTAAGCTAGTTTATTTTGGCAGGTCTAGCAGTATGGTTGGCTTAAGCAGACCAAATGTTTATAAGGTTTATACGGTAGAGCCTAGCAAAGCTCAATTAGACGCAATAGAGAATAAGTTTAGGTACAATGAGGTTTTAAATTGTCCTAGTTTAATACCGGAATTACATCTGGCAACAAATAGAAAAGACAATCCAAAGATAGACCGTTTATGTGAATTAGTAACTAACGAGTTTTCAGATAGCAGAATTATGGTTTATTGCTTTAATATTGAGGCTCAAGAGGCTATTAAAAAAGAGTTAGATGCATTAGGAAGAAAGTGTGTCATATTAAATGGTAGAATGACTGGTGCAAGTAAAGATTTAGACAGATTAAAAATACAAGATGACTTTAATAATGGAACTTACGATGTTATAATAACTAACATAAAAAAGTCTTTGAACTTGCAGGGTGGAGATGTTTGTATCTTTTATAATATGAGTACTACTGTTAGTAGTATGGAGCAAATCAGAGGTAGAATAGATAGAAACATAAATAACAATATAAAAACATTTGTATTACTCTTATATGAAAACACACCAGAGTATGATTTCTTTACTCAAACAGTTAAGAAAAGAGCAAAGGATAGCAGGGAGTTGACTATAGATGCTAAGACTGCTATAGATTTCTTTATGGATAGCATAGAGGAATAGTTTATTTGGAGGGTACTTCATTGAATGATATATTCAGTGCTGTAGGATTTAACTTATATAAAGTAAAGTCCTATGCAAACAAGAGTATAAAGGGAAGCGTATATAAAGTAAATGGATGCAAGATTGTTAGTATTTACACTGGGGAGTTATATGATATAGATATAGATGACTTTTTAGGTGGACTTAATAGTGGAAAAATATTAAATAATAACATTAGGTTAAAGGATTTACATAATTTGGAGATAAGAATACATGATGATTGTTCCTCTGTTAAATTCACAATTAAAGGGTCGTTATATAACACTGGATTTTATTTTTATGACTTGTATTTAGATGGCAATATACTAATAAAATCTACAGCAACTAACTTAAGCTTATATAGCTATTGCAGTTCAAATGTATATAGATATATAGTATATAATTTGGATACAAAAGATATATTTATGTACATAAGGGATAACATTGCATTTAGCTCAAATAATATTGGATTTGACTTTAGGTATAACTATTTAGATAAGGAGTTAAAGCAAGCTCATGGTATTGGTCTTAAAGAGTTGAAAATATGCAGTGATAGTGTTGAGATAAACTTAGATAAATTTTTCAATTACTACAATGCGTCCAGTAATGGTATAGTTTATATGGATGATATTTGTGTTATAACTTCAAGAGCCAGTGGAGATATAATAATAAACAGTAGTTGTAAAGAGTTATACTTAGGTGGATATGCATATCCTAGTATAAAAAGCTTAGTTATACCTAAAGGAATTGAAAAAGCAGTAGTTACTTCAAGTATATACTCAAGTAAGGCAGAAGCTACTGAGAAATTTGATATCTACTTTAGTAAAAGTATGGATGACAATATAAAAAATGAAATATGCAGAAATATGTTTGGCGTAGTCGAAAATAAATCTACATCATATAGATTTGATGTGTACAGAGAATTTAATAATATTCATATGTATTAAAACTGGATAGCATATAAAGTGTTTATTGGCTTTTTAATAAGTATAGTAAAATAAATATTTATATGAGTACAGTGTTTAAGCTCATTGGGTTAGCCTAATGGGCTTATGTTTTAGCTTAATATTTGATTAGAAAGCACTTAGTTTGTTTATAAGGTAGATATAAGCTTAACTGAGGGGTTAGCGAAATGAGAGAATTGTATGGCATAATTGGTTTACACTTATCAAAAGTAAAGAGTGACATAAATAAATATGGGGAATTTGATTATTACTCTATAGTTGGTTGCAGAGTAATAAGCATATTGAGTGGAGATACATTTGATATTAGTGTAGAAGAATTAGTAACTGGTTTACATGAAAATAATATAATAAATACAGATGATAGGCTTAATTATGCTGATAGAGCCAGAATAAGAATAAAAAGAGGCTTAGTACAAAAGCTTGTATTTATATATGACCACCTAAAGGATAGAGGAGGTATACTTTATAATTTATATGTAGATGGAGAGGTCATATATAAGCCATATACAAACTTAGTTAGCTTATTAAGTGACTTAAGTATTTGTGGTATTATAAATTTAATATATGATTACTCTGAGGAAAAGTTATTTTTAAGTGTAGTAATCAACTATGAATTTGATTGCTTGAGGTACTACTACTTAGACAGCACATATAAATATCTTGAATATAAGCAAGCTGGAAATTCCTATGCAAATAATAATTGCAAGTTGTATGACATAGATGTAAAAGAACTTTTTAACTGTTGTGAAAGGTATTCTAATGGAACTAATAGAGTCAATAACTATTATTTTATTGGAAGTAGTAGCTCTGGAGATGTAATAATACCTAATGGGTGTACTGATTTGATACTAGGGCGTATCACTGCATCTGAAGTTAAAACATTAGTTATACCGCCTAGCATATCAAGTGTGATATACAATAGGTCACCAGTTAGTGATTTGAAACTATACTTAAGTAAGGAATTACCTTATAAATTAAAATGCGACATTTGTAATATGATATTTGGGTTAAATGGTGAATTTGATAGTGACTTTGAAAAAGTAAGAGGTGTAACACTTTATTGATTTAGATGCTAGCTCTAATATACCAGTCGGTTACTATTAAACTGAGGAGGTAAGATTGAAACGCTTAGCTGGTGTAATTGTAGATTACTATACTAAAGATAGTGAAAATGTTGATAGATTTATTGGGCTATAGGAATATGCCTATAGCTTTTTATATTTATATTTAATTGGAGGTAAGATTTGGGTGAGCATTATATAGTAATTGGAATATTATTAGATGAGCCTGTTATAAACTATTTAAACAATTTAGCTTATTTTGAATACAAAATAAATGGATACAGAGCAATAGATATAAAAACTGGAGATACAGTAGATATAGATAAAAATGAGTATATACAGTTAAGGGATTTTGGAACTCTTATAGAATTAGATGATAATTTATTAAATCATAATGAAGTTATAGAAGTAAATGGTAAGGTAAGCTTTCCTTATGTGAGAAAGGATAAATTACCTTATTTACGCATAGTAGATGGTGTAGTACATAAGGATCCAACTATAGAAAATATAGAACTAATTAGACTGGATATAGAAGAGTTAGAAGCAGAGTTATTTTTAATGTACGACTTATTGGAAGATAGGCTTAAGCTAACTATTACTGGGAGTGACCTCCCTTGCATAAGTATATATTATCTAAGTGGAGAATACTCAGTGAATGAGAATGGATATAGCTCTTTTATGAATACTAGCTTAAAGCTGTGTTATGGTGTGGAATTGGATTTTCGTTTAACATCTCTATTTGATAATTACTCATTATTTAGTAATGGTTATGCCTACATAAACAAGATGTGTTTATTAGGGAATAATTTTAAAGGAGATGCTATCATATCAAATGAATGTGATACTTTAGTGTTTGGTGCATTTACACTGTTTAGTGGTAAGGATTTAGGTAGTATTGTAGTTCCACCTAGTATAAACAAAGTGTACAAGCATATCTTTCATAGGGCTAAGAAATCAGACAGTCTAAATTTGTTTTTAAGCAAAGATTTAAGCAGTAAAGTTATCAATGACATATGTAAGGCTATGTTTGAAGTTTTAGATAGTGAAGCTGACCTTTCAGATAATGATTATTATTTAAAGAATTTTAATGTAAGTCTGTATTAGTTTAATAGCATTTACATATAAAATTAGAGTAAAATAATGGGTATACTTATAAAAATAAGTATATAAAGCTTAGATTAAATTAACAAGTAGCTTTCTAAATATTAGGAATAACTTTTATAGTTTTTAAGCTTTAATTTAAGTTGTTATCTTTTTAGTATTAAGTTTAAAGTAATAAGTATAAATAATAAACTTAGCGTAAATGTAGGGTTTTTAGGGTATTGCTTTAAGAAGTTAAGTATAGCATTTGATTGAAAATGAGGTTGACATTGTATGTTAAATTTATATATGGTTTTAAATATAAATTTGGGTAATGGGGTTAAGGATGAGGATGGTTTTTATATATTTGATGTAATTGGCTATAAGTTAATAGATTTAAGTAGTAGTAGCTACTTAAATGTTAGTTTAGATGAGTATAATTTATTATATAAGGATGGGCAGATATACAAAGTTTATAAGTATTTAAACGACATTAGAAAAGTTAAGGTTTTTAGTAATGACTATGTAAGTGTAACATCTAGCAAGGATGGCATAGAATTTAAGGACATACCTTATAAGTTTGTAGTAGAGCAATCAATAGAGTCAGATGAGCCTTTAGTAATAAAGCCATTTGTAAGATATAACTCAGTATTTTATAATTTCAGTTTCTTTAATGTGTACTGTCATTTATTGGTAGATAGTTATAGAGATAGCTTAGTGCTTTTTATAGATTTGATAACTTACTCTAGGTATTATGATGGGTATCACATATGCTATGATTTAGCAAATGGAGAGATGCTAGGTGTAGAAGATTGCATTGAGTTTATAAGTGATACAAAAGTTGTATTAGACAGCAGTTTAATGAAAACGAATATGCATTGTAATGTAGGCGATAGCTTTTACAGTGATGATTATGATAACAGTAAATTATTAGAGATAATATCTAAAGTTTATAGGTATAGCATTATAAATGATAGTATATTTGCTATTGATAAACTTTGTATAATAACTAATGGATGTGATGGTGATATTATTGTACCAAATGGTTTTGAGACTGTTTTAATTGCTATTATGGACTTAGGAACTGAGGATTATACTTCAGATATAAACAGTATAGTATTTCCACCTTCAGTAAAAAGGGTTATAACTGAAAATGCAGGTTTAGAAGTGATAAAGTTTTACTTCAGTAATAAAATTCCAAAGGATACATTACAAAGTATTTTTTGCAGTATATATCGTGAGGATGAATTTAGTATTACTGATGAGTCTTTAAAATCACATAATATAGAATTGTATTAGACAAAGGGGTGTAAATGAAAAGCATATATGCAGTTGTTGGGTTAGTATTAGAGCACGGTAAACAAATCGAATTTGAGAATGACATACGTAAAAGATACAGTATAAAACAATATAGGCTTGTAGACATAACAGATGGTAGTATAATTGATGTAGACAAGTCAGATTATGAAAGTTTATTATGGAATAATAAGATATACTTTGAGGATTTAAACTTATTATCATTTACCCATGTAGACATAGATAAGTACGGAGAGGCTAGTCCTGTAGCTTGTACAGAGGTGTGTGGGAAGATATTTACTACATATGATATGAATTTAGCTCCAAGTTATCACTTTTGTTACTCTTTGATTATAGATGGTAAAACAGTATGTAAAGCTACAAGTAGCTGTATGGAACTCGGTAGGCAAAAATTAGACTATGGATTGTATATAAGGCTAGTATACGACCATGAAGATGGCAGTATATTTTTAAACATAGGTGGATTTGACATTGAGCCATTTAACATAGGGTATTGTAATAGTTATCCTATAGGTGATTTAGACTTTATAAATAAAATGGATAGGTTAGTCATGGATGGTAGTTATGCAGTAAATTTAACTTGTTTATTAGATAGTATTCAGGTATTAGGCAATGGTTGCATTTACATGAATGATATTTGTATATTAACTAGTGAGTCAGCTGGAGATATAATAATATCGAATGATGCTAAAACTCTTGTAGTATGTGACCTAAGTCATAAGGTAGACTCTAGGTTAAATAGTTTAGTTGTGCCACCTAGCATAGAAAATGTAATATGCTCTGAATTTAGGTTTGGAAGATATGATTCTAATACTAAGTTATATTTAAGCAGTAAGTTAAGTAGAGATGCCGTAGCTAAAATCTGTGGTGCAGTTTTAGGTTTGACTAGATATAGCATAGTTAGTGCTAATGAATTAGATGATTGTTTAGAGTTTTACTAATAAATTAAAATTATAGGCTTATATAGTGACAAATAAACTCTTTAATTGTTTAAGATATAGGAGGAAATTAAGATGTTGGTAATTTGTGGAATGATTGTAGGAAAAGCTTTTAATAATGGAGATGTAGCAGTTCCAGTTGTAGGGTTTAAATTATTAGACTTGTCAAATTGGCAGTACAGTCAAATAAGTTTATTTGATTTAATTAAAAATAATAATAACATAGGAAAACCTATGAATTTAGTTGATACTTTAGAGAGATGGCATAGGTGCAAGAGGTCAGATTTTAGTCCTGAACTTTGTGTAAACAGCAAATTTCTACTGTTTAGAGGGGATTATGGAAAGTGGAGCGGGCTACATATAAAACTGCCATTATTTAACTTAGATGGTTCATTTTATATGTTTGATAATCAGATATTTAGGCTGAATGACATAAGTGAAGATATTGGGGTGTATATAGATTTAAGTAATTTATCTATAAAGCTCATCTATAAAGGCTATGACATATCAAATGGTGTGTTTACTGGTGTAAAATCAGTATACAAGGTAATTGATAAGAATACTAAGTATGGCATAGGGGGTTCCTTATGGCTAGATGGAACAGATGCTATTAGAAACTTATGGAAAACAGCTGGAAATGTTAGCATGCTTGGTAAGTTTATATGTAGAGTAGAGTGTGGAAATATATCTAGATTACAAATACCAAATGGAATAACCTTAGCTGAACTCAGTGGTTGCAGTGGTTGTTGTATAGAGTTACCGGAGTCAATAACTAGGGTAGAGGTTACAGGTAAAAATCCACCAAGAAATATAGAATTGCATTTAAAAAGTTCAGTTGAGCCTAGTGTAATTGTTGGAATAGTAGGGGCATTTATTAAGAGTCCAGTAGCTTATAATGAGTTAAGAACTTCTAAGAGTATGCTAGACATAGTAAATATATGTAAGAACTATAAGTTAAAATTAGTAATACACTGAGGTTAAGATGAAAATAAGTATAGTTTATGGGATAGCTGTAGGCTTAGAGTCATCAAAAGTTGTGGAAGTAGAGAATTTAGGGAGTATGACTGTATATGACTCTACAGTTTTTAAGGTTTTCAGATTACCAAGATTTGAAGCAGTAGACATAGTAAGTCCTGCAGAAGTAAACACTAGATTTGTTGATTATAGTGGATTGAATATGCCAAAATACAAGTATATAAGTTTAGACTTTAAGTATGGTATAATAGTCGGGGATAATGGTAAGCTATACGCTATAGATAACAAATATAAAAACTATATGTTTATGAGTGAGCATAGAAACCTCTCAAATAACTACAGAATAAGCGGAAATACTGAATTATTAAATGTGAATATACCTCGTGGTGTATTCAGAAATTTAATTTTTAGGTACAGTGTAGGGTATAACTGCTGTGATGTGTTATATAAGACTAGTGATAGTAGGCTAATAAACATTTCAAATTATAGTGGATTTGACATAAGTAAACAGAGTGACAGTAAGTTTACTGGTTGTTCTAGTGGTCAATTAAGCTTCTACAATAACAATTATGGCATCTGTAATGATAAATTTATGATTATAGATGACAAGATATTTGGATATAAGGGAACTTTAAGGCTAGTTAATACAGATGTGTTATGCATAAATAACATAGTAATAAACGATGAAATAACTATAATGTTTAAGAGTACATTTATGGGAGTTGTATTTGGCAGTAATGCATTTAATTTAACTGGGAATAATGCAACTTTGAAGTTAGCATTTGGGTTAGGTACCGATAAGATGACTATTAGTTTAATTAAAAGGGCTTTTAAAAAAGAGATTGACAATCAATCATTGTCTGATAGACTAAAGGTAGAAGTAAGGTTACTGGAGGTATAAAATGAGTTTAATTGATAACAGATATATGCCAATAGCGTTAAACTTAGACTCTAAGAGTAAGCATAGTTTTTATGACTATACAACATATAAAATAAAGGGAATTAAGCTTATAGATTTATTGACTTTTAATATTGGAGAGGTCAGCATTAGAGATATAGGAGAAATAACAATAGATGAAATCAATAAAACTAGGAGTCCATTTAAAATACATAAGGATACTATAGTTTTAATTGATAATAAAAATAAAGCTTATATAAATATAGACAGGGAAATTAGCAGTAATTACATAAGGGTTTTAGATATTAACTCTAGGTTTTGTATAGAGATTGATGGAGAGCGTAGAGCAAACAGGCAGTTAAATTTTGCCAGCATAGTAAATACTCAATCAAATACTTATAACTTGTTGGAATTAGTTTATAATAACAAGCTTAACAGAGTGACCTTTAGTACTAATGATTTAAGCTCATCTTCTGTCTTAGATAGTAGATTACTATACTTAAAAAGAGGTAATGAGAATAAGTTAGAAAAAGTTGAAGACTATTATATAAGTTTGGAAAAACTTGAGGTAGACATAAATAACTATAGTGGATACAGAAGTGGTTTTAATAGCATAACTATAGGTGGTATATGTTTAATAGATATAACTGGTGTTAGTAGCCTAGCTTTACCTAAGGGATGTAAGGATGTTGTAGTTTATGGGAATGGTAGCTTTGCAAATCCTAATATAGTTGAGACTTTGATAATACCTAGAGATACTATAAAAATAGTATGGAAATGCGGTTGTAGCATAGTAAAAAACTTAATTTTAGCTAGGGGATACAGGTTAAGTGCTGTAAAATCATTCATAACAAGCTATTTTAAGTATTCTAGTGATAAATACACTGGCGACATTGAAGAAAGTATAAGACATGCAACATACTTTGATGATGTATTAAATACTTATGCTAGGTATAACAAGATAAGAGATATATTTAATATAAAGGCATTGTAGTGGTGAGGTGAGACTATGGAGATTAGAGGGAATACTAAATATGTAGCAATAGGAATTATAGTAGATGACACTAAAGAAGTAACAGTAGATGATAACACTTTAGGTTATATAACAACTGGAGTTAAAATATTAGATTTAGAAAGTTTATGTGTAGGAAATATAGATACAGATGAATTTATGCAATTACATATAGCAAACAGAATATTACATAACTTAGACTATATTACAGATAATTATAGTGTTGATGTAGCTTTAGATAAGTGTTTTAATGCATTTTATAAGGCAGATGGGAGCAGTAGGTTAGAGAGGACATATATGAACCCTTATGTTGAATATGTATTCAACGAGTCAGATATTAGAGTATCTAACAGTGATAAAGACTATATAGCTATTCTTGATGCTAGAGATGGTGGAATATCATTTTATTTTCTATACTATTACAGTACTGGGGATTTAAAAATTGTGCTATACAATGTGATAAGTTCTAAAAGAAATGCTAACTGTGTAGATGTAGACAGTGGTGAGTATTGGGGTTGGTTAGAGCCTAGAGCGACACCTCAAATAATACCTAAGCAATCATTGATATACTATAAAGATTTAAGGCAATTCAGAAGGATTGGACTTGGAGTATATAAGCTGACTGAAGCTACTGAACAGGTAATAGTTCCTAATGACTGTAAGTATTTTATAATAGATAGCAAGGAAGATGTTAAAATGCAGTCTTACATTATAAGAAGCATAGTACTTCCAGTCTGTTGTAAGGGTATACTGTTTAACTGTTATAGAGACTCCTTTGAAAATTGCAAAATTTATATTAGCAAGAATAACCAGATAATGGAATTAGTTAGGTTTAGAGATAAAATGAATACTTTTGGTATAGGCATTGAGTATTATTAAGAGGTTTATAAGAAATGGGTTATGATAATCAAATTGCTTCTATAGTGGCTTTTGGAGTAGATACAAGTACTTTTACAGATTCAGTTAATCTATCATCTAAATATTGTGATACAGTTGAAAGAGTTAGCTTATACTCTATAAAGAGAGTAAAAATAGCTTTGTATCCTAGTTTAGAAGTTGTAGACTTGGGCATATCTGAGTACATAGAGATTTTTAATGGGGTAAATGATAAAAACCTCATAAGCTACTTAGGAATTGAAGATAGCAGTTTATGTGACTTACTATTATCTAAGCTAAGCATAAAGGATAAGCCTAATTATGAGTGCTTCATGTGTAATAAGAATAATAAGCTTAAGTTTATTGGGGCGTCTGTTCCAGTATACGATATAACTTCAAATAATTATATATCACATATAAAAGATTGGGTATTTATATTTAAAGATACTAAAAATTTAGGAATAATATTTGATGCTATTAGAAATAGATTATTATTTGAGTGTAGAGGGAATGGATTGGTGCCAAACTTATGCACTAGGTATATACCCGTTATAGATTATATAGAGAGATTTAGATTCATATCAGCTTTTGAAGCAATCTCAGTTAGCTCAAAATATCCTATGATTGATAAGTGTATACATAGAGTAAGTAACGGGTGCATTGATAAATATTTAGACTTAACTATAGTAAATGTAGGAAAATTTAAAGATACAGTATTAGTTAGTGATGACTGTACTAAATTAGCTTTAAGAACGAGTGAGATAAGTGCAAGTGTTAATACCTTAGTAATTGGTAGAAATGTAAAGCATATATCTAGCTTTCATATTGATATAAATAACATTTACTATAGCAAGCAGTGCAGTAATAGGTTAGGCATTGGACAATTTATGGTACTCTGTGCCAGAAATAAGGTTAAGAGTTTAAAAAATACAGATATGGCAAATGACCTAACAAGAATAGCTTACTCATTTAAGAGTGATAAAGACTTTGATAAATTAGTTAATAATATAAATAAGCTTATGAATGGGAAGTTGGTATTGCAAAGCTACTAATAACTAAATATATAATTTTTAGTGACCAGTATATGTTAGTAATATAGATAGTTTATTTGATAGAATATAAAGGAGTAAAACATGGCGGATTTATTTTTAGGTTTTTGTACATCAGATAAGAGTAATAATTCTGGTATAGAGTTAAAGAGTGGCTTAATATTGGCATTTTATGCTCAGTTTAGCGAGGAGAATACAGCTTTAACTGTAGAGACTGTTAATTTAAGAATATTAGGTAAGCTTTGTAAATCAGAGGAGTTATTGTTTATACCTGAGATGTTTGGTAGAAGAACTAATGATGGCAATGCTATTAAAGAGATAAGGGATTTTATGGTAAACAGTAAGCATGGGTTAACTTATAATCCTGAAAGAAAAGAGATATCTAACGTTATAAGGGATAGGCTTATTTACAATAAAGGCATTATAGTAGAAGATGGGTTGCCTTTAAAAGATATGATGCATATAGCAATAGCTGATGACAGTGGAGATGAGGCTATAAAAGTAGACATAAAAGATATGTTTACTCAGTTTGATAGGGTAAAGCTTAATGAGTTGGACAGCTCCTATACAATTTATAGGTTAGACAGAGATAATTACAATAAGTTATTTGAGCAATAAGGAGGTCACTTTTTGAATAAGAGTATAGTTTATGTGGCAATAGGTTTATCGGCTATAGCATTGGTTGGTTGCGGTAAGAAAGCTGAGAAAAAAGATTATAAGGCTATGTATGAGTCAGCATCTGCTGATTTAGCAAATAAAAGCTTTGAGAACAATAGTTTAAAATTAGCATTGGCTGGATATGATGAGAAGTACAAGGATAGTGTAGATTTAACTCAGTATACTATTATGGATACTGGTAGTATAGCTTTTAATACCTTCAATAACCAAGTTTATTTGGATAGTAAAGTTAAGTTTCAACAGCAGGATGCTATTCAGAATAGTATTAAGCTTAATTTAGTAGGTAATATATCAGTATCACCTACTGATAGCTGGGTAATCAAAACAAATACATCTAGGACAGAATTAAGTAACAAGAATGGTATAAATGGAAACTTAGAGGTTTATAAGATTTATGATACTGTAGCAGCTGAGTTTATATATGGAAACTTTATAGAGCCATTTGTTAAAGCTAATAGCTTAGATGTTAGCAGTATGCAGTATTTGTTTATAGGCAGTAGCAAAAGTGGAGCAGAGATTACATCAAAGGTTAATATAACTAGTACAGATGTGAGTGATAAAGTAAAGACTGTAGATTCAAAGTATCTTTATGATGAGTCAGAGTTAGCAAGTGTTAAAGATGAGCAAGCTAAGCTAGACAAGTCAAAAGCTGAGTCAAGTAAGGCTGAAGAAGAGTCACTTGCTCAGAAACTTGCGGATGCTTCACAAACAGAGAGTGGTTCATCTTCAAGTGAGGCTTCTAGCGAGGCTTCCAGTGAGGCTTCTAGCGAGACTTCTAGTGAAGCTTCCAGTGAGGCTGAAAGCTCAACAGATGCAACCAATGAAGCTGAAATGTCAAGTGAGGGTTCACTTGAAAAACAGGCTAAGTCACAGTATGTAGATGTAGTTGTACCTGAATATAAATCAGTGACTAGTGAATATATTTTTAGAGTTGGTGTAATAATGAGTGGTGAAAATGCAGTTGTTTATAAGTTTCTATATAAAAAGGAGAATGAGATGTCTTGCAAAGAAATTGTAGACAACCTTATAAATTCTATCAAAGTAGATAATATGGATGTCAGCATGGAGAAATAAATTTCTTATATTTGAATAGTATGCTTTTTAAATATGTTACTAACTATATTATATAAAGTTGGTAACATATTTTGTTTATTAAGTAGTAAAGGATGAAAGGAGGATTTTAATTTGGCTGGAAACAAAGAGAATGTTGTAGTGTGTGCTGTACTTATTGATAACAGTGAGACATGGGGATTTAGGTTTTGTTGCTTAGATGATGGTACAGTTAAAGATGTTAAGAAGGACATTGCAATCAAAGCTTATAAGATGGATGCAATGAACTTCCTAAATGCTAAAGTTGTAAGTGATTTCAAAAAGAATATCCTAGGTAACTATGTTAAAGATGACAAAGGTAATAAGGTGCCTATAGAAGTAATGGTGGGTGAGAGAATGTCATTCAATAGCTTGCCACATATCTATATTAGAAAGAAACCTACTGATGCTACATATTTAAGAATGGATACTAAAAATAATTTAGTATATGCTGAAAAGAATTTGGGAGAAAACTATAAGCTTATAGATTATGGTGGAAAGATTATTAGTTTATCTGGGAAGGACTTTAATTTTTACAGAAGTAACCTTGTAAATTTAGACCCATTGATAGATAATACTTTAGACCTAGATAAGATAGTCAGCACTCCATTAGATGCCAGAACATCTACTTTTAAAGGGGATACAACTGGTATGGGTGTGGTATCTGGGGAACTCAGAGCTAAGACTGAGCAGATGATAAAGGAAAAAGAGAAAAGTAAAGATAAGCTATCTATGATAGGTGCATTTGCTTTAGCCAGTGGAGATGATAACTATGAAGAAACTGAAAATGGTAATATATACAGAACATTTGATAATGGATTTGTACTAGACTTTGAAGGTGACTCTTCTCTTAATGACTACAGAAATAAGGATAATATGGGAGCTGGTTATAAACTAGCTAATGCAATGTTGTATCTTAGAAACCTTAATTATTTTTATTATAGCTTATTGCAGGAGTTAAATAGAAAGCTATTACCAGCTGATTGTAAAGAGATAAGGACTATGGCAGTTAGTCCATCTACACTGTATGTAAATGTTGGATTTGTAGATGAACTTAGCTTAGAGGAGATTACATTTGTGTTGATGCATGAGTCTATGCATATACTGTTTAGACATAATTATTACGGCATAGGAAAAAATCAGGATGTACATAATGTTGCTACAGACTTGATAATAAATAAGACTATAACAGATGAGTATGGTTGTTTACCTGGTAATAAATTTCCAACTAGAGTAAGCACCGCTGGTGGAAGTGTAGGCATCAAGTTTGTTGATAAAGGCTTATGGTTAGAGGCGATAGATACTACTGTAGACACTTCAGAAAGTGTATATCATGAGTTAATGACTGCAATAGAGAAGCAAGCTCAGAAAATGGGAAAATTTCAAGGAAATCAAGGTTCTCAAAGCCAAGGAGCTCAAGGAAATAGCCAAGGCTCACAGGGTCAAAGCCAAGGAACTCAAGGAAATAGCCAAGGCTCTCAGGGTCAAAGCCAAGGAACTCAAGGAAATAGCCAAGGCTCACAGGGTATCTTTGGAAATGGAATGGGGCAGAGTGGTGACCCTTATGACATAGACTTTAGAGGTACAAAGATAACTATACAGCCTGAATTTAGAGATATAGTATTATCTAAAGAAGATGCTGAAAAGGGTAAAGATGGTATAGGAGATAAAACAACTCAAATAAATAATAGAGCAGAGGCGGCTTGTAAAATGGCTGGTAAAGAAATATCACCACTTATCCAAGCCACATTAAAGATAGAGTCAGTAATAGTAAGACCTAGATGGCAAAAGGTTTTAAAAGAGTTTCTAGCTAAATTAGGTGAGAACTATTATACATATTCTGCTATCAATAAGAGATATATTCATCGACACCTAATAGTGCCTGGACCTAAGCAGTCAGAGGAAAACTCTAAAAAATTAAGTAACATTGTATTAGCAATAGATACTTCTGGTTCAATGTTTGATGAGGAAACTCTTAGTAAGATAGTTAGCTTGGCTTCATCTATTGTTAAAAAGTACAATGCAGACGGTGAGATTATATATTGGGATACTTCTGTTACATCAACTGGAAGGTTTAAGGATAAGAGAACTCTAGTAAGGACTAAGGTAACTGGAGGTGGTGGAACAGATATAAATTGTTTATTTGAATATTTAGATAAGCAATATCCTAATAAAAATAATAAGCCTTCTCTTGTAATGGTAATGACTGATGGTTATTTTGGTACATTGGAAGATACTTATGTTAAGAGGTATAAAAATGTTATCTGGGCAATACCTGAGGATGATTTAAAATCTTTTAAAAAGCCTGAAAATGGTAAGGTTGCTATGATAGAAATGGGTAAATAAATATAAAGGAGATAGATACATATGAATGATGCAAGTATGAACTTAATGGAGATTAGTATTGGTAAGATGCTTAATTTAGTTAAGGAACAGATAGAAGATGAAATGTTTGCTGTACCTATGCTGTTTTTAGGCAAGTCTGGTATAGGAAAAACTGAGTCAGTAATGGGTTTGGCTAAGAAGATGGGAATAGGCTTTAAAGAGTTCAGACTTATTACTACAAATGAAGTAGATTTAATGGGAACACCTGATATAGATAGAGAAGAAGATGGAAGTAAATGGTCTACTTTTAATCCTTCCAGATTGCTTCCAGATGTAAAGAGAGATGGAGAGTGTGGCATACTGCTATTTGATGAAATTACATCTGCTACAGCTAATGTAAGAACAGCGGCTATGCAGTTGATGGATAAGAGCAGAAGTATTGGGGTTTATAAGTTACCTCCTAAATGGTTAATAGTTTGCTTAGGAAACGGAGAGGAAGATGGCGGTAACTTCAATGGTATGGAATTTGCCTTCTTAAATAGGTGTATATCTTATAGAGTTAAGACTGAAGTAGATTGTGCAGACCCTGTTAGAGGATTAGGATGGGTTCAGTGGGCTACTCAGAACAGTATAAATCCAGCTATTGTATCTTTTATTAAGCAGTATGGAATGGAAGTATTACATAAGTTTGATACAGATTTACCAGCTTCAGCTTTTCCTTCACCTAGAGGTTGGACTGGTCTAGCTAGAAAGCTTACTTTACAGGAAACCAAGAATGGTGGTAAGCCTTTAGATGATAGCTCAGTAGCTATATATTCTGCGGGGTTTATCGGAAAAGAGATGGCTCAGAGATTTGTAGCTCATTACAGATTTAAGGATCAGCTGTTAGACCCTAAGGACATATTAAGTGGTAAGGTTGATTATACTAAGTTTGCTGAATCTAAAGACCGCTCTATAGTCCTTATGCAGTTGACATCAATAGCTAATTTCTTAATAGATTCTCTTAGAGATGACTTAGATGGACCTATAACTGCAGCTAAGCTAGATAGTGATGGACATTTAAAGGTATCAGCTGAAAACCTTAAATATCTAAATGGCTTTATTGAGTTAATGGTAACTTTAAAGCAACCAGAAGATTCCTTGTATTTATTCTCAACTGTAAAGTGTGCATATGAGGGAAAGATGGATAGCACATTAAGTAGGGTTCCTAACTATGAGAAATTTAAGAACTCTAATGCTTTTAAGTACCTTAGCACTATGTCTACAATGGTAAAATAAGGAGGGTAATGTAATGACACCATTAAAGAATTTAGCATTTGTAACAAATGAAGTAAATCCATTGGATGTTATGGCTATTAAAAATAAGGATACAGGGGCGTTGCTTAGAAACATTCAGATAGCTAGCTACTTTGGAGGAACTGATTTTAAGTTGGTAACTGACTTAGCTCAAAAAGCTAGTTTAATTAAGAGCTGTGAGTTTATAAACTTTAGCATATCAAATGGAGAGATAGTTTATGAGGGATACTCAGGAATATTTGATAAGCAGTATAGAAAAAAGGGAATAAACACTTATGTTATATTATCAGATATTAAGAAAGATGATAGCGTAATTGGATATGTAGTAGCTTATGAGGATAAGTCTGGTGTACATATAAATTCTATTAAGCTTGCAGATGCTTTAAATTTATGTAAGAAATACTTAGAGCATGATTTTAGAGCTTTTCAGAATGGAATATATGTAAGTGCTACTTCAGATAAGAGAGATTTTATTAGGTATCATACCAAAGAGTTTATGAGTACTTCTATAAAGGTCAATAGAACAAAGCCAGTAGCTGTAGAGAATAATAAAGATGACATTAAGAAAGCTGAAAATTTAGATAAGTCCAGTCCATTTACTAAAGAGCAGTTGATGGTGCTTAAGAAATACAAGGATTTAGGGCTTCCAATCAGTAAAGTTGCCAATCCTAGACTTTCAGCAGAGCAAATGGATGTGCTTATGCAGATAGAAAAGGCTGGAGCTGACTGTAGCTATTTTGCTGACCCTAAAGCAAGTATTGATACCTTGAGATATTATTTAGCAGATGCTGTATCAGGCTCAGCTAAGGATATAGAAAACTATGTTTATTTGGATTTAAGTCCGGAGCAGTTAGTTGAGGTATCACTGGGTTATTATAGTGGAGTTGACTATCCTCAATATGCAGATAAGTTAATTCCTGCAACAGAGATGGCTGAGATTAGGATGCGTTTGGAAAGTGGGTTGTGGCATGATGCAATAATTCCAGCTGACGATATGTTTAGTGCTAAGTTGCGTTATGAGAAATCAAAACTTGGAAAAAATTCAGAAGGTGTGAATAAGATTGATAATGAACTGAATAAAATAAATTCACTTAAAGGAAAATACAGAGCTTAGCCATAAAAATTTAAGAACAGTGGTGTTAAAATTGGTTGACACTGCTGTTCTATTTTTATGCCAATTTGTAGAGAATATAAATTTAAAAAATTTTAGATATATTTTCGAGTTGTGGAGGTTAGGTTAGTTTAATGGATAAAGATTTAATTGTGCAAAATCAATTTAAGAATAATGAGGCTTTAGGTGAATTTTATACTCCTAAGCATATAAGCAAGAACTTGGGAGAAGTAACTGCAAGTGCTTTAGGAGATGAATTTGAAAAAGAGTTTATCATATGGGATTGCTGTTGTGGTAGATTTGCTTTAACTAAAGAATTGCATACAGACGATTATTCTAATATTTATTGTTCTACATTAAGAGCAATAGACATCAGAAAGAGTAAAGCAGAAAAGGGTAATAAGTTTGCTTATGATTTCTTAAATGATGATTGTGAGAAGTTGGTAGATACTTCTGAATTTATGTTTGGTGAGTATAAAATGCCTGAAAGTTTATTAGGGGAGTTTAAAAATCCTAATGGTAGACCTATATTATTTTATATAAATCCTCCATACGCTAGTCATAGCATAGCTGGTGTTAATACAGAGACTAGAGGTAAAGGGTTTTCTACTAACATAATACAAGATGCTATGAATGGACTTGGTGTTGCTAGCAGTCAGCTACTGGCTCAGTTTTTATATAGAATACTTATGATGAAGAGGCTATATGACAATAAAAAGATTTATATAAGCATAGTTATGCCAGATAAGTATTTGAGTTTGCGTTCATACAGAGATTTCAGAGCGGAGTTTTTAAAGGAATTTAAGTTAGTAGCTGGTAATAGGTTTCCGTCTACAGAGTTTAATGGATTATCTAATGAATTTTGCATAGGTAATTTAGTGTTTGCTCCTAATGATAGTGGTAAGATAGACACTGAATTTATACTAAAACATTATAAAACAGTTGATAATGATTTTAAGTACATATATGATAAGTTAATATATAACTATGATAATGATGATATTGATTGCAACATTAAGTTAAAAGAGTTGAGTGTTTATGAGAATACTTTGGCTCCTTTAGTAATGACTAGTGGCTCTAATATTATGAGCAATAGCATAAACGCTAGAGTAGCAGATGGCTTTTTAGGTTGTATATTCAATTATGGAACTAATATAGGTTCTTGTGTAGCCAAACTGGGTGCAATGAGATTTCCTTTTACTCAAGGTTCAAATATAAGTATAACTAAAGAAAATGTTAGAGATGTGTTAGTGCAGTATGCTGTTAGGTCATTAGCTTTGGCTTTATTAAGGGGAAGTGACTATAACAATGATGAGTTTTTATTTCCAGATGTTGGCAGTAAAGCCTATCAGGTGCTTAAAGATAATGCAATATTAGTAAGTTTATTTAGTAATAATTCACATTTCATAGGGTGTGAGTTTAAAGGTAACAGGTATTATAATACTATGTTACACTCTAAAGAAGTTTACTATAAGCTTATGAATGAGAAAGTAAGTTCAGATGATGCTCTAAAAATAAATGAGACTTTAGAAAGCATAGACTGGTTTATTAGTGATGAACTGGGAAAGGACTTAGTATCTGGAAGTATACCTAAGTCTGGATTGGACTTTTATAATAGCTTATACAATGATTTTAAGCTTGCTTACTCAGTTAAAGATGCTTTTTACATATTACATCCAGAATATCAAACTAACTTATTTGATTTAGGCTGGTATCAAGTAAAGTTTATAATGAAAGAGCTATATCCAGAGCAGTACAATGACAATACTATTTAACAGTGATTATTATAAAATAGTTTGCATATTGGATGAAGCAAATAATAAAATAGCAGTAGCTAGTTATAATAGAGCTAAGGCTGTTTTAAAAGATGAATTTGATAGCTTATTAGAAAACTCAAAAGAAATTGATATTTATAGTGATACATTAAATGAAGTGAACGGATATAGGTATATATGCAGCTTAAATAAAGACACTATGAATCTTAATATTTATAGAGGAGACAAGTCAAATAGTAGCTGTTATCATACAGGTTACTTAATGACTGATGAGGGTAAAATGGAGTATAATTTATATAGTGAGGCAAATAATAATTTACAGTTTGATGAAGATGACGAAGATGATGACAGCCTAGATAATTCTGAAGGCTCTGAAAAAGTATATGATAAGAACTGTGACAAATGTCATGGTTTAGGGTATTACAATTTAGATGGTTTAAAAGTTAATTGTGACTGCTATTTAAAAGTGGCTGAGCAGGATAAGTTAAAAAATAAGTCTAAGGCTCCTATGCAATTAAAGAATATAACTAAAGAAAATTGTGTTAGCATAGGGTTAGTGCCTGAAGAATACAAGGACATTGAGTTTAACTCTGATGAAATCATAAATAAGATGGCTAGCATAGGCAAGGGCATAGCTGGGTTTAGGTTAGTGAACTATAAGAGATTTATGGATACTCTAAATTCAATTATAATAGCTTGTAAGACTGGTAGTAAGCTTAAGCATAGTTATTTACTAGCTTGTGATAAAGGATTAGGAAAAAATGAGTTTGTTTATGAGTGTATAAAGCATCTATACCAAAGAAATCAAACTTGTTGTAAGTATATAAGCTTACAGGAGTTAGGGGCTTTAAGGGGAGAGTACATTAAGCAATCTCAGGCTATTAGTAATTTAGGGTATTATTATAGAGATAATGACAGAGAATTATTAGAGAGAACTATAGAAGAAGAGGGTAAAAACTTAATAAGGGCATTACTAAAAGATTGGATAAGTGTAGAACCTAAAGCTAACAATAAAGAACTCAAAAAAAGCATAGGATTACTTGAGAAAACATTGCTTGATAGGATATACACTAAGACATCACAAGATGATAGGCTTATAAATGAGTATGAGGATACAAAGTATAAGATAGTAAACACTTGGGAAGATTATTTGAATTATCCTATAGTATTTGTATATTTTAGTGGTAGCTTAGATAGACACTATGAAACAGAGGTATTGCAGGAGTTGCTCAATATAAGAGGAGCAAAAGCATTGCCAACTGTATGTTTATTGGAAAGTTCTTTAGGTATATTTAAAGATGAGCCTACATATTTTGATGATGGAAAGGGAGGAACTAGGATAGATATTGCAAAAACAAAGAGTTACTTCTGGTTAAATATGTTAAGTAATTCTAGCTGTTTAAAAGCGAGTGATATATCTGTTGACTCACAAGATGCTGAAATTACAAATACGACTGAATATGACAGAATGGTATACATAAATTGTTATATAGAGTATAAAGGTAGATTAACTGTTAAGTTATAAAAAGTTATAAATATGTTTTGACTTTGCAAGTTTACACTATTACGACATAGAAATAATTGATAAGACCAAAAAATCAGAACAACAAGAACTTGTAGAAGATTTAGTTCAAATTGTTACAGTATTTAGTTGTAAATTGCAAGGTAAGCGGTGCTAATAAAGCTAGACAACTATTAAAAGAACTGATTGAGGGAAAAAATGATAAAGTCAATAAAAGTAAGATTGAATCCGAATAATAAGCAATTTACAAAGTTATTTCAATATGCTGGATGCTCAAGATTTGCTTATAATTGGGCTATTGCAAAACAACAAGAAAATTATAAACAAGGAAACAAATTTTTGTCTGATAATGAATTACGAAAAGAATTTACACAGTTAAAGAAACTACAAAAATACAAATGGTTGAATGAAGTAAGTAATAATGTAATGAAACAAGCAATTAAAGATGCTTGCAATGCTTATAAGAGGTTTCTCAAAGGACAGTGTAAGTATCCTAAGTTTAAGAGTAAAAAACAATCTACTCCGTCTTTTTACCAAGATAATGTTGCAATCCGATTTACAGATACTCATGTAAAAGTAGAAGGATTTTCAATAAGTAAAAAGAGGAATAAACAAAAATTAAATTGGATTAAACTTTGTGAAAAGGGAAGAATACCAACTAATTATAAATATATGAACCCACGTTTTACATATAATGGATTATATTGGTATGTATCAGTTGGAATTGAAGTGGATGATAATAATACTATTCCATCAAACGACGGCATTGGAATTGACTTAGGTATTAAAGATTTAGCAGTTTGTTCTGATGGAGATACTTATAAAAATATAAATAAAACACAGAAAGTAAAGAAGCTAGAAAAAAGAAAAAGCAGATTACAGCGTTCCATATCAAGAAGATATGAAAAAAATAAGAAAGGAGAATGTTACTGTAAAACAAGTAACATTATAAAAAGAGAAAAAGAACTTTTAAAAGTAACAAAACGATTAACAAACATTCGTCAAAATCATTTACATCAAACAACATCTGAAATCATAAAACGAAAACCAAGTTTTATTTGTATAGAAGATTTGAATGTAAGTGGAATGATGAAAAATAGACATTTATCCAAAGCAGTACAACAACAATGCTTTTATGAATTTAGAAAGCAGATTGAGTATAAGTCTAACTGGAATAATATTAAATTTATTATAGCAGACAGATTTTTTCCAAGTTCTAAACTATGCAGTTGTTGTGGGAAAATTAAAAAAGATTTAAAACTGTCGGATAGAATCTATAAATGTGAGTGTGGAAACATCATAGACAGAGATTTTCAAGCAAGTTTAAATCTAAAAAGATATGGAGAAAATGTTTTAAAACAATCTATAATATAACACTTTAAAGTTATTGTAGATATGTACCGATAGTTAATCGGGAATTTACGCCTATGGAGAGTACAAGAACTTGTAATTAGTATTTGAATTTATTCAGTATGAAAGCATACTCAATGAAGTAGGAATGAAACATAAAAGTTTATTAGCTTTTTATAAGTTTTCAGTAACGGTAGATTGAAATATAGTTTAGATTAAAATAATATAGAAAGGGAATACTAGCTTAATTAGTAATAGTGTTTAAGGATTTAGCTTATGGCTAGCAAAGGAAAAATAGATAAAGAACTTATACTCAAAGGGAAAATTAAGTGTGGGCATTGCGGTAAGGATAGCTTATTAGTGAAGTGGGATTTGGCTACTATAAATAATTGCATCACTAGAGAGCAAAGAAGGGCTTATGTTAGCCTAGAGCAAAACAGAGCTTACTCTGGTAATTATATATATGAGTGTCCTAAGTGTGGTATGGGGTCAAATGGTAAACAGCTAAAGGTATTTTTGGCTTAATAATAGTAATAGATAAATTATAGTTTATTTGGAGGTTAAATAATGGGTTACTATGGAAGTGATAGCCTTAGCTCTTTAACTGGGGCGGCACCTTATAGAGAAAGACCTGCTACAGTGTTAGGTACTGATGATGAGAGGGGTATACTTCATGCAATATTTGAGGTTATAACAAACTCAACAGATGAGGTGTCAGAGGGTTTTGGTAAAGAAGTTATAACTACAGTATTTAGTGATGGTAGCGTAGAGATTAAAGACTTTGGTCGTGGAGTTCCTATGGGATGGAACTCTAAGGAAAATAAGTATGCTTGGGAGATGGTGTTCTGCACTATGTATAGCTCAGGTAAGCTTGATAGTTCAAACTATAAAAAGAGTGCTGGGCTTAATGGAATTGGAGATACAGCGGCTCAGTTCACATCAGAGTATATGGATGTCATTTCAGTAAGAGATGAAATCAAGAATAGAACAGTAGGAAAAGATGGCAAAGAAAAGTTAGAGCTACATAGAGTTAGATTTGAGATGCACTTTAAAAAGGGAGAGCCAGTAGGAAAGCTTAAAGAAGAAGTTGTAGACAATTCAGTACCTACTGGAACAACTATTAAGTTTAAGCCTGATATAGAGGTGTTTAGAGGTGCTGAGTCAATTAAGATACCTGCAGATAGATTTTTAGTAAAGCTTAGGCAAAAGGCTATGATATCAGCTGGAGTTAAGTTTGTGCTTAACTACTATGGCAGAGACCCTATTGTTCTTTTATACAATGGCGGAATTAAAGAGTACCTTGAAAATGAAGTTAAATCTAAGGTAACTAGAGATTTTATAACAGTTAGCACTGATGGAACTGGTCAGGACAGAGAGAATGGAGAGGTTTATAAGGCTTACTGTGATGCTGTCTTTAGCTTTAGCAAAGATACTAGTTTATTAGAGTGTTACCACAATCAAGAGGAGTTGCAGTTTGGTGGTAGTTCATCTGATTCATTAAAAGCTTCAATAGTTAAGTTCTTTAATACATATGGCAAGTTATCTAAAGATGACAGGCTAATATGGAAAGACTTCGCAGATATAACAGTATGTGTACTCTCTACATTTTGTCCAGGTCACCTTACAAGTTGGTTTGGACAGACAAAGGATGCTATAAACAACAAGTTTATTGGGGAGTTAGTCAGAGATAGCGTTTATAGGGCTTTAGAGAATTATGTATTATCTGATGAAGATGGTATTAAATCAGCTTTAGAATTGGCTAAGGCTAACAAAGAGGCTAGAGAAAAGCTTGAGAAGTTTAAAAAGAATACTATCAGAGAGTTGTCCAAGGGCAGTGATGGATACAGAACAGCTCCTAATAAGCTAACTAGATGCACTGGTAAAGACAAGACAAAGAATGAGCTGTATGTAGTAGAGGGTGACTCAGCGAAAGGTCCTGTTTGCCTTAGTAGAGATGCTTCAACTCAAGCAGTATTAGCTTCGAGAGGTAAGATACTTAATTGTCAGAAAGCTACATTTGAAAGAGTTATATCTTCTGATGAAATACTTAATTTTATTAGAAGTTTAGGTTGTGGCATAGAGAGAAGAGTAGAAGGGCTTGAGGATTTGCCAGAGTTTGATATAAGCAAGTTAAATTATGATAAGATTGTCATATGTTGTGATGCAGATTTTGATGGTAAGCATATTATAGATTTGTATTTAACTTGTATATGGTATTTAATGCCATCTTTAATAAAGCATGGTAAAGTTTATATAGTAGAGCCACCATTATATGCTATAGGTTATAAGGGAAATAACATATATGCTTATAATAAAACTGAACTGGATAGAGAAGTTGCTAAGTTAGAGGCAAATGGCGTTAGTAAAAATAAATATAGCATTAAGCGTATGAAGGGGTTAGGAGAGAGTGATGCAGTTGAGTTGAGTGCTACTATAATGGATAAATCAAATAGGCGTCTAGTAAAAGTTGAGTACCCTAAGAATGAAGAGAGATTTAATATTCTCATTGAAAGTTTAATGGGTAATTCTGTAGCTGATAGACGAGACATAATAGATGTTTATTTTGACAGTGAGTTTGAGGAGTTGGACTTCACTGATGGAGATGGTAGTGATGAAATCAGCATAGAGGATATGATAGCTAGAGAGGCTTTGCTGGGATTTTAATAGATAGTTTATAGGGTTACTATTTGATGGAGTAATACATTAGGAGATTTTTGTATTACTCCATTTGATTTGCTCATTTTATTGTATATTTATAGCTATAATAAATATTTATATAATAAACCAGTGTATAAGGTCATAACTTAAATTGTTTATAAGTATAGGATTAAAAGGAGGTTTAGTAAGTGAATATACTAAGTGATTTAGGTAAAATACCTGATGGAATGTACTTTAAGGCTACAAAGACATTAGAGATAATACAGGTTATCTTATTAAATAAGCTAGGCAAAGAGAAGTACAAAGATGTTAAAGGATTTGACTATTCTAAAGATGTCATAGTAGTAGGTGGAGATAGAGACTATAGAAATAAGTTTCTAACTAGAGACGACATTATAAATAACTTTATAAATTTAGATGGTAGCAGGATAAAAATAGCAGGATGGCATTATGGGGTTAAATATAATGTGTGTAGACCAACCAGTAAGCCTGTAGCTGTACTTAGGGTACCTAATAGAATGTGTGGTGTCAAATCAAAATATAAGGATAGTTTATTAGTATTTAACATATCAAATGATAGAGTAGATACTAGTAGATTTTACCCTATAAATAATAGAGCTGAACTTAGATTATTTAAAATAACACATAGAGTAAACAGTTTGCCTGATTTAAAGTCTGCTAAGAAACAGATAAGAGAGAGAAATGCTGTTATAGAAATGACCAAACAAAGAGAGGAGTTAGAGAATAAGACATATAGAAATCCTATACTTGAGAAAAAAGAAGAAGATGTCATATTAGGTGCTCCTTATACTGTCATAGGTGTGTTATTAAAGAGAAATCAATTAGGTAAGAGCGTAAGAGTAGGTTTCAGAATTAAGCGAAAGAAAGATGGCATTGAAAAAGATTGTAATTTTACTAATGTAAAAAAGATGTGTATCAACAAAGAATTAGACAATGTTACTATAGTGCATGTAGCTGAAACTGGTAAGGAACACTTTAGAGGTGTAGGTATTAAGATAGAGAATTTGCCTAGTAAGTATATTTAGCTTTATATTTGTTTATGAGCTTGAAAGTATATAAAATATATAATTTTAAATTTTGGAGGACATGTAATTGAAACTTTGTAAGAAGGATATCTCTGATATATTTCTTAGATGCTATGTAGATTATGCTAGATATGTAATAACTCAGAGAGCATTAAGTGACTTTAGAGATGGATTGAAGCCAGTACAGCGTAGAATATTATATAGTATGTATGACTGTAATCAGTTCCTAGATGCCCACAATGGCAAGACTTATAAGTCAGCTAGAGTGGTTGGAGATACAATGGGTAAGTATCATCCACATGGAGATAGCGGTATATATGGGGCATTAGTACAGATGACTGATGACTTTGATTATATGATGCTACCTATGGTAAGAGGAAATGGTCACTTCAGTAGACCTTGGACTACAGATGGTCCTGCTAGTATGCGTTATACAGAAGTAGCTCTTAACAAGTGTGCTAGAGAAATGTTTGATGGTTTAAAAGAAGATGCTGTAGATATGGTTCCTAACTATGATGATTCAGAGATGGAGCCTGAGGTATTACCTACTAGGTTTCCTTCAGTATTAGTAAATAATACAATGGGAATAGCTGTAGGATATGCTTCTAATATGCCAATGTTTAGTATGGGAAGTGTGTGTGAGGCTACATCAAAAATAATTAAGGGTCAGATAAAAGACATAGATGAACTTATAGAGTTTATGGGGTATCCTGATTTTAAGACTAAAGGAAACTTACATAGAAGCGAGACTGCTTTAAGAAGTTTATATGAAAATGGTAGTGGCAGTTTTAGTGTAAGTGGTTCTGTAGCAATTAAGGGTAATAAAATCCATATAGTTGAAGTTCCACCAGCTGTGACTATAGAAAAGATAATGGAACAGATAGGTGATGCTATAGATTCAAAGAGAATTACTGATATAGTTGACTTTAAGAATAGTAGCGGAACTAAAAATAAGAAATCAATACTTGGTATAGAAATTGAGTTAAAGAGAGGGGCAGATGCCAGAAAAGTTTTAACTCAGTTATGCAGGTACACCAGTTTAAGAGACAGTGTTAATTACAAGGTATTTGTTTTAATGGATAATAAGCCTTGTATAATAGGCATATATGATTTAATTAAGAACTGGATTGAGTGGAGACAGACAGTTATACAAAGACAGTATTCCTTTAAAGCTAAGGCTGAATTAGAGAGTATACATCTTATAGAGGCTTTTGAACTTATAAAGGCAGATATAAAAGAGGTAGTTAGAATAATAGCTTCATATAAAGAGGCTGAAGCTAATGAGATGCTAATGAGCAACTATGGTTTAGATAAAGACCAGATAGAGTACTTGTATGAAAGAAAGATAAGAACTCTTACTCAAGATAAGCTTGAAAATGAGCTAGATAAGCTTGAGAAAAAGAGAGAAAATGCTAAGTACTATATGGATATTGTAGATAACAAGGATAGCAGGTTAAAACTTATAGCTGAACAGCTAGATGAATTGGCTAAAGCTTATCCGGCTGTTAGATACAATAGAATTGTAGATAGCATAAAGACAAATGAAGAGGATGAACTTCTCAGCGAGAAAGTGGAAGATGCTGAGGCATATCTGTTGATAACAGCTTATGGATATGTTAAGAGGGCTTTAACCATAGATACAGCTTTGGATTTAAAGGTTAAATATGAGGGTACAGATGATGCAATAGTAAAAATGATAAAGACTAATAATCTTGAAAGTTTATTGGTATTCACTAGTAATGGTGAGTGTATCAAATATCCGGTTTATAAGATAGACAATAATAGCCGTTCTAGGTTTAATGAGAACATAAAGACATTATGCAAGATACCTGATGAAAGGGAAGTTGTGTTCTTAGATTGTAGCGGAGATTACAGTAAAGAATTGCTAATACTATATGAAGATGGTAGAGCTAACTATCTATCATATGAGTATCTCAATGGTAAGCGTAGTAAATACAAGAGCCTGTATGAGAGTTACGAGGGAAGTAAAGGGCTTGTAACTGATAGGATTGAGCCAATGTATCTGGTAACTGAAAAAGGTAAAGCTGTATACAGTGGAATAATCGGTTATAATGATGGAGACCAGCTAATTAGAGCTATGAAGCCTATGAAATCCAAGTTCAGATTGGCTCAGGTAGGTAATGACTCAGTAAAGGGTATTGTTTATAAGGCAGATGCTTTAGATATAGATGAGTCTGAATATGATAAGAGATATACTGTAAAGATAAGAACTCCTATATATGATGATGACTCAAAGTTAGTTAAGTTACTGTAAATTTTTATAACTGGGTTAGCCTAATAAATAAGGCTGGCTCAGTTATTATCTAGTTAGAAAGTAGAGTTTATGAGTGAGATACTAAGTTTTGATATAGGAACTCAGGAGTCATTGAAAAAGATATTTGCAACGCTACTGATAGACCCTAAGACAATAGGGGATGATAATATTTATAGAGTTAAGTATGATACATACTCTAAGAGTATTGGAATGTTTCTTCATAAATTTCCTGTAAATGTCTTTTTCAATGAGTATTATTTTATTTATCAGGTATTTAAAGAAAGCTCTGTTAGAATTTTTACCAAGGAGCAGATATCCAGTTTAATAGCTCAAAATCAAAAGGATTTACTGAGTAGTCCATATATAAATACATCTAATACTAGCTTAACTTCTAATGGTGGTGTACTGTCAGACAGTGAGAGGATAGAGGCTTTCACTGAAAATATGTGGGATTTGATAGATGACCTTACTAAAACAGTTGTTAGCTATGATGAGTTTGAAAGCTCTTGTAATCAATATCTAATAGCATATAGAAATGAGTATATGAAGCAGACTGCATTAGCAATGGCTATGATAATGCAACCAGATGGCTACATAGAAAAGCTTAAGAGGTCTAGAACAAAAACATGGCAAGGTGAGAATGACTGTAGTGAGTATTACACATATAGAAAAGCTCATCTATCAGAATTAGATGAAGATAAGAGAGTTAGCAGTTTAGAAATAAATGAAGACTATGCTACAAAAGAAAATAACAAAGATGCTGGCGGAGATAGCGATGGAGAAGCTTTACTGGACTATGGTATAAAAGAGATAGATGATATAGCTCAGGTAATGAGAAGAAGCCACTTAGTAAATATAATGGGTATCACAAAGGGAGGTAAAACTACATTTGCCACATACTTAACTGAGAGAGCTTTAAGAAAAGGATTGAATGTAGCTGTATGGTCATTAGAGGGTAGCATTAAAGAGAGACAGGCTATAATAGAGAGTTTATGTGCTTATAACCTAGAGAGTGATAAAAGAAGGGTACCTAGAAATGAGATTATAGGTAGGGCATACAGCTCTAAAGAGAACAGGCAGGCAATAGCAAATGCCAGAACAATTATAGCATCTCCAAAATATGGAAAGTTGACATATATAACTGGTACAGCTTATGTAGAAGACTTTGAGAGTGTTTTGTTAGACCATTATACAAGAGAGAATAAGTTTGATGTACTTATATTTGATAGCCCAATACTTATGTTATCCAGATATGGAGCTGGTAAGGTTGAGAGAATAAGTGAGGGTATCGTTAAGTTAAAAAACCTGATTTCCACTAAGTTAAATTGTTTGTGTATAATGACAGCTCAGATAAAGCAAGAGCATATAGATAAGTTAAGGGCTAAGCCTAATGAAACTATAGATATCACTGCTGGAGGTGAAAGTGCTGAGGTAATAAGAACACCTGATGAAGTAATAGGACTATTTAGCTCTAAGTTAGAGCGTTCAAATGGTCAAATGAAGCTTAGTAATGTAGCATCCAGACATCACGAAACATTCTCTGACTTTTATGTTGGTTGTGATTTAGCTATAGGTAACTTTTATAGCAATCCGGAGTTAAATGAGTAGGGGGTTAGCTTTGAGTGGTTTAGTTAATATGCTAATAGCTATAGTGGCTATACTGGTAAACGGTATCATTGTTAAGAATATAGTTATTGATACTACTTATAGAATGATACCTAGCATAAAAGAGAATAATAAAATTACTTTAATATTTTTATCGATGTTTTATCTTCTATATTGTGTTGAATTTGTGGCATTTATATGTATTTGTTTCAGGTTGATAGGTTGGTAAAATGTGTATGTTTATGAGAGAGCATAATGACAATAATGATGACATAAGCGATAGTGATATAGACTTATTAGATTTTGATATAGAAGAAAAGATAGGTATATTTTTACAGGTAGGTTTAGGTATTGCATCTGCTATGGCTATAATAGCTATAGCATTTGCTTATTACAGAGCAATGTAATATAGGGTTGAAATAGTAGAGGGTTGGAATATAATGGAAGCAGGTTTTATGAGAAGGTATATAAACCTCAATAATAGCGATGATAGCAGTAAGGGCAGAGTAGATAACTTTAAAGAAAATGAATTAGGAGTTAAGTCACATATAAGCAGGGATTCTGATTTAGGTTCATTTATAGGGTTTATGTGTATAGCTTCAATATTTGTTATAGCTACTTTAGGATTTGTAAAGTTATTTGCAAAGCTAATCAGATTTATAATTATAGGCTTTATGAAGTTATTGAGGTAACTATGGATAGTGATAATAAAAACACTATTTATGATAATATAGCTTTGGTAATAGCTTTATTTGGAATAGCAGTATCAGTTATTATAGGAATAGGAATAAGTAGAATGGGGGTGGCTTTAATTTGAGAGAAAACTCTTTTAATCTTAGTAATGAGTTATTAAGTGGTATAGCAGATGCAATATGTAATGAAATAGGCAGTAGAGTATTAGATGGAGTACATTATGTATCCATTAAAAACAGCTTAAGAAACGAGATAGTAATTAAGAGAATTTTACATCTTCGTGTAGAACTTGATGCTGAAAAGAAGAAGCCTAAGGAATTTTTAGAGATAATAAAAGTAAGCAATGGGTATGTATTTGTTTTTGATAAGAAACTAACCTACTATTTGTTCGAGTCATTGATAAAACTTGGTAATACTGATGATTTCAATGATTTACTTGAAATGGTACCTAGTAAGCCAGATGCTGTAATTGAAAACAATAAGTTAAAGTTAGCTAAGCTTTGTAACCATATGTTTTACAAGAGCAAAAGGGATACAGTAGATGTTTGCTTGTACAATGCAACTGATACTGATAAAGTTTATGTGAGTGCCTTAGCAAGTGATGGAAGTAGGGTGCTAGCTCAGTATAATGCTTTTAGGTTAACTCAAAGTGACTTAGATGATGTTAATAGAAGATTTTTAGTAAAGAAAAATATAAGGATATCAGGTAGCCAAATCTATGAGATACTAGATAACTGTGTATTAGTTAGGTTGACTATAGATAAAATGATTGTATGATTATAAGAAATAGGGTAATAACAAAAGTAGATAACGGGTATTATTTATTAGATATAGAAAAAGATAAGTTAGCTCAGATAAAAAGAGATGTTATGCTTGGGATTGATGGTTCAACTTCTAATACTGGTATAAGCATAATAGACTACTCTAGTGGCAATATATTAGGTTGTATGTCACTTAAAAGAGAAGATGCTGAAAGTGCTGTCAGATACAAGGTAAGGTTTAAAGAATATATGCTTTATCTAATGAGTACATTAAGCATTAAGACAATATTTTATGAGCAACCATTCATAGATGCTGACAGACCAGATTCAGTTAAAGCTCTGTTTATGCTAAGGACTACAATAGAAGAAATAAAAATAGAGCAAGAGCCTAGATTTGATGGGATTGAACTTATAGAGGTTCCTAATACAAAATGGAAAAAGGCTTTATTACCTGATAAAGTTCCTAATGGAACTAAGGCTCAAAAGAAAGCTGTTAGAGATTATATAGTTAAGACATTGCCGGTTCTTGAAGGATTAACTGAAGATGAGTATGATGGCATTGGCTTAGGTATAGCAGGGTTTAAAGCAATAAGAGGAGGAGATGCTACTGATTTAGGAGCCAATAAAAAGGCTAAGCCTTTTAAATACAATGTTGAGTTTATAGGGGCGGATGATGACACTGAATTTTTAGAGGAGTATGCTGAAGAGGTTAGTAAATACAAGATACCTAAAGTTGTATTAGATAATGGTGCTTTTATAGTTAGTATAAATGGCAAGGGTTTGTTTGATAATCATGTTTATAAGGAAATGGGAGACAATGATTGTGTATTGATAATCAAGTTTTCTAGTAAACATCATTCAAATGTAGTGCTAGAGCATAGGTTAGCTCATTTAACTCATTATAATTTCATATATGCTGTTATATGGAGAAAAAGTAGGCATATTACTAGGAGGTAAGAGATGGCAGTTTGTAAAGTTTGTGGCAAGGAAATATCTGGGGATATCAATGGAGTTTGTGAGGAGTGCAAAGCTTATGGTTTAGAATACTCATCATGTTATAATCCAGATAACTTTGAGTATGAAGAAGATGAGTTTGAGAACATCACTGATAATGTATATGATGTCTTAGTAATGACAGATGATGCTAGTAGGATAGTTGATGACTTAAACTCAAATGATGAAAAGAACAGTGATTTATATAATGACTTTAAAAACTCATCTATAAAGTATAAAAAATTTAGACTTGACATATACAATGATAGAAGGCATAGAGATGATTATAAGAAGCTTGTTGATTTTTATAAAGATGACATTGAAAGTGGGTTATATAAAATAGGTTTAGCTAGCGAGTTAGAAGATGATGCTGTAATAGTTGATGCCAGTAGAGGTGTTGTCATATATGAGTAAAGGAGATACAGTGTTTAGTAGAGATGATTTAGAGCTTTTAAATAGGCTTGGGTTTGGAGATGATGTAGACAAGTTAGAGAAGTATGTAGAATCCTTACAGGATTATGCTTCTTCTGGAGAGCCAATAGTAAGCGATGATATATATGATATACATATTAAATTACTGTCTAGGTTAAAGCCTGACAGTAATTTGTTGCATAGAAACTGGGAAAATACAGAGAGCGATTTAGATAACAATGATATATTGCTTGATAAGTTTGGTATGCGTAGTATAAGAACTATTAAAGACTTAAGTGAGTTGAATTATTTTGTAAGAGACATATTAAAGTCCAGTGCTTTAAGAGTTGTAGCTACTACTAAGTTAAATGGACACGCAGTAAGGGCTGTTTATGTGAATGGTAACCTTGTATCAGGTTCAACTAGAGGTAGATACAAAAAGGGTAGAGATATAACTAGGCATCTTAAAATGTTATTACCTAATTATGTGGAGGAGTGGAGTTCAGAACCTTTTGTAGAAGTTAGAGGAGAGTTATTAGTTAGTTATAAAAATTTTGAAAAAGTAAAACATATTTTAAAAACCCCTCTAAGTTCAGTTACTTCTTTTATTAAGGAGTCAGCTTCTAATGAAGAGATAGGGTTACTTGATGTTTTATGTTATAAGGTGTTAAAGCTAAGAGATGAGGGGAATGGATATAGCAGTTTAAGTGCTGAGATAGAGGAACTCAATAAGTTAGGGTTTAAAATACCTCCTTATATGATGAGAGCTAGTATAAATCCAGCTAACTTCTATACAGAGATTAAAGCTATAATAGATAAGTTTAGCTCTAAGAAAAGTTCATTTGAGTATGATACAGATGGAGTGGTGGTAAGTATTGACGATAATACTACATTTTATAGCTTAGGATTAGATGGAAATACTTTTTTAGGTAACTTTGCTTTAAAGGTTGGAGCAGAGTATGGAACTAAAGTTTATCAGAGTACTATAACTGATATAGAGTGGGTACATGGTAAAACTTATATTACTCCTAAGGCAATTATAGAGCCTACAAGAACAGCTAATGGAGCAGTAGTAAGCGTTGTTCCATTATATAACATAGGAATGATGGAAAAATTAAGGTTGATACCTGATGAAAAGATTTACTTTACATTTGGTGGAGAAACTGGTGTCAGTTTATGTGATAGTTTAGGTAACAAAGTAAATTAAAATTTCTAGCATATAATTGTTATTATAATAGGATTTTTAAATAAATGATTTATTTTAATAACGGGTATATGGAGGTAGTTAACTTGGCAGATATAAACATAGATGATTTAGATTATAATGAAGAAGGTAAGCTTGTAGATAAGAATGGCAGAGAAGTCGTTATGGATGACTATGGAAATCTAAGTTATGCAGAGAGTGCAGATACAGAGAACCAAAGTTCAGATAGTGAGAGCACAGATAATTTAGATGACTTATCATCTGATGACATGGAGTCTGGAGTGATAGATATGAGTTATACTGGGTACAGTTCAGACTCAGAAGGAACTGTACTGGAAAGAGAGTCAGAAGATACTTTAGATAGTTCAAGTAACAGCCATAGCAATGATGAGATTGACAATGAAGTTGCTAGAATAACTTCTAATGACTTTATAGATGACAGTGGAAATATAGTTGTAATGAGTTCTGGAGATGTATCTAATACATTTGGAGTAAATGTAGTCAACTATAAAAATATAGCTGTACCTAGTAGAATTAGGAGTGGAAGAAATGTAGAGGACTTAGTAAAAAGTATTGAAAGTACTGGTTTGCTTAATCCATTAGTGGTAGCTCCTCTAATAACAGATGGCAAATATGTTTTGATAGATGGTTATAGGCGTTTATTAGCTTGTGTAAGATGCGGAATTACTGATATACCGGTAGTTGTCAATAATAAAATTAAGACTACTGAAGTTCCTGTATTAGAGGCTTTATATAACAGGAGTAAAAAATATACTATGAAGGACATGGTAGATTATATAAACTACCTTGAGAAAGAAAAGGGTATAACTAATCCTATTATGATAGAGTATTTGCTTGACTTAGAGAGTGGAGATTACAGTAAGTTAAAAGATGTTATACTAGATAATGACCCTGATATAGTAGATAAGCTTTTATTAGGTCAAATGACAATCCAGCAAGCTTTTAAAGCTCTTGAGAAAAGGCGTTCAAAAGAGAGTAAAGATGAAAAAGACCTTAAAATGGCTTCCAATGTTTATTCAGATACTGAAAAGTCTGGTGTAGACAGTATAGAAGAAACTGGAGAGACTGGAGATAGCGAGTCTGCTCTTACTGATGAACAGATAGAGAGTATAGGAACTGATTTAAGTAGACTTGACGAGGAGATTGAGGAAAAGTCACTTGATGAAATGGTGGAAGAAAGTAATGAGACTCCTGGGTTTGAGCCTCATCAGCAAAAAGTAGGGGAAAGAGAGTATATTGACCCTATAATTAAAAAGACAGTACTTGCTAGAGATAATTTTACTTGTAGATGCTGTTTAGAGGGTGGTGAAAGCTATGTAGATGTAATGGATTTTCACCATATATTACCTGTTTATTTGGGAGGTAAAGATACTCCAGAAAATGGAATAACATTATGTGTAAAGTGCCATAGATTAGTTCATCTATGGAGTACAGGAGACTTACATCTGCCAAAAGAAAAGACAGAAGCTGAGCTGGCTGACTTAACTGAAGATGATTTAGTGAAATATAAAGCAGAGCAAGACAAGTTTAAAAAGATAGTTTACATTGGAGATAAAATCCGTAAGGGAATGGCTCAGAAGGGTATAAACAGAGAACAGTTTAAAAAAGAGCATAGTAACGCTGGTATAGGTAGGAGAAAGCCTGGGGTTAATGATCCTCAAGAGAAAGGTTGATTATGCTTTTAAGTGATAAGTTATTTGGAAATAGCATACTGAAAAAGATGATATATCTTTTAATTATACTGTTAGCTTTATATTGCTCAGTATTTAATAACTATAGTTATTTAATTGTATTTGTTGGGTGCTGTATTATAGCATTAAAAGACAATATAACATTCAGAAAAGTATGTTTATGCTATTTAGCCTTTGCATTAGGTATTAGTTTTGAATATAATATAACAGCTATAACATTAGTAGCTATGATATTTAGTATAGCTTGTATGCTATATGACAATAAAAATGTAAAGTATTATACTCTAGTGAGTGTGCTGTTTATGGGTTTTTTAGCTATAGATACATTAGCATTAAGCTATAAATCAAATTTAAGTAATGAGCTGGCTACTAAAGAAAAGAAGTTTGAGACTATACATGAGCATTGGACAGACAAGGATTTTTATATGCAAGCATTAAATAAATCTGATGTAGACAGTTTTAGTGTTAAGTAGCTAATGAGTAAATAAAGTATAAAATGATATATTAGGAGGTTTCAAAGGTGCTTTCAAGTACAGTAGAGATTAAAGATTACATAGTTGTTAGAGATGATTCTACAGGTTTATTTGGGGTAAACAGAGTAAGAAAAGATGGTACTCAGAGTGAAGTTTTAAGTAAGATTTTTAGAGACATAGCTTTTGGTTGTTGCTATGGCAAAAAGTATTTTGCGGCTAAGCCATTTGCAAGTAGTACATTTTCATTATTTAATTACTCTAAAAGTTCTGAAATAGATGGCGTATATGATGTTAGATTTTTAGAGAAGGCTATATGGGCAAGGATGCTGTCACCAATGGGAAAATACAGATGGCATTTATTAGATGAGAAGCTTGAGACTAAGGTTTCAGTTCCGGATTTTGTATTTCCTATCTTTGGAGAGAAGTGGTACATATGTAAAAGAGTTGGTTCCACTGCTGTTGAAACAGTAAGTACTAAAGATGCTCCAGATGTAAAGTATAAGCTCAATTTAGAAAATGGGGATTATGCTGAAATATTGAAATCTTTTCATAGAGAAAAAGAGGTTAAAGAGCTGGATGCTTATGATATTAGGGTAAAGGGAGATAGGATACTTTATAAAGATAATACTGGAGAAGATAAAACAATAGCTTCAGTTAACAGCTTTGAAGTGATTGAACCTATTGTAAATATACTTTTAAATTGTGAGCCTGAAGCAGATGGCGAGGATAAAGTTTATAGGGGTATCAAAAAAGAAGTAGCCAGAAAGTTTATAAGCATTATGTCCACTATAAAGACAGGAGATAGCGGAAATATAATAACTTATTTGACTTTATATATCAGTAAAGTTTATAAGTTGACTGCTGGAACCTTAGAGTTTTTGATGCAGTTAGATAAAGAGTTAAATAGTGATTATAGCATAGTTAAGTCCTATGAGACTTCTGGAGATGTATGGGAGTTAGGTATAAAGCTTTATAAAATAGAGGATAATGTCTTAATACTAAGTAGGCTATTTAATAGCAAATATAATTCCAGAGTTAATTCAGATATAACAGATAGATTTGCTGGAATATGTGAAGATGACTACAGATTGCTTAAGATAGATGACTTTAAGATTATTAAAGAGCTAGCGTTACTTGATAATGTAAGTAAGAATGACTTACCTGTTCCTGAGTGTATAACAAATCAAGCTAGCTTAGCTAAGAGCATAGTAGGATTTAGGTATCTGGCTGGTGATAAGATAGAGGCAGACATAAATAAGCATAAAGTTAAGTTAGATATTTATTATAACTTTGTTTATGAACCTAAAGATAACAAGAGAAAAAAGAACAAAGTTTATGAGGTAACTACTTATAGTAATGCAGTACAGATAGTAAGCATAGGAGAGTAAGTGATAGGCATAGGAGAGTGAATATGATATCTTATCAAGATGTTATAGACAATGAGTTAATAGATGATGAAATATTGGAGTATATTCCAAGACATTGTGAATGTGGCGGAGAGATAGAGTTTACAGAGAGTTTAAAACAGATAGCTTGTAATAATCCTAGATGCTATTATAAAGTAGCTTCTAGGCTAGAGAATATGTGCAAAGCTCTTAAGGTGGATGGGTTTGGTGAGAGTACTTGCATAAAGATGTGTAAGGATTTAGGTATGTTAAGCCCATTTCAAGTCTTTGTTATAGGTGATAGAACTGTAGATGGTGTAGCATCATTTAAAAGTAAGATAGATAACCTTTTAAATGAGATGAAAAAGCCTATTGAACTCTGGGAAATGGTTAGTCTATGTAATATACCAAGTATAGACAGTATAAGCTATAAGCTATTTGGTAAGTATAACTCTATAGATGATGCATATAAGGATTTTGAAAAGTTTCAAGTGCCATACATAGCTAGTTTATTAGGGAACTCTGGTGGTGTGATGTCTGCTAATATTTATAATATGCTTATCCAATACAAAGCTGAATTACAGTTTGGTGAAAGTAAGTTTACTATAAAAAAGAGTAATACACCAAAGATAAGCATAGCAATATCAGAGACACTTAGTGGATTTAGTACTAAAGCAAGTTATGTAGCTAGATTAAATGAGATTTTGAATGGAAAAGCTTCAATATTATTAAGTAACACTGTAAATAAGGAGATAAGCTATTTAGTTTGTAGCCCAACTGCTAATACTGGTAAAGTTAAGAAGGCTAACAGTCTTATAGGTAATGGAGCCAATATAAAGATAGTTGACAGTCAAGAACTTATAAATATCTTAATAAATAAATTTAGTTAGACATTGACTTGACAAATTAGTTAAATTGTGGTAAAATATAAACAATCCTTAAAAATATTTTACTAATTACTTGGCTAGTAGTGTGTAACTACTAGCCTTTTTTAATTTTAATAGCTTGGAGGTTAAGAGTGATTTCAGTTTTAATAGTTGACTTTGTATCCCTTTTATTTTTACTAGGGTTCAAGGTTATGGGAAAAGATGTTTTCAAAGAAAAGTTAAATTATTTTATGGCATCATTTTTGATACTGAGTTCTCATCTTATGATTTCCATAAGAATGTTGGATACATATAATTCAGTTGAGAGTAAGATTGTAATGATGATGATAAGCATAGTAATAGGCTTTGTATACTTTATAATTGGCGGATTTATAATTGATGTTAAGAAGTTAAAGACTATAATGATATGTGAGAGTGTACAGGTTGCAGTTATGGTTTTGGCAACATACTTTAGACTGTAGGGTTAAGCATATGGAATATGACTTTAAATCAGCAGATTTAGATATGCTTTATAATCATGGATACAGCATAAAGTTTTGGATATATGAAAACAATAAAGAGTATTTAATTAAGCTTGATACTCCCTTAAAGGAGTCTGAAAAAGAGTATTCAGCCAGTAAGTTAGCTAAGGCTTTTGGAATAGATAGTGTTGTTTATGAGAAAATAGATGTAACTTTAGATAATAATTTATACAGGGCTGTAAAGTCTGAAAGTTATTTAAAGCCTTATGATGAAGAAGTAACACTATATGAGGTATTGGGAGATTTACCTGAAGATAAGCTAATTAACATAGAGATGTTTAATTATATAGTGGACAGAGCCTCAAGTAAAATAGGTTTAAATAGATATTACATGAGGCAAAAGCTTATTGAAATGATAACATTTGATTATTTGATATGCAACATAGATAGACATTTAAACAATATAATCTTAATAAGAAATGCTGATGAATATAGGTTTTCGCCTCTATTTGATTTTGGGAGAGCTTTTGCTGGAACTGATAGCATTAAAGATACAGATAAGATACCAGATAAACTAAGAGAAGCTTATTTGATGAATAAAAGTTTTATAAAAGACATACAAGATATAGATTTAGACTATAGTAAAGCCTTAGTTAAAAAGTGGTTAGCTAGTTGTGGCGGATTTGATGGTTTAGATAGCCTAGATATATGTTTAGGGCATAAGGTATTTATAAAATATAGAATAAATCAACTGTTAAGTTTATAAGGAGAGGCATATGAAAGGTATAGAAAATGAGAAATTTACTATTATGAAGTGTGATACTAAGTTAGTTGACATTGAAATGAACTATGCTTTTGGTAAACTTATAAATTATACAGTATATAAAGAGTGTCCGGATTTTATAAGGAAATGCATATGTGACTTTGATGATAAAACTGTAGTTTATGAGGCTTTAGTAATTTGGTTAAAGAGCAGAACAATACCTGATGAAAGGGTAAATAGAGATGACCTAATCAAAAGAGTTTATGGGTTAAATCCTAATTTTACCAGCTGGCTAACACTATTGACTGTAGACCATGGAGTAAGCGTATTAGATGACTTCTGGATTAAGTTTAGTGGCGAGGATATAAAATATGCAGACATTAGAGTTAAGTTCTAGTAAAGCTTTTGGGTCATACAGTGCTGGGGAACAGATTAAGTGCTGGGTTAAAATAGATAATATAGCTTACTTAGCTAAAGTAAATACTCATAACAGAGAGGCATCTAAAGAGGTGTCAGCATATAGGTTAGCAAAAGCTTTTAGGATACCTTGTGTAGAGTACAAGGAGTTGGATGTAAAGCTTAGGAGTATAGATAGGAAAGCTTGTATATGCAGAAGCTACTTAGGCAATGGTGATAGTGACATCAGTATATGGAAAGCTTTAGGTGGTAGGTTTCAAGTTAAGAAAAATGAGTCAGCTAAAGATTTGTTTAACAGAGTGGTTGAGAGTTTATCAGTTAAATTAAAAATAGATAGATTAAGCCTAGAGAATTATATAAAAACTATAATAACATTTGATTATATAATATGCAACACTGATAGGCACTTAAATAACATAAGTTTTATAGAGAATAATGGAGTTTATAGGTTTGCACCTATATATGACAATGGAAAGTCATTTTTAGGTACAGATTCGACTTTAACCGATTGTGAGTTGATAAATAAAAGCAATAAATACAAGTCAAAACCATTCTCTAGCAATCCAAAGTCAAATTTAATAGACATAGAGTTTAGCAAGAATTTAGTAAAGCAGTGGCTAAATAATGCTGGCAACTTAGATAATGTATTGACTAATAAAGGTCATTTAAAGATAGTAAAATATAGAATAAACAAATTGTTAAGTTTATAGGAGGAACATTAAAAGATGAGAGTTAGGCATTTAGTCTTAATGGCTACAGTATTAGCTTTGAGTAGTTTAAGTATAACTGCTTGTAAGAAAAAGGTAATAACTATAGATGATTTAGCAAGCAGTTCAAATGCTATACAAGAGAGTACTATGACTAATGAAAGTAAGAAGGTATTACCAGAAGAAACATCTTCAGATGTTAATGACTTTAGTACCAAGTTTGATAAAAAGAAGGTATCTCAGGATAAAGTGGAAGTTACTAAGGTGACAGACCCAGCTAGGGTACAAGAACTTTCAGGTTATATGAAGCAAAGCCTTAATAAGTCTTATACATCAATAGAGTATAAGAACAGAACAGTGTATGACATAGTAGTTGGCAGACCAGAAAAAGGAACTAGAAAAGTTAAGGGAGCTGATGGCAAACTTGTTGATGAAGAATATGATACTGGAAGTACTGTATATGACAGGTTTATGGGTGATAATACAGCTGATATAACTAGAAATAATAAATATTATCATAGTTTTTATGTGAATGACAAAACAAGTTTTGGATATAATACAATTAGTGTTAGAGATACATATTTGATAGACAATGGTGATAAAACATTGTCCTATAGTAAGATGTATGACTCAAATAGAGATTTTCCTGATAGAATTTCATATAAAGCTTATATAGTAGATAGAAACCTTGAGGCAGAGAATATAAGCTTTAGCTATATGGATGTAATAGGCAATGGAGAAGAGAGTGAAATAGCTGAAGAGAGTATAGATAACAATAGTTATTATACATATAAGACATTGATTAGTTTTGATAAGGCTTTAGATATAGCAAATATAAATAAAGACATATTAAGATTAAGTGATACATCTGGGTATAAAACAGTTATTAAGTTATATTTTGATAGAAATACATTTGATTTAAAGAAATCAGAGATATTTTTAAAGAATACATTAGATAAAATCCAAAAGGATAAGGATTTAGGGTATAGTTTACAGGCTAATACCTGTAGCAATGTAGTTGACATAGTATCAACTGAAAATAATACTGTTGTAAATATACCAGATGTTATACTACAGAAGCTTCCACAGGATATACTAGCTAACTTAGATAATGAGAACAAGCTTAATAAAGATAATTCAGTTGACAGTGGTTTGATTATGGATGGTGATTTTACTGTTTATGGGGAAAATAAGACAAATTAAGGAGATGGAATGAACAGAGGATTTATAATAGAAATTGAGGGGACTAATGGAGCTGGTAAAACAACATTAAGTAAGATGCTTTATGAAAATTTAAAATCAAAGGGATATCCTGTAGAATTAGTAAGAGAGCCTGGTGGCTCTTATAAAGCAGAGAAAATAAGAGAGTTAGCAGTTATAGATGATGGAACAAGTAAATTAGGTGAGTTAACTGGATTTTTCTTATTCATGGCTAGTAGGGCACAGTTGATATTTGATAAAGCTGAAAAAGACTTGGCTGATGGTAAGATTTTGATATATGACAGATATGAAGATAGCACTAGGGTGTATCAAGGAATACTAGCTAACATAGGGTTAATGAATGTAAATACTATGTTAGATAGTGTATTTAAAGATTATAAGCCAGCTGTAACAGTATTATTAGATGTAGAGCCTAGTTTAGGAATGGAAAGAGCCAATAGAGATGGGGTTGACATAAATAAATATGACAAACAACCATTAGAATATTACAAGAGAGTAAGAGAGGCTTATAGAAATATATTTGACGAGAGAATAAAAACTGATAAACATTGTTATATTTTGGATAGCAATAGGGAGTTGGAGATTGTTTATGAGGAATTACTTAATGTAATTGAGAAAGAGATTAAGGACAGATTAAAGAGATAACTCTTAAGTTGATTGGAGGCTTTAAGTGGATTTAAGTAAGTACTCAGAGTGGAAAGAAATTTATGATGTAGCTGAGTCAAATATGATTAAGAACTCTTTAGATAAGAATAGAGAGGGGTTATTTATAGAAGTAGCCGCTCAACATCCTTTAAAAGATGGTATATTTCCTGATATAGAGTTTAAACTTAGATTAGATTTAGGTATTAGGTTATATAACAAACATAAAGATTTAGGTAACAGAGTAAAGATATATGTTCCTGGTAGCTTACATAAGGGAGATAAGATAGCTTTAGGAGATGCTGGTAGGAACTATTTATTAAGAAATGGCATTGATATTAAAGATATATTAGCTACTGAAATTACAGAAGAACTCAGTGAAGGCAAAGGTGTTTACGGGTCTACTGAAGAATGTAAGATAGCTAGCTTAATATATAATGAGCTAAAGTTCAAATACTTAAAATGTGTATGTTCACCACCACAAGTAATGAGAAAAGTATTAAGTTACATATCATTTGGTGTACTTCCAGAGGTACATACGGTTGATTGTTATAGTAAGTTTCATAATTACATTGATGAATTATTTTTGAACATACCTATTGTAATAGATGGTGGCAGTAGCTTAGAAAAAGAATTAGAAAGACTTAGAGAAGAGAGGAAAGTTGAATGAAAGCAATAGTAAAAAATATAGTAGATATAGTTGGGGGATTGTGTTTAGGAGCAGTTGTAAGTTTATTTATACTAACGACTATAGTGGCAAATGCAAATGTACCAACTGGGTCAATGGAAAACACTATAAGAGTAGGTGACAGAGTATTTGGTAATAGATTAGCTTATATAGTTAGTGAGCCAAAGCGTGGAGATGTAATATTATTTAGGTTTCCAGATGATAAAAGCTTAATATATACAAAAAGAATTATAGGAGTACCTAATGATGTAATAGACATCAGAGATGGCAAAGTTTATTTGAATAATTCAGATACTCCAATATATGAGCCATATTTAAAAGAGCCTATGATAGATAATCCTGATATGCATTTTGAGGTTCCAGCTAACAGTTATTTTTGTATGGGAGACAATAGAAATAATTCGGCTGATTCAAGATACTGGAATAATAAGTTTGTAAGTAAAGATGACATAATAGCTAAAGTAGAAGTAAGCTATTTTCCAAATCCAAGAATTATAAAATAAGTTATAAAGTGACAGTTTAAGCTGTCACTTTTATTTTTGCCTAAAGCTATTAGAATTAAAAAGACTAGCCTAATATTGTTTAATAGTGAGGAGGTTATTATGAATACAAGTATAAAAAGAATAAGTGCTTTAATAGCTTTAAGTATAATTACTACTGGATGCAGTAGTGCTAGGATAAACAGTAAGAGTATTGCATATGCAAAGTTTGATTTATCAAATATAAATGGTAAAACTGGAGATTACATACATAATCTAAATCAAAAAGCTAAGCTAACATATAGTGGAAATGAAAAGATTACTGGAGATGGATTAACTAGCTTTAGGTATAGCGATTATGATGGTAAGACTTATACAGAATTGTTTCCAACTTCTGGTAGGTGGGATAGAAGTACATTAAATTCCAATAAAATAAAGATAGATAACAATGAGTTTAAGTTAAATTTTGATGTAGACTTAAAATCAGATGTTGTACAGTTAAGTTATTTTATCCAAGATGGAGTATTTAGTTTAGTTTATTGGGGAAACTCTGATAATATAAGCTACAACATATACAAAAATGGTATACTTCTAGCAAATACTAAAGATACTTATTTTAATGACTTTAGCAATAATGGTTTAGGTAGCCTAGTAAAGCAAGGCAATGAAATAATAGCTAAGCAAAATGATGGTTTAAATATAGCTGATACATTCTATGTTAGACCAGTACTTTCAGATGGAAGTGAAGGAGCAAAAAGCAACACCATAAGCATTAAAGATGTTGCCAGTGATATACCTATAGAAATAGATGATGACACATTAAAACTAGGTATTAAGGCTAATAGTCCTAAGGATTTGCCTAGAGAGGTTGAAGTAAAGCTATTAAATGGTGGTAGCAGATATTATAATATAGACTATAGACTTGATGAAGCTACTAGGTTTACTGATAAGATTTATTATAGATACTATGTAAATAATACTAAGCTTAAGGGATTTGTAGAGGTAAACTTATTAAATTCTTTTAGTATTCCAAGTAGCATAGAAAATGGAGAGATAGAGAGCCAAGAAACTAAGCCATTTAAGTTGACAGTGTTAGACCAAAAAGATGGTTTAGATTTAACTTTAGTAAACTTAGATAACTATATATTTACAAGTAGTGACAAAATAAATGGTAAGTTAAAAGTTTATGAGGATTTATCAAATCAATTAAACAATAAAGCAACTGAGGTGGATTTAAGCAAATACAGCTTAGATAAGCAAAGCTTTGTAGATGTAGCTGAACAGCTAGAATTAGACTATTATTATATTATAGATAGCATTACATTAGATAGAAAGCTTAATAAGTTATTTATCAAATACAATGATAATGATATACAGACATTTGATAGTATAGATAGTGCTTATAAATTTATTGCAGAAAATAATATGACTAATGATAAAGAAATTAGTAGCCTAGTGCATTTGAGCTACCTATCTGGAGCTTACTCAGTTAAAGGCAATGTTTTAGGTAACATTAGATATTTTAACATAATAAAAATAGATAATAATTATTATAACATAGATTTTTCAAGTGCCAATAAATCAATGTTTATGTGTAGCGATGAGCAGGCATTTAGTATGGGGTATGCTAAAAATAAATCTTTTATAGACTATAAGTGTTCAGATGGTAGCAAAGAGTATTATTTATCAAATAATCTAGTTGCTAATAACTTAGATGAGTATAGTAGTATACTTAATAGAGAAATAGCAAATGGCTCTTATAATATTAGTGTTAAGTACTTAGGAGATAGGTTAACATCTAGTCAAATTATAGATGCTATAAGTTCAGTATTTAGTAGCTTAAATAAGAGAGATTTGCTAAGTAGAGTTAAGTTTGCTGATAGTAATAATATATACACTATCAGGATTGGAGAGTGACATTAAGTTGGAGGTATAAATTGATTAGATATAAGTTAGGTTTATTTGGAATAATAGCAATAAGCTCTATAGCATTTAGCAGTAAAGCTTATGCAGATGATAGGTTTAATAGTACTATAGATTTTTCAGAGAAGTCTGAATATTTTACTAAAGCGACTCCATTAGGTGAAAATGAAGCTGGGGAGACTGAAGATGTAAAAATAGACATCAGAGAGTCACCTGATAAAGAGTCTAAAGTTATAGCTACGGCTGTTACTGGCGATAGTATAGACATTTTAAGAAAAGATGATTACTGGTTAGAGGTTAAGGTTAAAGACAAGACTGGTTGGGTCGAATCAAGTGATGTTGTAAGTGGCATAGACATGGAAGCTTATATATTAAAGAATGGAACTGTATTTGATAGAACTGGCTTAGTTAAAGGCCCCGATACACAACTATTAAGCCCTGAAAGTACTGAGCAGGTTGTAGCAGTACTAAAAGAAAATCAAAAAGTAACTATAATAAGTGAAAGTGAAGACTATTTATATGTTAAGGCGGCTGGTAAATATGGTAACATACTTAAAGATAAAGTAAAGGCTAACGAGATTAAGTTTGGAGAACCACAAGAGGTTAAGGAAATACCACCTATGATACCATATGTGCCTAGCAACATAGACCCGAATACAACTAATGGTTATACACCAATCAGTGAGACTGAGCAGAGAAAAGCTTTATGTAATTATGCTATTCAATGGATAGGCAGACCATATGTTTATGGGGGAACTTCATTAGAAACTGGCATAGATTGCAGTGCTTTTGTTCAGAATATATACAGACAAATAGGAATAGGACTTCCAAGAGTGAGTTCAGACCAAGCAAATGTTGGAACTGACATAGATATTAAGGATATACGACCTGGAGATTTGCTGTTCTATTATGATAGTGACTTACAGAGAATAGGTCATGTTACTATGTATATGGGAAACAATACAGTTATACACGCTTCTAACCCTAGACTTGGTGTAATAGTATCTGGTGCTGGATATAGACCACCAGTTAGAGTAAAAAGAATACTTGGAGATTAAATATAAATAGCTTATAAGATAAATATTTGCTTTAATGTAGTTCAAATTATAAAGTTTATGAGGAGGCTAAATAAATGTTGAATAAAGCTATAGAACATGGTAAAGAATTTAGAAAGCCTTACGGAAAAGCAAAGGATAGTGACAGCAGGTGTAGAAATCACGGAGACTGCCTCTACTGTTACTCTAATAGGATGCATAAGTACATAAAAGAAATAGAAAAGATAAATTTAAGACTTAAAGATTATTTTGATGAATTGGAAGGCAATTAAGATGGGTAAGTACATACATTATGGAAGTGATAAATTTGATATAGCTAAGTTTAAGGATGTAGAGAACAGAGTATGCTTTAATAAGCCTAAAGGTGGTTTATGGGCTTGCAATGTAGATTCAGATTATGATTGGAAAGACTTTGTAACTGAAAATGATATGGGAGTAGATGTAAGTAAAAGCTTTTGTTTTGAATTAAAGCCAGATGCAAGAATATTAAGTTTACATAGCAAAGATGACTTTTATAGAATGTCAGATGAGTATGCTTTAAAGTATGATATATTACTTAATATGATTTCTTGCTTTGATTTTGAGAGGATAGCTAAAGATTATGATGCCATAGACTATAGAGTTAAGGAGTTATATGATGAGTTATATGGCTGGGACTTTGATAGTTTATTAGTATTAAATCCTAAAGTAATAATAACATAGGGGGATAATTTGAGTAGAAATTTAGATTGTGATGTAGACTGTAAATATTGTATTGTAAGTAGGACAGCTTCTAAAAGTAGTGAGTGGAATTATAAGAACATAGGTTTTAATAATTCCACTATATTTATAGGCAGATTTATAAATGATAAGCCTTTAGAGCATTTAGGGATAGATTTTAGTTTATTAGCTAATGACATAGTAGGTTTAGGTATTGTAGATTGTTTTGATATGAGGTACTTTGATGATTTAAAGTTTATGGTAGATAACCTAGACAATTTTAAGATAAAAAAGCTAGTTTTAATATCTAAAATTCCTATAAACAATAATATTTTAGACATTATCAAGGGAAACAGGGTTGTTGTAGCATATAGCCTTACTGGTTTAGATAAGTACAATATAGAGAATACAACTACTAAAGATAGGTTAAAGTCACTAGAGAAATTGGTAAGCAATAATATAGACTGTTTAGCACTAATACAGCCTTATATACACGGTGCTTCTGACTTGAGTTTTCTAAGTGACCTTAAAAATATAGGAGTAAATCATGTAGCCTGTAAGGGATTCACATATAATAAATCTAAGATGCCAGAGTTACATAAGAGTGGCATTGATAGTGACATATTAAGTTTATACGAAAATTCAAGTGAAAAAGAGGTGTTTATAGGTTTAGGCTATGTAAAAACTGAAATAAATAAGTTTGGCTTAGAGTATGTAGATTTTAAAGAGTACATAGCTAGAAATACTAATAGTTTATATAGGTTATCAAGAGAAGATGCCATAAAATCAGTAGACAGAGTATTTAACTATTTGAGTGATAAGATAACTATATGTTCATCTAGTGATAGCTTAGATGAAATCAGATTAAATGCTATAAAAAGAAGAATGGCTTAGGAGAAGATATATGAAAGTAATTGATTTATTTAACAACGGGTATTTATGTGGAGACAGATATAAGTATATTGATGCTGATAGTGATAAGCTATCAGCATCTTTGTATAATCATTTAATTGAATACATAACTTATAATTGCAGCGAGCTAGACAGTGTAGGATTTGGGGAGGACTTAATACAGGAGATAGTTCCTAGTACTAACAGTGAATATGTAAATATTATTGAGAAAGCATTATATATGCTTAAGGATAATGGTATAACAGTTACATTTAATCCTGATTGCTTTGAGGATGAGAATTGTTTTAGTGCAAGCGGTTGGGATAATTTTCCAACAACATTGAGGAGTAAGGATTATTTGAATGTATTTGAAAGGTTTACTAGTACTTTTATTCAAAATGAGTTAGATAACTTTATAGATGATGCTATTGACCTAGAGGACTATGCAGTAAATAGTGTTATCACTGATATCATATGCAAAAGGCTTATGTTTATAGGCTTAATGTATAAGATGACTAATAGTCCGGAAGATAAATGCTATGATTTATATTTAATGTATTTAAAGAATATAGCAAGTGACTATGATTATTTAAAGTACATAGAGAATTGGGAAGATAGTGACTTCATTGATTTTATCATAAATAACTTCATAGATGAGGGTGTAAGATTTGATATGGTTACAACTGGCACTCATACAGTATTGAGGTACATAGTATGAGTAGTATAAACATATTGAGTTATATAGAGCCTGAGCCTAAAATAAAAGGGTTTTACATAGTTAAAAATCTTATAGTAGACAGCAGTAAAGACTATAGTAACAGGTTAAACGATGACAAGTGGAGTAATGTTTATAGCATTGTAGGTGTTGAAATATACAATGTATACACTAAAGACACAAAGTATGTGACTGTAGAATTAGCCTTAGAATATCTAGATTATCATTCTGGAATGGTAGATTTACTTAAGGAATATAGATATGTTGGATATTTTACCTATTGGAAGATTATAGACATATACGAAACTCTAGGAGGTACAAAGTTTTCTGTTGATACACTATATTATAATGTGGGTATTATAGATAAAAATAATAAAACTTTAGGAACAGTAATAAATAACTATACAGATAAGAGTTGCTTATTTTTTAAAAATAATGGTAGCTTCTTAAGTGTGTGTTATGTAATAGAGACAATGGAGTTTAACTTAGTAGCAAGCTCAAATTATTACCTTAAATATATAGATGTGCTTGAGGATACTCAGAGCAAGCAGGTCATGATTGATATAAATGACATATCAGATAGCAAAATTATAAGTGTTTATGTGGATACTGACATAGATTGTATGTTTGAGTTTTTGTTTAAAAAAGAAGGTAACTTTGTAAAGATAGGAGATTATACATATGTGCTTGTAGATAGCCCTAAGTACTATTTAGATGTACCTAGAGATTGTAGAGCATTGTTCTTAGCTAAAGGGTATTTAACTGATTTAAGTTACATAGTATTGCATAATAAAATAGAGGTTACTTGTTTATTAGAGAATATAAATAAAATTAACCATAAGAAAAACTATTATGGGCTAGATGCTATAAGAGGTTGTCGTGTGGCTAAGAATAGAGAATACATAAAAAACCTTGATGTTATACTAGACGGCAGTATAAAAATTAAGAATTTTAGAGATATCTTCTCATTTTTATCTAACAGCTTTATAAGTGATACTAAATACTTAGGAGATGAGTTGGTAAGATTGGGGAATGATGGTGTAAATATAAAGGTTTTAGGGCAGATTTTGTGGAAGTAGGTTTTTGATGGCGGTTTGAAAAATTTTAGTCTGAAATAAACTTTTTGACTTTTTAAAAAATGGTATGCAGTTAAGAGTTTTTTAAGTATGCTTCAAGGCTAAAAATAGGGGGATGAATTAAGTATGGTGAGAGTTTTTTAAAAATTCGACTTTTTTAAAAGTAGGGTGCTTTGAGTGAAATTTGAGAAGCTTATAAATAAAATTTACGGTTAGCTTTAAGATTAAAATTTGTGACTTTGATTATAAAAATCTGGTTAACTATAATATTGTGGGTTAACTCATATGTATTATAAGTATAAAATAAATAATTTAAAATTTATTAAGGAGGCTTTTGAATGAAGAGTAAAGCTGAGGTACACTTCTTTAAAGAGAGTGGGAAATGGTACTCAACTGAGTATTTTGAGTTTGATGATGATATGACTTGGAATGAGCTATATAATGCAATAAAAGAGCATTATAAAGACAAGTACTCTGGAATGAGTTTAGTAGTGACTAATTTTGGTTCATACTCACTTGGGGTACCTATAATGATACCAGCAAATTTTAGATAATTTGAGTATAACTTTGGCGTTTAAGTGGGTAGGGTAGTTTATTAGATTATAAAAATAAAATTTTTTTAGGAAATTTTATAAAAAGAGTTGACAAGTTTTATAGGTTATGATATAGTATTAGTGTAAATGATTAAGATTTTAAAAAATTTTTAGTTATTTATGTGTGTATGTATGAGGTTCAAATCTCTGCATATATTGGTCTAGCTTAGCTAGACTTACCTATTTGGTTGCCATTTGGCTTGTGTTCAGGGTTCAGATAGAACTCTCCTTTCTACGGGGCTTTTAAAGCCCTGTGTCACAGTAGCTCAGTTGGTAGAGCATATGGCTGTTAACCATAGTGTCTCAGGTTCAAGCCCTGACTGTGGCGTTCCCAGTATTGGGAGGAATTTCGGTGCTTTAGCACAAATAACCAGTTAAGGCTCTGGTAAATAAAAGCCTATGATTAAAGGCATACTATTAGGTAGTTTACTAGGTTCAAATCCTAGGTGCCTGTTACCTAGTTTAGGCTAGGTTCCTTTATGAAAACATTTAATATCCAGTTACAGCTCTGGGATAATAAAAGCTGATAACTCCTTTTTTTGTTTTGGCGTTATGGTCTTTTAGCTTTCCCAGTTACAGTTCTGGGTTACCAAAAACTGTTTAAATAGATTGGCTGATTCGACTAACAGGTTAGGTCACAACCCTTTCAAGGTTGAAATATGGGTTCAAACCCCGTATCAGTCATTAAGCCTTTGTAGCTTATGCTATTTTAAGGATGGCTTTCGCAGGGTATAGCAACTGGTAGCTTACTGGACTCATGATTCAGTGTTGTAGGTTCAAATCCTATCCCTGCAATCAACTCCTAGAAGTTGAATATAGCAATAGACTATTTGTGGGCATAGCCTATTGTTCCTAAAATCACTATGTATAGCCCGCATTGGATATGCTTAATTAAATTGGTTTTGACATTTACCTTATCCTTTAACAGCATATCCATTCACCTAGTAATCAATAGAGATGATAGTGGTGCAATTCCACTTGCTAGGTAGCGCACTAAGCCCTTAGTGTGATAAAATCTTCTAGTCCATAAGTTATTGGACATGGGGCTGGCATTTGATAGATGTGCTAGTCCTAGTAAGGCAGATAGTTTAATAGAAAAACTTGGGGAAACTTTTTGTTTGAAACTTTGTTGGAACATAGATATTCTTTCTCTTCTACTCCTCAAATATAGGGTGCAATTCCTTATTTTGCCTTTTACCTTTAGATTTCAAAGGTAACCTTCATCTTTTTTGATTTAATACATTTTGCAGAGAGTGTAATGCTCTTTGTATTGGAGAGGTACTCAAGTGGTAAAGAGGCTCCCCTGCTAAGGGAGTAGGCTGAGAAATTGGCGCGTGGGTTCAAATCCCACCCTCTCCGCTGAGCAATTTGCTCAATGACGCATAATACAAGACTAGCCCTAGTGGCTAGTCCACCCCTGCAGGCATGATGGAATAGGCAGACATAGAGGACTTAAAATCCTCTTGCAGTGATGCAGTACCGGTTCAAGTCCGGTTGCCTGTATTAGTAGTTAAGGTTTACGTGTTTTCCCCTTAACTACAGAATGTTCTTTGAGAGGAACCTCCGAAAAATGGGCACCGCTAGGCATGAGGCGGTGCCTTTTTACTGTTTGTAATAGATAACTTTAGTGAATAACTTACAAGATTAAGCTTAATTAAGATAGCCTATGGAGTCTAGTGAGGGCTTTATTTAACTATAATTGAATAGTTTATATGCCTATTTTGTTATATAAGTAGTTAGATTTTAAATTTTTATTGGAGGGTAATAATTATGTTATATTGTATAGCAGTAATCGTGGATAACAAGGGTAAGGAACTTGGATTTAGACTCTTAGACACTAAGCTAATTGGAAAGTCTGGGGCTGAAAAGATTAAAAACTTTCCTACAAGTGCTGTTTTAGCTAATCTTAAGGCTAAGCCTGACTTTATAGCTAACCTTGGGGTTAAAGGTGATAAAGTTATAGGTACTAATGGTGTATTAGACAGATACACTAAGATTTCTGGAGACAATCAGAGTGTATCAGAGCCTAGAATGGTAATACTGTTTAGAACAGATGGTGGGTTTATAGTAACAGATGGTTTTGGTAATGTAACTTCTGTTAGCGAGAAGGGTGCTTTAGAGTTAAATAAGAAAGCTCCAGTTGCAAATGGTAAGGTTGTAACTAAAGATGGTAAGGAGTTTATAAGCTCTATTGTAGGTGAGTATCCTTTCATGGAGAAGAAAAAGACTGAGGAAAAGCAGGTTAAGCAGTCTGAAATTCTTTATATATCATCTTCAGATACAGTAGCTCAGATGGTGGAGAAGGTAGAAAAGAATATCTCAAATCCTAACTTTAGAATTATTGGTAAATTAGATTATAACCTTTCATTTAAGCTTTTAAGTAGCTTATTCTTTAAGAATGGTTTAGATGAATACTCTAAGACAAATGACGCTAAGAAGTTAGCAAATGGCATTAAATATCTCAAGGAAAAGGCTATTCCAGCGTTGATGAGAATTTGTGACAAAAAGGCTATTTATGAGTATGCACAGGGCATTAAAGAGGTAACTAAGGGATTAAGTTCAGCTGATGCTGAGGCTGATATGGCTATAGCTCTTGCTGAAAAGCTTAATAATGACAAGGTTAAATTTTCATAATTAGCTTATAAAGATAAACTTGACTTGATAATAGAATAAAGCAAATAAAAAATAGGCATCAATTTTAATATTGGTGCCTATGTCTTTAGGTAGAGGAGTTTATTTGAATGAAGAGCAAGGATTTTAATACAGATATAGTGGAGTGCTTTAGGGATATAGCTTTTTATGTTGCTGATGAAGTCAGTAATAATTTAGGGTTGAAATATAATGATAACTCTGCTTGTGAGTTTCATAGGCTTAAGAACATATGTAATACTTTAGATTATCCTGATGGTGAGATATATTGCTATGGAATGGGTTTTAAATACTTTAAATCCGATGATAAAAGGTGCAGGGTAATGGTACTAAGGCTTTTTGCAATAGCATCAGATGTTTATATGTTTGCTGGAAATGCAGTGATGGAGCCTGAAATAGTCACTGGTAGTGTAAATGACTTAGTAGAAAGTGTGACAAAAAGCTTTAAAGACAAGTTAAGTACATATACTAAGAGTAGAGTAAAGGCTAGCAGTTTAGATGGGTATGTAGAAACTAGGGGCAGAAAGAAGGCTGTATCTCCTAGCAATGCAATAGACATAAAATACCCTGAGTTGCTAAAATCAACAGAGATAGACTTAGTAGACAGCTATGTTAGGAGCAATGGCAAGATATATGTCAAGAGAAATTACGGTGATTTTTGGTATTTACTTAATAGAATAAGTGGAAACCCATTAAAGATAGACATAAAGCTTTGGTATTGTGATGAAGACCATGTAAAGTGTCCGGAAATAAGTAATGAGCCTATAGAAAATAAAATGTTTATAAGTAAAGTTTATGAGCATATAATTAAAACATATAGCTTAGGGCAAATTAGCATAGATAGCTTAGATTGTGATAAACTGGAGTTGTCCAACGGAGCAAGCATAAGCATAGACAGAGAAAATAATTGTGCTAGCATAAAGGACATAAAGAGGTACTTTATATTTAAAAAAGACTCTATACATATAGGCAATGACATAGCTAAGTATATGGATTACTGTTATTATCTTAAAAGCTCAGATGGCAGGGGGTTGTTAAAATATTTTAAGTATATGTTTAGCAAGTTTAGGGAGCTTGATAGCAATACCAGTGTTAAGCTTATAGCTTGTGATATAAGTAAATTGCATAAGCGAAGTGTTAATTGGACTTTTGTAGCTAATATAAATGGCAATGAAGAAGTTGTTGAGGTTGCTACTAATAGCAACATAATAATTGCTAAGTTTGGCAATAGAGATGCTAAAGATGCTTATATTGCTGTAGATGACTTATTTAATGAGGCTTCTGTAAGTTCTGGTATGCCTAGTAAATTAGGGTGCATAGTAAACATGCTTAAAGACTCATTTAATGGTGAGGTAGCCGGCTGTAGATATTTAAAGATTAAGAAGTGGGATGGCTTTGAGTATCTAGCAGTGATTGACCTAGTATGTGGATACAGTATACAGATAAGCTCAGTTAAGAGCTATAATTATTTTAAAATAGGCTGTTTATTAGGTAATAATAAAATTGCAGAATATAAGATAAAGAAAGATTATGACTTAGACTCCTGTATGGGAAGCATAGAAAATAAGATAAGAAATTTATGTTACAGTAAATCTGAAAGGGTTGGATAGCATGGAGCCTGTTTTAAGTATAAAAAGAGAGCATAGGGATAAGGTAAGCAGAATAGATAACTCTGATATATTAGGCATTTCAAAAGATACAGATAGCCCACTTGTAAGGCGCATAGATTTAGATGCTTTTTGTGATAACAGTAAATGCAGGATAGAGTTTTATGGTATCAGGGATAATTTAATATATTGTCCTATAGTTAGCCTAGAGACTATAAGTTATGATGAGTTTACTAGTGGTGTATTAGATATAATAATAAGCAAAATTATAGATAATACAGATGGTATTGAGATAACTTCTAAGAACTCTGGTTTTATAACATTAAGTAGTGGAGCTATCATAGGAATAGGTGCCAGAAAGTTTATAAAGGACACTTATAATAAATACTACTTTGGAGATGGAAATAAAAGTCCATATGAGTTGTTACTGGCTATAAACAAGTACATTGCATACAGAGACTCATTTATCAAGAGCAGGTCTTGGAAAGATGTAGATGACATATTTAATTACTGTTATTCTAGGATAGAGATGGCTAATATAGGTGCTACAATAGAATGGGGAGATACTTGTACAGATAGCAATAAAATAAAATGGGTATTGCTTGTAAACATTAAGGAGATTGATAAGATATATAGGATTGACATAGTAAAAGATGGAAGTACATTATTGTGTAGGTCTGGATATACAGAGTATTGTAAGGTTTATGAGTGTATAACTAGATTGTTAAGAAGCATACAAGAACAGTTAGATGCTAAGAGAGAAATGACTAGTATACTTCCAGAAAAGTTTATAGCTTTGATAGATATAATCAAAGCTTGTGCATCATCTTGGGTATCAGAGTATTATGTGAGTTGCATAATAGTTAAGTATGAGGTAAGCAGTAAAAGATATGAGTGTTTATTAGGACATGAGAGGTTTGATGGCTGTAGTATAAGTATATCATATAGCGGAGGTAACTTGATAAATATTGGGCTAAGCTATATGGATACTGTAATAGCTTGCACTATAGCAAAGAACATAAAGATTGATAAATTTAAGCAATATGCTTCCGATAAAATAAGAGCTATGCTAATTAAGTTAGAGGGTATAAATGATAGGCGTGCTGAAAGAGGAGAAGACTATATATGAACAGAGATGAAATATTAAATAAATATAAGCACCTATTTATGGAGGTAGACAATAATATTGACATAAATAGTGTATTATTAAGTGATGAAAATAAGCTAAAAATCAAGGAGTTTCTAAGGGAGTATGGCTCAAAAGATAGATTAGCCAGCTATGGATTAAAGCCAATGAACAGAATATTGATGTACGGAGACAGTGGTACAGGTAAGACATTTTTAACTAAGGCTTTAAGTAACTATATGAAATATACAATGCTATATGTAGACATAGCTAAGAGTTTATCAGAAGATACAGTAGCTCAAAATATAAGTGACATATTTGTATGCGCTAATGCTTTAAAGAATTGTATCATATTCTTTGATGAGTGTGATAGTATAGCTTGGAATAGAGATGCTAAGACAGCTGAGGGTGGAACAGTTAGAAGGGCTGTAAACAGTTTATTTCAGCAGTTAGACCAGATTGACCCTAGTAATGTCTTTGTATCAGCTACTAATATGCTAAAAAGATTAGACCCTGCTTTTGAGCGTAGATTTGACCTAAAGCTAGAGTTTAGAAAGCCTAAAGGAAGTGTAGACAAGACAATAGAAAAGTTTATATTTGATAAGTTTACACTAGAAAAAGATGTAACAGAGAGTGACTTAGACCTTATGGATAGAAGAGTAAGTATGAGTTACTATGAAATTCAGATTATAGCAGAGAGGAATATGAAAAAGGCTATATTAAATAGCAATCCAGTTAAAGATGGCAAGGTAGTTGTAAAGCTATCTGATATATTTAATGATTTAGCTATACATATGAAAATGAAGACTAGATTTGGAACTGATAAAGATAATGATGATACTTTTGCAAGTAACTTAAAGACATGTAATTTAGAATAGGTTATAAGGAGAACTTATGGATTATAATAGATTAGCTTTAGTTGGGTTTGTAATAAGAAAAAGAAATACAGACACTAGGAGATTAGTAGGTATAGCTAATATCATAAGTGCAAGGTTTGTAGATTTAGGTAACCTTGGTATTGAAGATGTTCCAGTTTATGAGTTTGTGAAAGCATTTGATAAATTTAATCTTAGCAAAGAGTTTAAGGATAGCATAGTTAAAAGTAATAACGGATACATTATCAAAGCTATGGGATACCTTTTAGTTGCAGGTGATGCTGATTTAAGTTGTGTAAATATAGGCAAAGACAATTATAGTGAGTGCTACAATATAAATGTTAGTTTATTTGATGAAGATGAAAACTTAGTATATGCTCATTATTATAATTGTGACAAGGACTATAAGTATTCTGGGTATGTGTGTGACTTAAATTTAGACGATGTATATTTCAAGATAGATGCCAAGACATTAAAGGTTGAATACTCTTTTAAACCTTTTGATTTAGATAAAGACAATCTTATAAAGTTGCAGACTTGCAATGTGTTTAATGGTTTTAACCCTTATTATTTAACTAAGAATATAGGTAAATATGCAGTTGTAAGGGGTAAATTTGAAAGTATATCTTCTATGGTTACTGATGCTATATTAAATGTGCCTGATTCTGTGTCAATGCTAAGCATAGGTAAGAGGGCTTTTATAAAGAATATCAGTACTTTAGAGATTGGAAATCCCAGATTAGAGATAATGGCTTGTGAGAATGTTGATGAGGAAGTTAACTTTATATATGGCGACCCACATATAAATGAAAAGAATTTAGACATAAAGTACAATTTGAGTAAGCTTATAGTACCTAGGGAAGTAAATGCAGACAGGATAAAGAAAATAATATTGGGTTTATACGGAATAAGTATAAGAAGTTTGCATAGTTATGATGGAGATAACACTAAGCTAAATAATTTGAAGTTAGCAGACACAAAAGAAAAAGTAATAAGCACTATAAAATCTGATTTTGGCATTGATGTTATAGAGGGGTAGCGTGAGAAAACTTTTATTATTGCGTGGAACAGTAGGGAGTGGTAAGTCAACTTTAGTTAGTGATTTAGGCTTAGACGATTACACTTTATCCAGTGATAAGATTAGGATAATGCTAGGTTCTAGAGAGTTAACTTCAGATGGTTTTAAATTACCACATAGTGTAAATAAGCAGACATATGATATATTGCATAGTTTATTAGAAGAAAGAATGAAAAGAGGGGAGTTTACAGTTATAGATGCTGTAAACTCTGATTTTAACAGTTGCAAGTACTATGCTAACTTAGCTAGCAAATACAGATATGAGATAGCTTATTACCAAATAGATAAGAGCCTTAAAGAGTGCCTAGAGATAAATAAGAGCAGAGAGTATTTTAAAAAGGTAAACAATGATAAAGTAATAAAGTTTCATAAGACTATAAATAAAAGTGATTTACCTTTTAAAAGAATTTATGATATAGATAAATATATAGATGATGTTAAGGTTTATAAACTTGACAATTATAAAAAAGTAATTGTAATAGGGAGCTTAGATGATAAATTTGATAGACTTTATAAAATATTTGGGGAATTTAGAGATGACATAAAGTATATATTTTTAGGCAATTATTTTGGTAATATAGATTTGTGTGGGGATACAAAATCCTATTGGCTAGATAAGTTACTGGATTTAAGCAATAGAGAAAATGTTGTAATGTTAGAAGGCAGTAAGGATAGTTTATTGGCAGATAGATTTAGGAATAAGCTATTAGACTGCTATTTGTTTACTTTTAATAGAAGTATATATTTTTGCAATAGTGGTGGTTTACCTTATATGGCAGAAAGGCTTAATTTAATTAGTTCATATCAGTTAATAAATGGAGCTTGTGATAATCCGACTAGCTTATGGGATACAAATACAGCTAGAAATAAAGGAATTATTCAGTTACATTGTGGAAAAAAGAGTTTATGCGGTAAAAGCAGTTATTGCTTAAGTACACTTGATAGTGTTGTTATAAGCGGTCATAAAGATACAGTAGTTTAAAGTCTATTAAGATAGCAATAGCTCTAATTTATGATATAAGCTAAGAAATAGATTAAATATATACTTTTGTTTAAAGTTTGCATAGATTAAATAATAGTTTATTAGCATAATAGGCTATAAATAATTTTAGGTTTGATAAGGAGAGAAACATATATGAAATATAATTTATTAGATGAACTTAAGAAGGAATATGAGGTTAGCTTTGAGAATAAAATGCAATGGGGAATGTCTCAGGTAGCTTTGATATATGACAGAGTTTTGGAAGATGTAAAAGAGGAAGCATCAGCTGGTAATAGAGTTGTGAACATAAGCTTTAATAGCATTAAAAGCTATTTAAGAGATGGCATAAGCAAAGATGATGGGTACTTTATAATTCAAAGTTTTATAGAAAAGCTTAGCAATGACAGCTATTATACTTTAACAAATAAAAAGAGACTATCTTTTAATGTAGGTGGTTGGGATACACCTTGGGTTAATAAAGATACTTATGCAGAATTTAGAAAAGCTATAATGGATGGAGATTGTGGCTATGAGAAATGCAGATTAAAGCTATTAGAGTATGCATATGAGGGTATACAGATGTCTTGCAGAAAAGCTAGAGAGATGTTTTGTGATGACATAGATTTTAGGAAAATTTTTGGAGAGTGTTATTCAGATTACTTAAAGCTTGGGGAGTCTGAAAGAAATAACCTTATAAATGAGGTGAGAACAAAGTTAGATGATAGTGGAATATGTGTAAGTATGTTTACTGGTGACTCTATAACAATGAGTGGCTGGGCATACTAAAGGGGGAGGTTTATGAGAGAATTACTGATATTAAGGGGTTTACCTGGCTCTGGTAAATCCACACTGATAAAAGAAATGGGATTAGAGGCTTATACTTTATCTACTGATGACTTAAGAAAGAAGTTAGGTTCATTAGAGCAGACATTTGACTCTATTAAAATAACTCAAGATGTAGAGAGGGAAACCTTTAAATTGCTTGATAGTCTATTAGATGCTAGAATGAGTAGAGGAGAGTTTACAGTAGTAGATGCTACTCACATTGATAGAAAAAGTTGCAGTAGATATAGAAAGCTTGCAGAAAAGTATAATTACAAGTTGTTTTATTATCAATTAGATACTAGCTTAGAGGAGTGTTTAAAAAGAAACAGAGAAAGAAAAACTTATAGTATAGTTCCTGACAGTGTAATTACTGGTATGGCAGAGAGATTTTCAGATGACCTTGGAGATGGCATTACAAGGGTATATGATTTAAGAGAGTTTATCAGTGAAATTAAGATAGACAAGTTGAAGGGGTATACTGGGGCAGTGATTATAGGAGATATACATAGTTGTGCAACTCCTTTAAAGTCATTACTTAAAGATTTTAAAGATGACTTTAAATATGTGTTCTTAGGTGACTGCTTTGATAGAGGCATAGAGGCTTATGAAACTTGGAGAATTTTAAATGAGTTATCTAAAAAGCCTAATGTTGTAATGGTGCTTGGAAATCATGAGAGGCATATCTTAAGATACTGCAATAATGAAGAGGTAAAGAGCAAATCATCTATTGAGACTTTTAATGAATTAGAAAAGCATGGAGTAACAAAAGAAGAGCTTAGAGAATTTTATAATAGGTTTGTTGAGTATTATTGTTTTACTATATTTAATAAAACATACTTTTGTTGCCATGGTGGGTTGTCTTATATACCGGAGAATTTAAAGTTAACTAGCTTAGCTACATTTGCTACTGGTGTAGGAAGCTATGAGACAGAGATAGATGACATATATAAATCTAATTTTGAAAAGGGGATGTGCAGAGGCTTTATTCAGGTACATGGGCATAGAAGAACAACATCAAATGAGTTTAGTTATTGCTTAGAGGGTGGAGTTGAGGTAGGTGGAAATTTAGTGCATCTAGGAATAAGGCATAATAAAGTTTATGTGGGTACTATAAGAAATAAGATTAGAGCCAATGACTCTGGGTATAAATTAGATGATGACTTAATAAATAAGATTGTCAATACTACTGGAGTGTATACTAAAGAATTAGATGACAATATAATAAGTGTTAATTTCTCTAGGGCAGTATTTGAAAGCAAAGTTTGGAATGATATGACTACTAAAGCCAGAGGTTTATTTGTAGATAAAACTACTGGAGAGGTAGTAGCTAGAAGCTATGATAAGTTTTTTAACCTTGGTGAGATGGAAGAGACAATGCCATATAGTTTAAGTAGCAATTTAAAGTTTCCAGTGACACTAAGAGAAAAGGCTAATGGATTTCTAGGCATAGTATCAATGTTTAATGGCAATGTTAAATTCTTTAGTAAGACTAGCGATAAAAGTGAACATGTAAGATATATAAAAGACTGCTGGGATTTGTTACAGAGTAGAACAAAGCATGCTTTAATAAATATAATGGTTAAGCATAATTGCTCTATTGTTTTTGAAGTAATTCACCATGAGGATCCGCATATAGTTGAGTATGACAAGGATTGCTTATACTTACTAGATTTTATAGAGAACAATATAGAAACTAAGTTTTTAGCTATAGACTTTGACATAAAAGATAGTAGACTTGTTAGACCTAGTGTATTTGGCATTGCTAAAAGTTATAAAGAGCTTATGAGTATGCTTGAAAAAATTAGCAAGACTAGGGGAGAAGGAGTAGTTTGTAGGGATGCTAATAATTTTATGTTTAAATACAAGACAGAGTGGTATAATACTTGGAAATTGCATAGAAAAACTATAGATACTCTTAAGAAAGGCAAGAAATCAGAGTATGACAAAGAGTTTGTAGATTTATTAGAGCAAAGACCAGAGTTATTAGATATGGACTTATATAGTTTAAGAGATACAATAGAAAAAGAACAGAGAAAAGCAAATTTTAGTGAAAGTTAGTTATTATAGGAGCATTTGAAAAATGGTAGGCAAGATATTTAAAAAGGCATGGCGTATAATAAAAGCTATAATCAGATTTATTTTAAAGTTTATAAGGGTTTTATTGAATATACTAACAGTGATGTTTATAGGGGCAATTATTGTTAGTATAGTTGCCTACATTTATATAGCTCCTAAGTTTGACAAAGCAAGAAGAGAGGCTTATGACAAGTTAGTAAGTGTTAATAGCTCTACTTTTAGTATGAAAGCAGATACTGAAATTTATGATAAAGATAATAACTTAATTGGAACAGTTAATGCTGGTCATTATGAGTATACACTTGTAAGTGATATAAGTATGACACTTCAAAATGGATATATAGCAGTAGAAGATAAGCGATTTAAAGAACATTTTGGCATAGATTTTAAGGGAACATTTAGGGCTGTTTATAAGTATTTAAAACATAAAGGAGTAGCAACTCAGGGAGGGTCAAGTATAACTCAGCAGGTTATAAAAAATAACTTGCTAACTCAAAAAAGGACATTAGATAGAAAGTTAGTAGAATTTTTATTAGCTCCTTATATAGATACTAGATTTGGTAAAGACAAGATAATGGAGTATTATTGCAATACGAATTATTATGGACATAGGAGTTATGGAGTTTATTCGGCTAGCAAGTATTATTTTGATAAGTTACCTAAGGATTTAGATTATGATGAGTCAGCATTGCTGATAGCTTTAAGTAACAATCCAAGTAAGTATGACCCTGTTAGCCACCCTGAAAGTGCTAAAGAGAGAAGAAATTTTAACTTAGATGAAATGTTTAATTATGGGTTAATAACTGAGGAACAGTTAAATGCTTATAAGAATAAAGATTTACATATAGTTCAGAATTATGTTGAAAGTACTAAAGAAAACTACCAGACATCATATGCAATACATTGTTCAGCTATAGAGTTAATGAAAGCTGACGGATTTGACTTTAAGTACACATTTAAAGATAAAGATGACTTTGATAGCTACAAAGAAAAGTATAGTGATGCATATGCAGAAAAGAGTGATAGCATAAGGGGTGGAGGGTATAAAATATATACTACACTGGATAGTGAGAAACAGGCTAAATTGCAGGAGATATTAGATAATAGTTTATCGGGGTTTACTGAAATAGACCAAGAAACATCTAAATTAGCTTTACAAGGTGACATAGTTGCAATAGATAACAATACAAATAGTGTTGTTGCTATTATAGGAGGTAGAGGAACAGATGATGAGTATAACAGAGGATATTTAGGGTATAGACAGCCAGGTTCAGTAATAAAGCCTTTATTAGATTATGCACCTGCTTTTGATACTGGAGAGTACTTTCCTAGTAAAGTCATAAATGACCACGAATTTGAGGGTGGACCTAGTAATGCTGGTGGTCATTATAGAGGTGACATAAGCATAAGAGAGGCTTTGAATAGGTCAATAAATACAGTAGCTTGGCAGGTATTGAGTAGTATTGGCATAGAAAATGGGTTAGAATACCTTGGAAAAATGGATTTCTTAGGTATAAGTTATATAGATAACAATGTGCCTGCTATAAGCTTAGGCGGATTTACTAAAGGATTAAGACCAGTTGACATAGCTAAAGGTTACAGCACTTTAGCAAATTTAGGAGTTTATTCGGATAAAACTTGTATAAACTCTATAGTTAAAGATGGAGATACAATAACTCTTAAAAAAGAGAATAAAGTGCAAGTTTATCAGCCGGATACAGCTTTTATGATAACTGATATTCTAAGAGGAACTTTAAATGAAGAGTATGGAACTGGGCATGGACTTGGGGTTGAGGGGTATGACCTAGCTGGAAAAACTGGAACTACTAATGATGGAAAAGACACTTGGTTTAGTGGGTATTCAAAAGATTATACTGTAACAGTATGGGTAGGATATGATACGCCTAGGGAAATGCCTAATGTTTATGGGGCTACTTATTCAGGCAAGATATGGCAGAGCTGTATGCAGTATTTACTTACTGGAGTAGAGAATAAGCCTTTCATAAATTATAAACCAGATACAGTGTATATAGCTAAATATGATGGCTCTGGAAATGAGATACCCAATACAGCTGAAAATAAAGAAAGAGTAGAAGGAACTGATTATTTTTCGAGTCTTGCTAAGTCTAATTTTGAGAGAATAGCTAAAGAGAGGGCTGACAAACAGAAATATGAAGAAGCTAACAAGATGCTAACTGACTTTGAGAATTTCTATTTTAACAGTGTAGAAGATACTCAGGCTTTTCAAAATAAGTATATAACTGTTTTAAATAAAGTTAGCCTAGTAGAAAACGATGATGACAGAAATAAGTTACTTAGCAGATTAAGTACTAAGAAATCCGAATTAGATGTAGAGCTACTTAATTGGGCAGACCAGATAAAGGAGTATCAAGATAATTTAGCTGTACAACAAGAAAATGAGAGAAAAGCTAAGGTAGCTGAGGAAGAAAAGAAGAGAAAAGATATAGACACTCAAAATAGAATAAATACATTTGATTTAGCTGTATCGAGCATAAAAGAAAAGAAGTATAAAGACTCCAATGAGAGGGATAATTTATTTAATGACTTAAAGAATAAGTTAGATAGGCTATCAGATTTAGATGTTTATAAGAGTAAATCAAATGAGTACTTGGAAGCTATGAAATATTATGATAGTTTACCTGATAAATCTACTTATGAAAGTTCAGTAGCTGAGAGTGAGAGCATAGATGCTTATAATAAAGAGAAGATAAAAGCAGATGTAGATAAGAGCATAGAGGACTATAATGAGTCTAGCTCTTATAATAGCTCATATCAATATAGTAATTAGGATATAAATATTTATATTTTAAGGAGGGAGTTAATATGGGAGTCAGTCCTGCTGATAACCTAAATCTACAGTTGATAGGCGGTAGTTATAGTGCAGTAACTATAAATTTGTATAACTACATAGAGGAAAAGATAAAAACTGGAAAGGGTGGAGATAGTATCTCTATTAGCTCTAAGGAGTTATTGAAGATAACTTGGATTGTTGAGGGGGACTTAGCAAATGTAGATATTAGAAGCAAGGTAGCTATACTTGACAAGTATTACATAGATTTTTTAAAGCAATTCCTAAGTGATAATGGATTAAACTCTAATTATGATGGAAATTGTTTAAATGTTTATGGGTGGCACCTAAAACATAACTTAAGTGACAGCTTTTCTAAGTTACATAACAAGTGGAGGGCTAAGGTTAAAAAGACTAGAGACAGAGTAAGAGTATTAAGTGCCTATATAGAAGATGATATTATGGATATTATCAGAAAAAGCTTTAGGTCATCTGATAAGCTTGAGTTTCCATCTCATGTATTAAAGACTATGCTGTCAAAAGCAGAACAGAATACTAATATCAAGATAAAGTATGACAGTACATTTGATGAGATAGTAAATCGTGTAATAGCTGATTTAAAGTCTTATGGATTTAAGGTAGAGGTAAGTAACTTAGGCAGGATAACTGTATCAGGGTGGAGATTATGAGCATAAATAGTATTGTTGCATTAGGAGTTGTAGTTTTAATGGCTGTAACTCCTACAGCTAAGATTAAGCATAAGGATTGGAATGATTTCAAGTCAAATAGCCTATTAAGCTTATCTGTTAAAGAAAATAACAGAGAAAAGAAGAATATAGATAACAATAAAAGAGATGGTGAAATAGTTCCTAGCACTTGGAATATAGGAGATAACGGTAAGTGGGTAGCTTATGACAGTAATTCAAAGATAGTTAAAGGTTTGATATTTGATAAGACTAGGAATTGTTACTTTTTGATGAATTTAAGTAACGGTGATATGGTTTATGAGAATGGTATATACATCATTAAGAATAAGCCGGTGCATTTAACCTTTAATAATATTAGGGTAGGGGATTATGGTTGCTTAGATAGTGGGATAGAGGAGTTGAAGGATATTTTGAAATAAAGTTAAAAAATTTTATAAAAAGAGTTGACAAGTTATAGTTTATAGGTTATAATAAGGGAGTAGTTAAGAAATGAGAGTTTCAAGGCTACAAACCATTCGAGTTTAATTGGGTACTTAGTACCAACGCTGGCTGGCATTCTTTTTAAGTGCTAAGCCGGCGGAAATGTGGGTATAGTTTAATGGTAGAGCGTCAGCCTTCCAAGCTGAATATGTGGGTTCAATTCCCATTACTCACTTGATAGTCAGTGTGTGGCTATCGGCTGATTTGATGGTTAAAGCATCATATTTCTTCGCTATCCGATGTAAAAGTTGGATAGCGACTCCTTCTAAGGTTATATGGCTCTATGGCTCAGTTGGTTAGAGCGCCACCCTGTCACAGTGGAGGTCACCAGTTCGAATCTGGTTAGAGTCGTCCAGTTGGAATAATTCAACTGTGATAGTGGTGCCTAGTAGATGCTGGGCATCACTCCCCTGTTAGTAGGGAAATAAAATAGTATTTAAAGATGGGCTTACAGCAAATTTTTAAGAATTGACTTGTAAACAATTATCTTAGATGCCTATCTATTTTAAATAGCTATAAAAAGGTGGTCTTACAGCAAATTTCAAGACAATTTCAAAGCTTATGAAACCATTTTGGACTACCTCAATATGTAACTTATAAACTTAATATAAAAAGGTGGACAAACAGCAAATTTTAACTTCTGGTTGTAAAGACAAAGAGACTTTTAAAGTCTACCTAGATAAAGTGGCATTACAGCAAATTTTTACGAATTGATGAGTTGCTTTGTATGATGTAGAAATACAACATAGTGCAAGATGTGATGGTTCTCTTACCTCCTGTAATTGAACTTGTATTGTTTAAATGCTACTAACTAGGGCTTAGCTGTTTATCGGTTAAGCCTTTTATATTATAATTTTTCAAAGGAGAGTAAAGTTATGAGTTTTTGGGAATCAATGAGATACGAGGATAACAAAGCATTCACAGAGAATGGCAGAGAAGCTTACAAATATTCAGGTGATACGCTTGTAGATTTTGTAGCTACTATAGGTATATATGATGGTCAAGCTGAAAAGACTATCAAGGGTTGGGTTGATAGGCTCTACTCTGTAGATGAGTTGTCTGCTAGAAAGTTGATATTTTATACAAGAGATATCCTTGGAGGACTTGGTAGAAGAAGAACTGGTAGACTTTTGATACAGAGATTAGCAGAGATTGACTCTAGGTCAGCTATAGCCAACATAAAGAATATTCCAGAATATGGTAGATTTGATGACTTGTACTCTTTAATGGATACACCAGCTGAAGGGGCAATGTTTAAGTTTATTAGAGATACATTCTTTGATGACTTAGATAAAATGTCTAAGGGTTTACCTGTCAGTGGACTAGCTAAGTGGGTTAAGAACCCTAACTCAAAGGTTAAGGAGACTAGAAGGCTTGGTAGGTTGACTGCTAAAAAGGCTGGAATAAATTTAGCAACATTTACAAAAAAGCTTACTGAACTTAGAAGATACCTTGACTTAGTAGAATTGAAGATGACAGATAAGAACTGGTCAGGTATTGATTACTCTAAAGTTCCTTCAAGAGCTTCTATGGTTTATAGGGGAGCTTTTGAGAGAAATGATGGAGATAGATATGCTGAGTTTAAAAACAAGGTAGCATCGGGTGAGGCTGAAATCAAGGCTACTACTTTGTATCCATATGATTTAGTGCATAAGGTCATGAGTGGTCAGTATGACAATACAATAGAATTACTTTGGAATGCATTGCCTGACTACATAGATACAGATAAAAATGTATTGACAGTGTGCGATGTATCTGGTTCTATGTGGGGTACACCTATGGAAGTAGCTATCAGCTTGGCTTTGTACTTCAGTGAAAGAGACAAGGGTAAATTTAGAAATAAGTTTATTACATTCTCTAGTAACCCTACCTTAGTAGATATACCAGAAAAGACAAGCTTAGAGAGAAAGTGCTCTTTCTTAGAGGGAGCTGACTGGGGAGGAAGTACAAATCTGGATAAGGTGTTTGAACTCATACTGAAAACAGCTAAGCATAACAATATGACTCAGGGAGATATTCCGGATTGTTTATTAGTGCTTACTGATATGCAGTTTGATGGGGATAACACTGGAGATTGGGATAAGACTCTTTATGAACTCTGGAGAGACAGATTTGAAGAGGCAGGATACAAGTTACCTAACATAGTATTCTGGAATTGTGATAACTATTACTATGGAAGTTACTTCCAGACAGACTGTTTGACAGCTGGCGTGCAATATGTAAGTGGAATGAGTGCTACTATCTTTAAGAACGTTATGAAGTCATTGTTCTGTACTCCATTGGATGCAGTAATGAACATCGTAAATTCAGAGAGATACAGTGCTATTGTATAAAAAGCTATTGTATAAAAATATCGGATTGAGGGGTTAGGAATTAGCCTAGCCTTTCGGTTTGGTAGGTACAATATAATTATTAAAGAGGATAGGATAGCTTATCCTCTTTTTATTTTTGTAGAATAAAAATTTAAAACTTTTTGTCTTTGTAAGGTAGTATTTTGGTGCCTTAAATGTTTATAAGATATAAGTAATAAATGAGGAGGATTTACGTTTATGTTGCATGTAGTTGGTGTAGTAATAAATGAGAGCTACCTAATTGAGGGTTTAGTTATTGAAGGCAAACCGTCTGAATTTGGAGAAATATCAGATAAGCCTTTGATAAGAAAGAATATATCTCGTAGTAGTTTAATAGCTAATAAGTTTAACAATAGTGAGGTTAGCTGTAGCAATGGTAAGGTAACTAGAAAAGAAGGGTTTAAGTTTAGTGACTGTGAATTGTATGGCATAAAGAACAATAAGATTTTCAGAATTAAAGACAATTCAATTACTATCCTTAGAAGATTTGTAGAGAAGAATGAGACTGCTGGATTTGAAGTTAAGTTACTTGGAAAAACTTCTAAGCTAACAACATCAAATGTAATTGCTTTGAGTAATATTTTTAAGCCTGTAGGATATACAGTTGCTTATAGAACTTCTATTGAAAAGAGATTGCATCCAGTTACAAAAGAGATTGTAGACATAGAGATTAAAAAGCCATACTTGACTGGTATAAATGGAACTAAGCTATCAGATTTGCCTATAGTTAAGATTGATAAGTTACCTAAGGGAAATGCAAAGGCTGTAGAGGCTAAGCCAGATAAAGCAGATAAGCCAGTTAAGGTGTCTACAAAAACAATTCAGAATATAGACATAAAAGAGATAGAGCCAGATGCTTCTAAGTTTGGTATAATTGACTTAATCATGATTACAAAAGCATTAAATGGTCTGATAGTAACTAATAGTGAGTCAAGTTATACAAGACAGACTGTAGATAAAGAGGATAAAGAGAAGAGTAACTTTGTTCCTTTAGAGATGGTACAGGTAGCAGAGCCGGTTGCAAGTTGTTCAGAGAAGAATGTTAATGTTAACTTAAAGTTTAAGAAGTTAGGGTTTGTTTATGTGGATGGAACTCCTATACCAACATTTATGTGGAGAGAGAAGTGCATATTCAGTAATGGAAAGCCTAATTTAAGTAAGTTTAGTATAGCAGTTAGTACATTTGCAGCCAAGAAGTTACTCGATGTATTCGGTTCCAGCTTAGCTATTGAGGTTAATGACAAGGATAAAAAGATAATTGGTTCAATTAGAGCTTTAGGATTAAGAGATGATGTTGAGTGTTTACTTAATATAGATGCCAGCAAGCTTAGTATAGTTTCAAATAATGCAAGTGGAATTGACATATATGACAATACACAGTTTGAAATAACATTGTTTGGAATGTACACATCTAAGTTACTTGGTAAGATATGCAATGAGATTAAAAAGCAGTTTAGTGAGGCAGATAAAGATAAAGATATTTTCTCTGCATATAAGAGCTATAACAGTGAGATGATTGATAAAATCAAGGAGGCTGGTGTTAATATAACAGATGGAAGTTATAATGCACCTTTATTTGAGTCAGTAGAAGGAGCATCAAGCAGTGGTAGTAAGATAGAGAACATTGAAATTGAGTATTTCTTAGATGGTTACAGAACTGTTCCTAAGGTATCAGATTTATTAGTTAAGAAAGATGCTTTAAAGTTAGCTAAAGAAAAGGCTGTAAACGATTTTGAAAATAATTTAAGCTTGATAGCTGATGATATGAGAAACGAAGACAGTATATTCCTAAGTGGTTTAAATGAAAAGACTGCAAATTTGATACAAAATGCTGGATTAGCCTACTTCATTGGTTCATTTTATTTAGATAAAGAGAGAATGACTAAGGATGATAAGGCTAGGCTACTTAAAGATGCAAATAATGCTTTAAAGTCTGCTAAAGATGCATTTGAAAAAACTAAGTTTACTTTAGGAAATCTTAAGTTAAATATATTATCTGCTAATAGATTTGAGAGTTATGGTAGTGGTAGTTTATGGGAGGCTAAGAAAGCCAGAGCAAACCAGAAGGCTGACATATATGTGTTAAAGTCAAACAGAGTTATCAATTTAAGTCTTAGAAATATAAGCTTTGCAAATTAAATAAAATATTGTTTATCAGGGTTAAGTCATAGGGCTTAACCCTTATTTTTATATTTAGCTTATATGTATTAAAAGAAAAAAATTAAGTTTTGGAGGTTGGTATGGACATCAAGAAAGTTTATGAGGATTTAGACATCATAAAGGATATAAACAGTATATTTGATGATGTTTTCGGAGATTTTAAGTCATATTTTACTTTTAAGATTATAGTAAACAGAGATGGCGGAGAAGTAAACAATGTTGAAGTTACTTTAACAGTAGATGAAGGTGAGTTTGACTCTAGGTTTGCTGAAGACGAAAGGTTAGTGACTACTATAGATGAAATAGTCAGGTATGTATGTGCTGAACATGGATATGATGACTTAGAGTATGTTCAGCTAAGCGTTATAGAAGTAGGCGATGAAGATGATGGCTCTGAAGATGAAGATGACGGTTGGAGTTATGATGAGAGATAGCTTATAGAGTTTATTGGGGAGTGACTAATAAAATTCTAAAATAAATTTGCATAACTTATAGGTTGAGCTGATGAAGCTATGCAAATTTGTCGATGATAGACTTACTGAAAAATATCAAATACTTTATTATGTTTTATAGCAGTTAAAAATTATAGCTGATAAGGAATATTAGGAATAATAAATGTTTGGCTAAATTTAGACTGTTATAAAATTAGATAGCTTTTAGGTTAAATTAGAGATAGCTTTAATAAAAATAATGATGACTCTACTAGAACAAATGTTTGGTAAGAATTTAGGTCAAGTTTTTAGGTAAGTTTATGTGGGAATGGGTTTGATGGGTTAGTGAGATGGTTTGATTTAAAGTAATTTAATTGTGCAAAACTAAATCAGCTAATGGTTTATTGGAGGTGACAGATGGAAGTAGTAACAATGTATAAAGTTGGAAAATACTTGTTTAAAAATAAGAAACTTGCAGAAAAAGTAGAAGATATAATAGAAGCATATCCTGACATTGAGTTTTCTATTGAAAAGTCAACTAGAAACAAAGAGTCATTAAGACTCTGGTTTAATGACTTTTCTTTAGATGGCACATCATTTATTGATATTGATACTAATGATGTTACTGTTAATCTAATTTCAAGCAATCTTGAATTAAGTAAGGAATACTTTGATTATTTGGATAGACTAGGTATAGAACATTCAGAATATAAATCTATACATAAATTTAAGTGTTCAAAGCCTTTGTCATTAAAAGAGAAATTTAGTATTTTACTAGATTTTTCAAAGAAAGAGTATTGGGGAGCATAGGAAATGAATATACTTTATGTTATACTAGGCGTGTTATTAGGTCTACACTTAGGATTTAGGACAGTGTACATTGTAATGGCAAGTACAAGTGGTTATTACAGCAATAAAACTAGATTACTTATGAGTTTATGCGGTTTTGTCACAATATTTGCTTTAACAACTTGGTTATCTATTAACGCTTTAATAGCAATGCTTGGAGTATGAAAGGGTTTATATGGTTGATTATATAAAAATAGCTAATGACTTTAGGATGTTAAGCACTGACTATTTAAAGGTGGCTTTAGTGTTTAGTATACCCATAGGGTTTATTGTAGGTATTATTATGACTTATGTATCCTACTTAGATACTAAAGAGGTCAGTACAAATGGTATTTATCGTGGAATTGCAAGTTTATTTGCTTTTATATTATCCTCTGCAATAGGGGTTGGATTTTTTACCGTTGCTATATACTCTTTAATAAATGCGCCTAAGAGTGAGCTTATGCATGATGGTGGATTAAGCAAATTAGAGAGTATAGCTAGTGAGAATGGTGTAAGTAACATAGAAAACTTGAAGTACAATATAGATTATTTGAATGATACATATTGGAGTGTAATTAAAATTATACCCGTTGAGAATAAGAGCAGATACTCATATAATCCTTATAGTTCTTACAGTAGTATAAGGGATACAGACCCAGCTGATTATATAAACTCAGTGCTTAATAAATATTACTTGGGAATTGAATTAACTGACCAATTATCTTTGGCAGTAGGTAAATCTAAGTTAGCTTATGATAATGTTTATAAAGAATTAAGGTGATAGATAATAACTATATAATGTTTATAAATATATAAATGTTTATTAGGAGGATAAAATGGATAATAGCAATATAGGTTTAAGACAGCAGGTACTTACAATAAGAAATACAGGTTTAGTTAATATGCTTGATTTAGTTAGTGTGGCAGTACTAGCAGAGAGATATGGTTTATATGAACTTTGCAAGTTTGTTAAGGAACAGCCAGAAATGTATGTGAATTTCATAATGACAGGTGAGATGTAAGTGAAGAATAAGAAAGATAGATTTAAAACAATAAAATTTATAGCTAAGGTTACTTTAGTAGTGTCAGTATTGCTAGTAACTGTACTATTTTCACTCGGGTTTTTTAAGGACTTAAGCAAGTATAAAAACTATCCAGATACTCAAGTATTTGATATAACAGACATGAATTATAGTACTGTGACTTTAAAATCTGGAAAAGAGCAGTATACAATAAGTGTAGATAAGCTGAATGGCATAGCAACATCCAGCAATACTGTAGCAATGGCTTTAGATAGTAATGGATACCCTGTAGAGCCTAGGGAGGTAATAATCAAGAAATTAAGATTTGATATAATGCTTATAGGCTTATGCATAGTAGCTGTATTGATTATAGTAGCTGTATTAAAGAGAGAAGATATACTAGGAGATGATGAGGATTAGCTTATGGGGTTTAATAAATCAGATATAGAAGCTATAAAATCTAAGGTTACTATAGCTGACTATGTAAAAGATGTTATAATACCTGAAATGCCTTGGTATTATTCTGATTATACTGTAGATTTTAATTTAAAGCTTTATATAAAATGTCCTATACACGGAGAGGATACACCATCATTTAGATGCTATCCTGAAAGCAATACATTTTATTGCTTTGGTTGTGGAGCAGGTGGAGATGTAATAAATCTACATAAGGCTTTTTATAAATCATTAAGTGATAGAGATATCAGTACTGAAGATGCTTTAAGCTTTTTAAAGAATAAGTTTATTGAAAAGTTGCAGTCAAAAAATACAGATGGCTTAAAAAATAGGATATTGCCTAAGGGTAAAGTGTTAAGTAATAGTAAAGACTTATCAAAGCTTGAGAGGGTTTATAGGGATTTAGATGATACATTGAGGGTAGAATATAGTTTATCTGATAGCATTAAAAATAAAATATTTGATGCAATAGACAATGCAATATCACTTGTTGAGTTGGAAAAGATAAGTGCATTAGATGCTATAGCTTATATTAAGGAGAGTTACAAAGAAGCATTAAAGTTAATATAATTTTTGGAGGTTTAGATGATTTACAGTTGCATAGCCTATCCTGGCAGTAAGAGAAAATGCATAGATGACATATTAGAGTTAGTACCAGATGGCATAACAGATTGGAGAGAGCCTTTTATGGGTTCACTATCAGTAACATTAGGATTTTTGCAATCAGATAAAAGTAAGGATTGTAAGCGTTTTGTAGTTGGGGATTTAGCTCCAGAGATATGGGCTTTATGGAAAGGGATACAGGAAAATCCAAAAGAAGTATATAGCAAGGCTTTAACTATATTTGATGAGTATATGAAATCCTATAATAGCTTTAAGGCTGATAGCAAAAACTCTGAATTGTTAGCTGTTTATGAGGCTGAAGGTAGAGAACTTTGGAAATACTTGCAAACTGTAGATACATCTAAGTTGAGTCTATCAGAAAGAGCCGCTAGAACTTGGGTTACAAATAGAATTAGTTTTAGTGGAATGGGTGATAGCGGTTCATTATCAGTTGATAGGCTTAGTAGCTTTGATAAAGAGCATGCTAAAAAGATATTAGATGTAGGTGTGCTTTTAGATAGATTGGAAATTTTAAATGTACCTTTCCGAGAAACTATGAAAGATGTTCCTGTAGATGGTGGCTTTATATTTTTAGACCCGCCATATGCAAATCAAGAGAAAAGTGGTTTATATGGCAGAAATGGGGATACGCATAAGGGGTTTCCACATAAGGAATTTGCAGAATTTTGTAAAGCGACTAAAGCTAAATGGTTAATAACTTATGATGACAGTGTATTTGTTAGAAGGCTATTTAGAGATAGGAATTTGTTTATCAAACCCTTTAAAATCCCGTACACTATGGCTATCAACAGTAGTGAAGATGCATTAGCAGGTGAGGAGTTATTTATAGCCAATTATGATATAATGGATAAAGAAAGCTTTGACGGACTTTCAAATTTCTTTTAATTGGTAATAACTACATTTTAGCATAAGATGAACTTAGAGTTGTTTATATGTTAAGTAAAAAACTTTTTAAAGAAGGAGGCTTAGCATGGCAGGTCAATCAGTTAAAATAGAGGGAGTTATATTAAGTGGAAATTATGCAATAAAAGGAATGATACTCAAAGGCGGTAATGCTGAACTTGGGGCATTGGTAGGTAAGGTTAAAGGTGCTGGGGTTAAAATAAATCCTAAGGCATCTAGTTTTGCCTTTACTATAGATGAGTTAAAGAGATTGAACTTTGAGAATAGTCAAGTAAGCTTTGCAGGTGGCAAGTTAACTAGAAAGGCTGGGTTTAAGGTAGGTAATTGTGACTTATACATGATGGACAGTTCAGGTAAACCTGTAAAAGTCAAGGATAAAGACATAAGGTTAACTAAGCGAATTATAGTTGACAATAAGGTAGCAGGATATTGTGTAGAGTTTATGGGTAAAACTCTTAAGCTTGACATAAACAATATAGTTATGCTTAGTAATATCTTTAAGCCAGTAGATTATACAATAGCAGTTAGGGATGGAATAATCCGAAGGAAAGACCCTAGTACAGGTAAGGTTGTAGAGACTACTGGTAAAAAGCCTTATTTAGTAGGTATAAATGGAAATAGGCTTAGTGAGTTGCCTGAGGAGGTAATTGCTAATGCAAAGCCTAAGAAAGAGTCACCTAATTCAGAGGCTAATAAAGAGGCTAAAAAAGAAAAGAAGTCTAAAGCATTTATAGATACTACCTTAAATATTAAGCCTTACATTGGCAAAGACAGGTTATATGATTTTATGCTTAAGCTGAGAATGTATAGATGTGCATTAGCGTATGTAAATGAACCTGGAAAAGCATTAGGAGATGGTATATCAGACTTTGGAGGATTGGAGGTAACACTACCTAAATTAGTATGCTATAAAAGTTTAGACATTAAACTAACATATAAAAGAATAGGCATTATGACTGCTGGAAAAAGCAAGATAGCTATACATAAGCCAATAGACAGGTATATATTTAACAAGCTTAAGATTGTAGGTGGGTTGACTATTATATGCGGTGAGAGTAAGCTTTCTAGCTTAGGAGGTTTGATAGATATAAACTCTAAGAATGAGTTAGACTCTAGGGTAGCTAAGGTGATAGCTAATGTGCTAGGAGACGCATTTAAGTTAGAGAGTAAGATGTATTATTTCAATGTAGACCTTAAAGGCATGAAGTTTGGCTCTAATACTGGCATAGGGCTTAATAAAATAGATGATAATACATTAAGTAGTATGCTGTTTAATAGCATAAAATATTCATATTTAAGCGAAAACATAGGTGTTGCGCTTTATTCTTCCTTTGTAGGTTCTGGGTTTAAGGATGAGTCTCTTAGAAATGCAGATGAGAGTACTATCAATAAGCTGAAGGAATTGAGAATAAACACTAAAGAGTTAAGATTACCTTATTATATGCTAAAGGGAGACATTAAGTTTTCAGTTAAGGATAGAACTTTTGGTATACCACATACAGATGGAAGTAGAGTTTCTGTAATACAAAAGTCAAGGGAGAAGTTATCAAAAGATTTGGGTTACGGTAGTATAAAGACTTTAATGGAAAAGCTAGGAGAACTTGCTTTAGCAGATTTAACTGAGAATGATTCACCAAAGTCTCTTGGTAAATGGTTCAATGAGCGTACTGGCAGTCTCATTTGTAATTATGAATTAGAGGAATTAGTTCCATTTTTCTATATAGATGACCTGTTTAAGGGAACTCCAAATGAAGCTTTGGGTGCTAGATATGCTTATGAGCTTAAAAATAGTTGGGAAGAGAGGTCTAATTATTATAACTTATTAGTGGCGGAAGTATTCATAAGGAGCTTTGTAAAGGGTGGAAAGATAGACTCAGCTGGTAAGGTATCAAATGATGATGGTATTTACACATTTAATATAAGCAGTGATTTTGACATGGATGATGTGTATATAGATACAAGTGTACCTATAGAGTAGCTTAACATTAGTAATTGCATATTTTTATTTATTAAGGCGGTGTTATGGTTTTTAAGTTTAACAGTTTATATGACTTTAAAAGTGAATTATACAGTGGAAATGTAGTAATAATATTAGGAGATAACTTCATATTTAATAAAATAGTGGCTGATAGACTTAAGAAGATAGCTATACCGGATTTTTTGCATAGTAATATAGGCTCAGATTTATCAGATGAATTTATAGTAAGCTCTGGGAATGAGTCAATGAACAGTATAAGTTTAGAGGAGTTTATCAGGAGTAAAGACACCTATCCTATGATGGGTAGGTGGTTTTGCTCTGTAATGTATGATAGCTTAAGTTCAAGTAACCAAGAGTTTATAAAAGAATACATTAAAAATAGCAAAGACACTGGTATTTTAGTTGTAAACTGTTCAGATTATAGAAATTACAAGCTATTTAAGGGAAATGCAGTTAAGAATAGTAAGTTGGTGAACTTAATAGATTTAAGTTATCCTGATAGGTCAACACTAAAAACAGTTATAGTTGATTTGTTAGCTGGTTTAAATAAAGGTAATAAAATACCAATATCAGATAAAGCATTAGATTTATTTATAATGCGTATGGGAAATGATTATAATGGGTATTATGACATACTCCAAAAGTTAGCTGATGATTTTAAAGATAGGCAAATAGGTTATGATGATATGCTAATTTATTTAAAGGGCATAGATAATTATAACATAGATGAGTTTATAGAGAGGCTAGTGACAACAAAGATAACTGATAAATTTATAAAGACTAGGAAAGTTTATAAAGCATATTATAGTTTATGTGAGGACTTAGGAATTAAAAAGCTAATTAGCAGGCTAAATTATAAGTTAGACACAATAATTGAGATGAGGTATTTAATCAACACTGGTGAAGTTCCAATACTTGTAAGATATGGAGCAAAGGCTATACAAGACAAGTTGGAAGCCAATAGCAAGCTAAAGAGTTTAAGTAGCTTTTCATTTAAGAAATTAGCTAGATTGGCTAGTTTAACAAGCTTAAGAGATTGGTTTTACATAAAGATGATGCTAAACAAATATAACAGTAAGTACATAAGTGAGTTACAGGGCGAAAGGATAATGCATGATATAATTCATAGGTGTGCTTTTAGTTCAGAGAGAATAAATAACGATATAGCTATTTTAGATAGCGTATCGAATTTATATGAGATAAATAAAATTAGATTTAAAGAAGCTTAATAATTGATAATAGACTTATAGATAAAGAGAAGTATTAAAATAAAAGTATGGAGATTACAAATGGAAAATTTGGTGTTAACTGGGTTGTTTGATATAAAGGTAGTAAGTAATAAGTTTAGTTTATATGGAGAAACTGTAAATATAAATGATGTTGCATATGTGAGATATAGATTAAATAGTTTTAGCAGTGATGAAGTAGATGAGTACATAGGCAAAATAATTAAAAAGTTTAATGTATCTTCACATTTGATAGAGGTACCTTTAAGTGAAACTTCAGGTGCTGATATAGAGAGGATAACAAACAGATATGAAAATGTTATACCTTTTCTATATATAGATATAACTGATGATGATGTTGAGAAATACAGCTTATCATCTGAAAAGTTGAGTTTATTAGATAAATTTAAAGAGTCAGGTGCTTTTGTTGAAAGAGTAATGCTTAAAGATAAGAGCAGTAGCCTTTATACCATATCTGGAAATAAGATAAGGGAACAGGTAGCAAAGCTTTTAGAAATGAGTAGTTCAGACATTGGATTTTGTCAAAGTCCGTTAAGTTTATGTGATGGAAACTGTTGTTTAACTGCTGAAAGAGCTAGAAAGTTATCAGCACAATATAATGAGTGTGACAGTGCTTCATTGCCAAGTGCAAATCACGAGTTTAAGAATGATAATAATTGTGCTTGCATTAAACATACATTAGTTACTTGTGATTTAGTAGATATTGCAGATAAGAAACCTAAGGCAGTTAAGACAGCTAAGGCATCTGAACAAAAGGAGAAAAAAGTATCATTACCTAAGAAAAAAGGAATACAAGTTCCGGTTAACTGGTAGATTAAAGTGTATGCTTTTAAATGCCTAGCTAACTTAGATTGGAGGAGGTTTATGGGGGATATTAAGAACATAAGTTATTTTAGAGAAAACATTTATAAATACATGGATAGAATAGACGGTACTTGTTTAGTAGCTTTCCATTATTTAATAGACAGAATAGAAAAAGATATGATATTAAATGGTAAAGAGTCAGTTACAGAGAAGAGAGGACTTGTAGAGATTGGAATTAAGTCCAGCTTAGATAGGGCTGTATTATTTAATGAGGAGCATAATGAGTACTCTAAGAATTGTGAATACAAAGATTTTACAATTATATCAGAGATAGTTTATAGGTATTATCTCGGATATGCAGTTCCAAGGCTTAGGGAAAGTGGATTTGATGTTGATATATTAAGTTATAAAACTGACTATTATAGTAGGGGTGAGAATGATGCTAATATTTGTGACACTATTAGTGATGACTACTATGGTAGCTCGGTAAATCTTTCAATAACATACAGTGGTAAATTAGAGAAGTCACTATTGGATGGAATGAGAACTAAGTATAACCTAAATGATATTGAAGCAAATCCTATTATGGAAATACCAAACAACATAGAAAAAGAAAACTCAGATGCTTATTCTAAGGCAGTAGAGTCTGAAACTTATGATGACGGTGATGGGAGGTCAGATGTTTTAGCTACTACAACTCCTGATTTAGACTATGACATTGAAGATGCTAAAGAGATATATAGAAGAAGACTAGTGGAACGCAGTAATTCAGTGTTAAAGAGCGTATTAGATTTAGTAATGAATTGTATAAGCTCTGGAAAAGAAAGTATTGACATTGATACAGGTATTGTGAAAGAGGAGTTGAGTAAGCTAGGAGCAGACATATCAGATAAAGGCTTGTATGAGATAATGTGCTGGCTTAGTACAGTTTTAAGTGAAACGTATGATTATAAGCTAGATGTTGTAGATAGCTTTCAGAAAGATAAAATATACATAATAAATATAAGCGGTTGGGCTTAAATTTAAGTTTATAAGGAGAAAAGCATGGATAAAAATGAGCTTACAGCGTTAAGAGCTGAGTACTTAAAGAATAACAAAGAGACAATAGATTATGTTCTTAATGCTTTAGATGCGGTTTTAAAGACAAAGGTATTGAGTGGGCCTACTGAAGTAGCGATCACCAGAGAAGATGTGTATAATTGTATAATTAAATACAAAGAAAACAAGGCTAGGGAAATTGGAGTTAGTTTTAGTGAACTATCTTACACATTTGGAATATCTGTAGATTATAAGGATATACTTAAAAGATATGAGAGTAAGCTTGAGTCAGGTGGCATAAAAGTTTTTAGAAATACAGTGACAGACTTATCATTCAGTTATGATGGAAAAGGTAGCTTAAGTGACCTTATAAAAGAAATGATTGACAATAGAGATATTATGTATTTAACTGTAGAAGTGGAAGATACAGAAAAAGAATTGTTATAGCATATGATATAAGTAATTAAGACAGGCAGAAATGCTTGTCTTTTTTATTGCTTAGTTAAAAACTAAATAGACATATAGTACACTATAGATTACATCTAGTTAATAAAAAGATAGAAATATTTTTTAAAATTTTTATTTTAAATGTTGACAAAAAGTATAAATAAGATTATAATGATTTTAAGTTAATAATTTAGTAAGATTTGTTTATGTGTTGAATAAAAGAATGGAGGATAAGTAAAAAATATGATGCTTGAGAGAGGTGCATTTAACAGTGTTAGTAACAGGTTGTGCTCTGGTAGAATTATAGAGCCGGATACCAATAGTTTGGCTAGTGAGTATGCTATAAAAAATTGGACTAGCTTAGTTAAAGGAGCAGTAGCTTTTGGGGCAGACCCGTTAAAGGCTGAGGATTTGGTTCAAGACCTTATATGTAGGCTGTTAACCGATGAGTCAGAAGGAAATTGTTATGACTCTTCTAAGGGAAAGAAAACAGATGCTATCACTGTTAATGAAATGGTGTGGCGTAAGGTAAAACTTTATTCAAAAAATAAGAAATACCATAAAGCTGTTACAAAAACCTCTAGCAGTGATGAGTATATAGAGATACCTGCTTGTTCTGATTTTGATGGCGGAGATGAGTGTGGTAGCTTAAATTCAGCTCAGTATGGATATGCCACTGCTGGAGATGAGGATAACAATATAGATAATGTTGATATAGCTGTATCAATTAGGTCAGACATAGAAAAGATTATGTGTGGACCACAGTTGCTAAGGAATATCCTTAAAGATATGGATTACTTCCTAGATAATATAAACTTGATAGATTTAAAGTCTATCTTAGGTGGGTTCAGAATTAAGAACTCTGAATATGCTGATAGCCTAAGAAATATATTGATGTTTCATAGTGCTAGACCAGCATTAGTAGAGAGTATTATAGCTGAGTATAACATAGGGTGATAAAAGATGAATTGTGAGACCTTTTTCAATAGTAAGTTTAATAGTAGTACAATGATAGAAGACAGTGACAGAGAGTTGAGTAAATCAACTCTCAAATATTATGAGGAAAACTTAGATAGTTTAGGTGTTTTTATCAAGAGATATTTGAAGAAAAGCGGACTGCCAGAGTGTGACTCTGATATAATATTGAGTGAACTCTATATATCTCTGATGACCTCAAGAGACTATGGAGATGATACCAATGACTATAACTATACTATTGACAGCTTTGTAAGAAACAACGCTTGTATGTGCATAAAAAGGTATATAAGCTCATATTCGAATGAGAACCGTATAATTGACAAGAGTCAGGTGTATTTAGACTCTGAGCAGGAAGATGGAGTTGACAAGCTTAGCTGTATAAAGGACATCTCAAAAGATGAGGATTTTGAGTATGCAACTGTAGACTTACCAAAGGCTCTTAAGAGCCTTGAGTATAAAAGGTATACATATGGAGTAGATATATACTTACTATTATTATTTGGTGTCATTAAGGCTACTCTTGGAGATAAAGCTATAATAGATGATGCTTGCAGTAGCCTTGGTATTGATAGTGATAGCATAAGCAAGGCTAGGGATAAAATATATTATGATGAACAATTCAGAGATTGTTTATCTGGAATATCCAAAGGAGGTATATCTTTAGACTGTATATTTAGATTAAAAAGTTATATATTCTTCTTTGATGAAATCATAAGTTTATTAGGAATAAAGTTAGCTTAGCTAGCTTTATTTTTAGTTTTAGGCTTAATAATATTTATAAATAAATATTATATTTTTGAGAAAGGAGATTATGATATCTGATGATATCGTTTAATAGCATATGTACAAAAGATGATGTCAAGTTAATTAGCAAATATAGTCTCAGTGTAGATATCAAAAAAGACTGTATAGAAGATGTTATAGACAAATTGCTTAATATAGACCTAAGTAATTTAGATAGAGTTAGCTGTAAACTTATAAACAAGGACTTAGATTATTTAGATAATTTAACTTTGAAAAATGATATAAGTATAATGTTAAAATTTAAGTATAAGGGGTTAATGAGTGTAGAGCCAATATCTGCTTACACTATTAGATTGTTAGCTCATAATAGAGTTATAAGCTTTGATATAGCAGATATTTTAAAGGCTTTAGCTTTTAGACACTTGCATTATGAGTTTGGGTATAGTTTATTGGATATAGAGGATAATCTTAAGGGAACTAAAATGATTGTTAGAAACAGTCCAGATAGCTTAATGAAGCTAGTAAATTCTAATATAGATAGTTTATTACTTCTAAAAGACTTTAAGATAACTGATTATAGCTATATATCTTCAGATAGGAGTTATGCCTATGACCATTTTTCTAATAAAGTATGCATAAAAGATAATTATAATCCTGTTATACAGAGTACTTTTTCAAATGCTTGTTTATTTAGCATAATAGATTTAAGTAAACAACTATTTGATTGTGGGGTGCAGTTTGAACCTTTAGGGTGTATGGGAACTAACATCTATTTTTTATTAGGAACTGATACTGATTACAAAAAGCTGTCAGATATGAATTTAGTACTAGAGGTATTTGGGAGAAAGTTCAAGTTTGACTTAGATTTCACATTAGGAGGTAAAGTAGAAAATGTTAATTAAACCAATTTATTGTCATTTTTCTTTTAGGAGACCTAAGGGAAAAGACTATGGCATATTTGCTTGTGCTTGTTACGGGGATAAAGAAGGTAAGCAGTTAGTAGCTAAGAATGTAGAGATGCATAAGTTATGGCTTGAGCATCAGCATGTGACAGCTGTACAGTCTTATTGGTTTGCTTTGAAGTGTTTATATGAATGGCAAAACAAAATGATAGAGGCTGGAGTTACTAATATATTATTAGTATGTAACAATAGTAATCTAGTTAATTTAATTACAAGCTCAAAGAAAACTGGATTTGTGGCAGATTACCTAGCTGATGTTTATAGGCACTATGTAAACGGGGATAAAAGCTTTGAGTTGCCTATTGGAATATGTGAGGCTGTAACTAGGGATAAGTCTGCTAAGTTTTGCAGAGAGGATTTAATATCTAACTCATCTGATTATGCTGTTAAAGTTACACTTGACAATTCTAAGGGTGTTGCTAAGCTTAACATAGATGATAGTGCATTTTCAAGCATAGATGACATACTTGAAATGGATAATATATCCGATGATGACTTTGATAGCTCAGAGATAAAAGATGATACTATAGTTAAGTTAGACTGGTCAGTATAGGAAAGCAAAAACAATGATATGCAGTGGTTATTATATAGAAATTAGTGGAAACAAAGATGAAAAGTTTAATGTCATATACAAATCAGAGGGAAAAGATGTTGTAATATATTTAGGCAAGGATAATAATATAGTATCTGCATATAAGATTAAGGATAATATTAAGTATGCTTTCAATAATAAGCTTGCTGAAAAGGTTTATGGGGTAATAAAGAATGGAATACAAGGGGCTACGGCTAAGAATGGTACTCCAGTACCCTTTAAGTACGGAGCAGCCTCAATGCATTACTTTAAAAAGCATAGCATAGACTACGAAGTTGAAAAGTTTAACGGGGAAATGGTTCATATAGCCATATCAGATAAGAGATTTAATTTGAACCTAGAATTTTATGAGGGAGACTTTAAAGAAGCAGAATTAAACTATGTAAAAATAGAAAATGAGAGCATAACTAATATAAATGTGGATGATGTACCTGTAAGGTCATTAGAGGAAATAGCATTAGAAAAAGATATAAGTTGGCTTAAAGACAAGAAATACTATGTTGTAAATGATAATGCTACTGCTGAGGCTTTATTTTCACAGTTAGAAAAGTATAAAGGCATAATAGCTGTCGATTACGAGACTACTGGTTTGAAAATAAATATGTTCGGACAGTATGGAAGTAAGAGGAGAGCTGAGTTAGAAAAGTATAACCTTGAGCATCCAGATAGTCCTATTAAAACTGATAGTGTTGTAGGTATAATCTTTTGTGTTGAAGAGGGTGTCAGCTATTATTTTCCTGTAGGACATAGAAAATTTGATAATTTATACTCTAAGCGTGATGAAGTTTGTATTAAAACAATAAAGAATATAAAAGCCAGATATACAGTTGGTGACCATAGAGATGACTTCAGTGAGTATAGTGTGTTTATTAGGAATTTACCAGAAAGTGATTTTACACCTGATATAATTCTAATGGAGAGAATTAGAGACATATTAGAAAAGTGTAATATGTTAGCTCACAATGGTTCATTTGAGTATAAAGTTAGCTTACTCTATAATATAGATTTGAACCTTAAAGAAGATACTATGTTAATGCATCAGCTAATGTATAAGTTTAGGTCAACTACTTCTAATAAAGGTGAGCCATCAAACTTGAAGTATTTAACTAAGGTTGAATTTAATATAGAACAGCTTAGCCTAGAAGATTTCTTTGCTAATTATAAAGAAGATAATAAAGGTACAGTTAGAAATAGCAAAGCTTCAACTATAGATTTCTCTTACATGGACTATAAAGGAACCAAAGCCTATGGACCTGCCGATGGAGACTTTGCATTAGCCTTATATAAAATATATAAAAAAGACCTTAAAACTAAGTATAAGGATATGGAGTACATATATAATGTTGAAGTCATTGTAGCAATGGCAATAGGATATATGGAGTTTTATGGTTTACGCATAGATGAAGAGAAGATAGAGCAGGCTAATACAAAAAGCTTAAATGATATGCTTTTATTAGAGCATAGGATACGAAAGATAGCCAATTATTCATCAGAGAATGAGGATAAGATATATGCTAGTTTATTAGAGGCTAAAGAAGCTAATAACTTAGAAAAAGAAAGCAGTTTATTAGCTAGCCTAAGAGCTGAAATAGATGCTTCTGAAAATGTATTGAACCTTAATTCTCCAGCTCAGGTGTCAAGTTTATTTTATGACATATTAAAGTATCCTTGTAAAGATGGAGATAGGTCAGTAGGAAAGAAGGTAATAAAGAGTTTAACTAAAGAAAAAGATAAAGATGGCAGTCCAAAATACCCTGCTGTTGGTTTATACAGAGAGTATAAAGATTTAAGCTCATTGGTTACTAAGTTCTTTGGTAAGTTACCTGATTTTATGTACCCTGGCGGATTTTTCTTTAGCTCTTTTGGTCAAATATCGACAGCTACAGGTAGAATGAGTTGCTTAGATGAAGATACCTTAGTAACTACTGTAGGTGGGGTTAAGAAGATAAAAGACATTAAGGTGGGTGATTTAGTGTATTGCTATGATGACAATGGTGATATCAGAATTAAGCCAGTATTAAATGTTATTTATAAAGGATACAAAGATTGTATTGAATTAAAATGGCGTAGTAGTGGAAGTAATAAAACAGGTAGCCTAGTGTGTACTCCAGAACATAAAATAAAAACAAAGGAATTTGGATGGATAGAGGCTAAAGATTGCTTAAATAAAAAGGTATATCATTTGCATAGGTCAGATGAAGATAGACCTAAATTATTTGGAACTAATAGCTTTTATGAGCAAGAGCAACTTGTAATTAAAAGAGAGTATTTTGGAATACAGTCTTATGATGATATTATACATCACAAGGATGGAAATACTCGAAATAATTGTATTGAAAATCTTGAGATAAAAGAGCGTTCAGCCCATAGCAGGGAGCATACTAATGAGTTAGTAGCTAGCGGAAGAATAAAGTACGGGCATTTGATAGGTGCAGAGCATAGGGTTCTTAAAGGAAAAGAGCATCCATGCTATATAGATTTAAGTGCTGAAGAACTTATCGATATGATTATTGAAGCTAACGGCGTGCTAACTAAGATAGATATGGATTTTAATACTTTTAAAAAGAAGTGCGATGAAAAAGGAGTAGATTATGACTCAGTTGTAAAGTCTATACTGACTGGCAAGAGAGACATAAGTGAAGATGAATTTAGAAATGCTTATGCTGTATGTTCTGGGATAACTCTTAGAATAGCTAAATATCTTGGAATAAGCAGGTGGAGAGTAGATAAACTCAAAAGTACATTTGGGCTGAATAAATTTAATTACAACATAGATGTATGTAAGTACTCTTCTGATTTTTATAGTTTAAACGGAGATGTTCATTCTTTAATGGAAAAGTACGGCATAAGCTATAAGGATTGCTTAAACATAAATAAGTGTTTGGGATTGGTGTTTACTGGGATAAGCGATGAGGATTTCACAGATTCGTTTTTCAGAAACAAGGGAGTTATAAACGACATAAGAAAAGAATTAGGAATGACTTGGTATAAAGCTAAGTCTACTATAGAGAGATTGGGATTGTGCTATAATCATTCTATATACAGCATAGGGGCTGTTGGAAAAAGAAATGTATATGACTTAGAGATTGAGGGAATACATAATTTTATAGCGAATGAGATGTGTGTACATAATTGCTCACGTCCCAACAGTCAGCAGTTACCTAAGAGTGTTACTAAAATCATTGTTCCTAGAGATAATTACATTGAAATAGATGCCGATTTCTCTCAGATTGAGTATAGAACTATGACAGCTCTAGCAATGGAAGCTCACTTAATAGAGCAGTTTAGAGACCCTGATAGTGATTTCCATACCATTATGGCTTCAGTTATGTATCAAGTTCCATATGCCAGTGTTACTCCAGAAATGAGAAGTAGTGCTAAGAGTTTTAATTTTGGAATACCTTATGGAATGGGGTTAAAGAGTTTGAGTATACTATTGTTTGGAGATAGTACTCAAGAGCATGTAGAAAAAGCTAAAGAGCTTTATGAATTATACTTTAAAGACCAGCAGAATATCCGTAAGTTCTTTGATAGGGCTAAGGAAACTGCTAGTGTTTATAAGTTTAATAAGACATACTTTAATAGAGTTAGAGCTTATTCATTTGTAGATGCTGATGGTAACTTTAGTGAAGCTAAAAAAGCTATGGCATTAAGACAAGCAGGCAATTTTATCATCCAAGGGTGCCTAAGTAGCGACACTATAATTCAAACAAAAGAATATGGGTTTACTAAGATAAAAGATGTAGCTGGTTGTGGTGAAAGATTACACATATGGGATGGTAAGGATTGGACAAAGGGAGATGTATTGTACTCTGGAAAAAAGAGAAAATGCATAATAACATTAAATGATGATAGAAAAATAGTATGCAGTCCAAATCATAAGTTTTTGGTTGTTTATGAGGATGGTAATACAGAGTTTATTAAGTGTGAGCATTTGATTGACTCTAATAAATCAGCTAAACCACATAGAATAGTTGTAAATAAAGAATATGCTTTTAAAAATAGTTCAGTAGAGCCTACAGTAAAGGGATTTGTTAATAAAGACATAGATAGTTTATATGTTAAATCAGTAGAAATAACTGATGAAGAAATAGACATGTATGATATCTATAACACTGACAGAGGTTATTTTGTAGCTGATGGAGTTATAACTCATAATAGTTCGGCTGATATCTTCAAAATTGCTGTAGCCCGTAATTTTAGTTTTATCCGTAGGAATAAGCTTTTTGGAAAAATCTTAATTACAAATATGGTTCATGATGAGATGCTTTTTGAAGTAGATTGTAACTGTATAAATGTTAAGAAAGCATTAGCTGAAATAATTAAGAACATGGAATTTAAGCTGGAGGGGTTCCCGCCATTGTATGTAGGTGCTGGTGTAAATATGAGTTGGGCTAGTGCAAAGGGTAAAATGTCAGAGATACATCCAGTTTTAGCTAATCAATTCATAGATGAGGCGGAGAATTTAAGTATATACTCTGATAAGCCAGTTAAGAACACTGATATACAAGAATATTTCAATGATAGAGTTTATCAGTTTAGAGTAAATAAGATAATTGATTACTTAAAAGATGAAAACAATCACAACAAAGAGATAAGTCCTATCATTGGTAATCTTTTGAGCTTACAGTTTGATTATGGAGTAAATAAAGAATTTGACTCTAAATATACTGAGGAAAATGGTTATAGCAAAGAAGAAATAGAGATGCATAAGAAAAATATACCATTGGAGCAGTTAAAAAGGTTCATTGCCGATAAGAAAGTTGATATAGACCCTAATTTATTTAAGGGTGCTACTATTGAAATAGAAAAAGATAAAGATGTAGCTTATAGTGATGAAGATGACTTAGATGTAGATGAGTTTGAAAATGAGTCAAATCATATATTTGCTTTGATAGAGGAGGACACTAGTAAATATGGAATAAGCATACAAGATTTAATAAAAGAGTTTGGTTTATTTGTATCTGTAGAAATGAGTATATGTGGCATAGACCTTAAAAAGGTTAGCAAGTCTAAAAAAGAGGATTTGTACAAAATGCTAGAGGAGCATGAGTGTAACTTTGATGATGAAGGTTCACTTCAAGTAGTTTTCTTAGGTGCAAATAACAATTTAATTAGAACTGATGTTTATGTGAATAATCTAACTACAGTAGATGTAGCAGATAGACTTCATATAAACACTTTGATAGCATAGGGTTTTAGAGTAAAGGATGGAAAATAAATGATAATAACAGATTTTAAAAAGTTAATACAGGTTGGTTTAGCTGTAGCTTTTATAATGTTAGGAATGTCTTGGGTTCTTAGTGGTGGTATGGGCAGCTTAGTATATAGAACAGTTTCAGATGGTGAAAGTGTTAATAGCATTTTAAATGGGATTACACTTGAAAATTATGATTATATTTCTGGTAAAGGCATTTTGAAAAATGGAGAAGATCAAGAGATTGTATATGACCCTAAGAATAGTGATCCATTAGATTATTTAACTGGATATAGAGCAGTGAGTGTAGGAGATAACACTATTAAATTAAATCCAGTTGATACTGATGCTTTATATAAAGTGATGCCTCATATAAGATTAAATATAAGCAATGTTAAAAGTGAGGATGATTTAGTAAAGCTTACAGATGCTAATGTAGCAAAGCAATTTATAGATTATTTAGTTAGTAATAGAGAATATGACAAGATAAAATTTATAGGATACTCTACAGATAACAAAACAGTAACTTATAACAATCTAGATAAAGCTAAGATAGTTACATTGCAGTTAGGAGATGGTGGATTTTATAAGACATCAGAAAGTGAGGATGTAGAGGCTAGTGACTCAGCTTTTGCCTTATCTTTACTGCTAGTTCCACTTATAGTAGCTCTGCTGTTTTGTTGCCGTGTTATGTTTGATAAAAGTGAAGAAGATGATAAGAGCAGTAACAAGGTAAGTTTAAGTAAATAGCAATCATAAAATAAAGGATTAGTTTATCAGCTAATCCTTTTATTGTTGCCTAAAATAGCATGATTTGGCTTATAGATATTATTAGATATAATATTTTTTATTTTAAAAAGAGGGCTTTATGGAGGAGTTAAAAATAGGTGCAAACAATCAAGAATACGAAGATTACAGTATAGAGAATGAAATAACTAGGGATACAATTAGAAATGCTGTAATAAGACAGTCAGACAAAATAGAGTACCCTATGGTTTGTATAAATTGTGCAATACATAGTGAAATAAACAGATTTGCTTTGGATGGACTAAAATGTTTATTAGAGTCTTGTAAAAAAGAGGAAGATGAATACGATGACACAGTACCTGTGTATATGAATACCAGAGAAAAAGTATTAGAAATAGGCAGAGCCTCATTTATAAAGCTTAGCAGGTATTTATGTGATTTTGTTAGGGATTGCATAAATGAAAAAGTTAAGGTTTACTATATGGAGTCTCAAGATAGCAGGGAACTTATGAATAAGTCTAATAAGTGTAGGATAATTTTAAATTTATAATAATGGCTTAGAATGGTTTATAAGGTATATAAATAATTTATTGAGATGAGCTTGAGATAAGATATAGATAGGCATTTGATTTTAAATCAAATAGCTTATTAAATTTAATAAGTATAAGCTTATATAAAATTTTTTATATGCAGTATATAGTTTTAAAACTATAAAATTTTTAGTTATATTTTATATATTAGGTATAATCAAGCTAAGCTAATTGATTGTACTTTTTTGAAAATTGAGTTTTTTATGGTTAGCTTGATAAAATTATTGAGTGGCTTTTAGTAAAAAATCGCCTGACATTCTAAGTCTATTTTTGGGGTGATTTTTGGGATAAATTTTTTGTTGGTTTGGTTTGAGGGTAGTTTGGGGATAGATTATAAAAAGCTACTTAAATATTATAAAGAGGTAGTAATGAATAAAAGGTTAGTTTATTTGTATAGTGATTTATGTGATAGTACTGCTGGAGGTGAGGGCGTTTACTGTGTGATATTGATAGATAATCATACTTTGGAAGATGTAGTTGTCGGGTTAGACAAGTTTAAAAGGCTTATAGACATAACAGATATGGATAGCGATGTAGAGGAAGCCTTGAGAGAAGCTATAGATAATGGCGGTAACACTAGCAAAGGCAGTATAATAAACAGAGGGTTAGAGGATATAAGTATAATAAGCACTGCAGAGTCTAGTGGCATCGAAGCTCAGCTAATCATAGACAAGTCTAGTAAGTGTAATACTCTAAGAATTATAAGTGGAGATAATGTACTTGATTTTAGCCTTGGATACAGTGATTATATAGCTAAGAGTCATAAAAAATACCCTAAAGAAATATATAAAGCTTGCAATAAAGACCTATTACATATAGAGAGTGTAGGGGAGTGCTTTCAGATTTTGGATTTGTTTATTGTACCTAGAGTGCATACAAGTGAAATTGTAATACCAGCCAGTGCTAAATATGTTGTTTTACTTGAAAAGGCATTATGTTCTGTAGAAAATTTAGTGTTGCATAGTGGGATAAGAAATATATTCACTTGTCATAATAGCTTAACTAGAAATAGCATAAAGAATTTGTTTATAAGCTATGATACAGATTTGACTCTTATAAATGGTTTCTTAAATGGCATAGCTGAGGATAAGCATTTTGCAGATAGACCTTATGAATTTGACAGTCAACTTGATATTTTAGATAAATTGTGTTCAGTTGGCGTAACAGTAACTTATGTTTAGGAGATAATATAGGAGATAGCATAGGAGATAATATATGTATGACATAATATATGATGTAGATGATTGTTTATTAGACACCAATGGCTACATAAGTAAAAAGCTTGGAATAGACATAAAAAAGTTTAGTGACTGGGGTTTAACTGGGATGAGTCCTAGGGAAAGGGAGGCTGTATTTAATGAATATTATATAGCTGACAATTATTTACAGGCTAAAGCTTTTGATGGTGTAGAACAGCTTAGTAAGCTTAATTGGGATATTAAATTGCATACTGGTTGTGCTAATTTATCTTGTGGAATAGCCAAAGTTAAGAGATTGCATGAGCTGGGGTTTGATAAAAAAGATATATTTTTAGATTATCACAAAGAAAAAAAGATGAAGCATTGTTTAGTACAGGTAGAAGATGGCTTTGAGAATTTATCTAGAAGCACTGCTATTTATAAGATTTTGATAGATAAGCCTTGGAATAGGCACTTTAAGATAAGACCTAAGGATAGGATTTACAGGGTTGAAAGTTTATTAGAGGCTAATAAAAAATTAGCTGAAATTATGTATATGCATAATTTTGAAGGGGAACAGGAGGTTAAGCAGTGGATGATTTAGGAGTTATGATAGAAACTCTACATAAAAGCAACAACTTTGTTGTTATAGATTTAGAGACAACTGGTTTGAACTATTCTGGTGGAGATAGAATAACTGAAATATGCTGTTATAGCATAGAAAATGGAGAGATAAAGGACTCATATCATACATTAGTTAATCCTGACAGGTATATACCAAGTAATATAACTGAAATTACTGGCATAAGCAATAATATGGTGAGGTATTCACCTAAGTTTTATGATATAGCTCAAGCTATAATAGATTTTATTGGAGATAAGCCTATAGTTTGTCACAATGTAGAGTTTGATTTAGATAAATTTTTAGTACCTATGTACATGGATATAGGGTATAAGATACCTAATAGAAATATTTGTACATTGAAGTTAGCTAGGTTGTTTATGAGTAATTTACCTAGTAAAAAGTTAGGAAATGTTTATACTGCTTTAACTAAAAAGAAACCAATGAACTCACATAGAGCTTTAGGAGATGTGGCAATGACTTGTGAGGTTTTACTTAAATTTAAAGAGTTTGTAGACAATAACTATGATAAAATAATCAGTAGTTAGGAGGGTTTAATAATGCAACTTTCAGATTGTACGGCTTATCATTCAGATTCTGTGGATTCTAATAAGCTAATATATGAAGCTGGGTATGTAGTAGAGAAGCTTTCTAACTCTAGTGCTTACAGGATAATTGGCATCACAATAGCAGATGATAATTTTGAGGTTAGGAATACTAGCCTAGATAGTTTTATAGACAATTATAAAAGGTATTATAGCTCTCCTGATATTAGTGTAATAACTGTTGATAGAGGTGTACCTTTCCATCAAGAAATTTGGAGACTTGGATATGTATACTATATAATGAGATATAAGATGGTAGAAGACTTTACAGGATTTAATAACTTATCATTAAAACTTGCTAGGAGTGCCAAGCTTTTAAATTTTAAGCCTAAGCTTAACGATTTTGTCATAGTAGGTTTAAGTACTAGAAACTCAAAGTTAGTAATAGCCAGTTGCTTGTTAAATGTATCAGATACCAAAGGTAATACTTTAATAAAATCTAAGGCACCTGTAATGCAGATAAAAGATTTAATAGATATATATGCATATTACAATGATAGCTTTGAGTTTAAGCCTTATGACATTGCAATTAAACCAACTACAAGAGGTGCTGTGAGTAAACCAGTTATGTCAGTTATAAATTCATGCATATTTACAGTCTCACAACAAGATGGTATCAGAGCTACTGTTAATTATGATGACAGAATAGATAAGTTTGTAAAACTTAAGACTCAGCTAGCAGAAGTAGAAGGAAACTTTTTAAAGCTTCGTGAGTACTGCACTTTAAATCCAACTTCTAACATCAGAAAAGATTTAATAATGCCTAAAGATTGTAAGTATATGTACTTTAGTCCTTTAGCTAAAAATCTTAATGCTGGCATAAAAAACATTGAGAATGTTGTATTTAGCTCTAATGTTTTAGGGTTTATATGTACTGGCAGGTACCTTTCAAACTTAGACTCAAAAAAGTTTGATAATATAAAGCATGCTTATTTCAGTAAGAAAACTGATTTAAGCATAATTTTTAGGGTATACTTTAATATATTCAGCGATGCATATGATTACTCATTAAAAAATACTTTACCTAAGATGCTAAATGAGTGTTTAGAGGCTTATAAAAAAGGAGCTATTACTTTTGATAATTGCTTAAGGTTTCTAGAAAATTTTGTGGGGTTTAAGAGTAACATTGTAAAGATATGTTTATATTAGTTTAATAGCAGATTAAATAGGTGGGTGCAATAGTATGGCATTAGAGAATTTAAGGGATACATTATATGAAAGCTATGTATTTGATACTGGGTATGTAGTAAGCGAGTGTAAAAAGGGAGTTTACAAAATAGATGGAGTAACTCTGATAGATAAAAACTTTGACATTAAGGATGTAACTATAGATAGTTTTATAAGAGTAGTGGATTCAGAACAAAAAGTAGTGTTTATGTGGGAACTCTAAAAAAAACTTGGCATTTGGGATATACTTATTATATAACTAAAGCTTCAGATGTTGATAAGGTAATTAGTGGTGTGACTTTTAAAAATATAAAAGGTTACTTTAAAAGTAGTGATTTAATTATTGTAGGCATAAAGATTACAGGTGATTTAGAGGAGTTTGTAATAGTACGTTGTGTAAATGGGTTTAGATGTGGAAATTCATACCATAGACCTAAGTTACCTGCTATGATATTACAAGATACTGGTGAGTTTATTGGGGTGTACTTGGATAAAGGGGAAATAGTATTTAGACCTTATATAGTAGGGTTAAATAACTGTAGACTTAACCCTACATATGCAACTGCTGTAGGTTCAAGGCATAGGTATAATAAAAAAGGCTCATTGTGCTTTTCTAGGGTTGGTGGACTTAAATATTATATTGAGTCAAGCGGCATAGTGGAAGTAGGAGGAGTATTTTTAAAGATTGGAGAATATTACACTTTAGATAAATCCAAGAATGTAGATGACTTAATATTCCCAGATGATTGCAAGTATATTTTTGGAGGAGATATTGCTGAAGCTAATGCTAATGTACAGACTGTTGTGTTTAGTAAAAACATAGTTAAGTATATAGCGGAGTATGCTGATGAGCCTTTATTTTGGCACTGTAGAAATTTAAAGTGCCTGTATTTTAGTAAGAGTACACCTTTAAAAACAGTAATTAAATTATGCAGAAACTGCTTAATTAGTGATACTAGCGATTATTACTCTGAGATGACTAATATATTAAGGGGTATAGATGGTGGTAGATTTAACAGTATTGAGGAGTGCATATCAGAAGCTGAAAAGTGGTTGCATTATCCGTTTAAAGATATAAGCATTAAGTTTTATTGATTGGATTAGATTATGGATGTAGTTGGTAGAGAATATGTGGCTGAGGCTGGTTGCATAGTAAGTTTATGTGGAAAAGGTAAATATGGCAATATTTATAAAGTAGATGGCGTAGTAATCATAGATAAAACATTTGATACTAAAAATGTTACTATAGATAGCTTTTTAGATATAGCAAGTAGAGGGTATAAAGACTCTAAGTTAAAGCAAATGAATTTATTTTTAAATAACTTTAATGAGGCTATTGTACTTAAGGAAATGAAATCTAAGCGTATCACTTTTTGGAGAGATGGATATGATTACTACTATATTAAGTTTGGAGACTTAGGATATTTAGGTGTAGAAATTGATAGATACCCGTATGATAAGCAGTCTTACTATATAGTCGGTAGAAATAGTAAGTATAAAAATGAGTTTGTAGTTATAGACCCTGTATTTTCAGTTATATGTGATAATAAGCTTATAGCAAAGCCTAGGTTTCCGGTTATGAGAATTGAGATGCAAGGTTCTTACTTAGATATTATGTATTATCATAATAGATTTGAGTTTGTCCCTCCTAATAGTTCTATAAGTGACCATGTGCCAAATAACAGTTACTTAAGCTTTAAATTAAATAACGGTAAGGCTTGCCATATAAGTGAGTACCATTCTTTGTTTGGCAATAGAAAACATTTTAGCTTAAATTTAAGCGAATACTCTACAGTAGAGGGGGAATTTGTAGGTTTATATGGAGTTTATACTCTTATTAAAAGTTCAAGTATACCTGAAGCATTGATATTACCAAAAGATTGTAAAGTACTTATACTGGGAGAGAATTTAATGCGCAAGGCATCTAGGCTTAAAGCATGTACTAGCATAGTTTTAAATACTAATTTAACAAGTATAAAAAATGGGCATCTTGGTGGTAGCTTTTTAGACTATGCTAAAAATGTAGACACAATATTTTTATCAAGTAAACTTAGTGAAGATAATATGATTAAGCTTATATTAGAATTATCTGCTTGTGAATTAAATGACATTGTAGACTTTAAGTATAAGCACCTAACTGTGTATGACTATACAATTACATTAGATAGTTTAAAGGAATTTTTAAACTATAAATTTAAAAGAGACATAAATATTAAATTATATTAGTTTATATGGAGGATTAGCTTTGAAGAAAGAGTATAAAAAGGGTTTAACATCAGTATCTATAGGTATAGATGATGATTATGAAGTAGAGTACATAAGGGTTGTTGACTTAGGAGACCTTTATGTGTTTGATATAACTCCTGATAATTTTGATGAGTACAAAGATAGGCTTGTGGAAACTACTTATCTATTAGAGAATGGATACAGTTCAGAAGAGTATTTAAGCTTTGATGATTATTTAAGAGTAGTATCAATGCAGGATTTAGATAAATATAGTATCATTATATTATGGAAAGGTAAAAATTTTAACATTGTATATGATGCTGATAGCGAGTCTGTTTATAGGTGGCATAAAAGGTCAGCCTATTATTATTTAGGAACTAAGGGTTGCCTTGATAAGGCTGATGCATTGGGAATTAAAGAAACGGATGAGGTAGATGATAATTTAGAATATCCTTTATGGGATATGCCATATTTTAATGTGTACAGATGTGGAACTGCTATACTAGACCCTGATAAGCTTAATTGCTACAGTGACAATGTGCTTTCTATACCACCAGAGGCTACTGCATTATGCGGAACATATTATAGCTACAAACTTTTAAGAGTTAGTTCAAATATAAATACCATACTGATGCCTAAGGGATTGAAATATGTTATAATGTATAACAAGGAATATGATAGTAGTGCAAATTTGTATGGCTTATATGAGTTCTTAGAGAATTTTGGCAACAATGGTATAAAAAGGATACTTTGTAGTAGGAATACAAAGTTTATTAACCTATCAGATACCGATAGCAGTGATAAGTTTAAAGATTTGAGGTATGTATTAAAGACTGTGAGAATAGAATATTATGACTAGTTTATGTGGAACTTTATCTAATAAAGACAAGTTATATTTTAATTGCGGTTACATAGTCAAAGAGATTAAAAAGGGTATATATAAAATAATAGGTGCTAAAGTTGCTAATCCTTATGGTGAGTTTATCAATGTATCCATAAGTAACTTTAATGATATAATGGAATACAGAAAGGATAGCTTATCATCTGGTAAACTAAATGATTTTGACATATTAAGTGAAAATGAGTACATATTAAAGTTTTCAGATTTATCTAATATTAAAGATATATTACCTTTTGACATTAGCCTTGCAAGAGAATATAAAAAACTCAATAAAGATTACAGGGATACATTTGTTAAGGTAAAGTTAGCTAATAACTCCAATGACATACTGATATTAGAAGTTAAGCGTAATGTATATTTACCTGATAACAGCTTAATTTATAGTGACAGTATTGCATTGTTTGGGATTGAAGATGACTTAAGCGAATCATCTCAAGTTATTGCAAGAGCTTTTGTAGAGAATGGCGGATTAGCTTATAGAGTATCTGGGTTAAGCTTAGATGAATTGGAGGATGCAGAGTACAGAGAGTTTGCTTATTACAATGGGGCGGATGGAAAAGGTCATATAGTATGCCACAATATATTTCTTAGTATTCCTACATTTACTGAAAGTTTATTTGAAAACATTGGAAATATACTTAGGTTTAATGAGTATTGCTTGCCATATAAAAGTAAGCTTAATAGTGAAAATAACAGTATAATTTTACCAAAGGGATGCAAGTATCTTGTAGAAAATAAAAATAGCATAGGTATGAATGAGAGTAGTATTGTATTTAACCCTGAGTTTGAGAGGGTATTATCAAATGCAGTACTGGACTGCAGAATGGTTGTAGGCATGATGCCTAATATAAGTGAGATTTATTTATCAAATACCATAGAGATTTCAAGAGCAATAGCAGTATTAAATAGCCTGTTGCATGGAGACTCTTATATTATGAGTTATCTCATAGATAATTTAGATATATTTGGTAGTTTAGAGGATAGCTTGCCTATTTTAGAGGAAAATTTTAATAAGTTGATACAGAGAGAAGTTGACTTCGAAGGTTATATTAAAATATACTCATATTGATATTATGTCTCTTATATGCTATAAAGATAACTTTGTATTGTTTATAAGGTAGATAGTATTTATTATAGGAGGGGAAAAATGGCAAAAGAGAATAAAATATATGTTATAGCTACTGTTATAAACAAAGGCAAAGTAGTAGGAGCAAGAATAACAGACTTAGGTGATAGAAGCAAAAAATTTATGGATGTTAGCCTAACAGATATGGTTAGAGTTTATAAGAGCAATCCGCAAATGTTTAAGAATGTAGCTGTAGAGAATGGCAGACTTAACTCTTTAGGTAGTGTATTTACTGTAGTAGATTTTGATACTAAAAAGCCAATAAGTAAGCAATACATAGTAATAGCTAATAAGCTCGGAAATCTGGGTTATACACTTATAGATTACAAAGGGAATGTTAAAAAGTGTAATGTGGCTGATACATTAAAGGTTGCATCATCTTTTGAGTTTTCTAATGCTATTATTAGTAATGGAGTTATAACACCTAAGACAGGTGAATTTTTAGTAGAGGACATAGCAATTAAAAGAGATAGCTCTATAGAAAGTATTGGGGCTGGTTTAATGATAGACTCATCTAAGAAGATGGTAGGCAGTTACAGGGCAGATGCTTTAAATGCAGTTGGAAATGAGAATATATTTGATGGTTTATCAGATAAACAAATACAGGCAATACAAGCTTATTATGTTTGGTATACAGTAGAAGAATATGAGAAACTATCTCATAACAGAACATTTAAGGTAAAAGAGAGTAAAGACATAAAGTTAAACAACATTAGAAAAGATTATGTCTGGTATTTTGGTGGTATCATAGACAGAGGCTTTAAGGGTAACAGTAGGTGTACCTTAGGGCATCCAATAAGGTATGAGTACATATCACTAGGCTATGAGAGTATAAAAGAGCATGATACTAACCCTAAGAATTTTAAGAGTAGAATTAAGTTTGGGGAGACTTGTAGCAGTGATTTCTTTTTAATACCTTTAGATGAAATGAGAAAGCTTGTTAAAATTCGTAAGGCTATGAGTGAAGAAATTGAAGCTATTACAACAGCTAAGAGAAAGCAAGTTTATGAGAATGATGACTCTGCTTGGAATACACTCTGGAACAATGTAGATTTGATTAGACAGCTTATAGACGGTAAGAATTTAATGCAGTTGACTAAGGCATTTGGTGGTAAAATAGCTAATACATTGATAATGTTTAGGGATTTAGATATACCATTTCCAGATAGCTTAGTGAATATGGCTTGTAATGGAGCCTATGGAACTGCTAAAAAAATGGTTAGTGATAATAAAGCTAAGGATTTTTGGAGGATAATAGTACCAAAAGAGAGCAAACCACTTATAGATTGGATATATTCTTTTGATAATGATAAGTATATGAATATACTACAAGATTATTTAGAGTATATGTGTTGTTACTGTTTAGCTGGAAATTACAGGTATGACCCTTTAAATAACACTGGAAAAAGATTTGGTGCTATGAATAAGATGACAAGAGCTCAAAGATACCGCTTAATATCTCCTTATAGAAATCTTGGTTTAAGTAAGTTTACATATAATGAATTATGTAATATACTCAGCATAATGGCTTATATAAGATTAGTATATGACAGAGTAACTCCTGAATTAGTTAGGGTAGCTAAGGGTTTATTTAAAGTAAAGAGGATTACTAAGCTAAATAGTATAGATAGCTTATGTAAACTGTCAAGTTCCATATTAGCTGTAAGTGCTTTTAAGTTAAATCCACAGGATGCAGAAAGCTATTTTGCTAGTAGAAATATTTTGTATGCATTTAAGTTAGAGCCTTCAGAATTGCTAGGTTTATTAGAGACATTATCAATTAAGATAGATGACAGTAATCTTACAAAAGAATTAGAAGATGCATTCCATTACTTAAAAGGACTTAATGAGTTTGAAATGTATCTATACGGAACTCATAAAGAACATAAGATAGTTTATTCAAATAATGATGTACTTGAGTTTGATGATGACAAGGCTACATTTGGTAAATACACAATAGATTTAAGCAAGAGCATTGATAGAGTTGAAAACTTTGATGCATTGGCTCTAATAGGCAGTTTAGATGCTGTTAAATTCTTAGATAAGACAGAGGATACAGATAAGGCTGAAAATAGACCTGATGAGGTTGAAAATAAACCTAATGCAGATGTTGAGAAGCAACCTAATATAGATAGATTACGCCTAGCTTATAGCCTAGTGCCTAAGAGTTCTAATAGATATGAAGATGATATAGTGAGAGATATGTTTAACAGAAACTTGACTTATAATAAGCTGTCATATAAGCAGTCTAACATAGTGGAAAGGGTTATAAATCACTATACAAAAGATGAAACTGATGATATTGACAGTGATGTTAAAGATAACATTGATAAGATACTAAGTAAGGCTGATAGCAATAAGGGCTTCAGAAATAAGCTTGATGAAATATCAAGGATAACATATGATGTTCTTGCATCAATAAAGAGTAGGGGTTATATGAGTGAAAAGCAGAAAAGGCATTATTTAAGAGCATTGGAGATTTTAGTAAGTGAAGAGAAAAATAGTGTGGGTGGTAATAATAGCTAGTTTATTAGGTATAAAAACCTATATATCCTATGATTTAGAGCTTAGACCCTATGTATCAAGAATAAAAGTTATGGATAACAACATAAATAACGGAATGAGAGCGATGAAGGAGCTGGCTAATGGATATAAAGACAGTAATGAAGTTGAGAAAGTAGCTGTTAAAAAAGATGATGACATTAAGAATATAAGCGGTGAAATACTAATGCACTGGAAACAGAGGCATAGAGATGGTTTGTTATACTCATATAATGACAGCCAACTTGATTTTGATGGAACTGGTTTAAGTGATGGAGATGATATAACTAATCTAGCTCTTGTAAAGCTTAATACATATGATAATATAACTAGTATAACTGGAGCTGGTATAAAGGCGTATACACTTATAAAAGATAATAGCAAGTATACCAGCTATAAGCTAGCTTTAATTAGTTATAGTAATAGTGTAGATAATTTAGAGATAGATGGAGTAGATTTAACCAGTGATAACAGTTCAATAGCTGGTGTAACTATAGATAATAATATAGCTTACATAGAGCAAGGCTTGGTAGATGGGGTATCAAGAATAGAATATGATAACGGTAATGAGAAAGTTTATCTGAATTATACTTTTGATATATTTGGCAACAAAGATGACATCAAGAATTTACCTAATGGTTTCAATATAGACTTAATTTATAAAGGAAATGGATTGAGTTACTCTGATAAAATGGAGGCTATTACTTATAAATTTGATAATAGCAAGTATTTAACTGATAATAAAGATTATGTGCAGTTAAGCTTGACTATTAGTTTAGCTTTTGACCCAGAGTATTTGAATACATTGTTAGGGGATAATTCAATAAATTTTAAAAGTATAGGATATGCTCATAGTAGCTTCAGTGACTTATTTGTATTTAGAGTAAATAATAAATTTAATATAAATTTAAAATAAGTTACAGGAGGTTAAAGTTTATGGGCATAATAAAAAAGTTTGTGTATATAGATACAGAGAATACGGGATATGCATTTGCTGATATCTTAGACAAGCTTGATAAAACCTATAATATAAGGCTTATATACACCCAGTTTAACGATAAGATGAGTGTAAGTTACTTAAAGAATTTTATAAACACTAAGGCTAAAGTAGATTTCATTGAGACGAAGAATGGAAATGCCAATGCCTTAGATTTCTGTTTGGTAGCTGATGTGTGTTATAATGCTTCAATGAATAAAAAGGCATCACATATAATTTACTCTAGGGATAGAGGATACTTAACAGCTGTAGATTACCTTAGAAGTAAGGGAATAGACATAAGGATTGTAGATAATGCTGGGGATATAATCAATGGTTCTAGTGACTACCCTTGTGAGGTAGATGGCATAGAAGCAATAAGTAGCCTTAGTGTTGCAGATATTGAGTTCCTAAAAGCAAAGATAACAAAAGTCATGAGCCAGTTTGGCGTTGGGGTAGGCTCAAATGGCTTAGATGGAAGGGTGTTTAGTAAGTTTATCTCTTGTATAGGCGAGAATAAGAAGATAGACTTTGAGAAACTAAAGACTGAGCTTAGTGACTATAATAAATTTAGGTTAGGAAGCAGTGGAGATTTGAATTTGCCTTTGTTATCAATGCAGTTAAGCAGTGAGCTTAGTGAGGGTGGATTTAGTATCACTGAAAATTAAAGTTTATTCGGAGGAATTTTTAGACTATGGATATGGATAAATTGTTAAGTAGCAGACTTGGAGAAAAGGGATGTAAGATAACTGCTAGCTTTAAGAAAACAGTTCAGATTAAGCCTTATGAGCCAGAGACGTTTGAAGTTAATGCTGAACTTGAGTATGACAGAGAGTTAAGCTCTATGGAAAGAGATGCAATAGCAAATGTTTTACAGAGTACATTAGAATATGGAGTACTTTGCCATCTATATAAGAAACAGCTTATAGATAAAGATGAATTTGCTTATAATAAAAACTCACTTGAGATAAGTTCAGAGGCTATACTTACTAAGTTTGAGAAGATAACTGGTAAGAGTAGAAATGACATATTACATTTATTAGAAGAGGTATAAAATGGAAGGCAACTCAGAAAATAGGGTGAGAACACCTACTCAATCTGGTAGGACACCCCAAAGACGACAGACTAGCAATGTAGTTAGTAGGACAGCTACTAGCAATCAGTCACAACAGCATAGACAAAGACCTCAAATGAGAGAGGAAAGTGTAATTGACTTAGGTGGATACGCTCAGCAACAAAGTGTAGAGCCACCTAAGTCAAATAAAAAGATAAGTTTAAAGACTATTATAATTGCTGTTGTAGCTGTATTGGTAGTTGGTGGTTTATTAGGAGTAAGAGCAAAGCTAGCTAAAAATCTAGATGTTCAGCGTAGTGCAGTATTAAAAGAACAGGCTAACCTAAAGGATATGATAAGCGGATATGATGATAACATAATGCCATTTCTTTTAGAGTGTATAGCTTATACTAAGTCAAAGACATCTGATTATGACAATGTTTTAAAAGCTAAAGACACATTTGATAAGTCTGGCAAGGAATATTCAGATTATAAGACTTTGAAAGTTAGTGTAGATAGCTTTATAAATTATACTAAGTCTGTTAGTGGTTTAGTAGATACTGCTGGATACAAAGAAAAATTAAATAGCTTGAACTTTTATAGTGCAAATATAAGTAATAGCTTAAAATCTTATAACCAACTAGTTAGTAATTATAATATATTTAAAAATAATTTTAAGTATAAGTTTATTGGTAAAAACAATGAGTTTAAACTCATTGAAGAGTAAGGAGACTTAATGGATTTTTTCGATAGAGACTTTAAAGAAAAAGATAACTTGGATTTAGTTATGGATGATATGGATGTCACTGGTGAGATAGACTTAGATGGAATGAGTCCTGAGGAATTAGCAGAGATGGGTATAGAACTTGATGATTTAGATATTGAGTGTACTGATGATGAAGCTGATTACGATGATGAGAGTGAAGTTGAGTATGATGACTTAGATGAACTTGTAGACGGCATTGATGAATTTGAAGATGAAGACTCAGGTGAAGATGATGAGCAGAACTAGAGGATTTGAGATATGCTCTGGATATAATGAAAAGGCTGTATTGCCATTTAGAGGTAGCGAGGGTAGTGCAGGGTATGACTTTACAACTGTAGAGGATATTGAGATTAAGCCTTTTGAGTACTGCTTAACATTTACAGGTATAAAAGCTTATATGCCTAAGAATGAGGTACTTAATATGTATCCTAGAAGCTCATTATATAAGAAGTTTGGAGTAGTATTCACCAACAGTGTAGGGATAATAGACAGTGATTATTATAATAACTCAGATAATGAGGGAAATATAGGTATAATGCTTTTGAATGTGTCAAAAGACATTGTTAGAATACCCGCTGGAACTAGAGTTGCTCAAGGAATATTTAGTGAGTATCTAAAAGCAGATGATGACTGCTGTTCTGATAAAAGAAATGGCGGTATAGGAAGTACAGGTAACTAATTGCCAATTACAGATAACTTACAGTTTTTATAGTTGGCATAAGTAATAAATTTATAAGGAGGTTGTTTATGGGAGACAAGCCTAAGAAGAGTGTAGGAAAAAGAACTGCTACACCTATGTCAGATGTCCTTGGCAAGCTTAAGGATGGCAAGGACAATAAAAAGACTGACAAGAAGAATAAGAAAAAGTAAAGTACTGGGGCTTATAAAGAGCCCCACTAATATTATTTAAGAGGTATTTAAGATGACTGTAAATGAGGTTATAGCAGACAGAAAAGAATTTAGAAAACAGTTTACAAACTATGTTAACAGTGTTTATAAGTTAAGCAATAAAGATATGCAAGCTAGCTTTTCTAATTTAAGGAAAATACCATTAAATAGTATTAAAGAAAAAGGTATTTTTTGGGTTGGTAACTCAGTAGAGTTAATGCTTCCTGAATACATAGGTTTATTAGAGAGGTTCGGTTTAATATCCGAAGCTAATGGTAAGCCAATATTTAATAATAGATGGGTTATACCTATTAGAGATAAGGATAATTTAGTTCAGGCTTTAGTAGGTTATAGCAATACATCTGAAAATAAGTATGTTTATTCGACTACAGACTATTATTTGAGGGGTGACAGTTTATACGGAGAGGAGCAGTTAGAGCAAACTATGAAAGATGGATATGCTGTTCTTGTGGAGGGTATAACTGATGCAATTCATATAAGCAGTTTGGGGTTTGATAATATTTATGCCAACTGTGGTTCTAGAAAGGGTACATTAAACTTTTTGAGGCTTAACCGTCTCAAATATGGAATAGTTCGTATCCGTGATAGAGACAGAGCTGGTGATGGAACTAAAAACAAGTGGATAACTGATAGATACATTGACTTGGTTACTCCACCACAATTCAAGGATAGTGACGAGGTATTAAAAGATGTAGAGTACAGAGAGATTTTTAAAGAATATTTGGATGCTTGTATAGAAATGATAAAAAGCAATAGTTTTAAGGGAAAAGAAGAGATAAATTTTATTTAAGAAAGAGAGAATAATATAATGAGTTTTTTAAAGATGACAAGTAGAGTAGGAAGCATCAAGAAGTTCATTGAAAGCAATGCAAATGTAGACGGCATAAAGTATCGTGCAGAGGTGGGAGCAAAACATATGATTTACTTCCCATATAAAAATATCCTTGATGAAAATGGAGTGCCTGAAAAAGATGAGAATGGCAATGAGATTAGAGAGTTAGAGGCTATTAGCGCAGCTGTTCACTCTTGGAATACTCCAGACGGTAAGTTCCATAGCACTATTTGTACAAAGGGTAACATTGTTACTGATGATGCAGGTAATGTATTGTTTGACGGTTCTTGCCCGTTCTGTGAGAGACTTGGCGATGCTTGGGAGATTTATAACTACCGTAAGGATTTGGCTGTCAAGACTTGTGGAAAGACAGGCAAGGAGTTAGAGGAGTATCTTAAGAAGTTGGGATTAGCCAATGAAAACAAGGTTAAAAAGGCTGAAAACTTCATGTATGTCCTTGTAGCTCAGATTGACATTGATGAAAAGACAAATCCGGTTGTAGGACAGGATGGAGTTCCGTCATATAAGCTTAAGGTAATGAGATTGTCAGAGAGCCAGCTTAGTAAAATTCAAACAGCAGCTGATGACAGTGGTGAAGGTAGCGATATTGCAGGTAGAGAGTGCTTAATATCCTATCCAGCTAATGATAGTGCTGATACTGGTAAGGCTCTTATGCAGAGTTCAAAGGATAGAACTGTTACATTTAGAGGTAGTCATATGGCGGTTACAGGTAAATATCCAGAGTTGCTTAAGAGAATAAATGATGATGTGGCTAAGTGGAGTTGGGAAGGATTAGAGAAGTCCTTTAAGGAGTTTGAGGAAACATCTGCTGAGTCAAGAAAGAATACAGTTGACGCTATGTTTGAGGATTGGGATGCATACAAGAAAGAGATTGACTCTGGAAATAAGGATGCTAAGTACCTTGAGTATAACAGTGTGCAGGCAGGGAGTGCTCCTCAGATAAATGGAGTGCAGATGCCTAGCCTTGGAACTTCAGATGCATTTGCAGATGCTCCTAAGGTGAACAATAAGGTGCCACAGATGGATGAACTTGGTGGAGACCTTGGAATTTAAGGTAATAGAGTAGTTTATAGGTATATTAAATAGTTTAACCCCTACACCCTAAAGAGGTGTGGGGTTATGCTTTGCAATGGAGGATGCTAAGTATGATAGGTGTAGTTAAAATACTAATTGAGATAGCTTTGATTGTAGGTAGTTTATACATAGCTAGATATGTAAATGACAAGATGGTAGCCAATAGCAACAATAATAATGGTAAGATGCCTTTTGACATAAAGGATAAGAAAACCAGACAGATTATTATGGCTGTGTATGCTTTATCTTGTATAGGTATAATATCTTCTTCTGTAGGAAGTTACAGATATCTTGTAGCTAGATTGATATACAGTACTATAGGTATAGCAATAGCTTTTGTAGGATTAAAGGTGTCTATGAACATTTTATATTTTGAGCCTACTGAAGAGACTGAATTTATAGTACCTGTAATGGGGGCTATAGCAGTTGCTTCTATTCTTTTTGGAGTATTAGGAATTTTTATTTAGTAAGATGACTTAACATAAGTTTATTAGCTTTGAAGTAGTAATAGCAAATAAAATTTTTAAGGAGAAATTTAATTTATGTCTATTAGTTTGGAAAAGGGTCAAAAGATAAGCTTAACAAAAGAAAATCCTAGCTTAGATAAGATAGTAGTAGGACTTGGCTGGGATGTTAATGCTCATAGAGGTTTCTTTGGTAGTAACTTTGATTTGGATGCCAGTTGCTTTTGTTTAAATGAGTCTGGAAAAGTAAGCACTTCAAAAGATTTTGTTTACTTTGGTAATAAGAAGAATAGCAATAAATCAGTTATTCATACTGGAGATAACCTTACAGGAGCAGGTGATGGAGATGATGAACAGATTATAGTTAACCTAAAGTCAGTTCCAGATAGCATAGTAAGAATAGTATTTGCTGTTAATATATACAGAGGCAAAGAGAGAAATCAGACATTTGGAAAAGTAAACAATGCATTTATCAGAGTTGTAAATTCTAGTGATAACTCAGAAATGTGCAGGTATAACCTTGGAAAAGACTTCAAAGATGAAACTGCTGTAATATTTGGAGAGATATACAGAAATAATGGTGAGTGGAAGTTTAATGCTGTAGGTTCAGGTAGCGATGACTTTGGAAATATTAAAAGACAGTTTGGAGCATAGGGAGGAATAACAAATGCCAATCAATTTAGAAAAAGGACAGAAGGTAAGCTTATCAAAGGAGTGTAAAGGACTCCAGAAAGTGATAGTAGGTTTAGGTTGGGATACAAATGCTTACAGTACTGGCTCAGATTTTGACCTTGATGCTAGCTGTTTCTGTTTATCAGATAATGGAAAAGTATCAAATGAAAAAGACTTTGTATTCTATGGAAATACTTCAAATGGTTCTGGTTCTGTCATCCATAAAGGCGATAATAGAACAGGTGATGGTGCTGGAGATGATGAACAGATAGAGGTTGACTTAAATAAAGTACCAGCTAATACTACTAAGATAGCTTTTGTTGCTACTATTTATAAGGCAGATGAAAGAAGGCAGAACTTTGGACAGGTTTCAAATGCTTATATAAGGGTAATGGATGAGTCTACTGGCAATGAGATTTGTAGATATGACCTTGGTGAGGACTTTTCAATAGAGTCGGCTGTAGTATTTGGAGAGTTGTATAAGAATGGTGATGAATGGAAGTTCAATGCTATAGGTAATGGGCATATAGGTGGTTTATCAGCTTTCTGTAATATGTACGGCATAGATTTATGATTAAGCCTTTAGAGCAGTTTGTAGATAAAGATATAATGCATATGTTTGTAGTGTTAGATAGCGTTAATAATTATAGTAGTCTAGCTTATATAAATGCTTGTGGAACTGCTTTTAATAGCTGTTTAAATAATATGAGGAACTGCGAGTATGTAAGGAATTTAACTTATCAAATAGAATGGCTACTTGTTAAAAATGAGTATAAAAAAGATTGGGATAAGTTAAAGCAGTTAAGAAAGAGTTTATTAGAGTATGATGCTTTAGGGTTTTTATATACAATAAGGGAGTTGCTAAGATAGTATGATATATGCAGTTAATATAGCCTTTCTAGTTATAGCACAGCTTTTGATTATTGGTTTCTTTACATTTATGAAAATTAAGTTACCTATGGCTGATTGGACTAAGGCAATGAATATAAATTGCTTAGTAGCCTTTGAAACAGTAGTAATGAGTAGTTTATGTGCAGGTTTTTGTAGGGACAATGATAAATTTATAGCTTTTATCATATCTTTAGTTATTAGCCTTATAGGCTGGGGAATTATAGTACTCATAATAGGGCATAACAGATTAAAGAATTTAATCAAAGGCTTTGTATGTTTAATTATCATATGTGCATTAAGAGGGTTAATTATAGGATTTTAGGAAAAATTTTAGGCTAGCTAGTTTAAATCTAGCTAGCCTATTTTAATAGTGAGGTACCAATGGAATACAGTAAAATTAAAAAGGTGAGAATAAAGGATTTTAGGTGTATAGGAGATATAACTTTAGATTTTACTAAGTCACCTATAATAAGCCTTTTAGGTGACAATGAGTCAGGTAAAACTAGTATAGTAAAAAGTTTCTCTACTTTAGGGTGTAATGCAGATGCTAGAGTCCAAAAAGAGTACATCAGAGATAACACTAGAGGATTTGGAATTGTCTGGGAGTTAGAAGATGGAACTATAATAAAGAGAATTAAAACTGATGTAAAGAACAGTATTACTATATATAAAGATGGCAATATTGTGTATAACACTGATAAGATAGATGCTGGTTTGCCTCCAGAGTTACAGAGCATAGTAGGTTTATTAGAGGAGCCAGAAACAAAAGAGCTATTGCAAGTAAGAACATATGAGGATAACTTGCTATTTATAAACACTAAAAGCTCTGAAAATTATAAGGTTATGTACAATGCCTTAAAAGTTGATAACTTATCAAAAGCTTTAAATCTTGGAATAAAAGAGAGTAACAACATAAAGTCTACGATACAGGAGATAGAGGGTGGTTTAACAACTCTAAAAGAAACTGTTAAGAATATAAGGGTTTTAGATTTATCAACACTATTAAAAGTTAGAGATAAGGTGAAATTAAATCTTAATATAGTAAACAGATTAAAAAAGCTTGCAGAATTTAAGGATAGCATAGATAAATTAGGGCAGGGGCTTGAGCTAAAAAATGAGTTGGCTTCTATGAATGAAATTAAGCTGGATTTTTTGAGCCTATTAGAGAGATTGAATTTAAGAATTAGTAACTTAAGTGAAATTGAGTCAAGTATAAGCAAGTTGAGCCTAGTAGATGGCTTAGAGCAAATAGACTTGAGTAGCTTAAATCAGCTAAATAGCTTAGTAGAGAGGCTAAAGGACTTAAATAATAGAGCGGATAGCATAAAAAAGTATTCAGATTTAGATAATACAGAGCCAATAAGCACTATAGATTTAGCTAGATTTGATAGTTTATTAGCTAAAATTACTAGATATAACTTTGAAAAGTCTAATTTAGATAGAAAAGCTTTAGTAAATAAGATAAATAGCTTGAATGTATCGGATTTGCTTTTGTTGGAGAAACTGAACAGCCTTATAGATAGTACAAGTGACTTAGATAAAAAGTGCAAATCCTATAAAGAAACTGCTGATAAATTTTATAACTTAATAAAAGAGAGTGGAGTTTGTGTGGCTGAATGTCCAAACTGTGGTAGCTCTGTTGTGGTGGATATGGCTATAAGATAGTATAAGTATAATTATTTATTTTGAAAGGAGGGTAAGCTTAGATATGGGAGATAATTTATTAGCTCGCATATTAGTTTGTGGGGATACTCATTTAAGCTCAAAAAATAGGGGCGGACATAAAGACTATCCGGCTGAAAGCTTATACTATTATAATAGTTTAACTGATTTATGTAAAGAATATAAATGTACACACTGTGTAGACCTAGGGGATTTTACATATGGAAAGTTTAACTCTTTAGAGTATAGGGCAGAAGTTGAAAAAGCTCTACAGAACAGAAAAGATGCTGTTAATGGTAACTACTATATGCTTAGAGGAAATCATGATGTATCATCATCTGGGTTGACTGAGTATGGCTTTTACTTAGGCAAGTATTTCAGAGGCAGTTGTAACTTAGGCATTGGAAATATTAACCTAATAATGGTAGATAATGGCAATGAAAATGAACCTGTAGACATAAAGAGTGGCAAAACAAATGTTATATTAGCTCATAATTATTTTGTTTTTAAAGACTCTCAGTTGCCTTTTTATGGGCAGGCTATAGAATTAGATGGACATAGTAACTGGTATGGTGTAAGATATATAATATCTGGTCATTTGCATACAGAGCATCTTCAAAAAGGTGGAATAAAAAGAGTAGATGAAACTACTGGTGACACATATTCATTTGAGTGTTATTGCCATAACTTACCATGTTTATGTAGAACAGACTATAGTGAGAACTTGCCTGATAAGGGGGCTGTAGTAATCTTAAATGTTTATGAGGATAGAATAGAGTATAACAGGGTTGAAGTTGATTTACTTCCTATTAGTGATTGCTTCAACATAGAGGAGATATTAGCAAGCAGAAAAGAAGTAGATAAGCCTAGTATAGAAATAAGGGATATCATAGAGTCTTTAAGTAACTTTGAGGCTGTAGTGATTAGCCCTGAACTAAGAATAAATGCACTTAATGTAGATGAAAGATATAAAAAGAAAGCATTAGAATTATACAGAGGAGAGTAAGAAAAATGGATAAAGACCTTGAATTAAGAGTAAAAGAGTATAATAGACAGCATAAAGAGGCATTAGAGGAGTATAACAAAGCTAAAGCTCAGATATCTGTTTATGAGAATGAAATAAACAGTTTATGTGCAGAGTTAACTAATAGTTTAGGGATTGAAGTCACTAAAGAAAATGCCTTAGAGATATATAAACAAAAAGAAAATGAGATAAGACAACAGTTAGAAGTAGGAGAGAACATTATTAAAAGGATAAATAGTGAAGAGGCTGTCTCAGAAAATGACTTAAATACAGTGCAGGGAGTTGTGGCTAACTTAGAGATGCCAGAAGAAACACTAGAAGAGGCACCTAATACTAATCCAATAAGTGCTCAGAACAGTTCAAATGTACAGCAAAGTAATAATACAGCATCCAGCAATTTAGGGGCTTTTAATGGCTTCTTTAATACATCTGTAGATGATATATAATTAAGGAGATTGACAATGAAAATAAAGATAGCAGACATAAGTAAGTTTATAAGCGGAGTTAAGGCATTAAGTTCAAATACTCAGGTATTAGGCATTATGATGGATATAAATGACTCTGATGTATCTTTGATTTACAGTGATAGTAAAAGGGCTTTGTTTAATAGCATTGAAGCTGATATATCAGAAGAAGAGAAGGGAAAGTCCTATGTATTAGAGTTTACAACTCTAATGGATGGCATATCTAAGGCTCAGTCTACTGGAAACATTAAGTGTAATGAAATTGACTTTGATTTAAGTAATGTGGAGTCAAAAGAAATTATAGAAGCTAGCTCTGATAAGTATATGGCATATCAGAATGGAGATGAAACTGAAGATAAAAAGATATCTACAGTAAAGTTTTTAATTAAGGCTTATCTAAAAGATAATGCTGGAACTAGGTATACAAACTTGACTAGGTTTAATTATAAAGAAGTGATGTTTAATAATAGTGAAGAAGACAGCTGGGATAGAAATGAGTTGTTAGACTTAATTAAAAAGCTTAGCAAGGGAGATGATGGCAAGGTTGCATATATAAGTCCTAAGAAGAAAGCTGGTTTCATTGTTAATAGGACTTCATTATTTTATGTAAATTGTGATGTAACTATAGGATTTTCAGCAAGTAAGCAGGTAATAAAAGGTTTATTGGATGTATTAAGTAAATATGATAATGATGCATTAAATGTGTCTGTTACAGACAGAAAGTATTGCAGTATACATACAGATGGATTTGGTGTATGGTTTGAAATGGCTCCTTATAAAGAAATAGACGGTAAGATGCTTAGCAATTATGAGTTAAATAGTGCTGGGGAGCCTAGAACTTATGATGACATTGAAATTCTTTTGAATAAAGAGGCTACATTGGATATGATTAAGGCTTCTCAGGTTGGAAATAAGAATGACTCATCAGTTTTAAATATTGATTATGGTAACTCTGAATTAGTTTTCGGTACTGATAAAACAGGTAAGTCTAGCTTAGATGTTAACATAAGACATAAAGATGATAAAGAGAAATCAACATTGGGTATTGTTTATAAGGTATGGGAAGACATACTAAATAACTGTGATGGAACTTTTGTTAAGTTAGGTATTGACATTGTAGATTCAAATAGCGTATACCTAAGGTTTTCAGACTTAGATGAAAATGGGGATAGCAAGGCTGTTATGTACACAATAGCTACTGAAAGAAGTTAATATGAATGCCTTAGAGTTTATAAGTGCTGTAGATGAACTGGAGAAAAACAATACAGCTAATAAGAAAATGTTAGATAACTTAAATAAAAGTATTGATAAGCATTTATATTCTTTAGATGTGTCAAGAGAAAATTTAGATGTAGTATTAAATGCTATATCAATACTTAGGGGAATACAAGATGACTCAGTTAGGTTATCATATAAAGAAATAGAGGACAGTGTAAATAATGTTTTATCTCGTGTATTTCCAGATAAAGTCAGGAAGATTGAATTAGTGGAAAGTACACGAGGGGGTAAGTATCCACAACTTGATTTAAAACTTAGGGTAGCTGGTGGTAAAGAGAGGAGCCTTAAAAATGGTTCTGGACACGGTATAATGCAGATTGTAAGTCTAATATGTAACTTGAGTTTAATAATTATAACTGGAAGTAGAAAACTTTTAGTATTAGATGAGGTACTTAGTGGGTTATCTGCCAGTGCTAAAGAGATAATAAGTGAAATACTAAACCAATTTACAGAATTAGGCTTCCAGTTTGTAGTGAGTGAGCATTTCTTTGTTCCAAGTAATGCTAATGTTTATAGGCTAGAAGTTAATAATGACATATCAGATATAGCTGATAACTATATAAACAATGGAGATGCAAAGTTTATAAGTAATAATAGATAGCATAGATAAGACTAGCAATAACGCTAGTCTTTTTTAATGTAAAAATGTAATCTCAAATGGTTTAATATGATAGCTTAAATGTGTTATAGGGGTAGTAGTATTAAGTTTGTGGGAGGTTAAAGGTGGCTGTTTCTGAATTTGATATAAGCAAAGAGATTAGAAGAAGAATGTTAATGCCTTATGCAGGCGAGGGAAATAATAAGTATCCTTTATTTAAGAAGTCAGATACATATAATAAAGCAGATAGCTTAGGTGAGCCTGATAATTTTACAGACCCTATATGGGAAAGCAGAGTACAGGCTAATTATACTAGTCCAAGAAATGTTAGAAAGCTAATAATAACAAAAGATTACATAGTAACAAAGTATTGGTGTCCTATAGTAGAAAAGGGAAGTACTAAGAATAAGACTTTAATCAAGAATACTGAGCTACTGCCTAGCTCACCTGAGGTTAGGAAAAGTAAGACTATAGTATACAGAGGAAAGCCAGGGTTGACTGGTATAAACAGATGGGCTTTATCTAATATCGAGGAGATTTATTTTGATGCTTCAGCTTTGTGTGGAGATGGATTAGAACTTCTTGGAAACAATGTAAATCCTGATATGATAAAATCAGCTTTTAATGATGTTATAGGATACACATTTTATGGAGATTTTAAGACTAGATATAAAAGGATAAAAAGGATAGCATTTATATCTGACATAAGTAATGATGTAGTAAAGGCTTTATTAAAAGACAATACTGATGGTTTATTAGATAAAATCAAAAATGCTGGTGTATTGGTATTAGAGCATAGTGGAGACATTATAAATACTAATCCATACAATATAAATTTTACTACCAGTCCTAATATTTATCAATTTGATAAGGATTATCTTGTAGATTATTTTAGAGACTTATCTAGGGAGTTGGATAGACAGAGAGTAAAGCCTAACTTAAACCAAGAAACTTCTGAGGTAACTGAGCAAGCTACAGATAAACCTAAAGAAGTCAGTGATTTAGAGCAATTACTTCTAGGTTTATTTGAGTGTAACCTTCCAAACAGGGATTCAGTAATAGTAAATGCTTTAAGAGTTATAGGGCATGATGATTTCTCTAAGTTAATGGGAAGTTTAGATAAGGATTTACTTACTACATTTAGAGATTACATAAATGAGGCATTTAGTCAGGAAAGGGGGTACATCGGTTAGAGTATGAATACATTAGAAAAAGTATTAAACTATAGTAAATCTATTGGGTTAGTAAAGAATGATAAAGTAGACTTTAGATTTTATGTAATGCTAATGCAGTTAGACTATCTATTAAGAAACTTGCCTGATTTAGATATAGATAAAGCTAAAACTGAAGTAGCTAAAGACTTATTAAAAGCAATACAAAGCAATCCAAAAAGCTATATGCAGTTTAGTGACAGAGATAATGTTAAGATAGCTTATTATAGTATAGAAGTAATACTAGGTGGAAACGATGATAAACTAAAAGAAAAGTTAAATGAATATATTAGCTTATATTGTTTTGAGCCTAGCTCTATAAAAAGCAATAGAAAAGCTGGATATTTTGAGGCTATAACAGGGTTAGTTAGTAAGCTAGGAGACTCTAAGGGAGTATTATTTGACACAAGTAGATATGCCAGCTTAGATGATGAAGATGTTAGTACAGAGTTAAATTGTAGTTTAGAGGTTAAATCATTTTTAGATGAAATGATAACTGCTGTTGTAGATGACATAATAAAAATGCAATCTAGCTTATATGAGTCTGGTTATAATGGAATGACTCCAGATGGTGTGCTTTGGAAAGTAGGAGAACTATCAGCTGAGCCTAGCGTAGACAAAGAGAACGGAACTAGAGCTAGATATAACTTTACTCAAAAAAGTAATCCAGCATTATTAAAAATATACAGGTTTATAAATAATGCTACTAATGGGCAGTTTGACTTATCAAAGTATGATGGTCATATGAAAGTTAATATAACTAACATACAAAAAGGTTGTTATTACTATCCTCATTTCCAAGTTAGAAATTCTTGTGGTTTATTAGGATTAGACATGTCTTTGGATAAGTGGTTAGCTAAGAATAAAAAATCAAAAGTTAGCTCACTTAAAGAGTTGAACTCTTACATAACCGAGGAAGTAACTAAAGGTATAAAAGCTTGTTTATGTGCAAATCAAGATACATTAGGATTATCTAAAATAACTGATGTAACTGAGTTAATTGATAATAAGCATATCGAAAAGATATTTAGTCAGTTTAAAAAGGCATTTACCACTTGTGCTTTAGTATCTGAGTCAAAGAAAGATGTAGTATTAAAGCTTAGGTTATGTACAGGTTCAGATGATATTGGAAATGTGTTATCTAAAGAAGTTATTGAGAGTGCTATCAAAAGTGGTGAGATATGCAATAAATATACTAAGGTATCTGATTGGCAGTTGGATACTTCTGGCAGAATACTTACAGTTACACTCTTAATGGATGAAAAGAGATATAACTCTTTTCCATCTTTTGCGGCTAATGTATTAGACTCAATAAAAAGAAACGGTGGACCTTCTTGGAGCAGTGTTATCATAGGAAAAGACCAGAACGATAAGATGTTCACTTTGAATTTAGCTGATAATAATACAAGAGTTCTAGCAATTATAGCAGGTAGCCGTTCAGGTAAAGGTGTACTTACAATGAAAATAGAGTCTGACGCTAGGGCATTGGGAATACCTGTATTTTATTTAGACTATAAGCCAGATATGTCAAAAACATACTATGATATAGCTCAAAGATTTGGCCATGAGGCTTTTGCTTTTGACGGTTTAAGTTTAACTGCTGAACTTGGAAGAGATTTTAATATAATGTACAATTATGACCAGATACCTAAGGAGATAAGGGATACTATAGCTGGAACAAGCTTTACTAATCCTGATGCAGAAACTGGCTCTAATAGTGCTATATTTGATGTTAAGGAATTTGTATACTTCACATCCTATGTTAGAGGTGTGCAGTTAATGTGTAAGCTGATAGAACTCAGGGCAAAGGCTTTAAATAGTAACGGTTCAGCTGTAGAGTTTACAATAGACCAATTAGGAGGCGATAGAGCTCTAGTTATACTAGATGAGGTAGAAAAGTTTTGTTTATATGCAGAGAGCTTGATGAAGAAAAATGGGTTCTTGGACAATATAAGAGACAGGCTTGTACAAAATTTGGTAGCTACTGGCATGCCTGAAAAGAAAGCTAAGGAGCATAAGAGTTTATTTTGGTTTACTGAGTATAAGAACTGGGTAATGAATGTGTTTACTAGCTTAGAGACTAAGGATAAGGCTGAGATAGGGTTGTCAAATACAAACATAATTATATTAGCTCAGTCCACAAATATTGATAATACTTGGGGAATGATAGGTCAAAAGTTATCCACTCTTGTAGCAAACGGACTTAAGTTTTGTGGTAACGGTTCAAACATAGGTGGTGGTTCTAGTAAGTACGGTTCTGGTGGTTGTCCTCCTGAGTGGAGAGCTCAGTTACCTAATAGAAAATTTATTATACAGAAAAAAGCTGGTGGAAATGTTACTGAAGACTGTGCATCATTAGTTAAGACATACTTCCTGTTGAACGATGTCTATAATGATGATGGTAGTGAAAGTAAGTATGTAAAAGATATGTTCGGTAGCTTAGGAAAGGATGCAGAGTCTGTAAGGGCAGAAGTAACTATGGAAGATGGAAAGTTAAATCCAGCTTTAGGCTACTTAGGCTACATTAAGTCATTGACTGGTTTTACAGATGAGCAATTAGGTCAAACTTTCCAGCAATCATTTGACATAGGAGAAATGATAGCTACTAAGGCAATGGGATATAATAACTTATATGAGTGTATGTATGACTTAGGTAGTTTTACTGCTGGCGGTAAAGTTTATGAGTCATATAATGAAGCTGAAAATAGTCGTGGAGGAGAGTCAGCTGATACGGATGTACCTCAGGTAGTTAACTCACCGTCTATTGATAGCATACTTAGTAGCCTTAGAGACTCAGATGATGAAGTCTTAGACATAGACTTAGGTTCAAATTCAACTCCATCACAACCACAAGAAGTAGTTAGAGATGTTATAGATTTTGATTTGACATCTGCCAGAAATGAAAGTGCAGGTGTAGATTATACTGGATATGATACTTCAGAGACTGGATATGGGGATACACCTCAAAGCCAAGATACACCTACAAGCCAAGCTATAGCAAATGATTTAGGTAATATGAGCTTTTCAGAAGTATCAGATAGCTCTGAAGTTGAAGATTATGACATTGATTATAGCGTTGATTTTGAGGATGAGCCTGAGCAAGATACAGAGAGTGCTGATAGCTCTAGTGGCTTTAATGTTGGTGAGAATATACAAGATGAAGTACCAGTGCAGGCTCCAGTAAGAACAGAGCCAACTCCAGTGCAGGCTCCAATTTATGAGCAAACTCCAGTGCCAACTCCAGTACAGACTCCTGTTCCTCCAGTAAGAACAGAGCCAACTCCAGTGCAAGCTCCTATTGCTCAGCCAGTTACACCTCCTATTCCAACTCCAGCTCCAGTAAGTGTAAATCAGCCAAAGAAAAACACTTCATTTAGTCAAGATGCTACTGGAAAAGTAAGCGTTAATAAAAATAATTTAACTAGCTATTCGACATTATCTAATACTAATAGCATAGATTGTAGGAGTATACAAAATGCGAGAGTATTTAGAAACGCTAATAGGTTAGCTAGAACTTCAAGAGGAGCCAAAGCTTTCAAAGAGGATTCTTGTAGATATATCTTTAAGTTAATAGATAATAGCATAGGATTAGCTAATGTAACTAGGGTATCTTTAGTAAATGAGAGTATAACAGTTAATAAGAGAATACTTGATTTGAATGGGATAGTAGGAGGAGATACTGGAAGAAAGTTAAGTGACTTAATATCATTTAAGGTGTTTAATAGTAAATTTAGGAGTATAACTTACCTTGAAATGAACGGAGCATTTGTAGATAATTATATTTTGGAGTTTAACTTGCCGATTGAAAGTACTCCTATGCTAAAGCATATATTTGATAATTTTCCAATGCTATCTGAAGTTAGAATAGGTAACAATATAGTTACCAGAACACGATTCAGGTTAGAGAATAGAGCTTTAGATAATAAGCTTAAACAAGAGAGGCAGAAGAAGTCACTTGATGGTTTATTTGCAAGACTAAGTAAGAACGGTGATAAAGAAACAAAGAACAAAGCTTATGAGGATTCAACTTCTATGAGCAGTTATGAAAAAAAGTCAAGACCTTCAAGACTTAGTAATTTTAGAGATGCTTTAGGTGTAGGAGTATACAGAGTATTTGGTATATTTGATTATTTAGCTGGAGGTAGATGACATTAGAATTTATATAAGATAGCTTATGTAAAATTTTAGAGATACAGAGGATTTAGATTTAATACAACATATTATAAAAAACTTAATTACATTAGCTAAATTTTAACTTATTTGTATTTAGAATAGTTTTGTGAGTTAAGTATAATATATGTGTGAGTTTAAGTTCTCTGTATATATTTTATGAAGCTTTGAGAAAATTTTTAGTTAGCTTTCGGCTAAATTTTGGTGACTCTACTAGAACAAATGTTTGGTAAAAATTTGATTAAAATTTGTGATTAGATTTTTGGAGTGGTTTGGTTTTGGGGTCAGATTTTGGGGCAGAGAGTAATTGATTTATAAAATTAAATTGTAAAAAATCTATTCTCGCTGGGGGTTTAAGTAGTTTATGAAGTACTTATATATTATTGGTATAGCTTTTAAGTAATATGTAATATATAAAAATTTTTTAAGCAAGGATATTGTTTATGAGTAAAATATTAGTAGGTTACATAGTAGAGGATAGTAAGCCTGATTACGACATACCAAAGAGTATTTCGTTACGCTACAGATATAGGCTTAAACTATATGGGTTTAAAATATTCGATACTGCATTAAGTACTGAAGTAGCGATAGAATACAGCGATTTAAAAGATGACCATGTATTTGGATTGAATGATGAAATATTTAAAAACTCTGAATATGCTCATTTATACTTTTATTTTTATGCAAATGGGGATAAGGACATTGATATTATTACTAGTAACTCAGTTGGGCACTGCAGTTCTCCATTAGTTCCTGTATACAATAAGGATTTAGTAATCATAGATAATTGGTCATATAAATACATTGGTTATTATGGAGACATCAGTGGTTCTTACCTAGAAAATTGCAGTTTGACATACAACATCCTAGAAAATGAGATAGACTTAGAGTTCTGCTGTTTTAGCATGTTGTATAGCGATTTCAGGTATTTACAAAAAAACTATGCCTATTATAACGTTATAAATGAAAATATAGATTTAGCTTGGTTTGTTGGCAATGACATAAGGGATTTAGGTTTAGTTTATAAGTTTAATGATATATGTGCAGCTTATAAATTTGGAGGAGATATTATATTACCTGAGGGATGTAAGTTATTTTGTAATTGGCATAGTGAAATTACTAAAGACATTCATAAGAATGGATATAACAGTATAGTTATAAATCCTGAGCTGGAGTATATCTGTGTGTCTGAAATGGATGAAATTTCAATAGATAAGTTATACTTGTGCAAAAGAACCTATGACAATATAAAAGTAGTAGATACATTTAATGGTGTAATAGAAAGTTATGATAGTATAGATGCTTTAGAGAATAGATTAAAGACAATAGCTAAAGAATTAGTTTTTTATTGAGGAAAGGGATAGATGAAAAGGATATATGAAAAGGGTACAATTTTTGTAGGGCATTATTTGGAAAAGATCAAATAAGATTTAATAGAACTTGATTTTGGCATTGAAGATATAATGAAGTAAAGGAGAATTTGAAATGATAACACAGAAATATACAACTGTTACTCAACTACATAAAACTAATAACAAAGACATAATTGAATATTTTGAAAATGCTTCAGTATATTTCTGCAAGTTACAGAGAAAAGCATTTCATATATTTAAAAATGAAACTATTAAAGGGAATAGAATTGACCTAAATATTATGTATAAGAAATTTATGGTTGATTATAATATAAGTACTAGAACGGCAAATTCTATAATCAGATGTGTTCAAGGACGCATTAAGGCACTCATTGAATTAAAAAAATATGAAATTTCTCAAAAAGAATATAAAATTAAGACTTTAAAAGAAAGTATTGAAAAACTTGATGGCAAAATTTTAAAATTACAAGAGAAAATGACGAACAATATAAAAGTTAATCATTCTACATATTGGAATTTAAAAAAATCAAGAGCATTTAAGAAAATGAAGCTGAACAAATTTAAAATGAGACTTGAACAGCTTAAATGGGAAATAAAAACAGGGCATTATAAATTATGTTTTGGAACTAAAAAATTATTAAAAAGTAACAAAAAAGAGTTTTTGTTACAGCGTGATAGTCAAATGTCTTATATTGGAAGACTAGATGAAACAGGAAGAAATCAGATGTTTCAGTTGAGCTATAATAACCGAAACAATCAATTTGAAATTAAGGTAAGGAAAGATTTTGGATTTGACACAGAAGGTAAATATGTTTTTGGGAAATGCTATTTTAATAATCATAAAAATAAATTGATAGAAGCATTGAAAAATAAAAATTCAACACCACTAACTTATTCTATAATTCGCAAAAATAATAGATATTATTTACATTGCACTTTTGAGTATAGAATTGAGAATAAAAGCAGCTTTTTAACGAGAAAAACTTATGGAACAATAGGACTGGATTTTAATAAAGGTTTTATTGCTTTGAGTGAAACAGATAGAAATTCTAATTTGATTGGAACAGATATTTTAAAATATCGCTTTGGAAAAGGAAACAAAACACAATCTGATATAGAAAAATGTATATCCAAAATATTAAAAAGAGCTTTAGAAACTGGAAAAGATATTTGCATTGAAAATTTGAATTTTGAAACTAAAAAATCAAAAACAGAAAAAGCTAAAAGTGACAAAGGTAGAAAATATAATAACATGTTACATAGTTTAGCATATGCTCTATATGATAAACTAATAACAAATATGGCTTTTAGAAACAAAGTAGATGCTATAAAAGTTAATCCAGATTGGACTAGCTGGATTGCTAAAAATAAATTCTGTAACAGAATGAAGTTAAATATTCATATAGGTGCTTCTTTTGTTATTGCAAGAAGAGGAATTGGAATAGATGATGAAGTAAAATAAAAACTAATTCTCTGCATAAATTTGTATCAGACCAAGAGATTTGAGCAAATCACTTTGTGGAAGTTTAAATTAGTAACACTAATCTGAAATTGATAAAGATTTACATATAAATGAAATTTCGGATTACTTGGATAACCGTATGTCCTTTAGCATTTATACTATAAAAATAATTTTGAATAACTTTGTATAAGTTTGCAAATTACGGTTGAGATAGTTCATAGATTGATAAGTGACAATTATACTGTATATTCAATAGCTAGAGATTTTAGAAATGAAAGAGGTGCTAGTGATGCATACTTCCATATGGGAGACATAACAAATATAGATAGTTTAACTGCTTTGAGCGATATAATAAATACTAATGCTGGTAGGTTAGACTTATTAGTTAATAATGCTGGCATAATAGCTGGCGGTGGGATTGAAGATATTGACTATGATAACTGGAATAATGCTATGAATATCAATGTAAATGGATTGTTTAACTGCACAAAAGTAATGTTACCTTTACTAAAAAAGTCAAACTCAGCTAGTATAGTGAATATATCTTCTATATCCTCTAAGATAGTGAGCAGTTCTATGGCTTACTCTTGTTCTAAATCAGCTGTAGATATGATGACCAAGTGCTTAGCAAAAGATTTAGCAAAACATAATATAAGAGTAAATTCAATAAGCCCTGGCATTATGAAAACTGGGTTTCAAGTTAATAACTCTATAGTTAGTGAAGATGAGTATAATGACTTTATAGATAAGTGTAGTTGTGACTATCCTTTTGGAATAGTTAAAACTGAAGAAGTTGCTGAATTAGTAGTTTACTTAGGTTCATCTAAGGCTAGCTGTATTACTGGTGCTAATATTACTATAGATAGTGGAAGAAGCTTGCTATAATTACAAGTAGCATAGGATAGATAGGATTAAGCATTATGGATAAAATTTATATATTAGCTGGCATTGAGGGTATGCCATTAACTGATGATAAAAATGTATTTAGTATAGATAGAATTGTGGCGAGAGACATATTAAGTGGAGATGATGATAGGTTCACAGTTGATAGAATTATAGAAAACGATATTGAAATATTAGGTTTACCTAGATGGTTTTTAGAGGATTGCTATGACTTAAATAGTATGTATTACAATGTAAATGAATGTAAATTTGATGGCAGTGGAGATAGCTATGATGTAGGGTTATTGCCTATTTATTACTCTGATAACTCAAGCAGGATGCCAGATTACAGATATGACAGTGAAAGTGATGAAGCATATTACTTAGGGGATATAGATTCTAGCTCAGTTGCTAATGAGAGTATAAGAGTAAGTTTAAATGTTGAAAATGTAGATGACTATTTATGTGAGTCCTGCTCCAGTTGTAATTTTACTGCACTATTGAGTCTTAGTGGTGGAATAGAGATATGCGCTGAGGTTTATGACTATGAAAGTGATGCACAGAATACATTTGATAGTACTGGAAACATGCTAAATAATGTAAAGTACTTTTTGTACGATGCTGTTGAGTTATATGATGAAAACTTCGAGAATTTAAAAAATAGTGAGTTAGCTATCATAAAAGAAGGAGACAATGAGCAAATAACAGAGTTTATAACTGATGATTTACATATAGTAAATTATTCTTATTTACCAGAGGGGGCAACTTTAGTAACTGGCAGTAGCTGTAAAGTTTTAGTTTTGTGTTGCAATGATGAGTTTGGATACAGGGGTAATTGGAATATAGTTATAAGTCCAAGCTTAGTTAAGATACTAAATGAGAACTTAGATAGTTGCGACAGTCTAGAAACAAGAAATATAAAGTTGTTTATTAGTAATAAAATGAGAGTAGATACTTTACTTGATTTCGTAAAGACCTTTACTTTTAGGACTGATTTTGATGGTGGAAGTGCTATTGGTTTTTCAGAGTTCAATGGAGATGACAAGTACAAATCAAAGCTTAACAAGTGTCTGGAAATTACAGATATAATAGAGTCCAATGATACTTCTAATAAATTGTTTAATGACATAGAGTATTTAGTAAGCGAGTTAAATCAAATAGGATTTAACATAGAGCTTTATTAAGGAGATTGAATTTGTGAATAGTTATATACTTGTAGGAATAGTTGGAACGGATACAGATAAAGATAGTCTATTTGCAGTAGAGGAATTTAGGGCATATAATATAGCAGACGGTTGCTTGTATGATTTTACTGTTAATGAGGTTACAAATGGTGATGTAAAAATCAGTGGAATAGTATGTTTAGATGTTATTAAAAAATACTTCGATAATGGAGTTCCTTTACTTTATAGTCAAAATAACTGTAAGTTTTATATAGGCACTAGTAGAATTGGAGTTGGTAAGTTACCGGTTTACAGCTCAGATAAAAGCAAATCTGGATTTGGCAATTATAGTGGAGATTTGGAAATAGAAAATGGAGAGTGTAAGTACTTGAAAGCTATACTAAATGCTCATTGTTGCAAAAGTGATGGTGATGTTGACGAATATACCACTACACTTCCTATAAGTTTAGCTATACTTACAGATGGAAGTGGGTTATTACTTGGAATTGGTAAGAAGCCTTATTTTGAGCCTAGGTCTTGTGAAAGTATATGGTCTGCTTATGATGATGATTTATATTTGAGCACTGGGAATGTGATAAACCCATCTTATTACTTGAAATATTTGGATGATGCATATACTTTAAATGGTTTAGTAGAGAATGGCATAGTTAAAGTAACAAGTAAGGGGTATAACATATTTCAAGTAATAACAGAAGGTATGCATTTAATAAATTTTAGTAGCCTTGGCAATGCAGACATAATAACAGATTCAAATTGTAAGATAGTTTATATGGCTAGTGTTATTGACATGGGTATTGTTGGGGATGTAACTGTAGTAATCAATCCTAATATTAAGGTTTTAATAGACAATAGTTGCAATTTTTATACATATAAAGATGAGAATATCAAGATAATTATAAGCAGAAGCATAGATATGGATGTTTTCATAAACTATGTAAGGTGCTTTGAATTTGATAATGACGGTACAATAGGCTTTGAGTGCTTCAGCTATTCAAAAGATGATTATCCTGGCATGCTAGAAAAGTGCAAGGAACTCTCTGAAATAATACATAGCAATGATAGAACTCATAGAATATTCAGTGACATAGACTATTTTGTTGAAAGGCTTAATGAAATAGGGTTTAACATAGAGCTTTACTAAGTTTATAAGTGGGGGGAGCATGGAGAAATATTTATTTATAGGGTATACAAGCCATAATAACAGATTGTATGGAGTTAGGATATTAAAATTGCCAGATATGACACAATTAAGCATAAGTTTATCTGAAATAAATAATTATCACATATTAGGAAGTAGAGGAGACCATTGGAATTTACTTCAAAGCAAGAGTAAAACTGATTTAGTTAGCAATAACATTCCAGATTTATGGCGTTTATGGTTAAGTATTCCGGTATGGGATAAAGCGGGTAACCTAATATCCAAAGGCTCTAATAGTCTTAGTATAGAGGCTCAAAATACTTATGGTAAATCTGTAAATTACATATATGATTTAAGTAATAGCATTATTGATATGTCATTTGATGGGTTTAGCTTATTGTATGGTGATTATAGATATATAAGGTATGATGGATATAATATTATAACTCCAGATATTATAGATGAGTCAGATTTGCTTTGTACTGACATAATGCATTATAAAGGTACTTGTAAATTAGGCAAAGTTTATGTGATATATAATAAAATAAATAGTGTAATACTGCCAGAAGATTGTGAGACTTTAATTATTAAATGTAGTGGAATTGGTGAAGTAGTGTTGCCTATAGGGTTAAAGAGAATAATAATCAGTATGGATATAACTAAGCGAATAGGCTTGATTGACAAAGTATTTTTAAGTTCGAAGTTAAAATCACTTATAATATGTGATATTACTGAGGTTAGAGATGAGATACATTGGAGAGAGTATATAGATGAAAAAGTTTATTATTGCATATATGACATACTAGATGGGATAAAGACTATAGCAAACAGTGTGGATTTATATTAACTCTAAAATGTGAGAATGACTAGTATGTATTTATAGAAAATATTAGTTTATGGGGTGAATAAATTATGTGGCATTATTATTTGATTGTTGGCTATTTAAGTAGCAGTAAAAATGGAAATAAGATTTATGGATTTAAAGTTCTTGACTTAAAGAATAGGCTTAAATTTGATGTTGACTTATATGAAGCTTCACAAATGGAAATTAGAGGTGTACCTGATGGTTTCTTAGAGTTTATTAGTAAGAAAGATTATTTAAAATTGTCTATCATTGATAATTTATATGCAGGCAATAGAAGCTTTTATCTTGGTACTTTGCCAGTATTTGCGCCACATATAGGATTGGATATTGATTATTATAAAGATGTTAGAGTATCATTTGATATATCAAAAGTAACTAAAGTAGATGGATTATATGCTGTAATAAGCTTAGATGACTTATCAATTAGCTATGAGTACTGTTGGTATGATATAAATACATTAAAAGATTGTACATATAATGGGGATTACAGTTCAGATATTGAGGTAGGCAAAGAGTTTATAGATTGTTTATGGGGTAAGCCTGAAATAGATATAAAAGCAAACTATACTAGAGTAGGTAATTTAGCTTCTGTCAATTTAAGGAATTGTAAAGATAACAGTATAGTCTTAGATAGTAGGTGTAAGTACATAGTATATGCTGATGGTGGTTACTTAGACTTTAAAGATAAAGAGTTAGTAGTGCCTAGAGAATGTGAGATGATTAGGTTACACTATTGTGATGGTATATATGGCGTAAAGTTTAAGTTTAGTAATGACAGTATTGCTATAATAGATTTTTGTAAGGACATATTTAATTTTAAGTACTCTGGTTTGTTTAAGGAGTATTGCAGTAATTTAAGAGAAAAAGATGAGTTAAGTAAAGAGGATGCTTTAAGAAAAGCCAGTGTAGTTTATAGGTTAGCCAATGAAGCTTCCAAAGGGATTAGGTTAGATAAAGAAGATATTAGAAAAGCTTTAGAGATATTAGAAGGCATAGGATTAAATATAGAGGTTTATTAGGGATGACAGGCATACTGAATGGGTTAATAATAAATAAGAGTGAGTTAATGCCTTGCAAGGCTAGCTATTTAATTGAGGGTATAAGAATTAGAGACATAGAGAGTGGAGAGGATGCTGATATATCTTTAATTGAGGCAGTAGATTTAATTGATAGTATATCAGGTTTAGGTGAGATTTTAGGTGTAAATACTGGTGCTAGCACTATAGAAGATATAAGGAACTGTAAAAAGATTTACATAGAGACTTATGAAAAATCATTTAGTAGTAGTATACTTAATGATAAATTTGAAGTTATCAGTGAATATGTTGGGAGTAAGCTTAATATATTTGGAAAGAATGGAAAAAAGTTAATATATGATAATATAAAATTATTTTATACTAACTTAGGAAATAGGCGAGATATTTCGTGTTTGACTATTGAATATGATTTAGACAGTAACAGCATAAAGCTAAACATAAATAGTATGTGTTTAGATACATTAGAAAGAGATGAAATTGGTGGTAAGCTTATTGATGCTAATTTGGATTTAAAAGGTTATATATTTAAGCTTTACAATGTTATAGATGACAAAGATTTTACAAGTTTATTAGGTTGCTATTATTATAAAGATAGCATAGCTGAAAATGATAGCATAATAGTTCCAAGTGACTGTAGATATTTTTGGGTTTCATCATTTTCAATGACTAGGGATAAAACAGTGATATTTAATAAGTCTATTCAAAGAGTAGATATAGGCTTATTTTTTAGCTTAATAGTAGGTAATAACAATAGTAAATTTTATTTTAGTAAAGAAACTAATCCAATTATAGTGTATAACTTTATATATGAAATAGTTGGAGGTAAGAGAAATATTAAATCATTGAGTTTATGGGCAAGTAAATATTACGACTCTGGTAAGCTTAATAAAGCAGATAGAATAGGTAGGGCTATTGAGTTAATACAGGATTTTGATGGCAAAGTTGATTATAGCTTAGAATATTTAGTTGACAGAGCTAAATTAGCTGGTATCACTATAGAGTTGTATTAGGAGGCATACTGGGAGGCATATGTTAATTTTAATAGGCATAATAGGCGGATACAGAGATATGTTTAACTGCTACGATATAGTTGGATTTAAAGTATTAGACTTAAATAGCGGTAGTGCAATAGATGTGTTTAGGGGTGATGACATTGAAAATCTAAGTATACTAGGTTTAGATGATATATTAGGCTTTAAGACATATGCTTTTACTTACTGCTGTAGGATACACAGGGATAACTTATATCTTGGGAAGTTACCTATATTTGATAAGAGTGGAAACCTTATAGAAATAGGTGGGGTAAATAGTACATTAAATGTCTTGCTGAGTATGAATTTGCATCCAATAAGTTTATTAGTAGATTTAAAAGATTTTAGCCATCAGCTAAGCATACTTGAGTATACTGATGATTGCAAGAAGATGCATTATATTGAGAGAGATGACGAAGGAAATCCTATAGAGTACAGCATAGAGATACTAAGTGAAGACCTATCTATGTATCTAAAGAACATTTATAAATACAATGATTATGGGAAGCATTGCTATAGATTAGGAAGTATAGCTGTAGTGAATGAATTAAATGACTGTAATACTGTATTAGATAACGATATAAAGATTGTATACTTTCTTAATTCACATTATGCAGTTGAATCTAGTAAGACAGTTGATATAGTTATTTCACCTAATGTAAAGATACTCGATGTGTATACTCAGGGGTTTAATATAAACAGATATAATTTGTTTATTAGCAGATATACCAGTATAGAAACTTTAATTAGTTTTATTTTAAAATTTAGGAAAAATATTTATGGATACACTATGGTTTTACTAGCAGATTACTGGAATGGGTTAGAAGCTGTTAATCAGGAGCTGTACAGCATGGAGTCTAAAATTATAACTCATAAATTAGAGGCTGGAATATATAAAGACTTAGAGAGTTTAGTTAGTGATATTAAACAGCTAGGGTTTAATATAACTTTATATTAGTTAGGAGATTACATTGTTTATTTTAATAGGAATAGTAGGTGAGCCTGATGGAGAATACCTAAAAGTGACAGGGTTTAAAATATATGACTTAAATAGTTGGGAGTCTTCTATTGTAAGCAAAGATGAGGCTAGTGATTACGACATAATTGGATTGGATTATTATGACTGTATATACTATCAGATTTACAATTCATCATATGGATTAGCCTTTTTCAAAGATAGTAAAAAAGAATTTGCTGAGACTAGCACATTACCTATATTTGATACTTCAGGTAAATTAGTTAAGAATGATTTGATTGAGAATTTACTGATTGTAGATTTGTGGGAACTATACCCAGTAAATCTTAGCATTGATTTAGTAACTGGAAAGTCTGGTTTATGTGTTAAATACAATAGTGATGAATTATCAACATATGAATTAGAAGTTTATGAGGATTACAGTGATAGACTGCATGAGTTTGTGAAAAATTTTTATGGATATACAGAGTTTTTTGATGGTTGCTTTTGTATAGGAGATAAAGCAGTTATATCAAAGAATAGTAAGACATATATAGATGTGATATTGCCTAGTAATATTACTGAGCTTCACATCTTAGAAAGGGATTTAGATAATATAAGCATAGTAGTACCTGCAAATATTAAGCTAATACATGTGGAGAATAATTTTTACATCCCAGAATTTAAAATGTATGTGAGCAAAGACATAGATATAAGTCTGTTACTTAATTTTTTAATAAGAGAGGCTGATATTGGAGGGTTAGAGGTAGTACAACCATTTAATTATTTTAAAATCACTGATAAGGATACATTAGAATACCTTAGCAAAAAGAATAAAGCTTTTATAGATAAGTTAGAAAGCTCAGATAATTTAGGGTTGCCTGATATAATAAAGGATTTACAAGGTTTAGGTGTTAAGATAGAAATGTATTAAGTTTACGAGGAAACAGTATGAGTATTCTTTTAGGAGTTGTAGGAAGTAGGTTATATCGTAGCAAATATACAATAAACTGCTTAGTTTATATGGATTTAACTAATGAGTCTGTTAATATAGTAGACATCTGGGAGTTCTTTAACAGCAATTTAGAGATATTAGGCATTGATAAGGAGTGTATAATCAGCAGTTTAGGATTAGATAGCTCTGAAGATTTTGTGTATTCTAATAATGGTAATTCAATATTACTGTATTTAGGAGATAAGCATATAGAATTTAATTTCATTATACCTGTATTTTCTAGTAATAACTTAGATAAAATATTGAATTGCTCTTGGAAAAGTAGCTTTTTAAATATTTATTCTATAGTTCCTAGTGTTCCAGATGCTGTACTAAGTATAAATTTAAAGACATTTAGAATAAGTTTAGAAATATTAGATTGCATAGTTTATGGGAGTCAGCTAGGTAATGATAAAGAAGATGCTTTTGGATATGCTGTACATTCAGAAAATGGTGAGGCTTTTTGGGAAGAGGTAAGTGAAAAATTTAGTGTTGAGCTAGCTAATGGGATATGCAATGTAAATAATTGTTGCTTTATAGATGCTAGGGTTTGTCATACTAAAATACTAGATGACAATATAAAGTATATCAAGGTTTATGGGGATTATAAGAGTAGTGCTGAGATAGTTATAAATCCTAGCATAGAAAAATTAGATTTATCTGGAATGAGCTTTAGGAACGGTGTTAAGCTATATGTAAGTAATGATATAGAGATATATGTTTTGAGAGATACCTTATATAATTGTGGGCATAAGTTTAGATCAGATACTGTACCTATGGATTTAAAGCATTTAGCAGATGAGATACGGAGGTTTACAGGTGTAAATGTTGAGATTTACTAATTTATTTAATGGGGATAGCATATGATATTAGAGAATATAGACTATAGTAAATGCATCATACTGGGGGTAAATACAGTTGACTCTGAGTTTAATACTGATAAGCTTAGGCTTGTAAGTGATGTGTTTATTTTAAATTTAGTTACTGGCAATATAGAAATAAAAAATTACAGTGATTGCGTAAAGAATGGATGGTATCTCTTTGCTGATTCAGGTACTAGAACTAGAGCTATGTATAAAAGCGATTTAAAAACTTATAATATTATAGATGGAAAACTATATGATTGTAGTTATGGTAGCATTGATATTGTGTACGTAGATGGGGATAACTATGGCATAGAGAATTATTTAGTTAGTAGCTATAGTAGTAGTTACCGTGTTTGGCATAATTTGGAAAGTGGATATACTAACTTACTGTTTAATGGTTTTGACCTTACTAGCGGTCAGAGATTGACTACTAATGACATAAAAAATCATTTATTAGTTACTAGTGATTATGTGGATGACTTAATAAATAGTCTAAGCTTAAATTTAGATGGATTTAAGGCATTTGGAAATACTTTAATGTTTAGTGGTGTATGCTCAGATACTGTAATAGTACCTAATGGATATAAGTATGTTATATTCGATACTATTATAAGTGATAATATTTCTGATTTAGTAATACCGCCAACAGTTGAATTAGTAATAGATGTAGGTAGACTTTTAGAGTTAGAGAAGATATACTTACCAAAGGGAACAAAATTAGGAGATATATTTTACTCATATCCTAAAGGATTCCCAAAGAAAGTAGAAATCATAGAATATTAAGGAGGTTCATTAAATGAGTTCAGCACTAGCTATAATAGGGTTAAAATTAGGAGAAAAGGTTAGAGATAACATATACGATATACAGGAGTTTATTATAATTGACCTGTTTGAATTAAAGAAAGTAAGAGTAGGCGTTGATTTCATCAAGGAAAACTACTACAGAATTTGCAATACTTTAGGCGGTCTCAGCAGTTATGGGGTGCCACATGGTATATTATACTCTGAGATGTCGCATGATATACACTTTAAGGATAAAGTTTACACTGATGGTAAAAATTTATACTGCTGTGATAGTGTAGATGACATACTTAATCCTAAGGAAGATACATATTGCTTTACTTATAACTTAGTAGAAAATGGAATTGTAATCATAAATACTAAGATAATGGTAGACAAAGATAAGTGCATAGCTTATACAGCAGAGCTTAGGGAAGATTTTATAGCTATAGTTTATAAGCCACATACAGATGAGATTGAAATATGTTACAGAAAAACTTTAGATAAAAATAATTATATGTATATTAAATTCTCTGATGACAGTTTATTTGCTAGGTCTAATGATGTGGTAAGCATACTGGTGAATGACTATACTCCTGATTTAATATATGAAAAGGCTGAAAAGATTAAAGACATCTATAGATTAGGAAATGTTTGTTTGTTAGACAATGATGCTACCAAAACTGACTTAATGATACTTGGGGCTGGGTGCAAAGCTTTTTACATACTAGAAGGACCTGTGTATGTAGAGACACTTGTAATTCCGCCATCTATTGAGTTTATGTATAAACTAACATTTGGATGTATTAGCATTAAAAAATTATGTATTAGCAATGTTTTAAAGGGTAGCGGAATAGATGATAGGATAAAGAGTATCGTTAAGGAAGATTTTGATGACACTATAGAAGTAGAATGGTACTAAGATTTGGAGGTTTATCATGGGAGCTTATGCATTAGTAGGTGTAAAATTAGGCGATTATACTGCTCAATGTGGCATATTTGAAGTAGATAAATTTATAGTATTAGACTTACTTAATTTAAGTAAAATAGAGGTAGACTTAAAGTTTTTAAGAGAAAAGGCTGAGTACTTCTGTGTAACTGATGAAAATATTGACAATGATGAGTTTGGCTTAATATCTACCGGAATATTTAAAAATAAAATTTATGCATCTGAGTCTGAGTTTTGTTGCTGTGACTCTGAAGATGATTTAGATAAGCATAGATTTGATACTTTTGATTTTTTAGATAATGGTGTTGTTATTGTAAATAATAACATAATAGGCATAAGTGAAGAGCAATTTATTGTTTATAGGTCATTTACAGATAAATTATGCATAGTTTATAAGCCATATACAGATGAAATTGAAATGTGTTACAGAGATAGTATAGTAGAAACTAATGAGGTGCTTTTTAGCGAAAAATACAGTGTGTTTTATAGTGTAGGGAGTAACTTAGAGTTTGCTAGACACTTAGATAATGCTTCAGATGGTGCTATTATTACAGAGGATTATGATGATATTATAACATTATACAGTGATTATGTATTGGATACTTTTTATAATTGTGCAGAGTGCAGGGATAATGTCTTTAGAATTGGAAATGTACATTGGACAGATGAACGGATAGAGCAAGATACTTTTATAGTAGAGAATGGATGCCAAGTATTTTTTATCATAAATGAGAGTTTAAATGTAGGTGTATTAGTTTTGCCACCATCAATTAAGATATTTGACAGTAGTGATTGGGATGGGCTAGTAGTGAAAAAGGTTTACTTGAGTAAGGCATTAAAGGGTAGCAGAGTAGTTGACATGGTGGAAGATAATATAATAGCTACAGATGAAACACCTAATTCAGAGATAGAGTATTATTAAAAATTTATAAGTAACTTAGAATAAGAGATAGAATTAGTTTCTATCTCTTATTTTTTATTTGAATGTTTAATAGTTAAAATTAACATATAAAATATGAACTAGCAAATTTAATAATATAGCTTATTTTTTATTGGTTAAGCTTTTTCGTATTACAGGCAAAATATAATTTTTAAGGAGATTTTATGTGAGAAAGCGAAAAATCAAAAGTAGCAGTAAGAATAATGTAAATGACATTATAAATAAGGTGATAAGAGGGCTAAGAAAAGAGTTGATGGCTAGTACTAAAGAGGCAGAGCCTTCAAGTGGAGTTGATAACACTAGAACAGAGCCTGTAGTCGAGCCTGTAGTAGAAGATGAAATAGTGAATACTCCTAAGAAAAGAGGCAGAAGAAAGAAAGTAGCTGAGACAACTAAAGAAAGTGATAGTTTATCAGTAGAAGATGGCATAGATTACAGTAAAATCAAAGAGCCAAAGAACTTAAAGCTTACAAGAGCAAGGAAAGCTAAGAACGATGAGTTTTATACTAGGCTATGTGATGTAGAAAATGAGTTAAGACATTATAGCGAGCATTTTAAAGACAAGATAGTTTTATGTAACTGTGATGACCCTACTTGGTCAGCATTTTGGAAGTACTTCCACATAAATTTTAAAATATTAGGACTTAAGAAGTTAATAGGAACACATTATGAAAAAGAAAAGCCAAATTCATATGCAGTAGTTTATGAGGGTGGAAATGATGACAATACAAATGACGCTAAAAATGAACCTTTAATTGGAGATGGAGACTTTAGGAGTACTGAGTGCTTAGAGTATTTAAAAGAGTGTGACATAGTAGTGACAAATCCACCATTTTCTTTATTCAGAGAGTTTATAGGAACACTTAGAAGTTATAATAAAAAGTTTGTTATAATAGGGGATTTAAACTCAATAACATATAAACAAGTATTTCCACTTATCTTAAGTAATAAGATTTGGAGTGGTTACAGTCATCCAAAGGAGTTCAGTACAAAGTTTGATGGCGGAGACACTAGAAAGTTCGGCAATAAGATGTGGTTCACTAATCTTGAAATCAAAAAGCGTTATGAAGATTTAATACTTTACAAAAATTATAATCCAGTAGATTACTCTAAGTATGATAATTATGATGCTATAAATGTTGATAAAGTAAAAGATATACCTATAAATTATGATGGAGTAATGGGAGTGCCATTAACTTTTATAGATAAGCACAATCCAAATCAGTTTGAGATTGTAGGATTAACCTATGAGTGGGCTTCCGGTAGTATTAAAATAAATGGATACTCGGATTACACTCCTTCTGTAAATGGGGTGCAAAAGTATAGGCGTTTGCTTATAAGGCGTAAGCATAACTAATTTTAGGAGGTTTATATGAATTGTTTAGTAATTATTGATGTACAGAGAGGTTTATTGGTAAATGACAGAATAAATGAGTTGCCACATAAGATATTAAATTTAGTTGAACATAATAAATTTGATTTCATAGTAACTACTCAGTTTAAAAACAGATTAGGCAGTCAATTTGACAAGCTTATGGGTTGGTATGGAATGAGCGACAGTGAGTCACAAGAGATTGACCCTGATATTGCTAAGATAAGCTCTAAGAACTTTGTAAAGTATGGATATTCCTGTTTTACAGATGAGTTTGAGGAGTTTATTAGGAATAACAATATAGATAAGCTGTACTTTGCTGGTTTAGACATAGATGCCTGTGTTTTAAAGAGTGCATTAGATAGCTTTGAAAGATGTATAGATGCAGAGGTACTCGTAAATTATTGTGATACTAGCAGTGGAGATATGAGTTCGGCTGTAAATGTTTTAAAGTTTGCTTTAGGAGAAAATTGTGTTAATGAAATATTATAAAATACTAAATATTCTATTGTAATAAGTAGTGTTTTGTGGTAATATATTTATATGATAATTAGAGAGGTTTTAGTGTTATGGGATTAAGTAAGAAAAATTCAAAGATATTTAAGCAATATATTATAGCTCAGGTAGTATCTGTATTGATACTTATAGTAATTAAGTATGCTTATTTAAGATACAAGGAAAGCAAAGAGGTTTAGTATGTATAACACTGGCAAATTGATATTTGACTTATTAGCTTTTATAGTTAATGCTGGAAAGTCAGTATATGCTAAGTTACATAAAAAATATGGTTATTATACGCGTAGAAAACATATAATGGCTGTAAATGAGCAGTATAGGAGTTGCAGAAAGCATAGTTTATGAGAAAAAGAGCATGGATTTTAGGATTAGCCATAGGAGTAAGTTTATTAGCTAGTGGGTGTGCTTATTCAACTGTTCCTGAAAATGCGAATGTAGCTGTTAATATAGCTGATGGCTCAGTAACAGGTCAAGAAAATAACAGTTCAACTGAAGATGCTAGTAGCAATGAGTCTACTGAGCCTTCAGAGATTCCATTGTTAACAATAGATAGAGAACATACATTGCAAGTAAATGGTGAAACTATTGATATCATATGTACATATGGTATCAGTGGCAATAGAAAAGATGATTATTTGTTTTTAGCTCCATCTTTTGTTCAGTTAGGGGTAAAGTTAAAATCAGATAACCCTAAGTATAAAGTAAAAGTAGGTGGTTTGCATTCAGATGTGGCTACTAAGAGTGGATACAGTAGCTATAATGGCATTATACAGGATAGCCTAGACTTAAGGTACAATGACAGTCCTAATGGTGGATACACTATAGACTCAGTAAACTCCTATGAGAATTTATTCCTAGTAGAGGGAGTACTTGAGAACCAGAACTTTATCAATGCTTGGTATGGGTATTTCTATAATAATGGCTATACTAACAATGGTAGGAAGTTAAATGAGTATGACATTAGGAGTCGTTGCAGTGGCGCAATATCAAGAACTGTATGGAATATAGTAATTGATGACACTGAAACTGGAAGTAGCTATAGTAATTATATAGCTGACTCAATATTTATGGGTTGCAGTAATAAATAGTTTATTAGGGGTAATATGAGTGAAAATATACTTTTAGGATATGTAATAGGCAATAAAGAGAATATAGATGGCGGTTGGAAAGCTAAAATACTTGGTATAAGAGCACTAGTGTTGCCAGAGTTTAAGGAGGTAACTTGCGATATAAAAGAGTTATCTCCTAAGCAATTAGAGTTTTTTGGAGCTGATTCTGGCAATATAGAAAATATAACAGATATAAATTTTATATATCGTAGATTAAGCTCTGAAGATTTTCCTAGCTTTTTCTTTGAGGTTAATTACTCTGATAGATGCTGTTCATTAAAATGCATAACATTTGAGTCAGATTGCAACTACAATATTCTTTATAATAAAGATTATAAGCCTTTGTACTACATCTTAAAGGGCAGGTTTAGGAACAGTCAAATGAGGATGGAAGATGCTTTAAAGCTAATAGATGTAGAGTATTCGACTATATCAATGATTATACACTTATATAGTTCAAATTATGCATTCAACATGGAAGCTGAATATATACCAAAGATTTGTGGGTATAAACTAGGTATAGAAAGTACTAACTTTAGACAGTTTAGTTACTATTATTGTATTGACGGAAGAGAAGTAGATTATGATGCTTGGGATTTAGCTAAAAGAGATATCAGAATCGATGACTATATTAGAATAAAGATTGACAGTGATATAGCCAGTGAGTATTTGATGGACATAGGAGAGTTTACTATATTTAATAATACTTATATGCTAAATTCTGCAAGGGTAAACCATGGTAACCTCATTGTGCCAAAGGAATGTAAAAACTTATATTGTAAGTACTTAGATTTGTCTGGGTTTAATAGTATAGTAATTCCTCCTAATTTGGAAAAGTTTTGGTATTATTACCCAATTCGCTTGTATGATAATGAAGAAGATGCTAGAGATTATACCGTAGAGCATAAAGATACTAAGTTTTACTTTAGTAGGAACGCACCTGCCAGTCAGTTATATGCAATACTCAGCGACTTAATAACTGATTATTATAAAAGATATGCGTATAATAAGTGCACATATAATAAATGTGATAACAAATTAGAGAATGTTAAAACAGTTGAGGATGTGTTAAAAGTCTTATATGATGCAACTGATTATATAAATATAGAGTTATATTAGAAAGGAGACAATAAATGATATGAATAGTAACATATCAGATTTAAAAATCACTATTAGAGACCTTGTAAAAGGTTACAAGAACAGTGATGAAGATGATGTTTATGGGTATGATGGAAAGCTAGTAATTAGACCGGCTTTTCAAAGAGAGTTTGTATACAAGGATAAGCAAAGAGATGCTGTTATAGACAGTGTTATGAAGGGTTATCCTATAGGTGTAATGTATTGGTCATTAGATAAGTCTGGGAACTATGAGTGTTTAGACGGACAACAGAGGACAATGAGTATTTGTGAGTTTGTAAGCAATAAGTTTTCAGTTAACATAAACGGGCATCCAAAGATATTTAATAACTTAACTGAAGATGAAAAGAACCAGATACTTGATTATGAATTGCTAATATATGGGTTTACAGGTACTGATTCTGAAAAGCTTGAGTGGTTTAAGAGGATTAACACACCTGGAGTTCCTATCAACAATCAAGAACTTTTAAATGCAGTTTATGCAGGTAAGTGGTTAACAGATGCAAAGAAATACTTTTCTAAGAGAGGTTGTCCTGCTGTAGATAAAGGGAAAGGCTATGTAAAACTAACAGTTGACAGACAAGAGTATTTAGAAAAAGTACTTAGCTGGGTAGCAGATAGAGACGGCTTAAAAGATATAGATGTTTATATGTCAATGCATCAAAATGATGCAGATGCAAATGAGTTATGGCAATACTATGTAGATGTAATAAACTGGGCTGAAAAACACTTTAGTGGCGTTGATAAAAGGTTGACTTGTAAGCAAGATTGGGGTTGCTTATACAATAAGTACAAGGATAAATTTTATAACACCAATGAGCTTAAAAGAGAGATAGATAAGCTTTCAGAAGATGGAGAAGTAACTAACCAATCTGGTATAATACCTTATGTTTTATCAGATAGGACACCATCAGATGAAAAGTATTTGTCTATTAGAGCCTTTTCAATAGGAGATAAGCGTAACAAATATAATGAGCAGACTAGGGATGCTAAAGCTAAAGGCGTATCAAACTGTCCAATGTGTGGAAAAGCAGGTATTAAAAAGATATATTTATTTGATGAAATGCAAGGTGACCATATAATTCCTTGGAGTCGTGGAGGTAAAACAAATATAGAAAACTTACAAATGTTATGCAGAAGGTGTAACAATAGTAAAAGGGATAAATAGTAGGAGAGACAGGAGGCGTTAAAGTGGCTAGAGCTAAAAGAGATGAACCACATAAGTATCTAAATGTAAGTATGCCGGTAAGTTTATTAGAGAAATTAGATGATTATCATAGGGAGTCTAGGTTAGCTAAGACTGATATAGTAGAGTTTGCATTAGTGGAGTATTTAGATAAAATGCAGACAAGTGATAATGGGCATAGAAACTAATGAAGGGTTTGTTAAGTAACTATTATAATGAGATTGTTTTTGTGTTTTATATTGCAATGGTTATTATACTAGGTATAATGTCAGCATTTGACATATCTAAAGGGAAGTTAACTGAAGGAAGATTTCTTCTTTGCATTACAATTATAATTACTGTTGCTGGTGTAATTGGTATCCTATAGTAGAGTAGCTTGTAGTAATAATAAAAGTATGGAGGATTTACAGTGAATTATTTAGAGTTGGCAGATAAGGTAAGTGAATACCAGTTAGTTAACGGAGTGACTAGAAGTTATGGACAGGTCATACAAATAGCTTGTATTTTAGCACTTGTTATATTATTTTTAGGTATAATAGCCGCAGTATATGCAGGAGAGCTTGCAATGTTAGGTATGGCGTTGATGGTTGCTTTTGTAATCTGTTTATTTGTATCCACACTTCCATTTACTAAGTATAATCATTCAATCGAAGATAAGTCAGAGGAATTGAGGAAGCTCGCTTATGATAATAACATAAGTAACTTGCAAAGCTTAGTAGACAATGTAAATTACTTGTCAGACAAATATGGTAGCAAAATTGATACTTTCAGAATTATGTATGGCGACAATATGCCAAGCAGAGAAGAATATATAAACAATATATTAGCTGAGTTTTATGGTAGTAAGCCTGTAAGTGGAAATTTTGATTACAGTGCTGAATATAAAGAATTGGCTAATGCATTGAGATAAGGAGTTTAACAATGAGGGTGGTAATAATTATTTTAACAGTAGTTATATTATCCGTGTTTACAGTAGGTTGCAAAGATGTTAGTAAGAGTAGCTCAAATACCAGTGGGGCTACTTGTGGAAATTGCAGATAATAATTGTTTATTAGGAGGTAACATGAGAGTTGAAGGAGAGCACAGCGTAGACCACACAGAGTATTTATTTGCAAGTATAGTAATAGTTGCTTGTATAATATTGATTGCTTTAAGGATATCAATAGGAAACAGGCATTTAGGACATAAGCATACAAACAGTATAACTTATGAAACTAAAATTGACAGGTAAAAAATAGAACTAAGCATATTGAATAGGAGATGGATTTATGATAAATTATGTAGAAGTAGCTAATAGAGCAGGCTATATCAGTACTAATTATTGGTTTATTGCTATTATGTTATTTTTAGTAGCATCAGTAGTATTTATGCTTATATCTTACGGTGTATTTTTATTGGTAACAAAATCTAAAGACATTGAAAATGAAGGCAGTGTTTTGATTGCAGTATTCTTGGTAGAAATAGCATTAAGTATATTTGTTGTCATTAAGGCAATTCCATTTAATACATATGTAAATGCTAAGTATTCAGATTTACTTTCCATAGCTAAAGTATCTGGATATAATGATTTAAAGAACATTATTAAAAATGTAGATTACCTTAAATATAGATATGAACTAATGTGGAATAATAAAAGCTTACTCATAAATGGTGAGAAGTGCTCTAAAGATTACTATGTAAATGCAGTATTAAATAAGTTTTATGGAACTGGCAGTGAGAATTATGAGTATAGCTTTGATAATGAGTATGATGCATTAGTTGATAATCTAAAGAAATAGAGGTTTAGTGGGGTTTATAGTATGGATACTCAGAATAAGATTAAAATTATAGGTACGGCATATTTAATTATAATGTTTATAGGGGTATTCATACTAGGAAATGATATATCTTTAAATAAAATAGGCAGTTTTAGTGTAGATGCTAGCATAGGTTTATTTATACTAGGTATGCATTTAACTACTATTGTAAATTTAGTGTTAGCTATTATGATTATAGTATCAGTGATTTATATGAGTTTAAGAGAGTACAAATGCAATTTAAGTTTATTTGTAATAGCATTAAATATATTTTTATCCTTAGTAATAATTATTAAATGCTTAACAAATTTGCCATCTTTTGGAATTGGAGGGATTTATAATGGAGTTTAGAGTGAGGCTTAGTAAGGCAAAAGAATTTTATATATTGTGTATCTTTAATGTAGCATATACTTTTATGCTGTCATTATTAAGTTTTATGGGATACAATGGCAGTTTATACACCGATAGGTCATACGATGTAATATATGGTTTGCTAACTGGATTATTAGTTCTTATAACATTTGGGATGTACAGAAGCACCATGAGAGTTGTGGATAAGTATGCAAAGACTGAAGCAAAGTACTACTGGCTATTTTTGATGGTTAAAATTCAGATGATATTGAGTGTTTTTATTGTAGCAAATTTTATTATATTTAAGACTACATAAAGCTCCTAAGTGGGGCTTTATTTTGTTTATAGGGTAGAGGGATATAAATGAAGATAATAGCTAGGTTTATTGCAGAAAAGGGAGATAATACAGCCATATCCAATATGATAAGGCAGGATGGAGTGTGGCATACAGATGCTGGTAATATAGTTTCCAGTGGAATAAAAAGTGTGACTGTTTTAGACACATTGACTGGCAGTGAGCTAGAAATGAGTTTACTTGACTTAAGTCAGGAAGAACTTGTTGAAAACAATATAGATTTTAATATACGTAGTGAAATTAGTGAGTATAAAGAAGTTTATTGGAGTAAGTCACAGTATGAAACAGGTTATCCTTGTTGCCTAATATTATTAAAAGATGACAATAATTATGATGTAATGTTCTGCGAGAATAAATATGCAGTTTATGTGGAGTCTTTTAATGGATTAAAGCTATACAGCTATAATGGGATAACTGTACATAAGGTGCTGCAGGGAGAACTTGACATTTGTTATTTTATATCTAATGGGTTTAAGTATAAAAGTTTATTTAATGACATATATATTGAATATATCATAGGCAGTGGATATGGAATAACTTACAGAAGTGGCACATCTGATGATACTTGTCCAATATATGTTAAAAGCTTTGATAATGAGCCTAATTATAAAGATAAGTTTATAGAGCTAACAGCTGAAAATGGATATAATCACTTTATACTAATTCGTATAAACAGTGATATAATAAGAGAACTCAATGGAAGGCTATTTAATATCATATCTAATAATATGATTAGCATTGGAGATGAGTTGCATATACTTGGCTTAGACCAGCAAGATTTGATATTGCCTAATGATTATAAGAAAGTTTATATGTATGGCATAGACAACTGGAGGAGTATAGTATTTCCAGCTGGAATTGAGAGCATAGTTTGGGATTATGGCTACAATGGCAAATCAGATGAAACTAAGAGTATTTACTTGCCAATAAACGCTAAGTCCAGCTTAGTTAAGCATTTACTTAAGTATTGTTTAGAAAGTTACTATTGGGCTAAGTTTGATACAGAGATAAACTCTGATGAAATTATAAATAAGTATAAAACAGCTAAAGAAGTCGTAGATTTCTTGGGTGATTATTTGTGTATGCAGATAAAATTTTATTAGAAAGGAGAATAGCTATGGATAAGCATAGATTTGTATATGGAATAGTAGTTGACAGCATTGCATATGGGTCTTATTACAAAAATAAGTTTGTATTTGGTTCTGTAGTAGAGGATGCAAATAAGCTTGTATTTGAGCCGGAATGTGAGTATACTTTAAATTTTGTTGGTTTATTAGTATTTAATTTATATACCAAAGACAAAGAGTTTATCAGAATTAAAGATATAACTCAATATGATGTAGATAGCATAGCTGGTTTAAATATTTTGCCTGATAAAGACTTATATAATTTAAAATATAGCATATCAAGTTTAAATGGCTTGACAGAGGCTAATGCTAGTATAGATAGTAAACTTTTTGATTTACCTGCAAATCCAATGTTATATTACAGTGATTATTTAGATGACATATCTGAATATACAAGAAGTTCAGATTATGATTATATATTTAAGCCTATTGACATCAGCGGTTTTAGTAGAGATGAGTTACTAAACAGTATAGTAATATTTGGAACTAATAATATGCCAGAATATAACAGTTCTGATATAAATGATGCTTTTATTTATACTCCAATAAAAAATAAATTTAAGAGGTATATTAAGAAAACTGTATCAGATGGCAGTGTATACTTTATAAATTTAGATACACATAAAGTTATTGCTGAGAATAAATTTACTGACAAGTATGTGTGCAATAAAAATCCGTTAAAGTGCAAAGTTTATAAGGATTATTACATAAAAACAAATGCTTGTGACACAAGTAATTGTAGCGACTACTTGAGGTTTGGAAATAAGTATGTAATCACTTTAAATGGTGGCTGTAATAATGGAATGTTATCTTTACCATTAGATTGCAAGGTTGTTGAGAATTTGAACTCTAATACATTCTCTAAATGTAAAGGAACTATATTAAGTTTAGTGTTGCCACCAAAGATTGAGGAGATTAGATTAGAGAACCTAAGATATAATGATATAATTTACATATCAGATAAAACTAAGCTTGATGTGGTTAGGGATTTTGTTAAGTTTACTATTAGCAAAGTAGAGTTAGAGCAATACAAAGATAAGATAAGCTCAGATAATATGAGTGATATTTTAAGTACACTACCAAAAAATATAAATGCAGTTATTTATTGATAAGAACTAATTAAAAATTAGTTTATTATATAAAAAATTTTAAAGGAGATAAAAAGATGGCAAGTAATTCAGATAAGGTTTATAACCTTAACGAGCAGACAGTGTTTAGCTCACTTATAGTACCTAATGATGTTGAGGTATTCAACTTTAAAGATGACTTAATTAGAAAATATGATTACATTGTATTTCCTAAGTCAATCAAAGAGGTTAACGGAGATTTTGCTGGTATAGTCAGTTCAGGCAAGAGATTTAAGACGGTTATGGCTTTTAGTAGACATACAGATGTGAGTGCAATCAAGAGTTTATTAGAGGCTTATATAAAGAAGAACAGTTCAGGTGGCGGTAAGACTGTTAGAGAACTCATTGAAAGTGGTCAGATTTCTGCTGTAGGAGATATTAGCTATGCTTTAGATATTGTGATTGGCGGAGGAAGCAGTGATTATAGCAGTGAGTTAGCTAAGATTAAAACTATGGAAGATGCTAGTAAAAAGCTTAAGGAACTAAGTGGTGTAGAATGTAGCATAATAGTTTATTAGCATATAATAAGCAAACTAGCTTAATTGTAGAACTAAATAAATTATAATTTTAAATACAGCATAGCCTTAGGTTATGTTGTATTTATGTATAAAGGCATTATGAAAGGGAGTAAATGAATTTTGATTATTTAGCTTGCATAGGCTATGTTATAGAAGATAACATAACTAATTTTAATTATCATAAAGTAGTTGGGTTTAGGCTATTAGATTTAGTTAGTTTAAGTGATTTCATAGTAGATGTAGCTACGGCTAAAAAGTGTATCAGAAAAAATGATGTGTTAAAAGCTCATATAGGCAGGTATTATGAAAAAGATATTTATATCAATACAGCTAATAATACAATAACTTATATAGGTAAGAAATCTACTGAAGATAAAATACTTAGTTTAAATAAAAATGCAATACTTAACATACCAGGAAGTCCAATAAACAGTTCAATTCCAAGTAAAGTTAAGATTAAGATAGGGGATTTAACATCTCATAGAAGCCTATACTTAGTATATGATTTGAATTTTAGATACTATGATTTTTGCATATCAGATAATGCAGGTTTAATTAGTATTGACAGTATGATGCCAATTTCGGCTCATTATGAGTCAGTTGCTAACAATGAGATGGATATAGAGACTATAAATAAGCAATTTAGGTTGCAAGTCAGGTCTAGGGATTGGTACTGTAAGGTTAAAGATTTAGTTATATGTGACTTAGGTAGAACTTTAGGCTCATTTAAAGTTGATAAGATTTATAATAAGTTTATATGCAAATCAAATAAAAAGGCATTTGATTTAATTATATTTCCACATAACATAAAATATATAGCTTTTCCAGATAAGAGGGCTATCAGCGGTGTAGAGTTAAAGTTTAGTCCTATAACAAATACAACTATAAAAATAGGAGAAGAGGCTATGAGTATAAGAGAATTTGTTAATAGAGCCAATGAGTTTAATTGCATAATAACTTTTTATTGAGGTTAACATATGAATGATTTAAGTATTTTAGTTGGTTTTATAGTAAATGAGAAATATTGCATAGAGTCTGGAACTTTTGGATTTGAGCTAACATATGATGTGAGTCCTTCAGAGCTTAATGTAGATGTATATCCTATAATAGGTTTTATGGTTTACAGTTTATGTGATAATATAGAAAAGCCTATACTATTAAATGATGAGTTTGCAGAGTATAAGTTGCAGAATACTTTAATGACTAATTCGATAAAGAAAGCTGACCTATTAAACTGGTCACATGCTGGATTAGGTATAGGGGTAAAATTCAAATCAGGTGAGGGCTACTCTATAGAGAGCCTAAAAACTGCATATAGGCTTTATAACCAAGAATATAAGCTTATAAATTGCAGTGATAGCAAGAATGAAATGCATTTCGTAATCCGTACAGACTTGCATTTATTTAATGCAGTTTATAGTTATAACTTAAAGGATATTGATTTACATTTTGATTGCATATCAACAAAGACTTTTAAGATAAGCAATTATTATAGCATTGCATTTGATATTATTGACTGTGACAGGGATATACTTGATTATTTAGGTGTAGCTGATATAGGTGATTATTATAGCTTAAATAATGTTTATATGAATAAAAGAAACAGTAGTTCTAGCTTAATATTGCCTAATGATTGCAAGTACTTTTCATTTAATAATTTATTAAATGAAAAGTGTGACTGAGATAGTGATACCTAAAACTTGTAGTATTATTAGCATGATGTTGTTAGATGAGCTTAAAGACAGGCGTGAACTTAAGATATACTATGGAAATCCTGATATTGAAGTTTATTTAGGCTATGTGGCTTTGAGTATAACTAACTTTAGTGATATAAAAAAGAATTACAATATAGAGTTTGTAGAGTATTAGTTAGACAGTGATTTTGTATAGATACTTTTAAATATCTGATACAGCTTTAAAATTTTATTGAGTTAGCTTATTATTTGATATATTAGATAATAAATTTAACAAATGTTACAAATCAATCCTAATGGTATCCAGATAAGCCAGATTTAATTTTATATTGGATGTGGGTAAAGTTAGGGCTGATATATTAAAAGCTGTCCTGAGCAATCTTAGGTGGGTAGTAATTGATTTTAGGGTAGTTTATTAGGGTAGTTTATAGGGCGGATGTGTTTTTAGTGCAGGGGGATGTGTTTTGGGAGTGGAGAAAATAAGTAACAAATATTACAAATCAATCCTAAGGTGGCTATTTTAAGCCACAACAAATCCTAATAGTTTAGTGTGTAAAGTTAGGGACAAGTATTTGTTTTGTGATGTGAGCTATTTTAAGTGGGTTAGGATTGATTTTATTGGGTATTAGATATATTTGCCAGTAAGCCAAAGGGATTTTAGTTTGAATATCAAAGTTTATTGGTAAATTATTTGAACTTAAATATAAATTTAAGTATCTAGTATAAAAAGATTTAGCTTTAATTATTTAGGAGTATACATATGGGAAGGGTACTTTTAGGGGTAGTGGTTAGTAAAAGAATAGCCAACGACATTAGAAAAAGTAAGTTTAATATTTCAAAATATCTTGAAATAACTCAATTTAAGGTATTGAATTTAGATAGTATGCAAGTAGAGGATGCTGGTATCAATGATATAGGCAGTATAACTAATTTTAATTTTGATGTATCAAACAATATTGCTACAGTAAAAGTTGCATTTGGAAAGTGTTGTTATGCAGAGGATACAGTTGGTAATAGCTATATAGTCTTTTGTGGTGATGAGCTGGTAGAAAATATAGTTTATTTGCAGGTCTATGAGTTTAAGTACTTTGAAGTTATATTTGATTGCTTAAATAAAACCTATGAGATTGCACCTAAAAGTAAGCGTTGCAGTAGCTTTGAACTGTCAGCTGATTTTTCTAATATAGAATTTACTTCTATATGTAGCCTTGGATACAAATTAAGTTATGGTATGTACATATTAGGTGATATTGCTATCATAGGGGAAATGAGTGAGTGTGTAATTGTACCTAATGGTGTTAAAACAGTTTATTTTGAGGGTGAAATAGCAGGTGATTTAGATTTTAGTATAGTTATACCTCCAAGTGTTGATAAGCTAGTATTTAAAAGTTGGTTTTGGGCTATGAGGGCTATAGAAAAGCATGATAAAATTGTTAGAGTAGCTTTGCCAAGTTCTAATTTTGATAAATTGTATAAAATCACTGCAAAGAGAATAGAAGCTGACTATAAAATTGCTTTGAAAAGGCATAGTTTAAGTGATGCTAGGTATTTTGAGTACATAGATAGCTTAGATAAAGAGCATGTATTAAAGTTAGCAGGGATAAGCATAGATAGGTATTAGTTTATGAGTTTAAGATACATAATAGGTTTGAATTTAACAGATGATACAGATTTAGATAGCTTTAATAATCAAGGCTATTTTTACATAAAGGGGTTTAAGATATTTGACACCAATAATTATACTGCATACGATGTTAGCCTAGAGGAGTTTATGGGCATAGAGTGTATGGATTTGAATATAAAAAGTGGTATAACTGGTAATGTTTTGAAAAGTAATAGGTTGCTGGTAGACAGGTTTGGAGGATTGAAAGATACTCATCCACTTACTACTAGAGAAATTCCTATATTTTATAAAGGAAATAACATATATAATTATGATTATGTAATAGTAAAATCACGATTTTGCTCTATGTATATTGATTTGTCTGACTATACCTTTGAAGTTGGTGTTAGGGCAATTGAATTTTTTGAGGATATAAGTTTTACAAATGCTACTATTATATTTTATACACGCACTCCTGAGTGCAGTACATTTGAAGCTGATTGCCTAATGGCAGTTGGAAATTGCTTGACTGTTAGAGGTACAGCTATATATTATAATGGTTATGGATTACTTAACTGCCATAAGAATATATCATCTTATATTATAGATGGTAGCACTAAGAAATTGTATATAGATTTAGAGTGTTGTGGTAGTGATACGACTATAGTTCTTCCAACAGGCATAGAGAGTGTATGGATGTATAATGCATCTAAGTTAAAAGCACCATTAAGAATTTTAATGAGTAACAAAAGTAATAAGACAGTTTTGCTGTCAAAAATACTCCGCTGTGTAACAGAGTCTCATGATGTTGCAGTTTTAGATGACTTAGATATTTTATTGTGGCACTTAGACAGGTATAATATTACAGTAGACTTTTACTGATGTTAAAGTTTAATTATAAGATTGGGAGAGCATAGGTTTATGGGAAAATTACTTTTAGGAGTAGTAATCAGTAAGGAAATAGCTGATGAAATTAAAAATAAAAAGTTTAATAACTTTAGATATACTAGGTCTGTACAATTTAAAGTGTTAAATTTAGATAGTATGCAAGTAGAGGATGCTGGTATCAATGATATAAACAATATAGTCAACTTTAAGTTTGATGTGTCCGATAATACAGCAGTTGTAGGAATTGAGTGTACTGATGGGTTAATAGAATATGCAGAAGATGAAGATAGCAGATATCTGGTATTTGTAGGTGATAAATTAGTAAGTTATAGAGTTTATGAGGTAGATTATATATTTCAATATCATATACAGTTAGTATTTAACTTTAATGAGGGAACATATAAAATATTGCCTAACAGCATAGATGTTTCTAGTAATTTAATTTATAACTTTATTGATTTAGAGTTTGGCTCTATCTGTAGTCTAGGTTACACATTACAGAGTGGAGTAACTGTAGTAGATGATATCATTGTTATAGGCAAAATAGGACAGTGTTTAATAATACCTAGTGGTGTTAAGACAGTTTATTTTGAGTACGGACTGGAAGATGATATAGATTGTAGCATAGTTATACCACCTAGTGTTGATGTGATATTCTTTAAAAATAAGTTTTGGAACTCAAGAGTGCTAACAAAATTACATAATACTGTAAGAATAAGCATACCTAAATCAAATTTTTGGAGCTTATATATTTATATAGGTAACAGTGTAAAGAAAAGCTATTTTAAACATGGCAGTGCAGATTTAGGGTATTCACTTGAGAAAGATGTAATAGATTTTGCACTAGAAGCAATGAATATAGAGATAAGCAGTTATTAAGGAGTTTATATGTCTTATATATTATTAGAATTACATATAGATGAGCTGAGAGACAGATATAGTTTAAAGGAGTTAAAAAACATATACAGCATAGTAGGTGATGACACTATACCAATATATAGAATAAAAGTTATAGATACATCTGATTTTAGTATATTAGACTTGGATATTAAGTCTATAACTTCTAATAACATAGAGATATGCGGATTAGGAGCAATAGATGATTACTTAAAGACAGATAAAGGATTGGAGTATCTTAATATAGATTTATATGGTAACTATCATGGAGGCAAGTCACTTAGCTATGTGCCATTGTTTTTAAATAATAAAGTTATAGATATCGGGTATGAATATTGCCATTTATCTTTAATGTGTAAAAAAGAGTACAGTATAAGTTTAAGGGTTAAGATGAAAGACTTAAGTTTATGTGTTATAATTGATAATATTATACTATTAAAAAAGTATTTAGCTAAGGATATTGAATTAGGTATAACTAAAGATGACATAGATTATAAAGGAGATTACTATTATAAGTACATATACACCCCTGATTATCCATTGGATATGTATTTGCTTAATATATCTAAAAATATGCAGATATACTGTGATAGATTAGCCATAATAAAATTAAGTGAAGATACATTTGTACCTAATGGAGTAACATATGCAAATATGAGTGGTTTAGTCAATAAACATGTGAGTGTAGTATTGCCGCCTAGCATAGAAGACATGTCAATATTAAGTAGCATATACAATAAGCATAAAATTGATTTATACACATCTAAAAATAGCAACAATAAAATTAAAGCTAGGCTAAAAGATGAAAAGATAAAAATGATATGTAACATAAAGGAGTATTAGTTTATGAGTAAAATACTTGTAGGTTATATTGTGGATATAGATGAGAGTGCATTACCAACTCCTAGTAGTGCGATTAAGCATAAAAATAATACTCTATACTCTGATACTGAGATTGATGTATTAGGGTACAGAGTATTCAACACTGAAAGTTTTGAGTTAGAGAGTTTAAGCTTAGCTGAGGCTTATAAGACTGTTCAAAACTGTATGTGGCAAACTAAAATTTATATTAAAAATTTTATAGATGACAGTGGAAAGTTTGTTAGGGTTAGTGCAAAAGATAGAAGGATGAGTTATGTGCAAAATTATCCTTTGTTTAATACAGATGGTTTATTAGATAATACATATAGATTTTTAAGAATTAGAATATATCTATCATATAGTGTAGAGGTAGACTTAGTAACTGGAGATTTTAATTTTTATTACTTAGATTTGGATATAATACATGGGCTGGATTACTGTGGGGATTACTATGAAGTGATTGTAAGTACAGAAATTGAATCTAATAATGAATACTTACATAAATGTAGTGAAACTGTTTATATGTTTAATAAAGCTTGCATAGTAACTGAGGTTAGTGAAGATACAGTGGTACAAAATGGAATAGAAAAAGTTGCAATAAAGCTTAATAATTATAGTGAAGAGATTCATAGCATTGTTATGCCACCTAGTATAACAAAAGTAGATTTTAGCATATCTTTTAATTCGAGTTTTAAGCTACGATTAAGTCTAATAAAAATGTATGTATCACGTATAAATTGTGACATTATATTTGATGGCTTAATAAGAGAGCTAATACACTCAGATAAGATAGATAGCTTAGATGAAAAGATTAAGGCTTTTAGAGATGAGTTAGGTATAATTATAGAATTTTATTAGTTTATGGGGGATATTAAATGGCTAAAATTTTACTAGCTATGTATTGCTTTAGGGTAGACGATTGCTTTAAGACATCTGGAATATACAGTGAATATTTAGACACTAAGTATAAGTGCAATAAGTTTATGATTTTAGACTCTGATACTTTAGATATATACGAATACAGCTTTGAGGATATAGTAGCATCTTGTGATAGAATTTATGGCTTATGGGTAGGAGAGAGCAAGACTGGGTATGGGAATTTTAGCAATTACTTTAGTGAGTATGGAATTTCATATAATATAGCAAGTGAAGAACTTGTAGCAGAGTTACTGGAAGCTCCTAGTAAGATTCATAAGGTTCCAATAATATATAAGGGAAATGTGTTAGATGGCAGTTCAAGGCTGATTAAGTTACATAGTGCTGACAATAAGCTACTAATAGAAGTGGATGTATTGACTAAAAGTATAAAAGTTAGCATATCTTATTGTGTAATAGAGGAGCCTAAATATCATGTAATACTTGACTCAGAAGATGGAATAGAAACTTTTATACCTGAAGATTATTTTAATAATATATTTGATAGATTAGCAGATAGCGTGTATAGATTTAAAGACAAACTCTATGTTGAGTTGGGTAAGTTGAGCAATACAGAAGATATAATAGTGCCTGATGGGTATGCTACTGTTTATCTGAATATAAAAGGCTTGACAAACCATACTCATAGCATAGTGGTGCCTCCAAGTGTTGAGAAAATTTTAGTTGGTGGAGCATTGCCTGAGGTAGGTAATAAATATTACTTTTATAAATCTAGGATAACACTATACTTGACTAAAAGAAATAGCATTAAATTGCTTAAAAATTTATATAGTAACCTAAAAGGTTTGAGTTTACTTGATAATATTATATATAAATTTAAAGATGTAGATAGCATAAAAGACGAATTGGAAAGTGAGTATAACTTGTTTATTGAGCTATACTAGAGGAGTATTATGGATAATAGCAGTAAAGTGGCAATAGGAATGATTTGTGACTCATATGTGTGTAAAAATACTTTGATTAGTAGCTTAAATACTATAAGTCAGGTTTATTGGGATAGCATTAGATATTATTACTTATGCAGTGGATTCAGAATATTAGACTTAGCAACATTAGAAATAAATGATTATAGCATAAAAGATGTTATGGGTTTAACTGATATAAAGGGAATAAATTATTTTGATGAGAGTGACATTGTAAATGATAGACTGCCTCTAAACATCTTTGGCTGTACAGATAGGTTTACTAGGGATAACTTTATAGACAGCAATGGTAAATTTGATGTACCTATATCTATAGATAGACTGCCAATAGTAACGACTAACTTAAGTTCATCTTTTAGAGCTTTTATAAAGAGCAAGGATAAATTGATTAAAAGTATTGCCCGCATAGTTTGTGAGGGGAGTTATTTTGATATATTTGTAGATGTGAATACAAAGAATATAGAGGTTACTTTGTTTAAATATGAGAATACTGTGTACAGTTCTAAATATCCTTGGGTATGCAATATGCTTAATTTATATATCGGAGCAGACATATATGAAGTTATACATCTGAATAGTAGCCAAGGCTTTGGGTTATATAAGGACATAGCAGATGGTGTGGCATCTTTTAGTGATAGCATAGCCATAAATTTAGGAAATAGTAATATATCATGTGATATTATAGTGCCTGATTGTTATAAAAATTTGCGTATAATATCTAGCTTTCTGGATTATAGTAAGAAAAAAGTGTATAAAATAGTAATACCACCTAGCATAGACAGAATTAAGTTTATTGATAAAAAGTATTTTAAGGAAATGAACATTATATTGTATATACCTAAAAGTCGAATTGACTTAGTGTATAGCACGTATAAAGATATTTTTGATTACAGTATAGGCAGTGGGTTGAGCATACTTAAAAGCAAGCTAACTAAAACTGGGTATGATGATATAGTAAACTTTATGATGCAAAAGCATAACATATCCATTGAGTTGTACTGATAGTTTATTAGGAGGTTTTTAGATGGCTAAAGTAATGGTTGCTATGTATTGTTTTGAATGTCCGGATGATTACAATGAGTGTGACGAGTATGATGACGGAGAAACTGGGTTTGTATCCGATGATAAGCTTTTAAATGCCTCTTTACTTTGTGATAAGTTTAGGGTATTAGATTTGGATACTCTTATTATAGATGATTATAGCTTTAGAGATGTAGTTGAACTAAGAGATGAGATAGTAAATTTACATTTAGGTGAAGTGAGTGAAGAGAGTTTAGACAGAGGGTATGAGTATTTTAACTTATTAGGGTGTACTCAGAACTTTATAGATTCAGAGTACGGATACGATAAAACTGGAAACCTTGCAATTCCTGATGATTGTAATTATATGCCTATAGTCTATAAAGGTGAAGTAGTGGAAGATGAGCGTGTAGTGAGAGTAGACTGTTGCGATGAGCCTATAAGTTTATTTGTTGATGTCTTAGATAAAGAAGTGGAGGTTTGCATATCAGATTGCATAGTTAGCAAGGAAAAATTAGAGTCTGAAGATTACTGCTTTATTGTTGCTACATTATCATTTAGCTATTTTGAGAACATAGTTACAAAAGTTTCGAAGGACATATGGGAATTTGGGGATACTGCTTGCATACTGCTTAATCATAAGAGTAGCCCACATGATATAATTGTACCAAACAGATATAAGAAAGTTTGTTTAGATGTAGGACATATGGATGAAGGTGCATTTGGAGTTGTAATTCCACCAAGTGTAGACATAGTTAGTTTGGATAGAGCACTTGAGGTAATGGGGGTTGACTATTACTTAAAAAATTCTAATTTGACTTTATATTTTCTTAATAGTGGCAAGACTAAGAAAATACTTAGCAACTTATATAAAAGTTTGTTAGATGATAAGCTCACCGTTAATGCGTTTACAAGTGGGTTTATGAATCTAAATAGCTTAGTTAAAAAGCTGAAAGATGTATATAACATAGATATTGAGTTTTATTAAGGAAAGTTTATGAGTATTAAAATAGTAGTTGGTGTTATCATAAAGAGTGAAGATGATTTACCTAGTATAGAAGATTTAAAATTCAGTAATAGCAGTATAGAAACTACTGTTGGTATAGATGGATTTATGGTTGTTGACTTAGCCGATATCACATTAAAGGCTATAAGTTTAGATGAGTGTAGTAGATATCATTATAAAAGCATAGATTTAACTCATTTACCATTATATGTTACTATAGAGAGTCACATAGATTCCAGTGGTGCATTAGTTAGAAATATAGTAGCAGATGATATAAGTAATGATACTTTAGTTGGTAGATGTATATACAATCATAATGGTTTATTAGAGAGTATGCTTAAGATAATCAAAATTAGGATGACTAATTGGGTTAAGATATTACTGGACTTAGTAACTGGAGATTTTAGCTTTAGTTATTTAGACTTAAAAATCATAGATTGTGATTTAAGTGAGGATGGGGCTTATGAGATAAGAAGTTATCTAGGGTTTGACTTTGGGGGCAGCGAGTATTTTACCGAAAATAATGGCGTGTACATATTTGAAAATACTTGCATAGCTGATTCTATTGAGGAAGATGTTATAATACCTAGTGGAGTAAACAAAATAGCTTTAAGATTAAATAATTATGACAAAAGTACTTATAGTTTGGTAATACCACCTAGTGTAGAGGTAGCAAAGTTTATGAGCTATTCAAGTTCTAGTTCTTTTAGGGTTAATTTAAGCCCATTAGATATGTATGTATCTAATGCTAACAGTAGTATTATTTTAAATGCATTGAGATGTTGCTTAAAAACTAAGGATATAAATTATAGCAATACAGATGACTTATTAAGTGCTATTCACAAAGAGTTGAAGATTAGTATAAATTTTTATTGATGTAGTTGTAGCTTATACTGCACAAATTAGCTTTAATATAATTTTGAGTATAAATATTTTTAAAGTTTATTAGGTTAAAATATATTAAGGAGTATACAGTGAGCAAAATAGCAGTTGGGATGATTTGTGACTCTTATGAGCATAGGAGTAGCATTTTAAAAAAGATTAAAAGTATAAATCAACTGTACTTTGATTCAGTGCAATACTATTATAATTGCATAGGGTTTAGGGCAGTAGATTTAGATACACTTGAGATAGAAGATTACAGTATAAAAGAGGCTATAGGATTAGCAGGTAGAGTTAGAGGAATAAATCCCTTTGATGAAAGTGACTTAGTAGATGGGAAGTTACCATTATGCCAACTTGGGTATACTGAGAGATTTATGATTGAAAACTTTATAGACAGTAATGGAAATTTAGACCCATCTCTAAGTATAAACGGATTAAAGGATTTTCCAGTTATACTTAGTGAAAGACCTAGTTTTTCTTTGATAAGTAGGTATAAAAAGAATAAAGAAATAAATAAGCAGATAGTTGACATAATTGATAGAGCAACAATATGTAGCGTTTATGTGGACATTATTAAGAAAGGAATTAAAATTGAGTTACATAGAAATTTTGTGTATTCTTGTGGATGTTTTAAAAGGATAAGAGCATACCATAGTGATTTGAACTATGGTGTCATATTAGTTGAGGATGCAGAATTATTTAGTTTATACGATAAATTCGGTTGTGATGCTGTAGCTGGATTTGGAGACAATTTAGTAGTTAACTTTAATAGAAAGGTTTTAAGTAGTGATACAGTTATACCAAATACATTCAAAAAAGTGATATTAGATGGCAGTAACTTATCAGAGTATAGCCCTAACAAGGGAAAAAGTTATAGTGTTGTAATTCCACCAAGTGTAAATAACATTGTTATTAAAAATAAATCACCATATGAAGATAAAAGCACTTTAGAAAATATAAAGTTGACTTTGCATATATCAAGTAAACGCAAAGACTTAATACATGAAATTTATAGGCAGTTGTCTGATACTATACTAGACTCAAGTATTAAGATAATTAGAAGTAAGCTTACAGAAGATGGATATAAAGACATAATAAATTTTATTGCAGATGAGTGTAAAGTAGGAATTGAGTTGTACTGATGGTTTATTAGAATTAACATAAAAGTTATAAAAGTTACTCCTATTTTGTTTATTAGTAGGAGTAATTTTTAGTTAGGGGTAAGTAAGAATGAATTTACTATTGATAGGAATATACATAGAAGATGATTTTAATAGAGATAAGATAGTTTATGAGGATACTAGCTATGATAGCTTAACTACATATTATAGCGGAGAAACATATGATTATTATTTTAAGACTAGAAAGTTCAGAGTGATAGATTTAGATACTTTAAATGTATTTGATATAGCACTAGATAAAATTATAAAAGATAATATAACAATTAGGCATTTGTTTATTGATTATTATGAGCTAAATAGTGATACTAATTACATAGAGATAAATGTTGCTGGCTTTGATGAGTATACTTCAAGAGATAGGGAATTATCAAATACTTATATGAATATTGATAAAGGCATATATCATATACCTTTGCTTGATAAAAATAAAAATAAGCCTCAATATGTATGTTTTAGAACTATTGACTTTAATAATCGTTATAATGATGTATTTATGCTAACTATAGATGTTATAAATGGCGGAGTAAGTGTAGGTTGTTACAAAAATGAGTACATTTTGACTTTGGGAAATTTCAGTAGACAAGTTAGTTATAATAATGTTAAAACACTTATTGGTTTAGACCTTGAAAAAGACATACCTAATTTTGTTAAGGTTTTAGGAGATGGTGTATTTATTGCATTTGGTGTAATATGCTTTATAGATAAAAAGTGCACTGTTTCAAGTATAGTTATCCCTGATGGAGTTAAGTATTTGATTTCTATTTTAGATTTTAAGCAACATCATATAATTATTCCAAAAAGCATAGAGAAATGTTATTTTGAGGGTGATAGATTTTATAGATATCATTATAATAGAGGTGACCTTACATTACATTTGCATAAGAATTTTAATATAGCTATATTAAGAGGCATAGTAAGTGCATCAATAGATGCTAATTATAATTATCTTAAAAACTATTATGATATAGACTTATCTAAATTTCCAAGTACAGAGCAAAGGACTTTAGGGAACTGGTTAGAGCTGGCTGATAAACTTGGAATAATAGTAGAGTTTTATGAGTAGTTTATTAGAGATACACATAGAAGTAAGGAGTCAGGTGTGCGAGTATTTGTAGGAATAAATATAGACAGTGATATTGACTTTAGTAAATATTCAAAATATACGAATATCCCTGTAAAAGTTAATAGCATAAAGGTTTTAGACCTAGACACTATAAGTTTAGTAGATTTAGATGTTAAAGACTGTAAAGATGTAATAGGCTTTAATTTTGATAGCAAAAAATATGAATATGACTTCACAATAAGTTGCTCCTACAGAGCTAATAGGAGATATATCTATACAGATGCTAAGTCAAACTATATCAATAGCAGTATTGCAGTATACCAAAATGATAGTTTACTAGGAGGAGAGAACAGTGTTGTACTCCTAAATTTTAATGATAGCTTTGCAATGGAGATAAGTCTTTTAAATTTTGCTTTGAAGATTACTCATACAATCTGTACTCTCTATAATGAGATTAGCATAGATACTGATTGCAATGGATATGAAGATTTATTGCTTATTATAGATGTTGAGGCTGATATATTTGAAGCTACTAAGATATTTTCTAAAATTGATGAATTTACTTATAGTTTATTTGATAAAACTTATATTATATCAGAATTGCATAATGATGTTATAGTAAGTAGCAATATAGATACTTTAGTAATTTATCTCGGTAATATAGATAAGCATTGCAATGCGGTTATACCACCTAGTGTAAATAGAGTGATTATTGGAGGAAAATACGGTTCAGATTTTTGTGATGACGAAGGAGATTTTATTGTGACTTTTCTTATTCCGGAGAGTAAAAAAGATGAGATTTTGGAACTCATAGCTGATGAGTTAAGGTATCCTAATATTGCTCATTTAACAGATATACAGGTATTAGACAGATTTGGTTTGGATGCCAAGTATTACAGATAAAATTGGGTTTAACATGTTATTTAGATGATATGAAAGTCTATGAGCGAGGGAAATATGAGGCTATTAGTTGGGTATAACATAACAGATAAAGCGTATACTAAGTTAAAAGAGGGAAAGTATGCAGATGTATACACAGAATACTTTGAGATAAATGGGTTAAAAGTATTTGACTTAGATAATTTTGATTTTTATGATATAAGTTTAAAAGACTGTATAGATGGTCAATTAGATATAATTGGGTGTGACATAATATTTGAAAAGTGTTCATTTGAATATGGTGTGTTGGTTAATTCAAGAGGAGGAGTGTTTTTTAGAACTGACTTTGGTTGCGAGAATATGCTAGAAAGGAGTAGAGTGTGTTCTCCTTTATTTTATAACAATAAGCCAGCTATAGAGACTGGAACTGAACCATATATGACTTATAAGCATAATAGTTTCACTATAGTAATAGAGCTTGAAACTTTAAATTTTGAGATAAGGGTATTTGAGTTTACTGTATTGAAGTCTGGAGACTTTAATAGTAACTATGAGGACTTTATATATTGTGTTCCAGATTTTGGATATACTAGAAAATTTGATATATCAGATAGACTAACAGACGCTCTTAAATCTATTGTAGCTGAGGAATACGGGTTAGTTTATGTGAATGATGTGCTAGCTATTTGTAATAGCTTTAAAGGGCTTGATTGCGTAATTAAAAATGGAATAAAATATATTACAATACTTATTATAGCTGACTACAATAGTATTGTAATTCCTCCTTCAGTTGAGGTTATTAAAATAGATAAAGGCAAACTAAGTTATGGGATGGACTATGAAATTGACCATATGCGTAATCCCATAAAGCTTATATTACCAAGAGTAACTTTAAATAACATGGTAAGTGGGTTGCTAAAAAGCTTGAAATCCCCTAAAAGTTGTTACTTAGGAAAATTAGAAGAAAATATAGACGAATTGAAAAATTGCAATATAGAAATAGAGGTTTACGGGTAATAGATTACAGATAACTTGATTGTTAAAGACTAAGGCAGGTGTTTATGAGTAAAATAATAGTAGGTATAAATATAGATAATACAGTTAAGCTTCCAAATCTTCCAGATAAAAGCTCTATAGATGTAGAAGTCACTAGCATAAAGGCATTAGACTTAGACAATATGGAGTTAGTAGATGTAGGTATAAATAACTGTGAAGATGTTATTGGGATTAAGGATACTGAGGATTTCGGCAATACTTTTACTATAACAACAGATGAGAATTTAGCTAGAGTGTATGCCACTTCTAGCAATATAGGTGAGTATATGGGATCAGGTCATATAGCTGTATTTAGGGACAATGAAATTTTGGCTGGAGCTTTTCGTAGTAATGTTCAATTATATTTTAAAAGCTCAATAGTTATTAGGTTTAACTTATACAATCATACATATAAGATTGAACACAAAATAAACAGATTATATGACTGCTGGTTGACTAGTGCTAAAAACAAATATTATGACATAGAAATTTATAGGTATTTAGGTATAGGTCTGGATTGTGCAGGTATATTTAATAAAATTGAGAAATACGATTATAGTTTATTTGATATAGCATATATAATAACTGAGTTACATAGAGATGTTATTATTAGCAATGGATTTAAAATTTTAGTAATAGATTTAGAGAAAGCTACTGTGGAGTGTAATGTAGTAATTCCACCTAGTGTAAGTGAAGTATACTTTAGTAATAATTTTTATAGGAACACTAGGGCTAAGATGAATATATCTAATAACACTATAATTTTTAATGTATCTAAGAGCAAAAGAGATGAAATAGTAAGTTTTATGGCAAATCAGCTGAAATACCCTGATATTAGCCACTTAGATGATTATGATGTTTTAGACATATATGATTTAAAGGTAGCTTGCTATTAAATGGGCTGTTTATTAGGAGATAAAAATGAGGTTATTATTAGGGTATAACATAACAGATAGAGCATATGCTTATATGAAAGAAAAAGAATTTAAGGGCTTAGAGCGTGATAGTTTTGAATTTGATAGTATAAAAGTTTTAGACTTAGATAGCTTCAGTTTTTATGATATGGACTTGAGAGAGTGTGCAGAGTATGATATTGAAATATTAGGATGCAATATAGTTTATGCTAAGTACTTATATAGTTGTGATTATGTTAAGGTTACACTTAAAGGAGAAATAGTTTATCATAGCAATTCTATGAATTTTTTTAGCAGTAGCTTTAAAAAAGAATGTAGCCGTTTGTTTTACAAAGGCAAACTAACTCCTGTAACTGGTAGTTGTGATAGGTATTTAACTTACAAAAACAATAATTACACTATAATTATAGAATTAGAAACTTTAAATTTTGAGGTAAGAGCATATGATTTTATAGTGTATAAATCTGGAACTTTAAGTGAATATTATGGTGACTTTGGTTTTAGTATGGATATACATAGGGAACTAAAAGAAACTTTAAGAAGCTTGGTAACTGAAGAAGATAAAATAGTTTATGTGGGAGATATACTGGCTATATGTGGTAGATACATTAGAACTGATAACTCAAGTTCAAGTGCAGAGAGTATGCTTAAAAATGGAATAAAATATGTTTACATAGCAATTACTACTTATGCTCAGACTTTTGTAATACCACCAACAGTTGAGAAAATAAGCATAGACAGTAAATTTAAAAATTATTTAAGCATGCATAATCATATAAAGTTGTTATTACCTAAGGTTAAGTTAGATAGCTTAGTTTGTCAATTAGCAAAGGAAATGAAGCTCAGTGAAGATGGCTACCTAGGAACTCTTGAAAAAGAAATAGATGCATTAAATAAAAGGAATGTCTTAATAGAGGTGTATGGATAAAATGTTTATATGTTTAGGGTATAATGTAGATGAAAACAGTTTAAATAAGTATTTTAAAAATAGCATTAAAAATAAGACAGTAAGGATAACAGGAGTTAGAGCCTTAGACTTATATACATTTGAAACTTTAGATTTAAGCCTAGATGACATAGTAGAAAACAGGTTAGACATAGGCGGTTCTGTGTTAGATTATACTGAAATGGAGAAATCAATATATGTTTATGTGGGGGCATATGATAGCATAGAATATTTTCAAGGTGAAGAATATAACCTTGTATCATATGAGTCAAATAATTTAAGTAGACCTGTATTTTGTAATGGTAAACTTGTAGATGGATTTCCTAACAATCAAAGTTTTAGGTCAAATTATATAGTAAATTATAGGATTGGGTATTTAGATTTATATATAAACACTATAACTTCTGGTGTATTAGTAAAGGCTTGTGAGTTTGAGTTATTAAATATAAATTATAAAGGTGACGAATTGTCAGGATTATCACCAAGGTTTTCATGTAATTTAGATGCTAAGAAATTTAGTATAAGTGCATTGAATATTTACAGGGATGGCAATGTAGAGTATATAAATAATATTTTAGCTTATATTGAAAGATTGTTTTATGAGGCTGAAGATGAGCTTACATATGTTGTAAGTAACGGAGTTAAGTATATTGCTATTGGTAACCTTAGAAATAGTTTTACTTTAGTAGTTCCAAATTCAGTAGAAGATATACACTTAGTTAATGATGATATCAGATTAGATAAGAGCTATAAAATATTAGTAAGCTTAGAAAAGTATAGTTTACTAGTAGATAAAATATATGATAGCCTTGATGTCGAATGCGATGGTGAAGGCTTAGCAAAGAAGTTAAAAATTATAAAGGCATTTAATATAGAGGTTGATACATATGGGTGATAGTAGAGTAGTTATAGGTTTAAATGTTAGACTTAATATAAGTAATAAAACTAAAGATTGGTTAGGAAGTATAAAAGTTTTTGATTTAGAGACTTTTAGCATATATGATGTACCTGTAGTTGAGTTAGATGATGAGCTTTTAAAATTTAAAGAAATGTGTGATAACTATACAATAGGTGAGGTTAGCTCTGACTCATATGACAAATTAAAGGGTACAATATACGATTATGGAAGAATACCTATATATTCCAGAAATGATTTATTAAACTCTAGGCGTGAAATTTATCTTGATGATGATAAGCAGTATGCTAATTTGGTGTCTATTTATGTTAATGATGTGATAAAGTCTAAGGATAAAAATGCTTCTAATATGGTTACTTGTGGAATAATAATAGATGCTGATAATTTTGATTTTTGCATAAAATTTGGTTGTTATGTAGCTTATTCAAGTAACCCAAATAGAGAGTGGAATTTAGGAATAAGTGAATTATCAAACACTCAGGTTAAGTCATATGCTGAATTGATGTGTGGATATAACATAAGGTGCGATAGTAGGGTTAGGGGATACATTAGTAAATTAGCCATAATAGACACCAATGAAAAAGTAGTTTATGGGGATTTGATGTTATATAGAGCAAGTGAGCATCATATAAATCACCTAGATATTGTGGTAGACAATGATATAAAGAGTACTATACTTGAATTAAGAAGTGCATTTGCCTCTAGCATAGTGTTTCCACCTAGTATAAAAAATGTATATCTAAATATAGGCAGGGGAAATTACAATAGCTTATCTAATAATTACAATGTATATTTTAAAGCAGGTTCAGAAGTTAATATGCATATAATAAAAAATGGTAATTATAACACAATAGATGGAGTATTCAACTCAAGTAATTTTGATGAGTTAGAGGATTACATAAAGGTGAATATTTATGAGTAAAGTGTTTATAGGGGTTAACTTAAAAAATGATGATACAGCTACAGAAATCATAAGTGAGCTTAGAAACATCATAGGTTATTATAATTTTGTTATAGAAAGCATAAAAGTTTTAGACCTTGAGACATTAGAATTTGAGGATTTTGACTTAGGATATGTGATAAACAGCGGAGTAGCAATAGAGAATATCAGCATAGGTAACGGTGCATATCTTAAGGAATTAGAGAGTGTTAAGAATGACTCTGACTTCATAAGTAAGACTGTTATTACTGATAACAGTATATACTTGAGAATGAATAAGGATAAGGAATGGGTATGCAATGGAAGTACTGATGATTGTGCTGTATTTTTAAATGGCAAGTACATTAGTATAAGTGATGAATACTCTAATGTTTTAATATCATCTTATGATAATAATTATAAGCTATATGTAGATTTAAAAAGCTTATGTATAAGAATTGATATTTATGAGCATACTATTTGTGGGTTTGATATAGGCATTAGTGAAAAAGAGATTACTATTTCAGTTGATGAGCTTGAATATAAGATTAAGTGTTTAATAAAAAATGATGATGGTTACATAGATGCCAATGGTGTAGTAGGCATATTAGCCTTAGATAAAGTAGGGTTAAAAAAGCAATGTGGTACTGTAATATTTAAAGCTGGAATTAGATATGCCGTAATAAGATTAAGTTCAGATGTGAATTACGATATAATCATACCACCATCTGTAGAAGATATAGAGATACTTAATGATTATCACATATATCAAGGTGGAAGTTGCTTTATAAATTTATTTATACCTAATGTAAATAAAGAGAACTTAGTATTAGGTAAATTGATACACTGGTCATATACATTTAGTGCAGGAGTAGCTTTTGACTATGAAGATAAGGTTAAGTTTTTAAGTGATAGAAATTTTGTAATAAATACATATTAAAAAAGAGTTGCTTTTGAAGTTAAAATATACTTTAGAATAGTTAATAGTATAAAATTTTAGGAGGTTGTTTATGAGCAGGTGTGTATTTGTAGGTTATAACCTACTAGATAAGAATGATTTTATAAGAGTAAGGGATACATTTATTGATTTTAGTAAGTATCTGTTTGTTCCGGATAATCAAGATGAGGAGAGATTACTTAGGAAAAATATAATCAGTTTAACTAATCCTAATCTAAACAGATATTTTAAGACTAATAGTGTTAAAGTATTTGACACACTTAGTATGCAGGTAATTGATTTAGGTATAGTAGAAGCTTTAGGTTCTAATGTAACAGCAATGAATCCACTTGTGATTAAGGATGGGCAGGTAAATAAAAATGTAATAGATAGCTTAAATAAATATGGGTATATAATGGTAAACTTAACAGGTTGTCCATTCCCGCTTATTGGTCAACAGACTAGCCATATAACTCCTATGTTTTACAATAATAAAGTGGCTTGGGATAATTCTACTGGATTAAATATACATATATGGCGTTCTGAAGGTAGGGCATCTTATAATGATAGTACATTAGATATAATGATTAACCTTGATAATTTTTCAAGTGCAGTCTTTTATAAAAGGAGGTTGCTATTATGTGATAAGGGAATAAATCCTAAGATGCTTGGAAAGTGCCTATATGAAATAAATGACTTTTATTATAGTGTTGATAGCGGAGCAAAAAGTCAAATCATAGTATTATTAAAAAATATGGGGTTTGATGTAGGCTTTAGAGATGAATATATAGCTCATAAAAATAATATGATTTTAGAGATTACTGAAGATATGAATACATTTAGCATACCTAATGGCATAGAGAATGTTTATTTGAGCCTAAGATATAGGTCAAGTAACTTACAGATAGTATTTCCACCTAGTGTTAAGAATATAAAGCTTATGCATTTCTCTCCTAGCTCAAGTTCAAGATATGTTTATGAGTTTATGTTTAGTAAGACTACAAAGAAATCAGTCTACAGTACGATTATCGATAGAATGGTGAATAGGATAAAAGAAAACGAGGCTAAGTGTGAAGTTAGAGTCAGTGAGTATTAAATTATGGATACTAGAGTATTAGTAAGTGTCATACTTAATAATGAGCGTGGCAAGTTAGGTTTAGAATGGCAGTATGCAAGGGCTATATGCAGTTTTATAGACTCCTACCATGTTGACAGTGTTGACAGGATTAGTTTAATAGATAAATTAAGAACTTTAAGTTCAGATTACTTTGTATATGTTAAATATGCAAATGTAATGAATTTATCTACTCTTGAGATTGAGGTAATGTCAATAGAAGATTGTATCAGATATAATGTAATAGGCTTAGAGTTAGACCCGTCAGATTTATATAATGATGGGTCTATGCCTATAAATGTCTTTGGTTACAGTAAGAGATTATGTAGAAATGTAGATGCAGATAGCTGTGCACCATTCATATATGATGGAAAGCCTATTAAAATAGGAGATAGATTTAGTAAAAGCCTTATATATTATTATATAACTTATGGAGAATTAGAGCTACAGCTACATATAAACATTGAGAATAATACATTTAAGTTAGGTGATTTTATACAGACTGATGGGTTTAAAGACAGGGATGATAATGAAGACAAGCAGTGGTATGGGATGGGAATAAGTGTAGATAGTTTATGTGGGATATATTTATATAATCCAAGTTGTGCATATGGATATGAAATATGCATTATAGATGAGTTAGTAGATGACATAATTGTGCCTAATGGGGTAAAGGAAGTTAGGATATTATTAGCGGCATTAAGCAAGAGTAAGACAATAGTTTTACCAATTAGCATTGATAATATTATAATAGAATACAGTAGTATTCAGAATAAACATTTAAAAACTCATAATTGGGGTAGGGAAGCTACTATTATAGTGAGTAACAGTATAAAGGATAAGACTCTTATTGAAATAACTAGAGATATAATAGGTGGTATAAATGACAGGGATAGTGCTATAGAGTTTATTAGAAAAACAATATGTAAATTAGAATTTTATTGATAAGCTTTAATGTGCCTTAGTATCAATTTAGTATTTATGATATAATATTAAATTGGAGGTAAGTAGATGGGTAAACAGTTATTGGTTAGCTTTATATTGGAGGATGAGGCTGATAAGGACAGGATTGAGAAGGATTATGACTTAGCTATAAGAGATAGGCATTATAGAAGCATAGATAATGTCAGCGGAATGTATTATCATATGTTAGATGGAGATGCAGAGAAGTTTAATGTAAAGCTTATGAGGGTAGTAGACTTAGATACACTTGAGTCTAGCATAGTATCAATAAGAGAAAATATAAATAATACTTATGGTTTATGTGCAGATGAGAGAGACTTTTCAGAAAATGGTTATATAACCGTAGATACATTGGGGTTCAGCGGTAGATATGATAATGACAATGAGTATTATTGTGTGGCATTTGAATTTAATGACAAGATAGTAGGATTTAATGTCTGTGATGCTGATGGTGTAGCAGATATAGATGATAAAAATATCAAGTATACATTTAATAAAAATGGCAAGACATTTGATTTATTTATAGAGTCTGATAATAGCTATAGGGTAACTGAAAATAGCAGTGATTTAGATGTATTGCATAGTTTTTGGATAAATCTAAGAAAGAATGAGAGAGTGACAGGGATTGAAATAGTAGAGTAGCCTTATAAATTTATATTGTGACTTATTAAATTATTTATAGTTTAGCTTATTGAAAATTTTATATAACAGTATATGTAATTTTAGCTATATTTAATTTTAGTAAGTTATGAATATTAAGCTATTATTGATTGGGTAAAATAAAAAGCTTTTAGAAAAGTAGGCATACTTTGAATAATTTCAGGGTATGCCTTATTGATTTTTTAGGGTGACAGTATAAGTTATAAATTTAGAGTGTTTATTTATTGGGATATAAATTTAAGTTATTTGATTTTAGGGATGTTATATGTTATAATAAAAAAGTAGTTAAATCTAATATTTAAGTAGGGGTTATTAAAGGAGGGGTTAGATGGATAAGAGGGCTTTAATAGGGTTAGAGGTACATAATAAAAGTGATGTTGAGACTGTTATAATTAACTTGAATAAACATATAAGAAAAAATAAGATGTATAACACTTGTGGATGTTGCTATATTAGCCCTGATAATGAGACTAGGCATATAAGTGTTAAGAATGTGTATGTATTTAATTTTAGCACTTGGGATATAGAGAAGCTGTCTATAGCTGATTGCTTAGGGGTTGATATATATGGACTGAATATAAAGATAGATGACTTAAAAAAAGATGGCAGTGTAAATATGAGTATGACTGGTTGTGCGTTCCGGAGGAGGTATCTAAGTAGTCACTATTGTTATCCTGTAATATACTCTAATAAAGTAATTCAACCTAGAGAAAGGTACTCATCAGGCTATGATGTAAGTTATAGTTTATTAGGGTTGGACATAGGAATACCTGAAAGCATTCATGGGATTAAATTTAGGCTAATTATAGATTTAGGCACTATGAAGTTTGAGGCTTCACATAGGGGGTTCAACTTAAATTGCAATGAGCATATGGCTAAACTTGGTGTATTTTATAGCCGTGGTGCTGACTTGTACTATGAGGACTCAGAGTTTGTAAGTGAGCTAGAGTATTTGCCTGCCATAAATGTTTTAGACTCTTTGATATTGTATTGTTTTTGTAAAGATGATAGGGATGTTACTGCTATTATTCCTGATAATATAAAGCATTTGTTATTTGACATATATCGTGAGAAAAGCTCTTTTGATTATAACTTAATAATACCAAATAGCTTAGATAGTTTAAGAATAATGGACTTTGATTATTCAGATACTAAAGATTGTAATATAGTTTTATACTTTAGTAAAGTTGGTAGCTATCGTTTATTAAAGAGTTTAACTGATAGTTTATTACCTAGAATATATGGTAAACATAACATAACAGATACAGAAAGTGCAGTTAGCTTATTAAATGAGTTAGGATTTAAGGTAAAGTTTTATGGGTAAGAGAGTAATTGTAGGTTTATTAGTAGATGACATAGATGAAGCTAATAAATATCAAGATATTTTAAATAAAATGTTTAATAGCATAGAGGATTGTGATGATAGCTACTTTAGTTGGGAGTCTATTACTCATCAAGAAAGCTTATACAGCAAATTAGTGAACTATGGTAACAGTAGCTTATTAAAGATATCTGGGTTTAAAGTATTTAATTTAAGTACATTACAGTTAGAAGATATAAGTATAACTGAAGTTAAGTCAAGTGAAATGGATAGTACATTTTTAAATAGAGATATGAACATAGAGACTTTTGAGACCGACTTGAGTTGTATGGGGATATGCCTTAATAATCACTATGTGGATAGGTTAGTTTATATGGCATTACTTAATAGTTCAGCATATCCTGTTATTCATAATGGGAAAGTAATAAAGCCTAATAAAAATAAATATAGCATAGATAGTTTAAATATGAGTATCCTAAGATTAAGATTGCAGATATGTGGTGACTTTGGATTTTCAGCTGGCATAGAAATACTAATAGACTTAGATAAAAATAAGTATTGTGTGTATAGCTTAGATAAATTTTGTACTGGAGATAGAACAGTTAATGATGTACCAAGTATCTATAATATTAGGATACAGCTATCAAAAATAGATTGTAACTTAGGATATGTAGAGTTTATAGGGGATTATTGTGTAAGATTATTTGATAATTATATCATAGATAACGAAGTTAAAAATTTTATAGTGCCAAGTGGGGCTAAAAACATACTCTTTGAGGTAGGGGATAAAGATAGGTGCACTTTGGTTTTACCCAAAGACTTTGAGGGGTTTGACTTTGGAGTTACAAGTCCTATTGTCAGGGGCGATGTCAGAGAGAATGGAGGCAGTTGTCTTGATATAGCTATATTATTTTCAGACAGAACTGACAAAGGCAAGGTTAGAGTTATAGCTGTAAAAATATATAAAGCTTTTTGGTGGCAATATAACATTCCGGATTTAATAAGCCTAGATGCCATTATTAAGACATTAAAAATAGAGTGTGGAGTGACTATAGATTTTTATTAAGTGAGGGTGTTTATGAGTGAAAAAATTTTAATAGCATTGATTTTAGAAAATGAGAATGATGCTTCAGATGTAGAGGAGATACTAAATAAAGTAGCAATTTACAAATTTTATGATGCAATCAGCCACATTTGTAGGCTTTATTATGATAAGTTATTTAGCGTAAGTGCATTAAGAGTTATAAATATACCTAGTCTGATAATAGAGGATATACCTGTAGATGAGTATATGAAAAATTGTATGAACATAAATGGTTTGAATAACTCTGATTATACTGATAGCTTAAGGCTTAATATAATGGGGTTTAGCTCAGTTGATGAGTTTAGAAAACATATAGATGATGGTGGTAACTGTAATATTTATCCTTGTATATACAATGATAATTTAATATTGCCTAATGATGATTACTTAGGTATGTTTACTAGGGCTGAGTTAAGAACTGTTATAAACATAGATAATAACTCTATAAATATTATTATAGACATTGATTTAACAGATAATAGCTTAGGTGTAAGGTTTGATAAATATTATTATAAATATAATAGTTTATTTAAAAACTCTAAAGTTTATAATAATAAATATGTTATAACAAATCTTAGTTCAAATAACTTAATTAACTCTTTTAAAGCCCTTAAAAGTTTTTATAGCATAGTTTGGTTTGGATTAAGTAACTTAGAGGATTATAGCAGTAATCATATAGGGTTAAGTAGGATTTGTGATGGAGCCATAGCAATCTATAACTCAGCATATATAAGTAATGCAAGACATGATTTAATAGTTCCAAGTGGCATAAAATATGTAGCTATAGATAGATGCTTAGAGGATGGTATAAAGATTGTAATTCCACCAAGTGTAATAGATATAGACTTTAGTAGGTCACTTAAATCTTGTATTACTCTTATGTTAAGTAGAAAAAATTACATTAGCCTTGTAGGAAGCCTATATTATAAATTAGTGCCTAAGAGTGATGACTTATTATATATGGAAAGTAATATAGATGTAACTATAGAAAGTTTAAGAAAGAGAGGTTTGCATATAGAGGTTTATGGGTAGATTTTTATTTTTAGCTGGTGTACTCGTAGATGAAGCTGTAATGGCTAGGTTTAACAGAATTATCAATGAATTTAATTGTTGTAGTGATGATGCATGGATAAGTAGTGAACGAGATGCAATGTATAAAAAGTTAGGGAGCATAGAATTTAAGCCAAAGGGGTTTAGAGTACTTGATATAGCCAGCAATAGTTTTTTAGATATTGATATTGAGTCATATATAGAGTGTGATTATAATATAAATGGCTTAGATTTAAGTAGAGATGCTTTATTAAATTGCAGAAAGCAAGTAAGAGCATTTAATAATGACAGTGATTGTGCTATAGGGTTTGTACCTATAATTTGTGGGGATAGTTTATTGGAGATTGATAAAACTCCCCGTTCAGATTTTAGGTATATAACATATGCTTCAAGTACTGGGTTTATACCTTTGACAATAAAAATAGACTTCATAAATAAGAAGTACACTATCAGCTATGACTCAGTTAAAATAGTAGACACTATAAATAAAGATGATAAGAATTTTTCTGTAGCATTATATTTTCGCAATTTTAGTGAGAATATCAGCAATGAAATTTTGGCTATGTATGGAGCTAATTTGGGTAGTAGCTTTGATGTTGCGCTTAACATTGCACTTATTAAAAGGAGCAAAGGTCAAGTGGTAGTGACTAATGGAGTGACTAAAATAATTATGTTTTGGAATACTGTTTATAAGGATTTTACTTTAGTAATACCGCAGACTGTTAAGGAATTTGGTGTAAGTGATGGAGAGTATGAGTTAAGCCTCAAGAATACAACTTTTTACATAAGCAATGAGAATAAGAATTTAGTATATGACATTGTGAATTGCTATATGAACATATATGAATTTGGCATAATAAAAGATAGAAGTATTGATGATTTAGTAAGATTATGTTCAGATGTAGGAATATACTTTAAGTTTTATTAAGGTGCCTTATTATCTATGGGATGGGGTTGCATAATGGTTAGTAAAAAGAGCTATGAAAGTTTATTTGAAGTAGTTTACATATTATTTTTAATTATAGTGATACTAACTACTGCTGGTGCTGGTTTGGCTGGTGTAGCCAGTGTAATGGACAATGGAATGTATGATTACTTTAATCCGACAGAGCTTAAGGCTGTCTTAGTTAGAAATATAACTCATTGTATCATAGGAATTATAGGTTCAATTTTTAGAACGGCAATAGTAGTTTGGGCAGAGTTAAAGTTTAGCCTAGTCAAAACAATAAGTTTATATGTAATAATTGCTTTACAAATTTTAGTTACATTGTTTTTAATATATAGACTTTTAGCTGAAATAGGAATAGCTACTGCAAGGTTAGGATAAATTAGATATGGCATAAAGCTTGATTTAGAGGATTTGTTTATAGTGTAGAAGTTAGGAGAGGTTATATGGACAATATAAGTGTAGTGGGGTACATTTTAGATTGTAGTGATTATAGAGATTTATCTTTGGAGTTAAAGAAAGCTGGATTATTAGTTGATACAACTAAAATTTTAGATTATAGTTTTAATGTGGTAGTAGGGTTAAGGCTTATAGATTTAGATGCATTTTCTGCATATACTGTGATGCTATCTGATTTAACAGATGATGAATTAGATGGTTTAGGTATGTGGTTTTTAAAGCCTCAGTATAAAGTATATACTTTCAATGTGGAAAATACAATCAATTACTCCAGTAGTTGCGGTTATGTATTATATGACTTATTAAATAATAAGTACAGTTTAATTGCTAATGGTAAGGATAGTATATACGAAGATATAAGTAATAACCTACTATATACATTTGTTTCTTATCCTAATAAGGATGATTTATATGAGGTTAAAGACTCTTCAGAAAAATCATTATTAAGGGGGTGCTTTAATTTTCCTAGGGAATATTTCAATAGCTTTCATGCTGATGTGAGAATAATTGCAGATTTTGAGGCAAAAGGCAATTTACCTATGCTTGACTTATATTTGTGCTATTCATTTATGGACTGTTTTTACATAACTACGAGTAGTGGTTGTGTTTTATGGGTTAGCAATCAGAGTGAAAAAATAGAGTTGTATAAAAATCCAAATGAATGGTTTAAACTGAATAATTGTAGGGTTTCTAGAGTTAGCTGTCATTTTAAAAGTAAAATTAGCAGTAAGCTTGCTGAGCGTTTTGAAGACTTTGTAAGAATAGATAAAAATTACATTATAATTTATAGTAAAAGCACGGATTACAGAGATTTGATTGTACCTAGCGATTGTGAATGTTTATCAGCAAGTACTGGTTTTAGCCAGTTTAAAAGCGTTGTTGTACCACCTAACACTAAAATAATTGATTGTCCTTTAGGGTACGGCAGTAGAGAAAAGCATAAAGGTTGCACTATGTATATAAAAAAGGGTTCACCTGCAAGTCTAGTAACAAATAGCCTATTGAATTATAATTTGACTAAGGCTTGTGAAAAGAGAGTAAGAGAAAAGTATGATAGTATGAATTACAATGAATTTAGGAGACAGACTGCTAATGAACTGGACAAAGTCTTATCAGAGTTAAATACAGTAGATGATGTGTTAAAATTTTTAAAAAATAAAGTTATAAAGATAGTTTTATATTAACTTTAGCTTGATTTATAGACTTTTAGAGAATATAAAATTGACTAAGAATAAAATAAAGTTATAAAGATATTGAGGGTTAGAGTTAATTTTAAGTGGTAGCTTTTAATGGGATTTGACTTAAATTATTTAGTGGGATTTAACTTAACAGATGATACAGATGCACTGGATTTAGAGAGGAAATTAAGAAAAAATAGAAAGAGTACTTTTTATATTGAGGGTGTAAAAGTGTTTAACACTACAACTTCCAGTTTATTTGATTTAAGCCTATCTGAGTTCAAGGACTTTGATAATATATGTGAACTGAAAATAAGAGACAAATTGGATTCATCTGATATAAAAAATGGAAGATTGGAGACAACTTTAAGTGGGAGTGTAATAAAGCAGGGTAAAGAGATAGAGAAATACAGTGACAATATAATACCATTGTTTTACAAAGGTAAAGTTGTAGAGCTATTTGGTAGGGGTTCACATTATCTTACACTTAATATGCTACTGTCTTTTGATACTGCAGTTTATTTAGACTTAGACAATGAGAATTGTTTTGTTAATTTTAAGGGAAATGAGTTGTTTGATAGGGATGCACCTATATTTTCAGAGTTTACTAATTCTATTAGATTAGACATAATTAGTTACAGTAAGTATATTAAAGATACTTATGGGGCTAATTCTAATGTTATTGAATTATTAGGTAATTTAATAACAGAAGGCGATTATGGCTACTATAGAGATGGATATTACAGTCTGGATTTTAGCAAGCTAGATAGTGATACTATACTGCCACTTGGTTTTAAGTGTATATATTTGAAAATAGATGTATATGCAACTCTTAGAGATTTTACCAAAAGTATAGTTGTACCTCCAGATTTAGATGAATTAAAGATAGATAACATAAGTCACCTAAGTACAGCTGGTACAAATAGGTATTTGACCTTATACATAAGCTATAAAAATAAGCTAAAAATAATAAGAAGCTTATGGATACATTATTACTTCGGTTATTATGACTATAATGAGAATGACATTACTGATGAGGCTTTAGATTATTTTATAAAACACTTAAAAAAGTACAATGTAGGCATAGAATTTTATTAAAAATCAATAAGATTAGTTTGAAATAATGCTACTGGCTTTAGGCATTTGGTTAAGATAGCAAAAAATAGATATTTGTAATACAATAACTATCGTTATGGGAGTATAGAAATAGAAAGAATAGACACAAATATTTATTACAGTATCATGCTATTTTTGTATGTAAGTACAGAAAAAAGCTTTTAGCATTAAAAGAAATGTATGCGATATTTTTGAAGAAATGTTAAAGAGATATAGAAAATCAAGGGTAGAAAGGTGGGTGAGCCTAATGTTAAAGGCATATAGATATCAGATTTATCCGAACAAAGAGCAAGAAAAACAGTTAGAAAAGACATTTGGATGTTGCCGTTTTGTGTATAATCAAACTCTTGCATACAGAAAAGATGCTTATGAAAAAGAAAAAAAGTCTGTCAGTAAAATAGATTGCAATAATTATTGCAATAGAGAGCTGAAAAAAGTTTATGAATGGCTAAAAGAAGTAGATAAATTTGCTTTAACAAATGCAATTTATAATATGGATAATGCTTATCAAAAGTTTTTCAAAGAACATACAGGCTATCCGAAGTTTAAGAGTAAGCACAGTAACCATAAATCATATACAACCGATTTTACAAATGGAAATATAACTGTAGATTTTGATAGCGGAAGAATAAAGCTACCAAAATTAAAAAGGGTAAAAATAAAATTACATAGAAAATTTTCAGGTCGGATAAAAAGAGCAACTATATCTAAGTTACCAAGTGGCAAGTACTATGTGTCTGTTCTTGTAGAAACTGAACATAGTCCACTTGTAAAGACAAACGGACAAATAGGATTGGATTTAG